CTCCATGCGCGTTTAACGTCTCCGGGGCACTCCCGGCGACACAAATGTTTATTGCTGCGTTCAGATCACGGTCCATTGTTAGGCCGCAACTGTCGCAACGGTATGTCCGCTCGGATAGGGGGAGCTTGGCTTTCGCACCCCCACACTTCGAGCATGTTTTGCTACTGCGATACCAGCGGTCCACGACATGCAGTCGCGCGCCGGTCCTGGCCGTCTTGTATTCCAACTGTCGGCGGAACTCACCGAAAGCCGCGTCACTTACCGGCTTGGCGAGGTGGTGGTTTTTCACCATGCCTGCAACGTTCAAGTCCTCAATGCTGATGTCCGAGTACTTACGGGACAGCCACGTGGTGAGCTTGTGCATCGCATCAAGCCTCTGGTCAGCGACCCGCGCGTGGAGACGAGCCACCTTCGCGCGAGCTTTAGCGCGCCTGTTTGAGCCTTTGGTTTTCCGACTAAGCGCTTGCTGCGCTTTCTTCAACCGCTGTTCCGTCTTTTTCAGGTAGCGAGGATTCTCGATAACCGTCCCATCCGACAGTGTGGCTAGAGTTTTCACACCCAAATCAACGCCGACAGCCCCGCCCTTCGGCGGATTCGTCACTGACTTGTCGTCTCGCTCGACGGTGAGCGACGCGTACCAGCGTCCCGCGCGCTGTGAAACAGTCATGCGCATCACATGTGCCCCGCCCACACGCTCGGCGACATTCTCCATGCAATGAACCCGGCCAACCTTCGGCAGCCGTAGCGCCTTCGGGTCACCCTTAATCAGACCAAACCCGCCAGCCGTGTACGCAAACCGTGGCGCCGTTCGGTCTTTCGACTTGAACTTTGGGAAGCCAACACGGCGACCTTTACGCTCGCCGCGACGGCTTTTCGACCAATTAGACAAGGCTTTCGCAAGAGATTCCAGGGCGCGAGCGTAAGATTCTTTCGAGTTCTCCTGCCACCACGGAACACCGTCAGCATCAACGGCTAGTTCGTTTTTGTTTGCGTTCCACCAGCGTAGCAACGCGTAAAACGACCGGTCCAGACTTTCCCCAGCATCCATTGCAGCTTTCACATGGGCAAGTCCAGAGTTATATGCGAACCTGGCTGCACCGGCGTGCGATAGGAGCAGCTTTTCCTGCGCGGGAGTGGGGTCAAGCGCGACCTTGACTGCCTCAAGCATCGCTTTCACCCCTTCCCTCTCGAACTCGGTCGGTAAACTATAACACGCAATAGCGAACTAGAACAAATTAAAGCCACCAGCGGCTTACACTCCCTGTCTGTGTCGCCTCTCCATGCGAGGCCGTCACGCAACTGAATACGGGCCGCTACCTTGCCGCGCACCCGCTGGAACACGCGGGGTGCGCAAACGGCTAACAGTGCGATAACGGCCGCGACGACTACGAGGAGAACAAAGGGCATGTGAATATCTCCCCCTTTTTTTGTCGTGCGCGGCCGCGTCTGGAAAACAGTCAAGAAAATAGCTCTCGACTGTCTGTCGCGCGTTAGAACTCCGTAATCTTGAACTCGCCGGTTAGCTCGTCGGTGATGAACTCAACCATTTCGTCAAAATCTTTCTCAGCGCCGTAGTTGCCGAGCCAGTGGCTTGCCATTCCCTGCTCGTTGAAGATCAGGTAGAAGCATCCGCACCCGTCGTCGGTCATGTCAATAACGGCGGGTCGCCTCATGTAGTCGCCGAGATCGTAAGTGTCTCCGAGGCCATCCTCAAAAGTGTAGCGGCCATTGCCGCCGTATGACGCGTGGCTGGGCTTCTCGTCGCGCTTGGACATGCGTCGTTCCATTTCGTCGGCGATGCGTGCGACATCCTTATCAGTAAGCGCCATTTTCCGGCCTCTCCACCTTTTGTTTGGCACCGTTTCCGATACCGCGTATTCTCGTGTTGCTTTCGTGCCGCTAAGGGGAATTGAACCCCATATCGCCGCACCCCACGTGCGGCGCTCTACCGTTGAGCTAAGCGGCTATCCAACTGACCAAGCTGGCATACCAGCCATTCGGCGAGGGCGTCATGGTCGAGACGCTTTGCGTAAGTCTTGCGCACACTCGCCTGCAAGCGCTCTCGGACCAGGACTCGAACCTAGACCAGCAGGGTCAGAACCTACCGTGCTACCGATTACACTATCCGAGAATGTTTTTAACCTTGTATCCCGGAGTCGAACCGGGGTCGCACGGGTATATTCCGCTGGTCTGCCGTTGACGTATGCACAAGGTCTTTGCCCGAACTACCAGGCGCGAGGAAGCGCGTCCCCACGATGCCGACTTAGTTACTGTCGCTATCTGTCCCCTCGGTGAGACTCGAACTCACATGCCCGTTCGGGCGGCGCATTTTGAGTGCGCTGCGTATGCCATTTCGCCACAAGGGGGTGCCTCTAGGATTGAGTCGGCTTGTCACCTGCATCGCCCCTAGAGGGGTCATTTTGTTCTACGCTTCTAATATACGGTATTCTCGCCCGCCTGTCAACTCTAACGCCGCGTGCCGCGTGCCACACTCTAATAGCCGTGGTGAAACTGCGTTTACTAGCGTCCGCTGCGAGCGCCGCTGGTTTAGTTCTCGGTGTCGAGCTGTTCGATCTGATCGAGGAGGCCGGGGCGCATACGGTCAGCCTGGTAGATGAGCCACATGGCGACAATCCGGTCAAGGTATGTGTCTCCGCCGATGGTGCAGATGGTGTACCTGTGTGGATTGCGGAAACGCCTGACAATATCAATCGGCGATTCACCCTCGCGCACGCTCATGAGGTCTTGTTCCCTCGCGTCTGGCATGACGCTAATGCTGATTCCCGCGTAGTCGCCCTCGTAAATGGTTCCGTCCTCTTGCAACGTGTCTACGTCGATGCAATGAGCGTATGGCGAGTAGGAGACGCTGTATCCATACCCCTCCACGAGGCTGAGGAATGTTTCTGCCTCGTTGGCGACGTTCGCCACGTCGCTCCATTCGCGACTTGTTGCATGGGACTGCTCGAACGCGCCAATAAGGTGGGACGGGTCGCGGCCCATGCGCTCCCCAACGGTGCGGCACTCAGCCGTGAACGCGCGCAGGTCGTCGCTCGTAATGGGCGTTGTTTCTCGTTTCCTTGCCATGCTCTTCGTTTTCTCTCTTTCTGGTCGTGTTGCCGATTGGGTGTTTTCGGGCCTTGCTGCGACCGCGCCCGCCCAGTCAAGCGCTCTGAGCGGGCGGGATTGTGGTCGCGCCGTTTAGTTGTTGCCGCTGTCCGCGAAGTAGCCGGACTCATCCAGGAGCATACGGTTGACGCGCAGCCACTCCGGGTGGTCGAGCGTAATCGCGTCCCCGGTCACGTCCGGGGTGAGCATCCCCATGCGCTCCGCGTAGTCGTGGGAGAGCACGCCAGCGTCCATGAGGAGCTTCCTCATGCGAGTGATCTCGGCGCTTTCGCGCTTGCTCGGCTCGTAGTCGTCGCGCAGAATCGCGTTCTGCACCATCGGGCGCAGCCACTTAGCGCGCGTGTACCAGCGGGTCTTGATCTTTGCCATACGACCGTCGCCGTAAGAAATGACGTAGCCCTCGCTGCGTTCGTGCGACGCCTTCTCAGCCATGCGGGTGATGATGCCCGCAAGGTCGGTGGCGTTCTCCCACATCCACCAGTATGCGAGAGTCTTGCTCTCGGCGACTGGCATGAGCGGGTCCACGGTGCGGATGACGGTGAACGCCGCGTCCAGCGGCATCGGGTCGTAGTCTGGCGCATTGTAGATGAAGTCGAGGAAAATCATTTCATCCCTGGTGTAGTACACCATGTGCGGGTCGTTCTTGCTGATGCACTCGAACGTTGCCGACAGGTTGTTGTCGGCGAGGACGCGGCGCAGACGCTCACAACCCGCGTCTCCGATCTGCTCACGCAGGATGCGCTCAGCCTCACGAGAGTACGCGGTGACACCGCTCTTGGACAGGACCACCAGGTTGCCGTTAACGGCTGCGACGATGGCTAGGAACCCGTTGTGCTTCTTGCGAAGCACCACGTTATAGTGCTCGTTGTCTTGCGCTTCACGCGCAGCCTCAGTTGCGAGGTCACGGATGGTGGCGGGAGCGCCGCTCTGTCCGACGTTGAAGAACTTGTCGTATCCTCGCGCGACGACCTCCCCGGTGTTCTTGTCGAGGAACAGTCCGCGAGCGCGCACGGTCTGCTCGTCCCACGCGCCTTTGTAGAACGCCTTGCGCGTGAAATTGCACGCGACCACGCCGGGGATGCCGGACTCTTTGACGCGAACAAGCTCGTTGCTCGCCATCTCGTTCAGGAGGTTGGTCCCGTTGCCTGCTGCGGCCTCACGCTTTGCCCGACGGCGTTCTGCCTCGATACGCTCGTCGTTGTTGGCGACTGCGTTGTTCAGCATGTCATTCCACAGGTCAAGCATGTCTGTTCCTCTCGGTGTTTCTTGACGCGCTACGTGCGCGTATTGTTGGCGTTTGTCTTTCCGCTCTCCATTGTAGCATGTTGCGTAGCGTGGCGCAATAGTGAAGCCCCGCACGGTGGGCGCGCTGTTTGTGCGCCTGTTGCTTCCGTGCGGGGTGAATGGCACGCCGGGCAAGAGTTGAACTTGCATCCAACGGTTTTGGAGACCGCGACTCTACCATTTGAGCTACCGACGTAGTGCGCGCTTCGCCAGTTGTGCAAGCCTGGCGGAGCGCGCGTTTTGCGATTCGTTGCCCGCCAGCTTACGCCCTAGCGGCGAACCACGGTGAAACAATATCGCAATCAACGTGCCACTGTCAAGAGGGAAGCGAAAATCATGTCGGTGGCGCGGATATTTGTGTTGCGTGACGACGGTGGCGTGCGTGCTTTCGCTCGCGTCGCCACTGTAACGAGAAAAGCGTTGGTGTGAAACAGGGAGAGGTGACTGCGTATGACGAACCCGACGGGTCCGCTGTTGGCGGCGTGGGTGAACGGTGAAAAGATCGCGTGGTGTGACGGCGTATTCCAAGGCGACAAGAATGTGTGCGCGTATGTGCGGCGCATGGTGAAGCGTGGCGCTGTCGTGGAGGCTCCGTGCGGCCTCGTGGAGTGTGACGGCACGATGCTGGGTGCGCTCGCCGCCATCTGGTCTTATTCCCCTGGCCGGTTGCAGGTTGTTGCCTGCCCCGAGCGCGTGTACATGTTCTTCCACACGCCACCCGCAGCGGAAAGCGGCGAGGTGGAAGATGTCGCGACCGTGGGTACGGGCGAGGGGCTGGGTATCCCGGACGGTTGGGAGCCTGGCGGAGATATGTTTGTGGGCGGCGTTTTCGCGGACGGCGCAATCGTAGACGACAGTGACGAAGAGGATCGGTGACAGCTCGTGTGCAGGAGTAAGGCGGATGGTGGGCGGTTGTGCCCGTGCCAGTCGAGCGCGCGCAGGAGCGCGAAATACAAGGCCAAGAAAGCGGCCGTGACGTTGGGTGACGCGCCTACTATCGGTGCGCGCAACGTGAGCGATGCGCCCGCAGGGGTGTTCCCCGAGGGGATGCCTGTCCGCGAGTCGTTCGAGAAGCTGCGCGCAGGGTGGGACGCTGACGCAGCCAAGAGCGTTATCGACACGGTGAACTCTCTGACTGACGAGGAACTAGAGGGCGCGGCTGGTGACGCGCTCGTAGCCGCATACCCGGACATGATGAGTGCCATGCTGTCGGGTGAGAGTCTGCGGGGTTTGGATGGTGTGACGCGACGTGACGCGGTGCGCGCCGCCGTAGCTGTCGAGGTAGGGTGCGCTTTGGCCGCTGAGGCGGACAAGGATGCTGACCTTGCGCGTGCGCGCGAACAGCTTGCCGACGCCAAAATGCGAGAAGAGGCTACCGGCGCGGAACTCAAGCGACTGTCCGACAAGATCGCTGACCCGAGTGAGCAAAGCGACCTGGCGCGCGGCAACAGGGAGTGGGGGAAGCGCAGCGAGCTGTTCTCTCAGGTGGAGGAGCTGAAAGCTGAGCGTGAGCGCTTGCGCGGCCGGTGGTGGGAAGCGGCGCGTGAGGAGGCTGCGGCTATGATCGACGTGTCGAAAGCCCGCCAGGAATCGTACACGCGCCTGCTCGCCCAGGTGCGGCCCGTGGGCGGCGGTTTTGACGCGAAAACGGCGTTTGCGCCGAGGAGTAGTGTCGCCGGTAAGAAGATCGTACAGGCTGTGTCTCGCCTGTACCCGACAGACTGGAACCGTGCGTTTAGTGACCCTGCGAATAATCGGGTGAAAGTCGCGCTGGTGAAGGATGCGATGGGCGTGACGCTTGGCGAGTATGGGTTTTATCAGCATCGGGGCATGTTGTATAGTGACGGGTCGGTCGGTGCGCGCCTACAAGTCGTCGCGGGGGTAGGCGAGGAAGATACGGAGCTTAGGGTGTGTCATGAGATGATGCACCGGATGGAGCGCACGGTTCCCGGCCTGGTGGGCGCGGAGCAGGCGTTTTTGCGGTACCGCGCACGGGGTGCTGACTGTGCCCCGCTGTCTGCCGTTTACGTGGGGGAGGGAGCGCCGGAAGGGTATGCTGATTCTTTCCCGAGGGCTTATAGTGGCCGCATTTACGACACGCCACACCCTTACGCGTTCGAGGTTTTGAGTGTGGGCGTGGAGCACGTGTTCTACGGGAACACTGGCGACTTGTCTGGCGAGGATGATCGTGAGGGCGCGCCGTCGTCGGCTGACCGCGAGTATCGTGGTTTCGTGTTGGGCGCGCTCGCGTCACTGTGAGAGGAAACGGGACAATATGGGGCGGGTGGCGACTCGTGTGCCGCCCGCCCCTCTCTTTGTTGATTGAGTTGTCTGGTTTTGTGAGGTTTTGCGCGCCAGGCAAGGGCGGTGTTAGTGTTCGTCATGTCAAGAGACGTTAACAGCGATGACCGGCGCACGAAAGCGCGCTTGTCTCGCAAGAGAAGCAAGAGAGGGTGTGGCTGATTGTGGCTACCGTGAAGAATGAGAAGAAAGAAGCGCTGCCCGGCGACGCTCAGACCAGCGGCGAAAACGTTGATTCCGATGAGGCGAAGGGCAGGCTGGCGGCTACTATGATCGCGCAGCGTTTGCCCGCCGACTTGGAGCCTACCGTCGTAGAAGAAGCGGGAGTGTTCGCGGTGCGGTCGAAGGCTGGGCGCACGCTCGCATTGGTGGAGTGTCACCCGATGATGCTGCACGCGGACCTTGGCGGCGAGTACGCGCACGCTATGGCGGTGCGTCAGGTGGCGTATGATTTGGGTGTGTCGTTCGCGTGCATGGACCGACTGTGACCGTGGAGAACACTGGCGTGGTGGTGGCTCGTGTGCCGCCGTCGTGGGACGAGACGTTCATGCGGTTGGCTCGCGTGTACGCCGAGCGGAGTAAAGACCCTGGCACGCAGGTCGGTGCGGTGATCGCAGGAGCCGACCATCGTCAGTTGTCGGCGGGCTACAATGGGGAGCCGATGGGGTTCACGGGCTATGATATGCCGTGGGCGCGCGAGAGCGAGCGCGGCGAGTTGGACACGAAGTACCCGTATGTTGTTCACGCTGAGGAGAACGCGGTACTGAACTATCGCGGCGTGATGCGCGATATGGAGGGCGCGACCGTGTATGTGACGCATTATCCGTGTAATAAGTGTGCGCGTATCCTCGCGCAGGTGGGAATCAAGCGCGTCGTGTACGAGCATATGTGGGACGATGGTTTGCGTCCGGTGTCTGAGAAGATCATGCGGAAGGCGGGTATCAGTGTGGAGCGGTATCACGAGTGAGCGGGCGCGTGTCGCGAAAACGTGATGCTATTTGTGTGAGAGCGTTTACAGCGGTTGTTGGAATAGGAAGTTAGGTAACGGTACATTGGGTTCTTTTATTGTCGATAAGAATTATGACATGCAAGGAATGGTGCGAGAGTTTTACCACCGTTTCGAGCAGGACGGGTTTGTTGCGCATGCCGGTGAGGCGGCAAGCGTTGAGCGCATGGGCGCTGGTCGTACCGCGTTGCGCGTTGACTTGATTGGTGAGGAGTTCATCGAACTGGTGGACGCCACTTACGGTGTGGAGGCCGGTAACGTGTTGCGTGGCGCGCTGTCACGCGTGCGCAGTGAGAACGGGTATGAGGCTCGAAGTGTGGATACGGTTGAGGTGGCTGACGCGTTGGCGGACATCATGTACCTGGTGTGGGGTTTCGCACTAGAGGCCGGTATTCCGCTGATGGACGTGTTTCGTGAGGTTCACGCGTCGAACATGAGTAAGCTCGGAGAGGACGGAAAGCCCATTATTTCTGACGGGACGATGCTCAGGTCTGACGGGTCGCCCGCGCCGGTCGGAAAGCTGATGAAGGGCGCCGGGTTTTTTCCACCGGACATTAAGGGTGTGCTGGGGTTGAATCAAAATGACCATCCGTAAGGTGTCTCAGCGTATCCCGTTTACGCCGTCCAAGACGCAGGTCGCACTGCTAGAGCAATGCTTTGGGGCTAGACGTTTCGCGTACAATCAGCAGGTTGAGGCGTTTAACTCGTATGACAAGGAAACTAATCCTCGTCCCGTGTATCCGGGTGTGACTGATATGAAGGGCGAGAATGAGTGGCTGAGGGATAGCCCTATTCCGTCGAGTGCGTTAAGTAACACCATCATGGACTTCCGTAAGGCGAAGGCCGCATATTTTCGTCAAGCTCAGTACGGGAAGAACCGTCCCCGTTTCGCGTCAAAGAGTGACAATATTCAGTCGTTTCGCAACACCGTGCCGATACGCCGCATGGATGGTAATAGGTACCCGCTGTCTAGGAAGCTGGGGTCGGTGCGCATACGTGGGCGAGACCGCATCCGCTACCCACTGGAATCGCTGTCTAGTTGGACGGTGAAGCGTGAGAGCGGCGTGTACTATCTGGTGCTCCTGTTCGACGTGGATGTTCAGCCAAAGCCTCCGGTAGGCGGACAAGTTGGTATCGACGTGGGTGTTAAAGATTTTCTCACGCTGTCTACGGGCGAGAAGATCAACTACCCTGACCGGATTCACCAATTGGAGGAGAACATCAAACGGGAGCAGTGTAAGCTGTCTCGTAGGGTGAGGGGTTCGAGTAACTACCGTAAGCAGAAGGCTGTCGTAGCTAAGGCTTACGCGAAGCTGCGCCACTACCGTGAGGACTTTCAGCACCAGATGTCTCACCGGCTGATAGAAGATAACCAATTCATCGGCATGGAGACATTGGCGGTGCAGAACATGACTCGTAAGGCGAAGAAAAAGCTGGACGAGAACGGAAAACCCCTGCGTAACGGTCAAGCAAGTAAGCGTGCGATGAACCATTCCATCCTCCGCAACGGGTGGAGTAGTTTCGCGGAAAAACTCGCCTATAAGGCGCAGTGGTATGGGCGCACATTCGTCCAGGTGGATAGGTTCTACCCGAGTTCTCGTCTCTGCAACGGATGTGGGAATAAGTACGTAGGGTTGCGGTTGTCGGAGCGTGAGTGGGTGTGTGAGAGTTGCGGGGCGTCGCATGATCGGGATATGAACGCTGCATTGAACATTTTGGACGAGGCACTGCGTCTCAGCCAAACAGGATAAAGGTGTCAAATTAAACCGACCGACAATCGGGGATAGCCTGCTTAATATGGGAAGCCGCTGGGCCGTGGTTTTATGCTATGGTTTAAGCAAGCCTAGTTCGCAGGAATCTCGTGGCGGAAGCTACGGGGGTGTCAAGAAGGGTCCGGGCTTCTTCCCACCGGACATTAGGGGTGTTCTGGGCGTGTGAGCGTCGGTGTTCGCGAGCGCGGGCGTGTAAGCGGTTGTGTGGCGTGGTTTCTTTCGCGCTATTGGGTGGCGTTAGGTATGTTTTCCTAGCGCCGCTCATCTTTTTGGGGGCGGTGTGGCTTTCTTGAAGGGGTTGGTGTGGTTATGGCTGTCGTACATAAAACACATTTTAACGTGCTGTACGGTAAACCATTGAAGTGTGTGGCGAAAACGGCGTCGTCGTGTCCGATTAACGTGGTGGCGTTGCGGCAGGGTTTGCCGAGCGTTCACTTTGTGGACCAGGATGCGGCGAACAAGTACATGGAGAAGTACCATGATAGTACCCGCCGGTATATGACGAAGGAAGCGTACCGGAGGAACCGTCGTCACCGTCCTGACTTGAAAACGACGAACGATGCGTTGGCCGCTTACGGCTTGTCGGCCGCTGACACGGGCTTCACTGATCGTGACGTGCAGTTCGCTACCGCTCGTTGCGATGAGCCGTTGACGCTGGACGTTGAGGGTGTTGATGGCGCGCCGTTGTCTACGTTCGACCCGGAGAGGGCCGCTAAGTCGCATATTGCGGCGATGGCGTCTGCTGCGAACCGCAACAACAAGTACCAGCTGCAGAAGTTGAAGCACGCGGAAATGCTGCCCGGCACCACTGTTGTGAACAAGCGGACGGGTGAGGTCGTGGACGCTGGCGAGGTCGTGGATGCCGCCATGTTGCGTATTCACGAGGAGAAGAACCGTGAGCACGCTCAGAACGTGCTGAACACGCTCGCCGCCTACAAGGAGTTCCCGAACGATTGGAGCGACAAGTTCACGAGCCTTGACGGCACGGTGACTGTGAGCGCTAAAGTGGTGCCCGACCAGTTCCATGAGGGCGCGTACGCGAGCATGAGCGAGGAGATGCGCGCCGCCTGTGAGGTAGAGGAAGCGACCATTGACTACGATAAGCTCGACAAGCTAATTGAGGAGCGCCCAGAGCTGCGTGATCTCGTGTACACGGGTGACACGTATGTTGTGGAGAGCGTGATCGGTCAGCCTACGGAGGTTGGGCAGAGTGACGCGCTGATTTCTAGTTCGTTCGCGGGCAATAAGGCGAAGCTCACCGAGAACGCGAGTAACGTTCTTGCGGGTATGGCGTCTTTCCGTCAGCGGTCGCAGGCTCAACTGTTTGGTGAGGCGATTGTGGATGAGGAGACCGGCGAGGTGAAGGGTCGCCTGTTGGGGACGAAAAAGCGCGCGAAGGACCGTGAGGACGTGCTCAAGGATAAGGTGAAGAACCTTGCTGGCGCGTTGGATGTTCGCGGTCACACAGGCGCACTGTTCATTCCGGGTAAGGAGCGTGGTAGCGGCGTGCTCGTGTCGAATCGGCGTAACCGTAAGCGCGCGGACACGCTGCGAAGGGAGTTGCCGGGTGACGTGTTGCGTGAGGTGTTGACGGCGACGAAGCGCGTTCCCAGCGAGGAGCGTGCGCGTAAGGCTGGCTGGTCGGAGGCGGATATTCAGCGCGTGTTCCATGCTCGTAAGGTGCAGGTGACGGTGCGTGATAATGTGAAGGCGATTGAGCGTAAGAACGCGGAGGTGATGGAGCGCTTGGGTTTGGCGGCCTGACGTGTCTTGCGCCGTCTGGTCGCGCGCGGCGGCAAGCCCCCCTTTTGTTTCCTTGGGGCTTGCCGCCGCGCCTTGTGTTTTCCGCGTGATTCCGGGGTTTCTGCGGTTTTGCGGGTGGGGCTTTTAATACGTGTCAGTGAAGGCCCCGAACAGGGGCGAGAGGTTCCCCGCAAGTGTGAAGGATGGGTTTTGTTATGGCTACTGTTAACGAGGCGACTACTGTTGATGACGTGTTCGAGTATCAGCCGCCGCGTATCGTGTTCGAGGAGGCGTCGGATGAGGTGACCGCTAGTATCCCTGATGAGTGTGTGGAGTTCATGGATGGTGTGCGTCGTAGCCTGCGCGAGTCGGGTAACCCGAATCCTGTGTTCGGTTTTAACGAGCATGGCGCGCTGTTCCGTATGGCGGACGGCGATGGCGCGGACGAGTACCTGCTGACCGGCGAGTACAAGGATAACGGCGACGGCACTGTTGATGTGAGCAAGTACGTGGTCGCCGTGAATGGTAAGACCGTGTATGAGACCGGCTATGAGGTTGATGAGGATAATATTAACCGGGCGTGGGGTGAGGCGATGGACGCGTTCATGGCTGCGTTGGGTATCCCCAAGGTGAAGTGACCTCGAACTGGGCTGTTTGGCTTTCTGGCGGCGGGGTGCTCGCTCTCACGATTACGTAGGGTGAGCGCCCCGCTTTTTGTGTCATCCCGGTTGACGGGGTGCGAGGGTGCGCAAGCGGGCGGCGTGGGATTGAGCGTGTGACCTTAGTCTCTTTAGTCTCGTTTCTGGTTCCACGGGTTGCGTTGTCTGCGTATGAGCTGCTATTATTATCGTACGTTATGACTATTCATAGCATACAAAGCCGAAAGCGGTTCTTCGGACCCCCGGTTTTCCGGGGTGGATCGCTTTCCGGGAGCGCCCCGCCACGTGGACGCTTTGGAGTGAGGATGGTTGCCGCCAGATGGGCCTGTGCGCCTACCTCCTGCCACGTTGGCGGGGCGTTTCTGTATCTTCTGCGCCGACAGCTGGGCGCGTCGCTTTGACGGTTGCGCTCCTGTTTGCTATCGTAAGCTGCATGAAGTTGCTAACTGTTTCTCTGAGTTTTTTCCGTGGCATCAAGCGCAGGGTGTTCACGCCAGCAATCGACGGCATTACCGCTATCGTGGGCGAGAATGGTACTGGAAAGACAAGTATCCTTGCTGGTATCTCGTGGTGCCTGTACGGTGAGAAGCCGGAGGGCGCGCGGCGCGCGGACGCGCTCATTCACGAGAAGGCTAACTATAAGGATGGTGACCGCACGCAAGTCACGTGTGTGATTATCGCGGGCGACGGTCGTATGCTGCGCATCAACCGCCGCATCACGAGCGCCAAGGGCGCGACTGAGGTGGACTTGTGGCAGCGCCCCGCCGCCGACGCGGCGACCATGAGCGCCGAGGCTCTGCTCGCCGACGCCGATGGGTGGGAGCATGTGGCCGGTCCCGCAGTGTCGCACGCGAACCCGGTGATCGTTCGCGCGCTCGGCATGGATAGTCGCCAGTATTTCGCGGCCGTCCACGTCCAGCAGAAGCAGGTGGATGACCTGATCCGTGACCGTAAGCGCGGCGAGGTCATCGAGCAGCAGACGGGTATCACCGCGCTCACGGTGGCGCGTGATAAGGCGCGTGAGGAAGTGAACGCGCTCAAGCGTTCGAGCCGCGACCTGCATGTGGATAAGCGCGCCGTGAAGGACGCGGAGAAGGCTGTCACGGTCGCGAAAGCGGATGTGGAGAAGCTGCGCTCACGCGTCGCCAAGGGTGAGGTGAAAACCGGTGACGCGCGCTGCAAGTACGAGAAGGCGCGCACAGTGTTTGAGGAGAAGAGCGCGGCCTACACTGCTGGGCAGGAGAGGCGCGCCCGCAAAGCCGCCCTCACTGAGCGTATCGAGGGCGCGAAAGCTCGCATTGGCGCGTTGGAGGGGGAGAAGCGTGAGCTGATGGGGCGCGTCGGCGCGCACACAGGGGGCGTGACCGTGGAGGGCGCGAAAAACAGTCTCGCGAGCGCCCGCGATGCTTTGGACGGCGCGCGTGAGGGTGAGCGCGCCGCGTCCGCTCTCGTGGAGGAAGCCAGGGCGGCGGGTGAGCGACTACAGGTGGCTCTCACCGACAATGGCGGCGAGATGTTGACCGAGGCGGCGTTGACGGAAACAGTGGCGCCACTGTCGGCGGATGTGGAAAAGCTACAGCGTGAGTTTGACGCTCTGCGTGACCAGTGTGTTGCTGTGCGCGCCGACCGGGATAGACTGATGCGTGCGGCGGATATGCTGCGTGGCAACAGTGGGGACGCGCACGTGTGTCCGACGTGTCAGCAGGATGTGGAGGACGCGAAGGCGCTCGCTGACTCTCTTGCGTTGCAGGCGCAGGAGGCGAACGAGAAGTCGGAGCAGCTAGAGGCTGATGGTGCGCGTGCGCGTGACGCTCTGAACGCGGCTGTTACGCGCCTTGAAGCTGTGCGCGCCCGACTGGTGACTGTGGGCGAGTGTGCGCCTGTGGCTGGCCTGTTGGGTGAGCGTGAGAAGTCTCTCGCAGACGCGGTGGACGCGGTGCGCGCTGCGAGCGTGAGCGTGGAGGCTGCGGATATGGTGTTGTCGTCTGCCGTGGAGTTTCAGGGTGTGCGCGGCCAGTTGGACCGCGTGTCTGGTGAGATTCGTTCCCTGTTGGCTTCCATTGGTGAGGCTGATGCTGAGCTGGCGGCGTTGCCGAAGGGTGAGCGCATGGTGAGCGGTGAGACGGTGGATAATGCTCGCGAGCGCATGCTGTCGCATCAGGCAACATTGAGCGAGTATGAGGGTTTGTTGGCGCAGTTGCGTGTGGATGAGGCGAACGCGTCTGGCGCTCTGAGTGTGCGTGAGAGTGAGCTTGCGGGTGTTCGTGAGCGCATGGCTCGTTACAGTGAGGCGTTGGAGGCTATCGAGGTTGCGTCGGCTGCGCTCGCCGTGGTGGAGGAGTACAGGGCTGAGCGCATTAGGACTGGCGTGCCTTTGGTGGCTGAGGCCGCGTCTCGTTTCCTTGCGGCGTGTACGGATGGGGTGTTTACTGGCTTGTCGTTGGACGAGAAGTACAACGTTTCTGTGACGACGGCTGACGGCGTGGTGCGCGAGTGTGGCGTGTTGTCGGGCGGCGAGTTGAGTGCGGCGGCTATGGCGTTGCGTATGGGGTTGGCTGAGGTTGCTGGCGGCGGCGGCATGATGGTGCTGGACGAGGTGTTGGTGTCTCAGGATGCGGCGCGCGCTGAGTTGATGTTGCAGGCTGTTAAGTCGTTGTCGGCGGGTCAGGTTGTTATGGTCGCTCATTCTCCTGTCGTGTTGGATGTCGCTGACGCGATTGTGGAGATGTGAACTACGGCGTTTCGTGATCTGTTCTGCCGTGAGGGGTGGCGTGCTTGTGTCCGGTTGTTTGCCGGGACGTGCGCCGCCCCTCTCTTTTTGTGTTTTCTTGTTGCGTCGTCTCGTGCGCGTTGGGCCGCCGTCTGTGTTTCTTTCCATTCGCCCGTGTTGCTTCTTCCGACTGTTACGTGTTTGCTGCCATTTACGCGTGTTATACTCCTTTTTGCGCTATTTTATGGTGGTTGACGGCGGTTTGTGTCCGTTTGTTGCCGTTCTTTTCTTGTTTTGTTGGATGGTTCTTTTCGGGAGTGTTTTTGTGCGTAAGCAGGATGTGGTGAACGCTGTTGCGGCTCAGGTGACGATGACCCCTCGTGATGTGCGAGCCGTGTTGGCTGGCATTGACATGGTTGTGGGTGAGGCCGTGATGCGTGGTGAGGATGTGACGTTGGGGTTTGTGAAGTTTGAGCCGGTGACGCTCCCTCCGCGTGTTCAGCGGTTGCCTAGTGGGGAGTTGAAGGAGTTGGGGGAGCGTCGCCGCGTGAAGGCGAGGCCGTGTAAGAGTCTGCGTGATCGTGTGGCTGGCGACGATGAGGGTGAGTGACGCGTAGGCGGTTGCTTGCGTCTCTTGAGTGTGGTGGGGGTGCCCTGTGCAGTGTGGGCGGCCCCGCCATATTCTTTTCTCCCCTGCCCTCGGGTTCCGGGTGCGCGTGAGGTTTTGGCGCTGGTGGCGCTGGTAGACTATAGTGGCTGCTAAGTGAAAGAAAAGCGAGAGCGAGGGTGGCGCGGGTCGCCTTGTGTTGCTCACCGGCGTTCACTGGCCGCGAGCGCGGCGAACGTCTGGTGGGCGCGCTTGACGCCCGTTCTCTGTGTCGTTTCTGGCTGGCGCTTGTTTGAGAGGAGCTGTTTGAGGGGTGGCTGGTAAGAGGTTTTCTCAGGTGGTGCGCGTCCCGTGGGGCGGGAGCGTGTCGGATGCTGTGCGTGAGGGTTTCGACGCTGGGTTGGCGGACGCTCAGGCGAAGCTGGGCGCTTTGCGGCCGTCTGATGTGGCTTTGGTGGAGCGTTATCATGATGCTATCGTGTGGTCGCGTCTGCGTGAGGTGTTCGTGAACGTGGATGATGGTGGGGCTGGCGTTCTGGTGGATTCGGGCGCGGACGCTGACGAGGACGCGTGCAGTCTGGTTGTCGGGTTGCCGTCCCGGTGGGAGGATTTGAGCGTCGAGCAGGGGAATATTCATGTGATGCACGGTCGCGGCAACAGGTGGGGGCTGTGCGGTGATCGTGAGGGCAGGGGCGTGCGTTTGGGGGACGCGCCGATTATGTTGCTGGATTATGTGCGTCGGGTGAGCGCTACTGCCGTGTTTTATCAGGTAAAGTCGTTTCACGAGTCCGTCATGTGACGTTGCTGGCGCGGCTGTGAAATGTGGGTTGCGCCGGCTTGTGTGTTGAGAGCGTGTTGGGGGTTTTGTGCCGTCGAAGAGGGTGAAGCGGGAGAGTATTCCCGCGCACGTGGAGTTGCCGCAGCAAAACGGCAGTGACGCGGAGTTGTATGCGCGTAAGCCTGCACGTAACGAGGAAGAGATTATTGCCGCGATTACAAAGCGTTCCGGTATTGATAAGAGTATTGTGCGCGCTGTTGTGCGCTTGTATGGTGAGGAGATCGGCGCGGACTTGGTGAATCATGGGCGCGTACGCTTGTTTGGTGGCATGTTTAACGTGTCTGCGTCGCCTATTGCTACCAAGCAGGAGGGTCGTAAGTATTTCAACGGGGCGAGGGTGCCAGAGGGTGCGGACCCTGATGAGGTGTTTCCTCCTGATTCGTATGCGTTGTCTCATTCGTATAGGTTGCGGGTTGATTCTGGGTTGCAGTGTTTGCGCAATGCGCGCGTGTGGGGGGATGCGTCGTGGGATGTGCCTGTGACGGCTCGCACGTTGGGTCGTCTGCGTGATTTGGCGTATGCGGAGGGGTTGCGTCCGTCGCATTTGCGGTGGCCGCAGCGGCCTGCGGGCATGTCGGTTGGTGAGTATTTCGCGGCTTTGGGTGTCAATATTGATGAGTGGGAGTCTGCTCCGGGCGAGAATGGTGAGGAGTATTACGTGCGGTAGCGTGCCCATATTTTCGGGCGTGGCGGTCGCCTCTCGGGGGCGTGTTGTGCGCTTGTGGCGGCGTGTTTTTGCTGCGGCTATTACCTAGTAAGGGTTGTGTCTCTTTTGTGTCTCGCGCGCGTTTTGGCGTGCGGGGCGAGTGGTTTGTTGGAGTGTGTGAGCGTGTTCGTTGTTTCTCGTGTTGGTGGTGGCCGCGTGGTTCGTCGCGCGTTCGCCGCATTGTGGGCCCTTGTGGCCGTCTTCGCCGTCGCCGTGCCGCTCCTCCTGCCGCGCGCGGCGCTTCCCGCGTGGGCTGACAACGACTCCCAGTCGGGCAGTGAGGAGCGCAGCGCACTGCAACAGCAGTGGAACGATTACGCGGTACAGTCTGGTGGTGAGGTGGATCAGCGTGCGACGCTGGAGAAGATGCGCGCCGACACGGACAGTAACAGTATCGGCTACGCTCTGGCCAGGCTCCTGTCGCCGCGTTACATGAACGCGACCCCGCTGTCGGCGAAGAACCCGCATGACGTGAACTGTGACGCTGGTGACGCGCGGAATGGGACACTCACCTACCATAACTGCGACGTGCCCAATATTGCTGGCGAGGCTCTACAGGACGCTTTCTCGTTTTTTGCGCCGTCCGGTATTATCGGCGGCGAAACGGCGTCGAATACGCTGAGTTTCCCGTCCCTGGGGTTGCCGAGTGACCTTCCGGGCGGCGGCGCTCCCGCCAACCCCGGTGAGCGTCAAGCGAAGTACACTGCCCTGGAATTGTACGGCTACAACCTACGGTACACGAGCTACGTGGGCGAGTGGGACCACATTAAAGTGCTGACGGCGGCGCGTAGTCTCAGTAACTATGGGTGGATGGACAAGATCAACCTGGGTGTGACCGCCGTCATTAACGGCGTGACGGGCGCAGTGTCCACGGCCACCAGTAACGCGGCGAAAGCGTTCAGTAAGGGGGACCTGATCGGCGGTATCGCGTCGTTCTACACGGGCTTGTTTTCTGGTGGGGCTGGCGCGAGCGCGAACACGCTGTTGGATGCGAGTGACCAGAACACGCTGGACTTGTACGCGTGGTATCGCGTCGGCTACGGGGCTACCTTGTACGGCGGGCGTGAGTTGACGACGGAGGAGATCGGGGCGCGCGGCCAGCAAATGCTGATCGACGCTATCAATGGTGGCCGCCCTGACGCGGCGAAAACGCCGGATGATCTCATGGCTATCCGTGACCTGCCTGCCATGCCCGCCGACGATATCGCATTGTGCGTGGTCACGAAAACTGACGGTAGTGTGGAGGAGCGCCTGCACTCTGACGTGGCTCCCGGCCCGACGGAGGCGGCGTGTAAGGCCGAGCAGAAGAGCGTTGACCGTAACAAGAAAGCGAAGTGGAGCGCGGACGGCAACGGGAAGAAGGAAACCCTCGCCGACTGGCGCGCACGCAACGGTAGCCTATTCAAGACGGCCGAAAAGTACGGTATCAGTATCCCGTACGACGCTGACGAATCCAAGCGCGCCGACACTATCAAGAACATGCAGGCCGGTTGGGCGGATAAGTGGCAGCAGGCGAACACCACGTACTTGGCTGGCGCGCAGGGCGAGAACAATAACAGGTTCGTGAGCGGCCTGCTCGCGTCCGCCGTGAAGAAAGCTGCGGCCGAGAACCCGGATGCGAACTATAATGCGCCGTGGAATCGTTTCGTGTGCACGGACGCTGACGGGCGCGACGTGTTGGATGCTGACGGGCGCACCGTGAACGTGTATAAGAGCGACGGGACGGTGAACCCGCAGTGTGGGCACGGCGTGCGCTCCCCCATCCAGAACGGCTTGTTCGGTAACGGATACCTGCCGTCCCAGGCTCAGCCGGTGGCTGATTCGCGCCTCATGTCGCCTGACGACGTGGTTGGTGTCCTGTTTGGGTTGCCGACCGCAGCTAACGCAATGGCTAACACGGGGCTTGCCGCGTCCGGTTTGGTGACGCGCGTGTCGAACGCTGCTATTGGCCTCGCCTACTCGCCTATTTTGGATTCGTTGAACGTGAGCGGCGTGATCGTGAAAACCGTGGAGATCATTAGGGATGGCTTGTATTTCCCGCTCCTCGTACTGTCTGCTCTCGTTGCCTTGTGCTACGCCCTGTTCCGTGGCCTGGTGACGGGCGCTGTCAGCGTGGTGAAAATGGCGCTCGTGACGCTTCTTGCCGCCGTGTTCGGTGCTACCCTGTTGGTGGCTCCTGCCGCCCTGGTGCGCGTGGTGGACTATTATCCGGCGAAAGCGGACGCCGCTATCACGAGCGTTATTCTGTCTACCGGCAACAGCGTGGACAATAATTTGTGTACCGCGTCGAACGGTAACGCCTCCCACGCTGCCGACAGCAGCGTCAACAGTGTGGGCGGGGACTGGCAGGCTTCTACGGCTGTGCGCACGCTCATGTGTGAGAATTGGCGGGCGTTCTATTTCGGCCCGTACGTGCAAGCCCAGTGGGGCGCGTCCTACGATGAGTTGTACGCGTACGGTTACGCGCCCGACGGCGGCGAGAGCCTGTCGAACACGAACGCTGACCTGGTGGGGGATGCGGCTGTGAACATGGGCGGCGGCGTCACCGAGCGTAACTGGGCGTTGTTCCAGGTGGATGCTATGGGGTCCGGCACAGCGTCCCACGAGGCCGCGTCCACTAGCGGCCGCGCCGTGAACCCTGACCTGTACAGGGTGGTGGACGCGCAGGCTGGCTTGCTGGGGTCCGGCTACGATTCGCGTCATTTCGCGGCGTGGAAGAGCGGCGGCTCACTGTCGTGGAGTGGCGTGTTCGCTCCCGTGGTCGCTATCGCGGGCAGCGTGACGGTCGTCGCTTATAGTGTCGCGAAGATCACGGTGACGTTTACGGCTGCTCTCATGCTGCTGCTGTTGCCGTTCATGCTGCTGGTTGCGTTGCATCCCACCGTCGGGTGGCGTAAGTTCACTATGTACGCGGGTAACGTCGCGGGTCTGATGATTCAGCGCGTCATCCTGGGTATGATGCTCGCGGTGATGCTGCGTATCCTCGTGACAGTCGGGAACAGTGGCGTGGGCGGCGGAGCGAGCATGCTGTTCGCGCTCATCGTGTGCGTCCTGTTCATGATGGAGCGACGCACTATCCTGAATGTGACGGGTGAGCTGGCAGCCGGTTTGGGCGGCGTCGGAGCTGGGCTGGTGCGCGACCCGTTCCAGGTGCGCTCCACGGGCACCGGGTTTATCGCCAACAAGGCGCAGCAGGCGCGCGTCGCCGTAGTGTCCGCTGCGGGCGGTTTCGTTGCTGGCACGGTGAGCGCTCGCGGCGACGTGCGTGAAGGGCTACGCGAAGCCGGGAGCGCTATGAGCCGCGAAGGTAAGCAACTGTTCTTCCGTCAGCGCCGCCGTGGCTTCGCGGCCTTGCAGACCGCCGAGCAGGTGTCGTCGAGCGTGGGCGCCAAGTACCGTGAGGACGCCATGCAGGACAAGCATGTGCAGCATATTGTGGGCGACCAGTACAGGAAAACACGCGAATACCGGGAGTATGAGCAACTGCTGGACGCGTGGAATGAGCTGTCGGGGCGCGTGCTCGCTGACGGTGACGGCCAGTACAAGCTGGTTGACGGGGAGCGCCGCTACAGGCCGGAGCCGCCGAAGCGCTCGGATGTGCTCGCCGACCGGAGCGTGCGCCGCACGGTGATGTTGGCGGCGAAAGACCGCCGCAGCTACGTGGAGTCCCAGAACGCGGGTGTGGACGCGGTGCGCTCGAAGCTGGACAAGAACCGCGACACGATCCTGGTGGATGTGGACGCGGTTGCGTCCACTGCTGCGGCTATGCGCGCCCACAATGAGGCGCTGGACGGAGGTGGGCGCTTGTCGAAGGCGCGCATCCGCGAGGTTCTAGAGCAGTCTCGCGCAGATATTGCGCGCCTGGATGCTGAGCAGGACCGCTTGTTGGAGCGTGACGCGCAGCGTCAGGCTCGCGCCGAGGAGAGGGAAGCGAAGGGGCACAGGCAGCACGGGAAGTGGCGTGACGGCGACCTGCGCCCGGACGACGCTGGCAGCCAGTTGGATGATTGGCGCGCCCGTAAGCGGCATCGCGGTGACGACGGCGATTACGAGCGCGGCAGGCGGCACGGCGATTACGGTGACGATAATGAGGGTGATGACTGATGGCTACTGTTAGTGTTGGCGGCGCGCGCGCCCAGTGTGCGCGCCGCCCGCGCGTGCGCGTGATGGTGGGCGCGGCCGTGAGCGCGTTGTTGACTGTGGCGTTGGCGTGCTTGGTGGTGTTCGGGCAGGGGGCGGCCCCGCGCGCGTTGGCTGACGACGATAAGCAGGATAGTTTGGGTGTGGTCGGTTGGGCGATGTGTAACTTGGTCCCCGGCGGCAACATTATCTATAACCTGGTCAGCACTGACGTGGTGCCGTACGAACTGTTGTCGAAGAGCGCCGCCGCGTCCCTGGACCGCGTGGACGCTGGGATTAACAGTATGATCGCTTATTCTGGGCGTGATTTCGCTGAGGTGAACAGCCGCATCGTCGGCTACAACGTGTCCGCGTCCCCGAGGGCGGCGGACGCGGAGGCTCTGTCGTTTAATGGCGGCGAGCGGGTGACGCCGTATGAGCGTTTCGGCGTGTCCGGGTTGAAGTTGAGCGCCTACTACGGGGAGTGGAAGTACTACGAGTTTGACGCGTGTAAGGGCGAGGACCCGAAGGATTTGAAGGGTAGCGTGTTCTACCCTGGGCGTTTGGAGCCGAAAACAACGTATAGCGCGTTGTCTGCGTCCAAGGATGTGCGCTCTCAGGCGTATGACGCGTCTACCGTGTACAAGTGGGGCGTTGGTTTCGCTAACGGGGCCGCTAATTTCGTGTTCTTGTTGGCGAAGATCGTCGTGGGCGCGACGATTGCTCTCGTGGGTTTGTCGTTCGCTGACCCGGCGTCTGCGTTTGGTTTGTCGAGTGTGGTTGACGGTGATGGCGGCTTGTTTACGCGTCTCATGGAGGGCGTGTTTACGCCGCTGTCGGTGTTGGCTGTTGTTTTGAGTCTCATGGTGGCGTTGTGGGTGTTTGTGAAGTCGGGGAGCGCGGCCGCCGCCGCGCGGCTGGCTGTCCGCCCGTTCGTTATTTTGTTTGTTGCGGGCGCACTGTCGGCTGCTCCTGCCGTGGTGGTGTCTGCGCCGTCGAGGGTTGCGTCCCTGGTGCATGGCGTCGTGTTGTCTGGCGTGTCTGGGCGGTTTGAGTCTCAATCTACGATGTGCGGGGCTACGAAAACCAGCGTCGGCGGTGTGAGCGATGGGGAGAGCGTGGAGGCTGCGCTGACACGGGCGGGCGTGGACGCGTCGAACGCGGTGGGCTGCCAACTGTGGGAGCAGCTTCTCTTGCGCCCGTGGAGTGTCGCCCAGTACGGGGTGGATTATAATCACCTGTGGGCGAATGGGTACGCTCCCGAGAATGCTGTGGACGCTGAGGGTAAGAGCGCGGGTGAGTTGGGGAACGTGAATGATTCAATGGTGGGTGATGCTCCCGTGCCGTTGGGTGGCGGCGAGTTCACGCACAATTGGGCGTTGTTCCAGGTGAGCGCGCAGACGCGGGCGCACGCTCTTGTCGGTAAGGATGGGGTGGACCCGTTGCCGAGCTTGGCGGTACAGACAGACTGGTATCGCGTGGTGGACGCGTTGTCGAATTATGAGGAGGAGCAGAGGAGCGAAACGCCGTCTGGTGCGAGCGCCGCTGTGACGTATACTGCTCCGAAGGATAATGCGCCGTCCCCGTATTGGCGCGCGTGGATTGGCCGCGACATGTTGGGGCGTTTGGGTACGGTGTTTTCGTCTCTGGTGGCCGCGTCTGTGGCCCTGTGTGCGCCTCTCCTCCTCGCCTTGTCGAGTGTCGTGTTTGGTCTTGGCCTCGTCATGGTCATGTGCTTGTTGCCTTTGTTCCTGCTGTTTGGGTTGTGGAGCGGACCCGGGTGGCGCGCTTTGGGTCAGTGGTGGCGTCTACTGGTGAAGGTGTTCGCGTTCAAGCTGGGCGCTGGCCTGCTTCTGATTGTGGACCTGCTGTTTACCGGCTCGTTGTTGAACATGTTGGGCGAGTTGGGCTGGTGGACGACGATGGTGTTCCTCGTCGTTGTGGGGTTGGCTGTGTGGCTTGGCCGCCGCCGCTTGTATAACGTGCTGTTGTCTGCCTTGTCGTGGGGTGGAGCGTCTGAGAGCGCCGTATTGTCTGGTCTGGCGGGTAGTATGCGCCGCGTTGGCGGTAGCGCGTTGGGTGCGGGCCGTAGCGCGGGTAACGTGGTGGCTGCTGGGGCTGCTGGGGCTGTGACGGCCCGCTCGTACGGGCGGAGCGCGAAGAGTGGTTTTTGGGATGGTGTGCGCGAGCAGGGGAAGCTGTTCGTGTACACGCGTCCCGGTTTGGAGACCGCTGTGGGCGTGTATGAGGACAGGGCTGCCAGGCGTGACGGGTTGGCGAAGTTCGCTGGGCGTTCGTGCGCGTCGTGCGGCGGGCCGCTGGTGGACAGTGAGGCTGAGGATGGTGTGGGCGTGTTTACGGGGGGCCGTCTCGCGTCCGGCGCGTACATTTGCCGCACGTGTTATGAGAGTAGCTTGTTTGACGAGTCCGACCCGGCGATGGCGGTGACGATCCGGTTTAACCAGGCGGCGGATGAGAAGTATGAGCAGGCGCGCCGTGATGAAGTACAGAACCTCGTGTATGAGGAGGATAAGCGCCTCATGGGGGACGGCTCGTCTGTGATGGATTCTGATGGTGTTGCGGAGGTTATCCGCCAGGTTGAGGCTGTGGGGGATCACCGGGCGGCGATGTCGGACGCGGACATGCGCAGCGCATTGTCGTTGTTGATGACAGCGTTTGAGTGCGAGGAGCGCGCTCACATGGAGCGCGCGGTGCATTGGGGCGGCGACTTTAAGCGGGCTGGCACCTTCCGGCTTCCTCCGGAGGTTGAGGCTTACGCGGATCGGGCGGCGTTGGACGTGTTGGCTTCTCAGGGCGAGTATGAGGCTGCGCGTGAGCTTGTTGCTGACGCTGTTATCGCTTATTATTCGGCGCGTACTGGCCGCGACTACCGGGCGGGTTTGCCTGTGACTGGCTCGTCGAGTAGTGAGATGTTGTTGGAGGATGCCGCGTTGGCGCGCAGCAGGGATCATGGTTTGAGTGATTTCGCGCGGTCGAATAAACATCGGGAGAAAACGCGGAAGGAGAAGGGTGAGAGTGACGGCGACACGGAAGACACTGGCGGGGATGAGTCCCCGGAAGGTGACGGCGACAATCGAGATGAGCCGGAGAGTGAGGGTAAGCGGTGAGTGAGTCTGTGGAGTGGGGTGATGTTCCCCCCGTATCGTTTGCTGACTGGTTTGTGGTCGATTTCGCGCGTAGGCTCGCTCCGGCGGTGGGGTTGCGTCGCAGGTTGTGGGAGGAGAACCGCAGGCGCGCGGCGAGAGGGGGTACACTGTTGCCGTCGCCCTTGTTGTTGCCGGTGGAGGTGCGCGGCGAGCCGTTGGATGTTGGCTTGTTGGAGGAGCGCTTCAATGCGGGCGATTTTTTGGGGGCGTGTGAGCTTCTTGTGGGCGCGTATGTTCCGGTGGCTGAGCGCATTGGCGGCTGTGCGGTGAGCGACGATTTAGTGTTGTCGTGGTGCGTGTTGGCCGCCGGGGGCGGCGGCGCGCCCGCCTAACATGCGCCTGTTGGCCGCGTGTGGGCAAAACACCCCCGCGTGGGTGTTGACTCGTACGGGAGTGTTTGGGGCTGTTAAAACGGTTTCCAGTGTTCAGCTTGTATGCTGTTGCGTGTCCGCTTGCAGGCGTGTTATACTAGTTCTCGTCAACGGCGATAAAGCGGGTGGACGCGACGGTCACCAACGGGGTGCCCCACCCAATGCCAGGAAGGAAAACGATCATGCGAATCTTTAACACGGAGGCCGAGGCGGAAGCGGCTCTCGGACGCAGCCTGGACGCCGCTCTCCCGGTCTATTCGCTTGCGGACGCTCGGGACACGGTTCGCGCACTCCTTAGCCCCAAGTACGAGCGCGAGTACAGCGTCGCCGACACCGTGTCCGCTGTTTTCATTGCCGTCCATAGCACGCATGGGTACACATACTACCTGGTGGAGCGCGGCGCGCGCTTCTGGGATAAGGCGGTGCGTGCCGCCGCGTAAATGGGCGGCACCCATTTCTCGCCTATCCATCCGTTAGCGCCCGCCGCGCGTGGTCGCCTACACCCCTCTCGGGCGGCGATTGGACAAGCGCGGCGGGCGCGTCGTATCCTGCCTACTAGACGGAAACCGCCCGACGCTAGGGCGCGCGGACGCGCCACTCGGCGAACAACTGTTGAGGGGCTGACGAGCGCCGCGCTACTGGCTCGCGAGCGGTTACGAGAGACAGTGGACGAGGGAGCTTTATTGTGCCTGTAAGCGGAGAACATGCGGGCGGGTCTCGCGCGGCGAAAACGGCGGCCGCCATGTTGGGGCTGCTCATGGCCTCGCTGCTCGCGTGGCAAACCTCGGCGAGCGTTCGCACGCTGAGTCATTTCGGTGAGGACGCGTCGGGAGGGGAAGCGCAGTCCGAATCCCCGTACGAGAGCGTGCAAGGAAGCTCTGCTGCGAGCGATTGGCTGGCAGGTTTCGCCGCGTCCCCTGACGGTGCTGATGGCTGGCAAGTCGGTGACGCGGGCGGCTACCCACCCGTGTTGGATGGCGTGTCGTGTGCCCCGACCGTGGGTAGGCTTGGTGTGCGTCCCATGTTGTACGCGTCCTCGCGTAGCGGCTCAGCGTATGTGAGTGCGTTCGTTTTTCCTCCCGGCTACGCCGCGTCTGCTTTCGACGCGCTTTCCGACGCTGTTTCTTCGTGCCTGGGCGGGGGCGAGTCTGGCGCGGGCGCGTCGAGCGTATGGTCTGGTGGCCAGTACGCCCTGTTTCAGTCTGGTAGCGTGGTTGTGGGCGCCTCTGGCGCTACGGATTGGCGTAGCGTGCGCGCCCGGGCGGAGTCTGCGCTTGTGGCTGGCGGTTGCGTGTCTTTGTCGGAGTCGGCTTCTGACGCGGCGCGCTCGCCGTATTACGATAAGGATGGGTTCACGGGGCTTATGGAGTCCCAGAGCGTTGCCCCATCTGTCGTGGACCCTGGTTCTAGTAGCGTGCGGCTGACTGTGCCCGCGCTCGCGTCTGCGTCTGTTGGTGAACCGGAGGGGCCGCTTCCTGCTGGGTTCCCGCAGCTTCCGCAGCGCCCGCAAGTAGTGGTGTCTGATGAGGCTGGCCTGGTTGATTTCTCGTCGGCGTGGCGCACGGTGTCTTACCGGGTGCCGGACGAGGACGGCCCGGGGTGTGGGTGGCGGTGGTTTGGTCAGGCCGCGCCCGACGTGGATGCTGACGCGTTGGCGGGTGAGCGCTCCCGTCTTGTGTCTTCTGCTCAGGGCGAGGCTGACGTGGCCGCGTCTGCTTTGTATCGTGATCGTAGTGCCGCACGTTGGCGTATGGTGTCGTCCGCTCAGGCTGTGGCTGGCGCGGGCGAGTACAATAAGCGTGTTAGCGAGGTGGATGCGGCCAGGCGTGCGCTCGCTGATGGGCGCGCCGCGTTTTATCCTGTGTGGGTGTCGTACGTGTCGGCGCATGATGCGTGGCGTGACAGGGTGGCTGCTCGCGATGCGGCGTCAGCGAGGTGGGAGGCCGCCGTGTCTGCGTGCGCGGCTGGCAGCGCTCCGTCCGCGTCGCCTTCTCCGTCCGCGTCTCCTTCCCCGTCGCCGTCTGGTTCTGCTCGTCCCGCTCCTTCCCCGTCCCCGTCGCCCGCGCGCGTGGTGAAGACGAGGGCGCAGTGTGAACGTGAGATAGCGAAGCCTGCGGAGTTGAGCGCGGATGTGGGCGTGGAGCCGTCCGCGCCCGCTGTCCCCGACGGCGTAACTGTCCCGTTGTCATGGCCGCAGCCCCGATGATAGAGCTTGTAGAGAGGGTTTCATTGTGTCTAATCGAGTGAAGTGGAAGCCTGTTCGCGGCGACAAGTCTGAGAGTGGGAGTGTTTCGCGTACGCCCGCAGGCGGTTCTGAGCGTGAGCGCGGTGGTGGTCGCGGGGTTCCGGCGTGGCTGTTTCTCGCCGCCCCGGTGGCGGTGGTTGCTGTCGTGTTGGTGTTCGCGTTCGTCTTGTGGGGTGGGCGTCCTAGCGTGCAGGAGGCGCAGTCGATTGCCGCCAGTGGCGGTAATCGGGTGGCGGCAAATGATGGCGGCTTGTTGGGGTTTTATGGGCTGGTGCGTGACCGGCATCCGCAGCCGGGCGACACGCCGTCCGGGGACAATGGCGTGGACCATGAGAGCCAGGGCGCGTGGGTGGTTGAGACTGGCATGGATGGGCGGACGGTGCGCGCGTGGCTGGACGGTGACGGCGTGCGCGTGGGCGTGGATGGGTGGCCGCGTTGGCTTGTGTTGCCGGGGTCTGGTTGGCGTAGCGTGCAGGAGTGCGCGCTGGTCGACGGGGCGAGCGTATTGTGTCCTGCGGCGGTGAGCGGCGACGGGGCGGTGACGGTGAGCGTTGTGCGCGGCGGTTTGGAGGGTGACTTGTTTGTTGCCGCCCAGAACACGCGTGTGGGCGTCGTTTCGTCTTCGTTTGCTGACGCTCGCGTGTTGGACGTGTTCTTGCTGGATGTTCCTGGCGGCGCCGATGATGGTGGCGTGTTGCATGTGGGTGTTGGTCTATTGTCTGATGGGATGATGGTTGTCGTGTCCGGCGCGGATGGGCGGGCTGTGGAGTCGGTGTTGTCGGAGTTGTCGTGGCAGTAGTGCCGCGCTGTTTCCTGTGGACTTGTTGAAGGGGTTTTGCTTGTGGTGACGCGTATTGTTGTGGGCGTGTTGTGCGCTCTTTTGTGTGGTTTCGCGGTGTCGTGTGTGCCCACCTTGTGGTCTGCTGCTCATTATCGGCTGTTTGTGAAGCGTAAGATCGAAAAAACCAAGCCAACGAAGGGTGAGGTGCCGCCGCCGAAAAAGAGTGATGTGTGGAAGCCGTACATTCGGTTTGCGCGGCGCGAGGATACGCGTCAGGTTGTTGTGCGGAAGGCGCGGGCGGCGGATGAGAAGAGGGGCCGTGAGGCGCGAGACCCGGTAACGTTGGATGTTGAGTATAGGCGTTTGTGGCCGCTCGTTCAGGCTGGTTTCGCCGTGTTGGGCGCGGTTTTTGGCGCACTGTACATGTGGCTGCCTGTTGCTGCGCTCACGCTCGTTGGCGGGCCGCTGTTGCATCGTTTGATGGTGTCGAGCGTGAAGGCTATTGTGGATGGTCGCGAGCGGCTGCTGGTGCGCATGTTCGAAGTGTCATCCACTCGCCTCGGGTTGAAGGGCGGCGGCTTTAAGAATTACGGCGAGTGTATTGAGGTGTTGGCGTGGCGTGACCCGCTAAGGCCGAAAGAGATTAAGATTCAGTTGCCGCCCGCGTACTCGTTCGACCTGTATGCGGAGGAGGATTTTCTGCGCACGTTTAATGGGGCTTTCGGGCGCGAACTGGCGTGGGTGGAGAAGCCTGGTTTGGACGATGACACGAAGCGGCCGTTGGGGTGGAATCCTGATGAGGGGACGGTGACGATTACGAGCCTGCCGCCGCTTCCGATGATGGCTCCGTTGCGTGTGGACCATATTTTGGGCGACGATATTCCGTGGACGTTCATCCCGCTGGGGTTGGGCGTGGAGGGCGGTGTGACGACTCATAACCCTCAGACGGGTGAGGAGGAGCATGTGATCGGGTATTCGTGGCATGATTCGGGCGCGAAAGAGAAGATGGCGCAGGGCGTGCAGATCAGCGAGTATGCGGCGAACGCTGCGCCGATGTGTTTGATTGCCGGGTCTACCGGGTCGGGTAAGGCCATCCCGGTGGATGAGGATGTGCTTGTTCTTGTGGACGGCCCGGAGCTGCGCGGCGGCGGCGTGGGCCACGCTGACGATCTTGGGTTGTATTCGCAGTCGTTGGATGAGGGCCGGTTGACGGCGCGCGGGGCGGGGCACCCGGCTATGTCGGTGCCGGTGTATTTGTGGAAGAAGCGCCACCGCCGGTGACGTGCTATGATTGCCTGTCGTGCGCCTCGTGTTTGCGCATCTCCGACCGGTGCGCTTGTGTTGCGTGGCGTGTGGCAACGATATTTAGCTTAACATTTTAACAATAATGTGGCGGGGCGGCCCAGTGCCCGCCCCGCGAGAGACGAAGAGGAAGAGAAGTTGGAAGAAAACGCTACGAGCAGGTACGAGATCACCGTCTACTCGAAGCCGAGGTGCCCGCAGTGCGACGCGACCAAGCGCCTCCTGAACAAGATGAGCGCACCGTACGCGAAGGCGGACGTGACCGAGGATGATGTCGCCCATAGTTTCGTGAAGAGCATGGGCTACCAGCAGGTTCCGGTCGTCGTTGTCCGCGACCGCCACGCCGACACCGGCGAGGACGGGAGGGGCGATAATATTGTGGAGCACTGGTCTGGCTTCCGCCCCGACAGAATCAAGCGCGCGGCGGCGGCCGCACTCGACAACAACAAGTAAACACGCGCCACCCCGCAACAAAAGCGGGGCACAGTCAGAAGGCGGCGTTCGCTGAGGTTTTGACACCCGGCGAGCGCCGCCTTACTATCATCTGAGAAGCTAGGAAAGGCTCACCCGTCCGCGCCGCGAACAGGGCGGGGGCAGGAGAAGGCGGAGAGGGTAAAGCGTGGAACATAATACTGCTCAGAGGATCAAGCTGGCGTTGCCGCTGGTGGACTATGTGCGCGCGCACGCGGCTGATTTGAAGCCGGGAACGCGCATTGAGGAGACTAGTCGCGGCCTGCGCATTAACTGTCAGAATCCCGCGCACGACGACCGTAATCCGTCGATGGACGTGTCCGAGCTAGAGAACAGGTTCCATTGCTGGTCGTGCGGGTTTTCCGGTGACCTCCTCACGCTCGTGCAGGTCCAGCGCGACGTGGACTTTTCTGAGGCGCTGCGTGACCTCGCCCGTGAAGCCGGTGTCGAGCTGTCGGGCGGCCACGATGATTCCCCTGACGCTCGCCTGCGTGCTCTGATGCGCGTCGCCGCCAGCTTTTACGCGCAGCGATACCATGAGCTGCCGGAAGATCACCCGGCGCGCCTGGCCGTTACCGGGCGCGGCCTGTCGGACGCGTGCCCGGGCGAAACCCGTGAGGGCGGCTCTTGGTATCCTGATTTCTCGTCGTCCGCTGACGGTGTTGTGTACGGGTATGCGCCGGGCGGTAATCGTCTCATGTCGTACCTGTTGAAGGCGCGCCCGTGGAAGGATGCTCCCGAGTTCACGCTGGCTGAGTTGCGTGACGCTGGCGTGGTGTCGTGCCGTAAGGGCGCGGACCCCGGGGATAGGGACGCGCATTTTGATATGTTCCGCGACCGGCTCGTGTTCACTATTACTGACGTTCATGGTCATCCGTTGGCTTTTAGCGCCCGTAAGTTGTCCGATTCGGACAAGATGGGCAAGTATGTGAACACGCGTGAGACGAGGCTGTTTTCTAAGCGCCATGAGCTGTATTGGTCGGCGCGCGGCCTGCGTGAAGCGTCGAAGGCGGGTCACGTGTTCGTGTGCGAGGGCCAGTTTGACGTGTCGGCGGCCGTGGAGGCTGGCGTCACCAATGTTGTCGCGTCGCTTGGGACGGCGTTTACGGGCGACCATGCGATGCTTGTGCGGCGGGCGGCCGGTGACGCGTGCCAGACGGTGTTCGTGTTTGATGGGGACGACGCGGGCCGTAGCGCGGCTGTGAAGGCGTTTGAGCGCGTGGAGCAGGTGCGCGGCGATGGCCGCGTGATCGTGTGCCCTGACGGGGTGGACCCGTGTGACGTGCTCGCCAGTGGCGGCGTGGACGGCGTGCGTAGCCTGTTTGACGTGGGCAAGAGTGTGCCGTTGGCGGTGTTTGTTGCGTCCGAGAAGATCAAGGGGTTTGACTTGTCGGACGCGGGGCAGCGTATGCGGGCGGCTCGCGTTGCCGCGTCCGTGTTGGCGCAGTGCCCCGGGGTTGCGCGTGACGTGCTCGCCGCCGACGTGGCGTCTCTCGTTGAGGTGAGCGAGGAGTCGATGCGTGAGCTTGCGTGCGAGAAGGTGTCGCTTGTTGACGGTCTTGTTGGGGGTTCTGTTGTTGATAGTACGCCGGTGCCGCGCGCGAGCGCCCGGATTGATGACGGTGTGGGCGCGGATTGTGAGTGGCTGCGGCATTGGCATGGCGTGAGCGTGGGCGTGCAGTTGCTTGTCCAGGCGTTCGCTGGCTTGTTTTATGCTCCGCCGTCCAGGGCTGATTACGGTGAGGAAGGGGACGCGGCCACCGTGGCGCTTGTGGGTGAGCGCGTGGAGTTGTTGCGTCGCCTTGCTGGCGAGTCGTCTACGCCCGCCCCGTTTGTGCGATTGCTTGGCGGTTTTCGCGCGCTGTGGGGGCGCGAGCGTGTCTTGTTGGATGATTTCGGGGAGTGCGCGGGCGTGATGGGTGTCGTGTTGGGGTTGTGTGAGTTTCCGGCTCCTGGCGTGGGCGAGTTGACGGACGCTGATTATGTGCGGGTGAGCGTGGTGGCGTTGCGTGAGTATTTCCGGCTGTTGGACGCGTCGGCTGGCGCGCGAGCGTGAACGTTTGGGTCGCTTGTTTGCGCGTTTTTGGCGTGGCTATTTTGTGTTGTGGTTGTCTTGTTGTGTTTCCCGCGCGCGTGCGGGGCGATGGTGAGGTTGTAACGTGAGCGATAGTGAGGATGAGGTTCGCGCGCATGATGGCGTAGAGAACGAGAATGAGGCGGTTGAGCGCGCGTTCTTGTCGCGCGCAGGTCAGATTGCGGTCGCGTGCCTGCTGTTTTTTCCCGCGACGATTGCGGCGGTTGGTTTTCATTTCGTTGTGATGCGGTGGCTGCGTCAGAAGTGGACGGTCGCCGTCATGGTCGCCGTGCTCTTGTCTGTTGGTTTCTTGTTTGGGTTGCGTGGCGTCGTTGACGGGTTGCAGGGCGCGGGGTTCGCGTACGATAGTGGCTCCTTCTGGTGGGGGCTGCTGTGGGTGTATGTGCTGGCTGGCGGCCTGGTGGGCGTGTGGGCTGGCATGGTCCCTTATCCGATGTTGCATTACCAGTTGTGGGTGAGTCCGCATATCCGCGAGTTGAAGGGCGGCGCGGTGGATTGGAGGAGCCGTTTTTCGTATAGGCGCGCCCCGTGGGAAGCGATGAACCTGCGCGCCCGCGTGAAAGCGCTGAAAGCCGGGGAGGCCGCCGAGAACGGTAGCGTCCCGTTGGGTGTCGAGGAGCCGTTGAGTGATAATCCGTTGTCGAGTATTGACGCGGTTGTGTCTCGTACGCCCACTGAGGCGAACCTGGGTATGGTGATGACTGGCGGCACCGGCGCGGGAAAGACCACTGTGCTGAAAAGCATGGTGCACGCGGAAGTGTCAACGGGCAGTGTGAAGCATATCGCGTACGTGGACTTGAAGGGTGATAAGGCGCTGGCCGCTGACATTGCGCGCATGTGCCACGATAACGGCTACCGGTTCTATCATGTGAGCCAGGGCCGGTTGAACGAGTATGACATCCCACTGTCGGATGGTATGTGCTCGTACGACCCGTTGGCGACCGGCGGCGTGCAGCGCGCGGGCACCGTGTTGAATCTGCGCGTGTGGACTGAGGAGTCCGACAAGTATCGTAGCGACATGCAGGAGTTTTTGAACGCCCTGTTCACGTTGTTTGATGTGGTGGACCCGAAGAATGTGCCGCTCGTGCGGTGGGATCGCGGCATGGTGCAGGCGGTGGAGGACGCGTGCAGTATTGACGCGTTCCGTCAGCTTGTGGATGCGGCGAAGGGCACGGACGCGTATGAGGCGGGCGTGAGCGTGTACCGGAAGTTGTCGAGGGGCGCTGATTTGGCGGCTCAGGCGAGCGCTGTTGCCGGTAAGATGCGCGCCTTGTCGATGAGCGCGTTTGGTCCGCATTTGAGCGCTAACCCGTACGACTATCACATGATTGATATTGCGCGTGATACTGCGGATGATGCGCCGCCGTGCGTGATCTTGTTTACGGTGCCGTCTGGCGCGGATAAGGAGACGGCGCGCACGCTGGGCGCACTGTTTTTCAGTGATATGGCGCGCGTGATGGACCACAGGCAGCGTCATGGTGAGAAATCGCCGTTGAGCTTGTATTGTGACGAGTTCCAGGAGATTCCGATTACGTTCGTGACGCCGCTGTTGGAGAAGGGGCGTAGCGCGGGTTTGCGCACCACGTTGGCCGCTCAGTCGTTTTCGCATATTGTGACGGCTGCTCCCGGTAACGGTGAGGCGTATTTGACGACGGTGTGTGACACGATTGGGTCGTTCCTGGTGTGTTCTGGCGCTGGCGGCGATAGTGCGGAGCGTGTGGCCGGTATTGCCGGTAAGGGTAAGCGGGCGGCGTGGAGGCGGTCAAACGATAACCAGACGCACATGTTCTCGCTGAACTTCCTGAACCGGAAGAATCAGAATGTGACGGAGGACGCGGCGGAGGACTGGTTTACTCCTCCTGAATTGTTTACGCGCCTGGTGTCTCCGAAGCCGGAGAATGGGTTTAGGAGTGAGGCCGTGTATTTAGTGAAGGGTGGCGCTCCGGAGGGCGCTAGCTGGCGGGAGCGTCGCAGGCGCAGGCGTGAGGCTGGTTCCACTGGCGGCGTGTGGGTGCGTAAGGTGCGCCTTATCCCACCCGATCAGGTGTTGGCTGACGCGTACAATACGGCGGACGCTGATCGGGCGTTAGAGGCTAATAGGGCGCGTTTTGAGGAGGTGCGCGCCGCTGTCGGCGGCCCGTATTCGTCTCCTGCTGTTGATGGCGTGTTGGACACGCCTGCGGGCGGCGGGAAGGGCGGTTCGTCTGGCCGTAAGCGTCGCGGTAAGCGCGGCGGTCGCTCGCACGGCGGCGCCCAGTCTCCCAGCAGCGCGCAGGCGGCTGGCGGCGGCGCTCCCGCTTCTGGTGGCGCGCCGGTGGTGGCGGCTGGAGTGGTCGGTTCTTCTGCGGCTGCTGGCAGTGCGCCTGGGTCTTACGCGCCCGGCGGCGGGCTTCCGGGTACGCGCCCGGCTGGTTCTCGGGGTGGCGCGCCTGCTTCTGCGCTTCCGGGCGTGCCGGCTGGCGGTTTGCCCGGTGTGCCGTCAGCTTCTTCGCCGGGCATCGTGGTGGAGGATTCCTCTCGGTCTCGTCGTGGCGTTGGTGGCGCGTCTGGTGCTTCCGCGTCGCATGATGCTGGCGGCGGTGATGGGACTCCCAGTGACTTGGCGCCGGTTCGTCGCGGTTTGCGTCGTTAGCGTCATGTTGCTAGCTATTTGTTGTTGTTGGTTGCGTTTGCTTTTGCTTCGTGCGGGCGGCGCGTGTGCGTGAAGGGGTTTGTTGATGGGTTTGGGTCGCGGTTTGGGGGCTTCTGGTGGCGTGGGGCGCGCAGGCGATGGTGATATTGTCGCCGATAGCGCGCCTGTGGAGGCTTCTGGCGGGCTTTCGGGCGCCGACGGTACCGATACTGGTTCCGGCGGTTTTGAGGCCGCTGACGGCGTTTCTGACGCGCCTGTGGGGGTGTTGTCCCCTGGTGGGCGTCGTCGCCTGAGTAGGGTGGCGCGTAAGAGCGCGAAGGTTGGCGGCGACTTGTCGGATATTGGCGGTTTTATTGACGGTAGGGGCCGCGTTCGTCCGCTGGATAAGCGGAAGGACCGTCAGCGGGGGTCTCGCGCGTTCGCGTGGGTGACGGTTTCTCTCATCGTCGCTGGTCTTGTTGGTGGTGGCGCGTATTTGGCTGTGAATAGGCCGTTGACGCGAGGGGATGTTCAGGGTCAGATTGACGCGTCGATTCATGAGACTGGGTTCCCGATGGAGCGCGGCGAGGCGTTTGCGCGCAGGTTCGCCGAGGCGTATGTGAGCGCTGACGGGTCAGAGACGAGTGAGAAAACCTTGTCGTATTTCTACACGGGCACGTTGGGTAAGTCCGCGAGCGTGACTGGCGCGTCATTGTCGAGGCCGAAGGGTGGCTCGTATCGTCTGGTTGGCGACGTGAACGTGTTTGAGGTGTTGCCGCGTAGTGCTGATGTGAGCGTGTACAAGGTTCAGATGCTTGTGGTTGACCAGCAGGCGGACGGTGACGGGGCGGCGACCGTTAACCCGTCGCCGCATTGGTTGGCGTTGGAGGTGAGCGTGTATTATGACAAGGCGAAGGATATGTTGATGATTCCGTCTAATTCGCCGTCTCTGATTCCGGCTCCGGCTGTTGGCGCGTCGGCTGATGCTCCGGCGTATAAAGACCCTGGTACGGGGCAGGCGTATGCGGGTAGTGAGGAGAGCGCTTTGCGTGGCGCGGTGTTTGGTTTCTTGGACGCTTATGGTAAGGCTTCTCCGGGTAATCACACTCTTCTTGATCAGTATGTGTCGCCTAACGCTGATGTGAGTATTTTCAATGGGTTTAATGGCGAGTTTGAGGTTGCGGGCGGTGCTGAGTCGAGTGTGGATGTGCGCCTTATTCAGGGCGAGGATGCGTCTCATGTTCGGGCGTTGGCGACTGTGAAGTGGTCGCAGGTTCAGGCTGGTTCTTCTGGCGCTGCTTCTGGTTCTGGGTCGTCTGTTAAGTCTGGTTCTTCCGCGTCTGGTGGCGTCGGGTCGTCGGCGGGTTCGTCTGTGTCTGGCGGGTCTGCTTCTGGTTACGCGTTCGAGTCGCAGTATGTTGTGGCTCTTGTGAAGGATGGGTCGCGGTGGACTGTTGAGCGTTTTGAGCCGTTCCGTTTGAATCCTGCTGTTTCGTGATCCTTGTTGTTCTTGGTTTTGGTGTTGTCTGCTATTGGTTGATTGTCTGATAGCTTTTCTTGTGGAGGTTTTGTTATGTTTTCTGGTGTTGTTGCTGACGCTGTTTACAGGGCTGGTCCGGTTGAGACTGCTGCTGCGGCGGCTACGTCTACTACTGCGACGGTGTTTTATTCGTTCATTGTTTTGGCTTTTTTCCTGTGGGCGATTAAGGCCGTGTGGGGCGGTATTAAGGACGGTTCGGCGAAGAGCGTCGCTGTTAAAGTGATTACTGGTGCGCTTGTGATTATTCTTGTTGGCGGCATTGGTATGTGGCTGCGTAGTCAGGGCGGTGAGGGCTTTAGCCAGAAGGGCACCGAGTTTGTGAGGAACGTGACCGGCCAGTAAACGTGGGTCGCTGCCCAGGGGCGCGGGGTTTCCTTACCGTGGTAGGGGGTGTCCGCGCCCCGCTTGCGGCTATCTGTTTGTTTTTCTCTGCTGTCGTGTTGTTTGAGCCGGTCGCCCGGCGGGCGTGAAGGGATTGTTGTTGTGGAGTTTGAGATTCCGGCTAGGGGCTTGTCTGGGAACCTGATTTTTGCGGGTTCGAGCGTGTGGGCGCTCTATAGCTTGTCGTTGCATCCGTACGATTTCATGTCGTGGGGCGCTCGCGCGTCTATTGGTGCTCAGTTGTCGAACGCTTTTGCTGCTATGGGTTCCGAGTCGAGTGAGAGCCGCGAGTTTTTTGTGTCGTCTGTCGTGTTGCCGATGAATTTGGATTTGTGGGCGCAGCAGGTGATCGCGCACAATAGCGACTATAATAGTGGCGACAATAGTGATTTTTTGGACTTGGTGGCCGACCAGTATGCTGTTTTGAAGTATAATGGTGCCCGCGCTCGCCGCTCGTATTTGTGTGTGAAGTTGGGTAACCGCCGGTCGTTTGGCGCGGCTTTCGCTGGGGTGCGTGGCGTGCGTGAGGCGTGGCATCGTTTCGCTGGCTTGTTTGGTCCTATTGAGGAGGTGACGGCTGAGGAGGAGCGCGTGTGGCGCGGTAAGGAGGACGCGTTGCATGCTATCGTGTCTACGGGCGCTTTGGGTGCCGAGCGTGTAAAGGGCGCGTTTGAGACGGTTGCGTACATGAACGCGGTGTTGTCGCCTGCGTTGCCGTTGCCTCCGTTGGCCGATGATGGTGCCCAGCGTGTGGGGCGCGGCGAGGTTGCTGGGCTTGTGGATGAGTTTATGGTGGTGAATCGGCCTCGTAGTGTGGAGGTACGCCGCTGGTATGATGGTGTGGAGCGTTCGGGTTTCATGTCGTCGCTTGTTGTGAGCGGTTTGCCTCGTCAGAGCGTGTATCCGGATCAGCCGCCGGTGTTGTATGTGCCGTCGTTGGCTGGTGAGGATTATTCGACGTTTGGGTTTTTTCGGCTTGTTCCGTCCGCTGAGGTGAAGCGTAAGGTTCGTAGGAAGAAAGCGGATCAGGTGGATGAGGCGAAGGAGCTTGGTAAGGTGAGTGCGGCTGGCATGGAGGCTCGCGCGTCTGATGCCGGGTTGGAGGATTCGTTGGCTGACTTGTCGATGGCGGAGAGCGTGATCGCTGAGGATGAGTCGCGTCCGTGGCTTATTGGCTCGTTTGTGGTGGCTGTGACGGCCGAGGGTGAGGATGAGTTGGTGCGTCGCGTGAATGAGTTGCGTCAGGTGTATGATAATAATGGTGTTCGCGTGGTGGTTCCGATGGGGTCTCAGGCGTCGCTGTTGCGTGAGATGTTGCCGGGTGCGGGTCATAAGGTGACGGATTATGATCAGACGATGACGGTTGAGGGTGTTGGCGTGTGTGGCGTGAATTTTGGTAGTTCTGCTGGTGACCCGGTTCGTGGCGCGTTGCCGTGATCGTTTGAGTGCCTGGCCGCCGATGTCGGCCGCGTGGTCGGATGGGTGTTTTTAGCGTCGCCTGCTTTGCGTGTGTATGCGCGTGGCGGGCGGCGTTTTGCTTGTCTGTGGGCTGACGTGTTACGCTTGTTATTGTTTGGTTGGTCCCCTGTTTGTGGAGGTGTGAGGGTTGGCGCAGCAGAAGAAGAGGAAGAAGGCGGGCGCGGCCGGTCGAGGCGGCGTCGTGATGTCGGCTGTTCGCCTGGTGGTGGCGTTGTTTGTTGTTGCCGTGATCGCGGTGTTGTGGGCGCGTAGCGTGGGCGCCCACGGCGGCGCGGCGGGGTATTTCCGGTACCTGTCGGAGACGGGTAAGAGCTGGTCTACGTCAGCGTTGTGTACGATGCAGGGCGGTAGCGTGGATGAGTGTTGGGATACTCCGCGCGTGTCTCCTCCTGGGTCTGTCGCCTCCCCGTCTGATGGCGGTTTGGGGTCGGACGCGTCGCCCGATGCCGGTTCTTCTGGTGTTGGCGGCGGCTCTGGTTCGTCGTCGGTGCCTGCTGCTCCTGGCGCTGGTTCTCGCGAGGAGTGGCTGCGTCGTTTGGATGCGCTGCCCTCCGGTGAGGCTGACACGTCGGTGCCGTATAACCGTAAGGATTACAGGCATTGGGTGAGCGTGCAGGGCGCGTGTGATACGCGTGAGATGGCGCTTGTTCGTGACGGGGTGAATGTGGTGACTGACCCGTCTACGTGTAAGGTCGTTTCGGGTTCGTGGGTTGATCCGTATAGTGGTGAGACGTTCACGGATGCGAAGAAGATGGACATTGACCATCTGATTCCGTTGCAGTATGCGCATCAGCATGGCGGCGCGTCGTGGGATGCTGGGAAGAAGCAGGCGTACGCGAATGATCTGGATACGGTGTTGTTGACGGTTTCTGCTCGCGAGAACCGGTCGAAGGGGGCGAGTGGTCCTGGCGATTATATGCCGCCGTTGAAGTCGTATCGTTGTGAGTATTCTCAGCGTTGGGTTTCTATTAGTGAGAAGTATGGGTTGACGGTGGGTAAGGCTGATCGCCAGGCTCTTAACAGTGGCTTGTCGTCGTGCCAGTAGCGTTTTTGTTTCGGCGTTGGTTGGGTTAGCCTGCTGCCGCGTTTGCGCTTGTTCCGTTACTGTTACAGGCGTTTTCGCGGCTGCGGGTTAAGCGGCTTCCCTGGCGTTTTATGCCGGTTTATGGGCGGCTATTGAGTGGCTAGAGTGTAATTGCGCGCATTTTTGGGTTGACTCGTGTGCGCGTCGTGGTGTTGTTTCGTTATGGAGGTTTCTCTCGTGTTTGCCAGTGGTTCTCGCGGCTCTCTGGGCCGCTCGTGGGCGCCGAGGTTGGCGGCGTTGTTCGCTGTCTTGTCGGTGGCGCTCACCGGCGTTCTTGGCGCTATGCTGGGCGCTTCACGCGGCGCGGCCTCCCGCAGCGCGTCGCCCGGCGTGTGGTCTGACAGCGGGGTTGTCGCTCACGCTGACGGCGGCGGACTATGTTCTGGCCTGGGTTACAACATGGCGCGGGCTGCCGCGTGGGATAGTCCCGGTGGTTTCGAGAAGGATGCGGCGAAGCAGCGCGTGCTCAGCGTGGAGGACTTGGCGGCGAACGGCACCAAGTTCATGTTGTTTTATGGGACCGGTAAGGCGGACAGTAGCTCTATCTTGAATCTTGTCGCCGATAATGAGACCGAGTTCCCGGAAACGGATCATGTTGATAAGGCGAAGTCCGGCGAGGTGCGTAAAGCGCTGGGTACCGGTAGCTGCGTCACCACCGGCGTTGGCATGATGGCCGCTAACGGTGTCCTCAATCTTAACACGATGGTGTTGGGGTTGGGTAAGTATGTGACGGTCAGCGCGTTCAACAGTCAGCTCATCTGTAGGGATGGGAACAGTAAGAACTGTATTGACCTCGTGTCTGTGATCGGCGGCAAATCCAACACGGCTAAGGACAAGGGCGTTATCGGCGTCCTGTCGCAGGGCGTGTACATGCCGCTGTTGGTGATGGCTGTCATTATTGCTCTCATGCTGGCGGTGTGGAAGCTCGTTCATGGGCAGATCACGGCGGCGCTGCGTGAGGCGCTTACCGCTATTGTTGCTGCTCTTCTTGGGGCGGGTATTCTCGCGTTCCCGCACACGTTCGCGTCCGCGCCGCTGCTGGTGATGAGTGAGGTTGGTGGCGTTGTCGCTAACGCTGTGAACGCTGGCGGCCCAAGTGCGACGACGAGTGAGAGCGCGTGCGCCTCGTCCGCTGACGGCGAGTCGGGTGGTTCTCTGGCGATTAGTGGCGTGACGTGTACGATGTGGAAGGCGTTTGTTGCTAACCCGGTGGCGATGCAGACGTTTGGTTTGCCGTTTAACGAGTTGGACACGAAGGAGGGGGATTTCGCTGAGAAGTTGAAGAAGAAGGGCTTTACGGGGGATGAGTTCTGTGTGCCGAAGAATACGATTGGCGCGTTGAAGGACTCTTATGGTAAGGCGCTCGCGATGAACGGCGGCGGGAAGGATAAGGTGTGTAACCTGTTCGCGTATGCTGCGATGCTGCGCACGAACATTGATGATGGTTCGGGCGAGTATGATGCGTCGAAGGTGTATTCTGACCCGAGGTGGGGGCGTGTTATTGGTGCGGCGCAGGCTAGTGACGTGACGTGGTTGGCGTTCACGTCGCAAGCGGGCGCGCTGTCTGCGCCTGCGACGGCTGGCGGCATGCTGGTGACGAGTATTCTCGCTAATATTGTGTTTTTTGTGACTGGCGTGTGGGCGCTCGTCTATTTCTTCCAGGCTGTTGTCGTTGTGGCGTTCGCCCCGTTCTTCCTCTTGTTGGCGATTTCTGAGCGGACGCGTAAGTATTTCTTCGGCTGGTTGCAGCAGATCCTTGGTAGCGTGTTGAAGTTCCTCGTCAGTGAGGTGTTTCTCATTATCGCTGTCCTCGTGTATGGTGGCGCGTTGCAGACGCTTTCTAGCCCGGCGACGGCGACGCTCATTGTGATCGTGTTGACCGTGTTGCTCGTCCTTTACCGTAAGGAAGTGATCGGCATGTTTGGTCGCGTTGAGATGGGCGGGCAGGAGATGAGTAGCCGCGCCGTGCAGGCGGCCCGCCAGTTCTTCGGCGAGAATCATCGTCGCGTCGTCGCGTATGGTACGGCGGCTGTGGGCGGCGCTGTTGGCGGCGCTATTGCGGCCGGTAAGGGTGAGCGCGGGGCGGCCATGTGGGAGGGCTTGAAGGAAGGTTCTTTGCGTCAGGCTTCCCGCAGCACTGGGTTTATTGGCCATACTGCGCGCCAGGTTAACGCGATTGACGGCCGCAATAAGAAGGATTTGCAGCTCGCTGAGCGTGACGTGAAGAACCAGTTGAACTCGATGCGTAACCATGAGGCGACGACCAGTGGTATCGAGCAGGCCGCGAAGCAGAACCTTGACCGGGTGAAGGAGCGCGTCGCGGGCGCTGGACGCGACTACAGTCGTTTCGAGGCGGACAGCGTGAAGCGCTCCCACCTGCTCGGGGAGGGCGAGGACAGTACGCGCAAGCGCGTGGAGAAGCAGCTCGAGGATATCGCTAAGCGTAAGAGGAACGCGACGAGCGAAGCGGACATGGACGCGTTGAACCGTGCGGAAGCGAGGGCGAACATGCACTTGTCTATCACGGAGGCAGTGTTCAAAGAGGCGAAGGCTGATGGTTTGGACGCTGACGCGGTGTACGCTCGCAGCGCCGGCGACGAGTTGGCGGCGTCCGAGTTCGAGAAGCAGGCGCAGGCGCTACGCGACGAGGCCGGTAAGCTACGCGAACAGGCGCACACCTATTCTGACGGCGACAACTACGCGTTCCACGAGTCGATTGTTGAGGCGACAGAGCGCGTGAACGCTATTGATGAGGCTGTCGGTAACAGGACTGTCGCAAGCGCAGATCATGCAACTGAGATGGTGGAGACCATTCGCGGAGGCGAACAGTTGATCGCTGACGCTCAGGGCGAGTATGAGGCGGCGACAGCCGAGAAGACTGCGACCGAGATTCACGTGAGCGAGCTACAACGCCAGGTCCGAGCGATTGATAAGGCGCAGAAGGAGTCGGGTTCTCGTCTGCTCACGTCTGAGTTGCGTGACGTGGAGCGCCAGTTGGACGCGTCGAACACTGTCATTGACGCGGCTCACGCTGCGGCGAAGCGAGGCGAAACCCTGGTGGTGGAGCCGCGCGAGCATGAGGAAGAGGGCGAGGGCGAGGAAACGCCCGGAAGTTAAAATGTCTGATAAGCCCCGCGAAGGGGTGTGAGCGTCGAAGGGGTGGCGTGAGTGGAAGAAAACGAGGAAAACAAGCTATCTGACGGCGGCCTTGGCGTCGGCGCGGATAATGGCGGGGGAGCGGCCGTGGAGGATATCGGCGGCTCCCCCGCCGGGGGTGTTGACGCGTCCATTTCTGGCATGCTGCGGGGTGCGGTCACCTCACGGTCGCCGCAGTGGGCGCAGAAAACCGTGCAGGCCGTGCAGCGCGCACGCCACTCGGCTCACGCCGTGCAGGCGGCGGCGAGTAATTTCTTTGGCGCGGTCACTAACCCTGCGACGTGGATTGCCGTCGCCGCTGTTGCGGTGACTCTCGCACTGTTGAATCATGCGGGCGTGTTCGGCTCCCTCATCGGTAAGAATAACTTGGATGAGTGTGCGGGCGGAACGGGAGGCTCGTCGTCGGCTCTCTCGATTCCGGCGGGAGGCGCGAACGATCCCGAGTCGTACAAGAGCGCGACCGATAGCATCATGGCGTGGCTCATGAGCACGGGATTCACCCCGAACGGCGGCAAGCCCATGAGTAAAGAGCAGGCCGCAGGTTTCGTGTCCAACCTACAGATGGAGACAAGCAACTACGACCCAACGCTCGTCCAGGGCGGAGCCGACTTGTCCTCCTACAGTAACGATCAGATCATCGCTTACGCGAAGGGGCAGGGCAGCGGGGGCGGCGCTGTCGGCGTGTTCCAGTTGCGCGGCGCTAGCCTGGCCGGGTTGGGCGAGTACGCGAACAGTGCTGGGAAGAAGTGGAGTGACGCTGACGCCCAGTTCGAGTACGTGAAGACCGTTCTGGATACTGGTCGCGGTTTCGCCGGTGACATGAGCCGGTTCTGGCAGGCTGGCCACGACGTGCGCTATTACGCGTCCACGTCGAACAGGAGTTTTGAGGGTTCGTGCCGTCTCGTGTCCGATGATGACACGACTGGCTGCGCTGAGGGCGGCGGCGACTGGCGTGCTCGTGGCGAGGAGCAGTACCAGAAGGCGCAGGCCGCGTTTGATGGGTTCACGGGCGCTGGCCGCACCGTTGGCGGCTCGTGCGTGAGCAAGGGCGGGTCGGCCGACTTGTCGAGTACCGTGTCTTTGGCTGTGTCTGCCGTGTGGCCTCCCGCTCAGCATCAGCAGGCTGTGTGCGGTAATGACCCGTCGGGCGCGTGCGCGAAGCCTGAGTATAAGGATATTCGTTCTAAGCTCGCTGAGAAGGGGTACACGTGGCCGAATTATGCGGATTGCGGCATGTTTGTGGCGACGATGGTTATTCCGACGTTGGATAAGGAGTTCCCGCAGGCTGGGACGGCGGTCCAGTACCCGTACATGATGGAGCATCCGGATAAGTGGAAGCCGTATTACTCGAAGAGTGAGGCTCAGCCGGGGGACGTGTGGATTACGAAGCCGGGCGAGATGGGGCACGTCGTGTTGTGGGTTGGCCAGCAGGAGGACGGCGCATCCTACACGGCGGAGGCGTCGTGGGATAGCCATTCTGGGAAGTTGCAGCCTGACCGTTTCAATGATAGTCTCGTTGACGAAATGAGCAGGCAGTATGTGGGGTTCCACTTTGTTGGCGCTCCCGACCCTGCACTGTAACAGTGCGCCACAGTAGGCGCGGACAAGCGGCCCGCCCACATCCCGGGATACCGGGGTGCGGGTGCGTCTGGTAAGGTGGAAGATGATCAGTTCTAACAAGAAGACGAGCGCGAGCGCCGGTGGGCGCGGCGTGTCGGCGAAGAAGGCGGCCTGGGCGGTCGCCGTGGTGGCTGCGCTCGCGGCGACGGCAGTGTTCGCTGTGTCGCATTTCCTTGGCGGCGCGGCCACTGACCCGCTCGCGCAGCGGTCGCGTCCGTTGACGGCGGCTGAGAAGGGCGAGGCGGAGGCCGCTGTCACGCAGCTTGTTCAGGGCGGCGGTACGTTCGGCTACGATGCGCCTAGTGGCGGTGAGACGCTTGACGGGTGGCGTGAATTGTCGTTGTTGGAGGAGCCGACTTCGGACGTGTTCCGGTCCAGGTCGGACGCGTATTTGGGTGTGCGTGATCTTGTGAGCACGTCCAGCACCTACTACTATGATGCGTCGAGCGTGAACAGGTGGAGTGACAGGGCTGAGGTGTTGTCGCTCGCGTCGTGGCGCGTGAATGGTGTGAGCGCGTCCGCTGACGGTGTGGGCGTGTTCCGGCAGGTGAATGGCGCGCAGGTTTTGTCGGCGAGCGTGAAGGCCAGGTGGGTGAGCGTGCAGCGCGTGCGTACTCTGCCGAGCGAGGAGGGTTGGGGCCTGCTGGTGCGTGAGGCGTCCTACCCGGTGGAGGCGACGTTCGCGATGGTTAACGAGAATGGCGTGTGGCGTATGTTGACGGTGGAGGGCGTGTCGCCGTCTATTGTGGAGGCGTTCACGTATCCTAACCCGGATGCTCGTGCTATCCAGTCTCAGTATGGCGAGCTCAGGGAGGTCCAACCGTGAGTGGAGCTTTGTGGAACGGCGGCCACTACGGGAGCGAGGCGGCGGGCGGCGGCGAGAGCGGCGCCTGGGAGCGCTGCCGCGCTTATGAGTGTCTTTCGTCGGGCTGCGTTGATTCTGCGGATGATGGGCGCGTCGAGTGGATTGTGGACGGCTTGTATGATGAGGATGGTGAGCTTCTTTCTCGCGTCGTTCTCTTGCGTGAGAAGCCTGTTCTGGTGTTGCGCGCGGATGACGGGTCTGAGGCCAGGTTTACTGTGACCCGCCAGTTGGCGGACCAGTTGGGTCTCGTGTTGGCGGATTGTTCGCGGGCGTTCCGTGGCGCGCCTACCGTGCGCGGTGGCTTATTGCGGCTGCGTGAAGTGGACGGGCGTCCCGTCTGGGTGCGGGTGCGCGAGTTTTTCCACGTGCGCCCGTTGCGCGCGTATGGTGGCGTGGTGTGCGCGGTGTTGTTGTTGGGCTTGTTTGTGCGCGTGGCCGCATCGGCTTTTTGACGGTCGCGGACGCGCAGGGGCGCGCCCGCCGTTGTTTCGATGTCTTTCCCACGTGGGGTGTCGGGGCGATTGGCGGGCGCGCCCTTGCTTTTTGTCGTTTGTTTCATGCGGCTCGTGTGAGCTTTTGCCGCCCGCCGCGCGGACGCTGTATGGTGGTGCCTATGAGAGTTTTTAGTGTTGAAAGCGCTGACGGCGGCCACATGGCGTGGAGCGTCTGCGGCGCGTATGATGGCATGGTTTCGTCCGCGTCGCTCGCGGGTTCTACTGGTGGAGGTTCATCGTATGGGACGCTCAAGTAAGACTGTGGGCGCCTTGACGCTCGCGGATGGTGAGGCTCGCGCCCTGCGTGAACGCGTGTTTGCTGGCGACGAGGCGGCCGCCGGTCTGAGGGAGTTGGACGCTCACGCGCACGCCGATAGCAGGGAGGCGCGCTTGCGGTATCGCCGCGACCGCGAAAAGCTCGTGACAATAGTGCAGGCGGGCGAGGATGCGGCCATGCGGATGGTGGATAGTGTGCGCGCCTTCGCGTATAAGACCGCCGGTCGGCTCATTATCCCCTCTTTTTGCCGTCACCTGGTTAGCGTGGATGATTTAGCGTACCGTGGGCTACTGGCGGCGTTGGATGCCGTTCGTAAGTGGGAGCCTGGCCGGGGCTTGTGGTTCCCGTACGCGTGTGGGCGTGTTCACGCGTACATGCTGGTGGAGTTGAAGGCGGCGATTGCTGGCGCGTTGGGTGTCCCGGTTTTAAGCGCGTTTGATTATGTGCGCGCCGTGTCGGCGGTGAACGGTGGCGTGCCGCTTGGTGAGGCGGCGGCTGGTCTTGGCGTGGATGCGGGCGTGTTGGCTGGCGTGTTGGGTCGCGCACGTGGATGCGTGGATGTGGATAGTGAGGCGTCCGTGTTGGCTGCGGGCGGTAGCGTCGCGGATGACGGTGGTGTTGATGGCGCGTGGATGCGCGCCGTGAGCGCGGACGTGCTGGGGTTTTCTGGCGTGGAGTGGGAGGCGGTGTGTTCTCTGGCGGCTGGTGAGCCTGCGTCGATGAGCGCGGTTGGCAGGTCTCGTGCTAGTGTGCTTCGCGGCTTGCGTGATCGCGGCATGATCGCGTAACATTGATGGCAAGGAATCGTGGACGCGCCTGCGCGTGGCGTGCGGACGCGTCCTGTTCGAGTGTGAGGAGTGCTTCTTTTGTTGTTTAGTGACGTTGAGCGTGGTGGCGCGGCTGTGAGCGCGCCCGCCGGTGTGCTGCGCGTGGGGTTTGCTCGCGGCGTTGGTGAGGGTGAGGTGCGGGAGGCGTGCGCTGAGTCTTTCGGTAGGGCTGGCGTGGCGTTTTCTGTGGAGGAGGAGAACGGCCAGTTGTGCGCGTACGTTCCAGCGCCCGCGTATGGGGTGTTGGCTGAGGATGGCGTGTTGGGGGCGGTTGATTGGCTGGTGCGTGAGCGCGCGGATTTGCAGCCGTCGGCGCGCATTTATGGGGGCGTGTCGCTGTGACCGAGAACAACGGTTTTGACCCTGTGAAGGCCAGGTACACGCGCTCTACGATGATGAGCATGTCGCCGGAGGCTCGTTTGGACGCGTTGTACAGTGACGGCATGTGGTATGACGAGTCGAAGGCGTGCTCCCTGATGAACGTGTCCGTGGAGGAGTACCAGCGGTGGCTTGCCGGTAAGCTCGCGTCCAACAGTATTATTGCCTCAACGACTGGGGCGGTCACGTACAGGTTCAACATGGAGCAGGTGCGCGAGTGGCATGATCGCCACAACATGCCGCTGGATGCTGGACTGTTTGAGGGCATTTACCCGGCCCGCGTGTGGGATGGCATGACGGAGACGGAGGGGTTTATTGCCGCGCCGCTGCGTGAGGTGTGCGTGGTGACGTTCACGTGCGGTGAGAGTGTGGCGCGTGAGGTCGCTGACGTGTGCCGAGGCGTGGGCGTGGTGAAGCCGGGCGAGCGGGCAGGCCAGTGGCGGCTGCTGTGCGGGTCTGAGTCGTATGGCGCGCAGATCGTGGCCGCGATTTTGGGGGAGTCGCTGGATAGTTGCGGCGAGTCTGCGCGCGTGCGCCGCGCGTCGATGTGGCGTAGGGACATGCGTGATTTCACGCCCGAGTTCACGCTCGGTATGTTTGACGTGTACGAGAAGTTCGCTCGTTCTCGTCTTGCCCCGCACATGGATAGCCTGCGTATTTTCCTCACGGACAGGGGGGACGTGGACGCCAAGGTCATCGAGTGGGTGATTGGCGCGATTGAACGCTTCAACGAGAAGGCCTCTGTTCCGTTCAGCGGCTATTTGGATAATATTTTACACAAGTGGCCCTACGATGTGGCTGAGAAGTACTTGGGGAAGAGGCTCGCCGACTTCCAGAAGAAACGCGCTGTCGCAATCAAGAAGATCAAGAAGCGCGAGGGCGACAGCACGTATATCGCGTCCGTGTCTGAAATCGCGAACGAAATGGGGTTGCCGCTGGAGGAGTATTTGACGTTGGAGGGCGAGCATAAGTCGTGGCTCGCCGACAAGAACGCGCGCGCGCTCACGTGGGGTGAGAGCGGCGAGGAGAAGGAAAGCGTCGGCATGGTCGGCGGCCACGTTAACGTCGCGTCGTTGGATGCGGAGCATGAGGGCGACGCAAGGTTGACGGCTAACCTGTTCCGGGCGTGGCGTGAGAGCGGCGATTCGGATAGCCTGATTCGCGCTCTCGTGTTCACCGGGTCCGACGGTTCGCAGGTGTTTGACGCGTCCGAGCTTGGCGATGGGTTTGTTGCCGCGTTGGCTCGCGCGTGCGGCATTGGGGAGGAGAAGAATGTCGCGTAAGGGGAAGCGCGCCGCGCGCGGGGGTAACGACAGCGCCCCCTCTCCCGCCGCCCGGAGGGGAGGCTCCTCCTCTGGTGTGCGCCGTATCCGGGAGGATGCGTCGCGCCGCCGTTTGGCGCGCGTGTTGACCGCGTTGGGGTGGTTGGTGAGCACTGTCGCCGCGCTGTCGTGCGCAGCCGTGTGGTGGGTGTGCGCGCGTTTGGAGCTGCTGTTTACGGCGGCCGGGGTGCGTGAACTGTCCGGCTTGGGGTCTGGCGCGGCCCGCGAGCGCCTTGCGTCTGTGCATTTGGAGGCGTTGTCGCCTTTCGTTGCCTTGTATGGGTGGCGTTATGCGGCGGTCGCAGCGCTTTTGTCTGTTGGGTTTGGCGTGGGGTTCGCGTTGCTGTGGTTGGGTCGCGCGCGGTGAGGTTTTGGCGGCCCGCCCGCCGCCGTGTTATTGTGTTCCCTGTTGGCGGCTCCTGCGCCTCGTCTTGTTTTTGTGGGCGCGGCGGCGGGCTTGTTACTGTTGGTTTAGTTAGCGTTGTTTGAGGTGTTCTCTCGTGGGTAAGCGCTCTTTGTTCGTGTTCGGTTTCGTCGCGTCTGTCGCCGTGGTTGCGGCTGTTGTTGTGGCCTTGTTGAATGGTGTTCCCGGCTCTGACCGTAACGCTTCTTCGACTGTTGTTCAGAGTGGCGCCACGGTGGAGGCGACGGATAGTGAGGCGGCTATGAGCGCTGCCGCCGCGTTGGCTGACGCGCTCACTGCCGCTAACAGTGGGAGCGATAAGGGTGACGCGGCTTCTCGCATGTATCGCGTGAGTGAGGGTGACGTGAGCGTGTTGGACGCGGCGGGGTTGGATGCGCGCACGCGTTATTCTGCTGGTTTTGAGGCTTCGGCTGGGCTGGTTGGCGCGTACCAGTATGCGATGGTTGCTATCGCCGCTCAGGTGCAGCCTGACGGCGGCCCTGTTGCGGCACCGTCAGCTACTAGCGTTGGCGGCGTGTATGTTGACCGCACGGCTGGGCTTGCTTACGTTCCGTTGTCTACTTTCAGTGGGAGCGCACCGGCTATGAGCGTGTTGATGGTTCGTGTTGACGGCCAGTGGCTTGTGGAGCCGTATGGCGTGTTGGATGACATTCGTTTGTCGAACACTGTTCAGGATGCGGCGCGCGGGCAGGCTGGGTCTACGCAACCCGGCCAGCGACCCTAAACTCCTCTGTTGTTTGAGTGTTTCGCGTTTGTTGTGTCGTTGTGTGTGAAGGGGTTTTGTGGTGAGTTTCGGTGACGGTTATCAGCCTAGCGTGGACGTGTGGGGTCGCGGCCTCTTGTCGTGTATTCTGCGTGACCCTGCGGCGTTTGACAGTATCGCGGACTATCCGGTGTCCCAGTCCGATTTCGCTGATCCCGCGCTCGGTTACGTGTGGGGCTTGTATGTGGACGCTCACGCGCACGGTCAGCCGACAGGCGTGAACGACCTGTTGGCCGCGTCCCTTGGTGACCCTGACGCTGCCAAGTACAACCTACAGCCACTCTTGGACGGCCTGTATGATGACGTGATGGCGACGGTGAAGGGCACGGCCCGCTCGTATGCTCGCGGACTGCGGCAAACCGCTGACGTGCGAGCCGCCGTTGACGCGATGCAAGACGCGACACGTCGGCTCACGTCCGGCGAGGACACGGGCCGCGTGTTAGAGTCTACGCGCGAAACGTTGGAAAACGTGTCCGCGCGCTCGTCTACGACGGCCACCATGAAGTCGTTTGACGATTTGGGCAACGTGATGTTGGGTAAGACGTTGGATGAGAACTGGGAGGCGTGGCAGAGCGGCGGCGCTCGCGGCATCCCGTACCCTTACAAGACGTTCACGGATGCGACGGGCGGCATCATGCCGGGTATGTTGGTTCTTGTTGGTGCTGAAACGGGTGTCGGTAAGACAGTGTACGCGGTGGACTCTATTGTGGCTGCTGTGCGTGGTGGTTTGACCGTGTATATGAAGGCGTATGAGATGAGCGCCGAGGAACTGTGGGTGCGTATCTTCTCGTGCTGGACAGGTATTCCGATGCGCGAGATTGAGGGCGATTGCTCCTCTGAGCGTCTTGCGGAGATTAAGGCCGCGCAGGAGCGCATGTTGCGTGAGCGCGCCGAGTGCGGCGGACAGTTGTTCATTAACGCTGACCCTAACGGTGGAGTGGATACGATTGCGCGGGATTGCCGCCGACTACTACAGGGCGATAGCGGTCTTGATCTTGTGATCGTTGACTATCTGGGTATTGTGCCGTCGTTTGAGTCGAAGAAGGACGTTGACAAGTACGGTGCCATTACGGCGAACTTGAAGCGCCTGGGTCAGACGATCAAGGTTCCGTTCATTCTGCTCGCCCAGTTGAAGCGCGGCTCGTCAGACGCGGATAGTGACGGTGATGGCGGTACGGGTAAGCGTCAGCCGACACATAATGATTTGTATGGGTCCGCGAAGCCTGGCTACGATTCTGACATTGTGATTACGATGATGCGTGAGGAGAGTGTGGATAACACGATTGGTGACACGATCATGGTGATTACGAAGAGTCGTCGCGCGGGGGCCGGTGCTCGCGCGAGGTGTATTAGCGCGTTGCATTGTTCGCATCTGATTGATCGCGCGTCTGAGATCGCTCCCGTGATGAGTAGCGCCCCGTCTGACGAGGACATTGAGTTCATCAACAGTTTGTCTGAGGAGGAGGATAGGCGTTTGGAGAACGTGTACGGCGTGGATAGTGATGAGCCGACGGGCGCGTCGTTTGATGAGAGGCTTCACGGGTTGTCGGACGGTGATTCTGGGGAGTTCGGCTACGCGGCCGACGACTACGGCGACTATGGGACCGCTGGTGGCGTGGATGATTTCGGCCAGTGGGAGGCTGAGCCTCCCGCTGACGGTGGGGGCGCGTGGGACGACGACGGGGACGTGTTCTAGGAGTGTTGTCGCTTTTGTTTAACTGTGCGGCGGGCTGGGTTTGCTGAGGTTTTGGCACCCGGCCCGCCGCTATGTTATCGTGTAGATTATTGAACAAAAACGTATCCGCGCTCATCTCTTGTGCGCGCGGAATGTCTGCCCACTTTTGTGGCCGTAATGGAGGTTCTATTGAGGCGAACACCCGCGAAAAAGAAGGCGCGCCGTCGGTCTGGGCGCGTGAACTGGTCCGATGAGCTGATGACGTTCGGGCTACTGGATGATGTGTCGGCGTTGTCTGGCTTGACAGCCGGGAGTGACGCGTGGATGCGTGAGCGGTTCCGTGGCGACGAGGACGGGTGGGTGGATTGTTTCGCGAGCGCTTACATGCGCGGCGTGAACCCGGTTGAAACGTATCGTGAGTATTTCTACGTTTATGACGTGGCGATTACGATGAGTATTGTGAAGCGCCTTTTCCGTTTGTTGGTTGTGGAGCGCGGGGACTGTTCGACGGCTGAATTTGTGGACGCGGTTGGGCGCGTGTTTCAGCGGGGCGCTACCGTGAGCGAGCGTCTTGTTCGTGTCGAGTTGCGAGAGAGTGAGAGTGGTGCGCTGTGACGCGTGAATATGACCGTGAAGATGCGAGTTTTGAGGACTTGCTGGACCCGTATGTGCCGGTGAAGCGTAATCGTGTGAACGTGGATGCGGTTGCTCAGGGTGAGCGTGAGAGCGCTGACTCGTATCGTCAGTCAACGAAGGGGCTGCTGCTTTCTACTATCCGCAAAAACTTGAAGGATTGGGACAGTGAGGCGCGCGGCGTGTGGAAGGGCGCGAACCTTGACGATTTGATCGCGCGCGCCGAAAAGGCGGAGGAAGGCGACCCTGCCGCCGGTCTTGACGCGGATAGCTTGCTCGCGCTGCGTAGTGCCGTGCGTTCTCATGTTCGCGATGGGAAGCCGTTGCACGTGTGGTTGAGCGGCCCGGAGGGGTGTGGGAAAACGTATGTGGCGCGCGCTGTGCTGCGTGAGTTCATTTTGATGGGCGCATCTAGCTTGCAGGGCACTTTGATGCTGCGTGCGAGCGAGTTCCTTTCCCTCCCGTCTGAGGGGTTTGACGGGAAGAAGCGCATGGGTGCTATTGCGCGCGGCTTGATGCGTGGACGCTTCAAGACGGTTCTGTTGGATGGTGTTCCGTTCACGGCGCGTGACACTCTTTCGTCGCACGTTGGTGACGCGTTGTACTCGTTTTTGGATGCGTTGGAGTCTGGGGCTGACTATTCAGTTATCACGTCTGTGAGTCGTGTGGACCGCGTGACGTTGATCGGCGGTAAGAAGGACGCGCGTCTGGTGCGTTTGCATAGTGCCCCGCATGGTGTTTCTGTTGATTTCGGGTCGCCCGCCGATCTGGGCGATGGTAGCGGTAGCGCGCCTGGCGCTGTGGGTTCCGGTCGTGATTCTGACGCGTTTGCGCGCGGATTGCTCGGCTAAGAAGAAAGAATGGCTTGACTGTGAGTGTTTTCGGTAAAAAGCGGGACGATTCCGCGTCGAAGTGGCGCGAGTTTACCGCCGACATGCACGCGCCCGTGGAGGAAGTGAAGCGTCGCGGTGGTCGCGCGCGCCTCGTTGCGCGCCTTGGCGCTTTGTCGTGCGCGTTTGGTGTCCTGTTGGCGGCTCCTGGGCTTGTTGCGGTGAACGCGGCTGTTGGCGTGGGTGACGCGGGGTTGAAGGTGTGGAATTCTATCCCCGCTGACGTTGACTCCTCTCAGGTGGCGTCGAAGAGCCGCGTTCTTGACCGTGACGGAAATGTGATCGCCGAGTTGTGGGATGAGAACCGGGAGGAGCTTGCGTCTCTCGATCAGGTGAGCGGGTGGGCGCAGACGGCTCTCGTTGACACTGAGGATCAGCGTTTTTGGGAGCATGAGGGGTACGACCCGAAGGGTGTGGCTCGTAGCGCCGTGAGCGGCGAGGGCGGCGGTAGTGGTATCACTCAGCAGCTTGTGAAGAATCTGCGCTACTATTCCGCTCAGTCGGATGAGGGCAAGGGTGAGGCGACGGCTGCGACGCCTGCTCGTAAGGTTGTGGAGTTGAAGGCGGCTGTCGAGTACGAGAAGCAGCACAGTAAGAGTGAGATTCTGCTCGCCTATTTCAATACTGTCGCGTTTGGTGGGCCGTCTACGTATTCTATCCAGTCGGCGGCGCGAGCGTTTTTTGGCGTGGACGCGTCCGTTTTGTCTGCGGGTCAGGCTGCCCTGTTGGTGGGGTCCGTGCAAAACCCGTCGCTCTATAACATGTCTACGGAGGATGGTGCGGAGCGTGCGCGTGAGCGTGCTCACCTTGTCGTTGATCGTATGAAGCGTTTGGGGCACTTGACGGACGATCAGGAGGCGGAAGCGCTGGCGGTCGTAGACGGGTTTACGCCGGTTGAGAGCGGAGGGGCGGCGGGAGGCTGCGCGTCCAGCAAATACCCGTTCTACTGCGATTACGTGGTAAAGTACATTCTGGGTAGCCCGCGCTACGGTGAGACGGTGGATGATCGTGAGCGTTTGTTGTCGGTGGGCGGGTTGACGATTAAGACGTTCCTTGATAGTGCGGCCACTGACGCTGTGGAGGCTCAGTTGCGCGCCGATTTTGGTACAACCAACCGCGTTGCTGTTCCGACGGTGGGCGTGGACCCCGGCACTGGCGGGGTGAGCGTGTATGCGGTGAACCGTGACTACGGTTCGGGCGCGGGTGAGACGATGATTAACCTCCCCCTTAACCCTGCTGGCACTGGTTCGACGTTTAAGATGATGGTGTTGGCTGCCGCGTTGAATAACGGATATGACGTGGGGAATCTGTCGTTTTCGTCTGCGTGCCCACTGTACCCTGGGCCGGATTACGATAGCCCGGAGGGCGGCATCAACAACAGCGATTCGTGCGCGTTGCAGGGCGGTTTCTTGTCGTACCGTCAGGCTGCCGCGTATTCGTCGAACACGTGGTTTGCGACGTTGGAAATGCGTATCGGCGTGGATAAGGTGAAGGAGTTCGCCGCGTCGGTGGGTATTCCTGCGCCTGAGTCGATTTCGTCTCGCTCTTTGTCGTATGGTTTGGGTTCGACTGAGCACTCGCCGGTTGACATGGCGGCCGCGTTTGCGTCGTTCGCGTCTGGTGGCATTTTCTGCCCTGCTACGCCGGTTCAGTCTGTGACTGGCATGGATGGTGTGGAGGTTGCGGCGGCGGATGGTTATGACCCGTCGGCGGATGCGTGTCGGCGTGTGTTGTCGCCTCATGCTGCGGCTGTTGTGGCTGACGCGATGCACGCGAACATGGACGGCACGGTGCCGAGTGCGTTTGGTTTGCGTTATCGCGTGCCGGGTTATGATGTTGCCGCTAAGTCCGGCTCTAACAATGTGATTAACAGCACGTGGGCTGTTGTGACCGGCGGGTTGGCGTTGTTTTCTAACGTGTATGATCCGGTGAACACTGCCGAGGGTATGGATTTCCACGAGTTCCGTGGTCACGTGGCGAGGTGGAATGATCATGCGGTGGCGCAGAGTGCGGCGTCGTATTTGCCTGGTGTGTTTGCTGCTCATGGGTATTCGCCTGCCGTGTATCAGAGTTCGGATATGACTGCTGCTGATGCTGCTCCTGTGTCGTCTGGTGGCGTGGAGGTTCCGTCGCTGACTGGGTTGTCGGGTGAGGCGGCGGTTGCTGTTGGCGAGGTGTCTGGGTTGCGTGTTGTTGTTGATCGTGAGCGTGCTCCGTCGGATGGTGTGCCGTCTGGGTTTGTTGCGTGGCAGAGTGTGGAGCCGGGTTCTCGCCTGTCGGTTGGGTCTCGCCGGGATGTTGTGGTGCGCTTGGCTGAGTGACGGCGCGCCCTGGCATGAGCCTCTCGCTCGCTGTATGCGCCTCTCGCGGCTTTTCAGTGCCCGCATGACCGTTTAGGTGTCTGTGGGCATTTGTGGCCGCGAGAGGCGCTTCCAGTGTTTCGCTTGTTGCCTGTGGCGGTCATCGCCGAGAATCCGGACGCCCGGTGCGGCGAGGTTTTGACTCCCGCGAACTATTAGAGTATACATATGTATACGGGCGTGTTGGCGCGTGCGTTCCCTGACCGGCTTAATGCGAATAAACGAGAGAACGACCGGCCCCAGCGGCAAACGCACAGGACATCAACGAGCCTCGTCGAAACGATAGAAAACAAGCGCGCGTGCACGGCTTCGCGCGGAAGAAAGAAGGGGACGGTATGAAACTCGTCATCGCAAGCGCGGACCTCGTGAGCGGCATCAAGTACGCTGCGCACGAGGTTGGGCGCTCCAAGGATAGCACCCTCTACATGACGGTAGAGGGTGGCGCGAAGCCCACTATTACGTTCTACGGGAACGGGGTGAACAGTGAAGCGCAGGCGCGCCTCCCGCTGTTCAGTCTCGACACGAATGGTATGACCGACGGCGTTATGCGCGTCGCCTTGGATGCTTCAAAGACCCTGGCGCTGGCTGGCCTGCTTAGCCGCGCCGACTACACGACGATCACGTACAGTGGGGCGGCTTCTGCTGTCCCGCATATTGAGCAGGACAGTGGCCTTAAAGTGCGCATGGCTGTTCACGCGGCCGCAATGGGGGATAGTCCTATTAGCGGCCGCGCGAAAACGACTTTGAAGGCGCAGGAGTTGACGCGCCCGGCTCGCGCCGCAGATGTTGCTGCTCTCCTGTCTGCCGCTGATGCTGTCGCGTACGCGGAAAGCGCGGGCAGGCAGGGTGCGGCCCTGCGCATTGCGGATTGTACGCTCACGTGCTTTGCTTACGGTTGTAACGCGATGGCGATGTATATTAACAGCGTGGGTATTGACGCTGCATCCCCTGAGCCGGTCATGTTCTCGTGGGCTTCGCGCCCCGCACTGGCGTGCCCGAGCGAGGGCGTGGTTACTCTCCTGGGGCGCGTTAATCGCCTGGCTGAGGGGCGTTTGGAGGCTTTCGGTTACACTGATGGTCGTTATTCCGTGCTTTTTAATGCTGGCGAGGAGTTCGCTGCGTTCGCTAATGGTGCGGCTGCCCGAATGGTGGATACGTGGCGTGAGAGCCAAGTGGATGTATGCGTCATGCCGCGTGTTCGCGCGATGACCGGCGCTCTCGTCACTATCCGTAAGGCTGACGAGCTGTCGGCTGGAAGTGACGCCGCGAACGATATGCGTGTTATTCTTGACGGCCCGTCCGCGTCCATGACGGTGACTGGCAGGGGCGGCGACGATTCTTCGTACACGACTGGAGCGGTGGACGATAAGGGGGGTCGCGTCCTGTCGGGTGACGTTGTGGCGCGTTTCGCTGTGCGTTCTAATCCGGCGTCGTTTGATCGTATTGCGGCGGTCGCTGACGGTGCGGGTGACGCTGGTGTGCGCGTGCGCGCTTATGTTGGCGGCAATAACGCGGTTCTCCTCTTGTATCCGTTGTCCACCGTGGCTGACGGTGGGGATAAGCGCACGGTTGAGGGCGCTCCGGTTGTTCACATGGTGCAAGACCTCGCGATTGAGTGAACGCCGTGGGTGGGGCGGGACCTGTCCCCCTGGCGTGGGTGGACTGGTTTTGCCCCGCCCTGCGTTTTTCGCTTATTGAGCACTGTTAAGGAAAAAGAGGTGTTTTAATGTTTTCTCACGCGGTAGGTGTTCTTCCTTTTGTCGCGTCTCTGGTGGCGTGCGTGTGGGCGAGCGTAGCCGGTGTTCGAGGTTCCGGTGGGCGGGGGTGTCGTCAGCGTGTTACCGGCGTTGTTGCCGGGGTGGCTGGTTTGGTGGTGAGCCTGCTGCTGTATGGCGTGGGTGACGCGTGGCTCGCGTTGTCGTTTGCGCCTTTTGTGGCGTGGGGCGTGCTGTGCGGCGTGGAGGATTACTGCAATCTTCGCGTGCCGTATGACTCTCGCACGGTGAACGTCTTGTGTGGTTTGTCGCTTGTTGGCGCGGCGTTGTCGCCGTCAGTTGGCGTGTTCGCGTGGCTGCTTGGCGTGGCCGGGTGGATTGTTGGCGTATTTTTGGGTTGTTTTCGTGTCCCGTGGTTGGGCGGTGCCGACGCTCTGATGGTGCGGTATTGCCTGGTCGTGTGTGCCCCGCTGTTGGGTGGCGCGGGCGTGGGCGTTCTCGCGTTGGCGTTGCTGTTTACGGTGACGGCTGGCGTGTTGGAGTCGCAGGTAAATGGTCGTGGCGGCGTATTCCCGGCTGGTCCTGCGCTGGTGGTTGCCGGGTTTGTTGCGTGTTTGGCGCATTTCGTGGTTGCCGCGTCGGCTGCCGGGTGACCCTACCACCGCCCCGGGCGGGGCGGCCAACATGGTTTGCCCCGCCCGGTTTTCATTGTTCACTTTATTTCTTCCCATTTTTTCTTGTAAGTTGGTGACTGTCCGTGTCTGTCGATGTTCCTGTTTTTTCTGACGATGACCCCGTTATCCCCGTGCCGGTTGACGACTTCGGGGACCCCGCTACTGTCGTTGCGCCTGCCACTATCTCAGGCGGCGTCGCTTTGTCGGGCAGTGAGGCGAAAGAGCTGACGGATGAGATTACCGCGTACATGCGGCGTGCGAGCGAGAAGATTCATGAGCTTGTCGCGCGAGCGCACGCCGGTAAGGCTCACCTTGCTCTCGGCTATGCGACGTGGGGCGAGTACGTGACTGGCGAGCTTGACATGAGCGTGTCACGCTCCTACCAGTTGATTAACCTGAATCGCGTTATCAGCGCGTTCGATGAAGCGCTGCCTGATGGTGCGTCCGTTGAGTTAACGGAGGCTGTTGCCCGCGACGTTCACCGCGACCTTGACGCTATCGCTGGGCGCATCCGCGAGGAGACCGCTGGCTTGGAGGCGGGGGATGCGGTGGCGCGCGCGGGCGAGATTGTGGAGGAGGAGCGTTCTCGTATCCGTGATTCTCGCGCGCAGGCGAAAGCTGACGAGGGCAACTACCCGGTTCCGGTCGTGCCGTCCGATGATGTGGTGGACGATGAGCGCGGTTACGTGGGCGTGCCCGACACCATGCCGGTTGAGGTGGGTTCCGAAGATGACTGGGAGAACGTGTCCATGCTCGATGACGCGGCTGATAAGCTGCTGGAGCGCGCGGGCGTGAACCCAGAGACCGGCGAGTACAAGAACGGTCGCACGCCAGCCAGCGACGGTGGCCGCCCTCCCGTGTCGGAGGCGGTGGAGCAGGGCGACCCGCGCGTCGAAATACTGTCGAGGTTCCTCGCTGCCGCAGATATTGTGGAGGATTTGCCGGAGCCTGACGGGTTCGCGGCTGCCGCCGATTTCCTGGGCGAGGGCGAGCTGCGGGAGCTGCGTGGCCGCGTGCTAGAGTGCGCGTCGTGGATGAATCGTGTCGCCGACATGCTGGGCCGCTGACCGATCCTCTTTTCTACCGCCGTATAAGGCTCCTGCCCGCCCACTGTGACGTTTTGACGCGCTCACGGTGGGCGGGTTATTATTGCAGGTAAGGAGAGGCGTATCGTTTCTGCTGTCGCTTCCTGGCGGTTTTGTGGCGGCGTCAGCTCAGTTGGTTGTGGAGGGTTATTCGTGTCAGGTTTCAGGTTGTGGGCTGGTACGCGTTACGAGTGGGTGTATTCGCGTCCCGTGAGCGCTTTCGGCGGCGCTGCTGCGTCGATCCAGGCCGCGAACGTGGGCGCACCCATACCCGCCGCCGCTGGGGCGCTGTTTGACGGTGGCGCGCCTGTGGATGATGACCCGGCTTCCGTGCCGCCGCCTGTCGCGTCGATCAGTCAGACTGGGAAGTTCCTCATCTTTGAGGGCGTGTCGTCGCCTCGCTACGAGCGCGCGATTAGTGAGCTTGGTGGGATTCGGCGTAGCGGCTTGTGGCAGACTGGTTTCGCGCGCGTGTTTGATGTTGACGCGGCGAATGAGAAGTTGGCGGCGGACGGATACCGGCCCATTGTTTTGGGCGAGGATGTGGCGCACGCGCTGGCGCGCCCTATTAGCGGCTATGACGGCGAGTTGGATAGTTTGAAGCTAGTCCCGGTGTCTGAGTTGTTTTTGGCGACGCACGAGTATTTGTCGAGGAATCAGGCGAAGGCGGCTGCCGGGCGTTCCCTGCCTGAGCGCCTGTCGGCTATGGGGATTGAGAGCCTGTATGATCTACTCATGCATGTTCCGCTCAGGCACGTTGACCGCGCGCACCCGGTCCCTATTTCCGGCATGTTGGATGGGGAGCAGGCGACGCTGGTCGGGCTGGTGGAGTCAGCGGAGCAGAAGGTGACGCCGCCTGTTCGTACCCCCGGCGTGAAGCAGCGTAAGGACGCGGTTTTCGTGGTGCGCGACGATGCGGGTTCCTTGGTTCGTGTCACGTTTTTTAATCAGCCGTGGCTTGTGAAGCAGTTTTTCCCGGGCGATAGCGTCATTATCACGGGTAAAGTGCGTTTCTTTAGGGGCGGCAAGTCGATTAGCGGTTCGACGATTGACATGAGCGATAACACGGTGGGTGCGGCTCTTGTCCCCGTGTATCCTCAGTCGCAGAAGAACGCTGTGGATTCTGCGACGCTTGCTGGTCTCATGTTGGAGTTGCTGGGTCGTATTCGCGGCGTGCGTTCCCCCGGCTACATGCGTCTCTTGTCCCCTGATCGTGCGCCACTGTCGTTTTATGACGCGATTCGTCTCGTCCATTTCCCGGCTGACAAGCGCGAGTTCGAGGACGCGTTGTTGACGCTCGCGTACAATGAGCTTGTCCTGTTGGAAGTGCTGTTGCATAGGTTCCGCCGTTTTGACGAGCGCGTGGGCGTGTCGATGAGTGGGGGTGAGCGTGAGGTCGCGCGCCTTCGCGGGTCGTTGCCGTTTGAGATGACGCGCGGCCAGGTGGAGGCGACGCGCCGCCTGTTGGAGTCGGCTGCCGATACGCGCGCACACGTGTCCCTGTTGATTGGTGACGTGGGTTCGGGTAAGACGTTGACGGCTTCGTTCCCGATTGTGGCTGCTATCGCGTCTGGCAGGCAGGTCGCGGTTCTTGCGCCGACGGCTATCCTGACGGAGCAGTTGTATGCGTCTATTCGCTCCTCGTGTGAGCGCGCGGGCGTGTCTGGTCGTGTGGCGTTGCTTGATTCGCGTTGGTCGGCTGCGAGCGCGGAGCGTAAGCGGTTTAACCGTGACGTTGCTGACGGTGTTATTAGCGTGGCGGTGGGGACGACTGGCCTGTTGCAGAAGTCGGTCAGGTTCCGTGACCTGGGTCTTGTGGTGGTGGATGAGCAGCAGAAGTTCGGCGTGAAAGACCGGTCGCGTCTCATTGAGGTGTGTGAGAGCGTTGGGGCGGCGCGCCCTGACGTGTTGATGATGACGGCGACGCCGATTCCTCGCGCGACCGCTCAGGTGTTGTACGGTGACGTTGAGGTGATTTCTTTGCCGGATAAGCCTGCTGGGCGTCTGCCGATTGTGACGAGTTGGGTGCGCCGGGGTGCGGCGCAGGCTATCGAGCCTGATAGCGAGTTCGTGGCGCGCGCGTGGGCGGAGATTAAGGCGGGTAGGCGCGTGTTCGTTGTTGCCCCTCACGTGGAGGGCGATGATGCGGGCACGGTCGCGTCTGTGAAGCCCTTGTTTGACGCGTTGTCGAAGGGCGCTTTCAAGGGGGCGCGGTGCGCTATGTTGCATGGGAAGATGCGTAAGGATGCTCAGGATGAGGTGATGGCCGCGTTCCGTGACGGCGAATACGATGTGCTGGTCGCATCCCCCGTGGTTGAGGTTGGTATTGACATTCCTGACGCTACTGTGATTGGCGTGTTTAGCGCTGATCGTATTGGTGTGGCGAGCTTGCATCAGATGCGTGGCCGCGTGGGCCGTAATAGTTTCCAGTCGTATTGTTTCCTGGTCGCTGACCCGCAGGTGATGTCCGGGCGTGGCGTGAAGCGTTTGGAGGCTTTGGCGGCTTCTGATGATGGTGCGGCGTTGGCGTTTGAGGATATGGCGATGCGCGGCGGCGGCGACGTGTTTGGTGAGAGTCAGAAGGGGAAGGGGCGGACGCGTTTCTCGGACATCATGACTCAGGCACCTTTGTTGGGTGACGCGTCGGATGACGCTGAGCGTATTCTCGCTGACGAGACTGTGAGCGAGTCGGCGGTTGCGGCTGCCGTCGAGTTGTACGGCGAGTACAGGGGGGATATGTTGTGAGTGCTGGCGCGGGCTGTTTCCGTGCAGTTCTGTTATTTCTTCGTGAGCGGTTTTCTCACTGGTTGGAGCGTGGTTTTCTGATGGCAGGTAAGAGTAGGAAGAGCGGTGACGCTCAGGTGTCGTTGATGGTGCAGGCGCGCCGCTTTGTGCGCAGGAGGTACCACACGAGGGGTGCGCGCGGTCTCGTCGTGCCACTTGTGGGCGCAGTCGTGTTTGTTACCGTGGGCGTGTTGTTGGACGTGTTTGCTCCCGATGGTCGCTGGTGGATGTATGCGCGTAGCATCCCGGCGTTGGGCGGCGGCGTGTGCCTGGCGGTCGCCGTGGGCGTACTGGGGCTATTTTGGACTGATGTGCGTCGCCGCACGAAGCCGGACGGGTGGGAGCCGTGGAAGAAGCGCCTGAGTGTGCGTCAGCGCGTGGCCGCGTCCGTTCTGGGGTTTTCTGTGGCCGCGTTGTTGTCGATGGCCTCTGCTGGGACGTGGGCGTACACGCTCGGCGCTTGCGTCATGGTCTGTTACGTGCTGTCGTGTATTCAATGGGTGTGGCCGACGCGCGCGGAGTCTGACCGTATGGAGTTGGGTATTCGTGATGAGCGGGATGGGCGCGCTCGCGTGGGTGTTGCTCGCACGTTTGATAACGCGGTGAGTGCTGCGAGGAAGCGTCGCCGACGTGTCCGCTGGTGAGGTTTTGACGGGTGGACTAGTGCCATGCCATGATGGTTTTATGCATGTGGCGGCGATTGTTCGCCCGTCATTTCTGGTTCGTTTGGTTGCGCTCGTTTACGCCTTGCTTGCGTAATGTTGCGTACGTTTGTGGAAGGTTTCGGTGACCTGTCGTGTTGGAACGGGATGCTCAGTTGATGGCTGAGATCACGAAGTTGGCTGACGAGTTGGATGCGGCGCTTGACGCGGGGTCGCTTGACCAGGTGAATCGCCTGATGTTGAAGGCCGCTAAGCTGGACTTGTTGCTGGCTACTAGGTCGAGTGCGGCTCAGGATGCATTGCGGAAGGTTTCGGGCGAGTATAAGCAGGCTGTCGCGGCGGTGACGTTACAGGTCCGGGAGTTGCCGTCTGCTGATATGAGGCGCGCGGCCGTGGATAGTGATGAGCGCGTGTGTGAGCTGGACGTGCAGGTGTCGGCGTATAAGGCGGCGATTGAGATGTTTAAGACCAGTTCTATGGCTGTTCGTGCGGCGCTGGATGCGTTGCAGACGGTAGCGAACAATCACCGTGCTGTCATGAAGCTCGTGTGACCTTCCGTCCGCTTGTTGCGGGCGCGATTCCATTTTCCGCTGTTTGTTGTTTGTTTGTTTTTCTGGTGGGAGGTTGTTTCCTGGTGGCTGATTCTTGCGACCGTGCTGTTCGCTGCGTGTTGCCTGATCGTCGTGTGCGCAGCGTTCCGGCGTCGTCTCCTCGCGATGGCGCTGGGTTTTTGCGCGTGCTGGCTGTGTGCGGCGCGATTGTTGTCGTCGTATTGTTTGCGTGGCTGCTTGGTGGTGAGGGGTCTGAGGGTAGGTATGTTGTTGTGGGAGATTCGATGTCTCCTGCTCTCGTGTCCGGGCAGGAGCTTGACGTTGATTCTGGCGCGCCGGTTCAGTCTGGTAGCGTGGTGGTGTTTGAGGAGCCGGAGGGTTGGCGGCATCCTGGCCAGGTCGCGGTTAAGCGTGTGGTGGCTGTGGCTGGCGACGTGGTGTCGTTGCGTGGTGGCGGTTTGTGGGTGAATGGTCGTATGGTGGCGGCGTTGCCTGGGTCGTGCGTGTCTGGCGGCGAGGAGACCGTTCCTGATGGCGGCGTGTTTGTTGTTGGCGATAATAGGGCCGTGTCTCGTGATTCGATGACTGTGGCGTGTTCTTCTGGTAGCGTGTCGGATGGTGTTGTTTCGTTGTCGTTTGTTCGCGGCGTCGTGCGCTGACAGTGGCGCGTGGTGCGAGAAGGGGTTTCTGGCGTGTTTTTGAGGCTTGTTGTTGATAAGGACGCGTCGTTTGGCGTGTTCCAGGAGGCGTTGGCGCGCGTCCAGTTGGGTGGAGTTCCAGCACATTATGTGCGCGATGGGGAGCCGTTGGCGGCGTGCCGTGAGGGCGCGTTGTTTGATGGGGGTGACGCCAGGTCTCTGATTGTGCGCCGCGTGTCGGCTGATGACGTGAAGCGTTTCTCGCAGTTTTTTGGCGGACTTGTTGAGGGCGGTGACGTGGCGAGGGCGGCTGACCCTGGCCTGTTGATTGTGTGTGAGTGTGCGCGCACGTCTACTCGCAGGTTGGAGAGGCTGGTTCGTGAGGCTGGCGGTGACGTGGTGGTGTTGCCGAAGCCTGGGCGTGGCCGTAGCGTGGCTGACGAGTTGTTGGATTGTACGGGCTTGTCTGCCCAGGCGAAGCGTTTTTTGCGCGAGTATGCGGGTGAGGATTTTCAGGTGATTGTGCCCGTGTTGTGTCAGATCATGCTGAGTGTTGACCGCGCGGATCAGCATCGTATTAGTGTCGATAATTTGACTGGCCGTTTGTTGCGTGAGGGGGCGTTGAAGCCGTGGCTTGTGGAGGACCCTGTTTTTCGCGGGGACGCGGCTGAGGCTGCGCGCGTGTGTAGGCGCGTGTTGGGTGGGGGTGTTCACCCGTTGGCGGTTGCGAAGATTTTGGAGAGGATGCGCGTGATGTCGCGTGTCGCTTCCCTGTTGCAGGTGGGGTGTGATCGTTCGCAGGTTGCGCGCGCGGTTGGGTTGGATGCGTCGTCGTATCAGTTCCGCCTGGTGTTTGATCGTGCTCGCGCGTTGGGTGTGGGGAAGTGCAGGCTGTTGTCGGATTTGTCGTCTCAGTTGTCGCGTGGGTTGAAGTCGTCCACGGCTTTTGGGGGCGAGGAGTTGTTGACTGTGTTGGTGCCGTTGATGGCTGACGTGGTTGCTGGTCGCGTGTGTCGTGTGCCTCGTTTCGTGTGCGACTTGCCGGGTAACTAGTTGTCGTGTTACTGTTGTTTTTGTTCGTGCGAGTTTAACTGCTTGCCTTTTGGTTTTTGTTGGCGGCGGTTATTGAACGCATAAAAGGTGTGCGCCGTTTTTGGCGCTCGTTTTCCTAGAGGAGAGAGTGTTTCTATGTCTGACATTGTTCGCGATAATGGTAGCGAGCTGGACGGGGTTGATGAGGTGACGCAGAGCGTTACCGGCGAGGGCGGCGCCCAGCCTGCCGATGGCGGTTCTGCGGTGCCGTGGGATGAGATCGTGTCCGGCGGGGAGTCGGGTTCGAGCTTGGAGCATGACGGCGTTAGCGACGCTGGTGCGGCTCGTGTGAAGCGTAAGCGCACGGTGGCGGCTTTCGCTGTTGCGGGTGTCCTGTTGGCTGGCGTGTTGGCGGCTGGCGGCGCGTACTGGTGGGAGCATCATGATGATGTGGAGGTGCCGTCTGCTCCCGCCGTGTTGTCTCAGGGTGTGGACCCGTGCGCTGGTTTCACGTCGGTTCGGCTCGCCTGTAGTGTGGAGCAGGTGACTTCGGGCGATGTTGCGCGTGACGCTCTGGTGTCTCAGTCTACCCAGGCTGGTTCGACGGTTAATATGGGGGATGCGGTTGTGTTGTCGTATTCGTCGGGTCCTGCGTCGGCGTTTATGCCTGACGTGTCGGGTATGAGCGTTGAGGATGCGACGAAGGCGTTGTATGCGGTTGGCGTGTCTGTTGGCGAGGTGCGTCAGGTTGAGGCTGGCACGGTCCCGGTGGGTACTGTGACTGGCGCTTCCGTGGCCGCTGGCTTGGAGGTGTCCAACGGTGATAGCGTGTCGTTGGATGTTGCGTCTGGCCGCGTGAATCTGCCTGATTGGAAGGGTAAGACTCGCGAGTATGTGGAGTCGGATGCGAAGAAGATCGGCGTTACTGTGTCGTTTAGTGAGCAGGAGAGTGACGGTGCGGCGGGTGTCGTGTTGTCTCAGTCTGTTGCTGCTGGCGAGGTTGATTCTGGGACGGAGGTGAGTGTTGTTCTGTCGAAGGCGAAGTCTGATCCTGAGTTGGCTATTCCTCGTGTAGTGGGATTGTCGGGTAACGACGCGCAGGCTGCGCTCGTGAAGGCCGGGTTTTCTGCGGTGACTGTTGTGACCGTGAAGAACAGCGAGGTTACCTCGGAGCAGGTGACGCATGTTGTCCCCGCCGAGGGCGCTAAGGCTAAGGCTTCTACTCCGGTGACGGTTGTTGTGTCGCAGCCTTACGCGTCTGCGTCTGGCGATCGTCCTCAGTCGAAGTGATGTGCGGGCGCGCCAGGTGGGGTCGCGTGAGTGTAGCGCGTTTCCCGTTTGGCGTGCCCGTTTCCTTGTTATCTATGTGAAGGATTGTGTGTGAGTACGAAGAAGAGCAGGAATACGCCTCGTCATAGGGGCGACCGTAAGCGTGGCGCGTCGTCTGGCTGCCCCAGGCATCGCGTGAGGGCTACGATCCCCCGCGCTGGTGGTGTGGCGGCTGTCGCGGCTGCTGCTGTGGCGTTGTGCGCGATGCCTGGGGTTGGCGCGGCTGCGGCTGCTGACGCGCCGGTTGATACGGCTGATGCGCGTGTGAGTGTTGCGACGAGCACTGGTGTGGCGTCTTATGATTTTAAGACTGGCGTGTCGCCTGAGTCGTTGGGCGAGTTTTTGGAATCGAAGGGCGTGGACCCGGCTCTAGTGCGCACGTCTGATTCTAAGGCGGTCGATGAGGGGCAGGTCATTCATGCGGGCGATTCTGTGCGATTGTATGCGGTGGAAGAGTCGCGCACGGAGAGTGTGGAGGAGATTCCGTTTGAGAAGGAGACTCGCCCGTCTGATGAGCTGTTTGTTGGTGAGACGCGCGTGCAGCGTGCGGGTGAGCCTGGGAGCGTGACGAAGGTTTCGACTGTTCGTACTGATTTGTCTAAGGATAAGAGTGTGAACGCGTCGGCTTCTGATGGGGCTGATGCTGATAAGGTTGAGTCTACGGTGTCGTCTACTGTGACGAAGGCTCCGGTGAGCGAGGTCGTGTTGGAGGGGACGAAGCCTCGCGAGGTTGAGGCTGCGCCTGACACTGGCGTTGCTTCGGGCGGCGTTGCTGGCGTGTCTGGCGACGTGAGCGTTGCGTCGGGTTATGCGTTGTCTGATGAGGCGAAGGCTAATCGGGCGGTTCAGTTGGCGTTGAGTAAGAGGGGCGCGTCTTACGTGTGGGGCGAGGAGGGTCCTGACGAGTTCGATTGTTCTGGTCTTGTGTGGTGGGTGTATCATGACCAGCTTGGCTATAAGGATTTGCCTCGCACTGCGGCTCAGCAGCTCGCGTATGGTACGCGGGTGAGTGTGGATGATTTGAAGCCGGGGATGTTGCTTGCGTCGAGTACGCATATCGGCATTTATATTGGTGGCGGTCAGATTGTTCACGCGTCGCATCCGGGTGTCGGTGTGACGGTGAGTTCTCTTCAGTGGGCGCTTGATTATGGGATGGTTCCTATAGCGTTCTGACGCCGTTTCGCCTGCCCTCGCTGTGGCGCGCCCCGCGCTCCTTTTGTGTGGAGTGTGGGGCGCGCCTTTTCTCACCCACTGTTCTTGTGATGGAGGTCACTTTGTTTCTGGTTGTTTTAATCTCGTCTGTATGATATTATGGTTTCATCTGGTGATCTTGTGTGTGGGTGATCCGGATGTGACACTCGCGTCTGTTGGGTGTTCGCGTTGCTTGCTGACGCTATTTGAGCGTTGGCCGTCCTTCTGGACGTAATCAAGAGCAGAGAAGACTAACCACCGTAAGGCAGGTTGGCGCTAACCCCACGTTGTGGGCGAAAGCAAAGAGCTTGATTGCGTAACCGTAGGGGTTTCGCGTGCACCCCGCCGACTGCGGGTGCCGGGTTGCGCGGCTTTTAGCTGCTGCACCGCCCCCAACTGTTCTTGCGCTTGCGCGCTCAGAGAACACACTTGGCGACCACGTGGCGGGGTTCTCCTCGCTGATGCTGGTTGTTTTGCGTGTTTCTCTTTGAGTGCCCGTTTGAATGGTTGGGGGTTTTCTTTTTGCGTGCGCCCGCGTTATTATCGTATTATCGGTTTACCTCGTTCGCGCCCCCGACCGCTTCGGCGGACAGGCGCGACCATAAAGAAGGAGTTTGTATGCCCGGTTTGCACGCGCCAGGTGGTGGCGCGCATCGTCGTAGGGGCCGTAGTCGCCTGAGTATTTTCCTTATGGCGCTCGCCGCTGTTCTGTTCATGACCGGAGGCGGCATGATCGTCAACCAGCTATGGTGGAGTGACCATCGTGCGACTGGCATTATGAGCCATAATTTGAGCGTGTGGGATGAGACGCACGCCGATCAGCCGAAGGTTACGACTGTCGCGTCCGTGAAGCATTACGACGACCCGCCGGGTTCGTCGGCTGTGCCGCCGGAGGGAAGCGCGTACGGTGTGCTGCATGTGCCGTCGTGGGATCACATGCGTATCCCCGCGTCTAGCGGCTACGATCAGAGGACTATCTTGGATAATGGGTGGCTGGGTTTCGACCCGCAGTCCGCGTACCCGGGGACGAGCGGCGTCGCCGTCGGGTTTGGTCACCGCCGCACGAACGGCAGCAACCTGTTCGGCATCGACCGCCTCCAAGTTGGAGACCACGTGATCATGGAGACCGAGAACGCGTGGATCGTGTTCGACTACGCGGACAGTAGCATCATTGAGCCGACTGACGTTGAGGCCGCGTACAGCGCACCGTCAGGCTACCCGCAGGACGGACGCTACCTGAATCTCGTCACGTGCACGAGTACGACGTTTGGCGCGTACGGTAACGATCACCGTCACGTGGCGCGTTTCGTCATGTCGTATTGGGTGGATAAGAGCGATGGTGTCCCAGCCGAGCTTGGGGGCGAGAGGTGAGCGTTGAGGTCGCGAATAAGTTGGGTCCGACCGCTGCTTCCGCAGTATTGCAGGCTCGCGGGAGGGCGGCGCGCGGCCGGTCGCGTCGCCGGTGGGTGCGCGTGAGCCGCGTAGGCGTGCTCGCGTTCCTGTTGGCGCTGACTGGCACCCTGTTTTGCTACGGCTCGATTGCGTGGAACCAGTCTCGCGGGTACAGCGTTCGCGAGGTCGTGTCGGAGAGCATGGTTCCTACCTTGGTGAAGGGTGACGTGGTGCGCGTGGACTCGTCGAAAACGCCTACCGTGGGTGAGATTGGCACGTACGTGAAAGCGGATGGTCGGACGGTGATTCACCGCGTTGTGGATACGCCTGGCGGGGTGTTTATTTTCCGTGGGGATGCTAACAGCGTGGATGACGCGCCTGTAGATGCGAGCGCCGTGTCTGGCCGGTATGATGGGTTGATGCGGCCGCAGTGGTTGTATCGCGCGTATCAGTCTCGCGTGTTGGCTGGCGTGGCTGTGGGTGGTCTTTTGCTTGCTGGCGCAGGTCGTGTTATGATTGGTCGCATGATGAGGCCGCGTAAGGGCAGCCTCACGGTGTAAGGGAAACTGTGGTTTATCCGGCTGCCGCGCGCGTCTCGCGTGGCAGCCGGTGGGGGAGAGGGGAAGCCATTGGGCGCGTTTAGGATTGCTCACCTGTCGGATGTTCATTTGGGTTACAGGGCTGGTAGGCGCGACACGCCTGAGCATGTGAATGTTCGCGTTCAGGACGGGTACACTCTCCTAAATGCTATTGTCGGCGAGGTGATCGCTGAGGGCGTGGACTCTGTTGTTATTGCGGGTGACATGTTTCATTCGCCGCGCCCTGACATGCGCACGATTTGCGTGGCGCAAGATGAGCTTCGCAGGTTCGCTGACGCGAACATTCCCGTCTACCTGTTGGCGGGTAATCACGAGGCGGTGGATAGTGCGAGCGAGATCGCGTCGTCTCGTGTCCTGCATGACCCGGATAGGCGTATTTACAGCATTATCGACCCGTACGCGACGTTTGAGATGGCGGACGGCCTCATGCTGCACATGGTGTCGCATCACATGTACATGGGCCAGTCGGAGACGATGAGACGCGTTGCGGCCACGCCGGGCGCGGTTAACGTGTTCACGACGCATGGCGGCGTGATTGACCCGATTATGAAGATGCGTTTGCGCGCGCAGCAGTCGCCGCGTGAGATCGTGATTCCCGATCACCTGTTGTCGCAGAATGGGTGGAGCGCCGTCATGTTGGGGCACATTCACGAGCGTAGCACCGTCCAGGACAGTGCCGGGAACAGCGTCTACTACAACGGCTCCGTTCTTCGTCGCGGGTTCTCTGACCAGGATAACGGTGCGGGCAGGGGTTGGACGCTGTGGACTATCCGCCCGGATGGGTCGGCGTCGTATGAGACGCGTTCGCTGCCTCAGCGCCCACAGTACGATTTCGTTCCCATTGACGCGTCGGGGTTGTCTGCCGCGCAGGTCACGGACCTTGTTGTGGAGAATCTTCGCTCCACGCAGGTTCGTGAGAGCGGGCTGTTTGTGTGGGAGGATGCTCCGATCCTGCGCCAGCGCATCACGGGTATCACGTCGGCGCAGTATTCTGGGTTGGATACGCGCCTGATTGGCGAGGAGGCGGCTCACGCGTTGTCGTGGAAGCTGGAGCCGCTGTTTGCGTCAGCATCCGCGCCCACGGGGGTGCCCGCCGACGGGGAGAGTGGCGAGTCTGCGCACGCGGCTGTTCCGTTTGAGCAGTGGTGCGAGTCGAGTGAGGCTCTTGGTGCGGTGCCGGAGGGTCAGCGTAGTCTCGTGTTGGGGCGCGCTGAGGAGTTCATCAGGTTTGGCCGCGACGCGTCTTATGTCGTATCCGAGTAGCGCCACTGTTCACCCGCGCTTTGGTTTACTTGTAAAGGATGTTTACTGTCGTGCTTGCTTTCTTCTCCGGAATCGTGGACACTGTTCGTCGCCATGCTCTGCTGTTGGCGCTCTTGTTGTCGACTGGCGTGTTGTTGTCGGGTGGTGCGGCGTTGTCTGGCGGCGGCTTGTGGTGGGTTCCCGCGTTGATCACTGTAGGTCTCGTATTGGGGTTCGTGTTGCATGCGAACGCGCCTGTCGTTTTGAAGAGCGCCGCTGTTCTTGTGTTACTGTTCGTGTTGTCGGCTTCCGCGTCGATGACTGCCGCGTACGGTGCGGGTTTGGGTGGCGTCGTGTGGTCGTGCTCGCTGTTGCTGTTGGCTTCCGTGTGTTTGACGTACTCGTATTGCACGTTCGCTTTGCGTAGCAGGTGGGCGGCGTTGGCTGTGGCGCTTGTGGCCGATTACGCTGTGACTATCGCTGTGGCGTTTGGTGCGGGCTGGTCGCTCACTGGTAGCGCTCTTGTTGGCCTTGCGGCGGGCGTTGCCGTGTTTGGTTTCCTGTTTCGCCCTCGTAGCGCGAAACGCGCGTATGAGGGCATGGACGTGAATTACATGGGTGAGCGTGAGCTTGCCGCGATTGTCGGTAACGTGGAGTTGGCGGGCGGTAGCGCTGTCGCTCATGTGACGGATAAGGCGCGTAACAATGGCGGCGTTGTCGCGTATGGTGAGCGAGCGTTTTACGTGTATCCCGTGCGCGTGGATGACGGGTTCGCCATTGGTGGCCGCCGCATGGGCGGTAAGGGTGAGCGCGTGTCGTATCGGGGGCGCGACATTTCTTGGTTCGTTGAGCGCGTGCTGGTGGATAACGTTCGCCACGTAGACAAGAGCGCTCCTATCGTATTGGTGTTGTTGGACTTGAATCGTCGCGCTTCTCGTAAGCCGATGCTGTTTTCGGTGAGTAGGCCGGACTCGCGGCGCGTATTGCCTGTGTTTTCCGTTCCGGCGTCCGTGTCAGATTTGCGTAGCGGCAAGGTGGATTTGTTGTCGCTTTTGGAGGATGAGGCGGCGGGGGCTGGGGTCCCCGTGTTGTCTGAGCGTGATCGTCGGGTGCTTGACCGTTTGGGGTGTGAGGGTCGTTGACTGTAAGGTGGATGTATGCTTGAGTTTTCTTCACTACACAACCACAGCGAGGACGGTAGTCAGCTTGACGGGTTTTCTCCCGTGGAGGAGTATGTGGCCTCCGCCGTGCGGCTTGGTCACCGCGCGGTCGGCTTGACTGATCACGGCGGCATGAATGGGCTGAATCGTCTGATTAAGGCCGCGAATAAGGCTGGCATTACGCCGGTTCCCGGCTGTGAACTGTATATGGCTCCCGATAATCCGTTGGGCGCGCGCGTTCAGGAGCGCGTGTTTTACGGTGGCGGCGGTGAGGGTGACGTGTCGTCTCGCGGCGCGTACACTCATTTGACGGCGTGGGCGTACAACGATGATGGCGTGCGTAACTTGTACAAGTTGAGCGAGTTGGGGTCGCGTGAAGAGCATCGCGTGACGAAGCACCCGCGCATTGACCTAGACATTTTAGAGCGCCACAATAGCGGTCTCATTGTTTCTACGGGGTGCCCGTCATCCGAGTTGAATACTCGCCTCGCTTTGGGGCAGGTGGACGCGGCGGTCAAGTATTTGGACCGTATGGTTGAGATTTTTGGTGACCGTATTTTCTTCGAGGTCATGTTTCATGACATGGCGTTGGAGAAGCAGCTCATCCGCGCCCAGATGCGTTTGCGCTCCCAGTTGGATGGCCGCTACGGCAAGGATGTTCTGCGCTTGTTGTCGACGAACGACGCGCATTACACGCGCCCGGAGCAGGCTGTGGGTCACGAGCAAATGTTGTGCATGAACACGGGGTCGTCCATGTACGACAAGACCGTGGACGAGGGCGGCACTCGGTTCGCGTTCAACGGTAGCGGCTACTACATGAAAACCGCCGATGAAATGTACGCGGCACTTCGTAGCGGCGGGTTCAGCGACGGGGACGCGAAAGCGGCGCTCACTGGCACAAGCGTTATCGCTGAAATGTGCGAGGGTGGGTTCAGCGTGGTCGAATACGATCAGCACCGCCGACCGAGCATTGACCTGGGCGGCGAGGACGACACCGCGTATTTGGAGCGTATCGCCCGCGAGGGTATTAAGACTCGTTACCCGCGTGCGACTGCTGACGATCTGCGCGTGATCGACGCGCGTATCCGCGAGGAAATGACTGTTATCTCTAATGGCGGGTTCGAGCAGTACTTCCTCATCATTAAGCACGTGGTGGATTACGCGAACGAGCATTTCAGCGTGCGCGACAAGCACGGGAACGCCCTCATGTACGCGGTCGGCCAGGGGCGAGGCAGCGCGCCTGGTAGCCTCGTCTTGTACCTGATTGGCGGCACAAACGTTGACCCCATTAAGTATGGTCTCCTGTTTGAGAGGTTTTTGTCGGATGGTCGCGGCAACGTCATGCGGGTCGATGTAGGGGATCGTTCGTGGCTTGTCCCATCCGCCGCTCTCATCCTTTTGGAGGATGGGACGCGTAAGCGGTGCATGGACCTCGTGTTCAAGGGATCGGACGGCGGCGAGCCGGACGTGTTGGACGATCACGCGCTCGACGAGTATCCGCTTGTCGGCGAAGACATTGCCGCCTAGCTTTTTGCGCGCCCACCAAACGTGCGGCGCAACCACGCACAACCGACCGTAAACGCACCCAGTAGTACAGAAAGATGTTAACCGACTAATGACAACAAAGAAAACAACAACCAGCAACACCGACAACGCGCACGTGGACGGCAGTAAGGTCACCGATTTGACGACGGCGTATAGGCCGCGAACGTTCGATGAGGTTGTCGGCCAAGATGCGACAGTGAAGGGTGTGCGCGCGTATGTGGCGAAAGCCAGGGCCGCCCACGCTGCCGGTAGCACGAACTATCCTCACGGCCTCCTGTTTAGCGGCGAGTCCGGGTGCGGTAAGACGACGCTCGCCTATATCGTGGCGCGTGCCCTCGTGTGCGAGAACATTCAACCGGGCTACAACCCGTGCGGCGAGTGCGATTCGTGCGTGGCTGTCTACGATTATGCGACGGGTGAGAGTAACCCGTTGTGCGCGAAGCGCGTGATCGCGTCTACTGGCACGGCGAACATGTCTGCCGTCGGCGATTTGATTAGCTACACGTCTGTCAGGTCTCCTCTGCCGTCCGGGTTGAAGATCGTCATTATTGACGAGTGTCACCGGATGAGCGCCGCCGCTCAGGATGCGCTGTTGGGTGAGTTGGAGGATGAGAATAAGGCTCGTGCTAAGGGCACGATTTGGATGTTCTGCACGACCGAGGCGAAGAAGGTTCAGCCTGCGGTGATGAATCGCACGACACCGTACGTTATCAAGGGCGTGTCGGACGAGAAGATGGCGCCTCTGTTGCGTCGCGTGGCCGCCCAGGCGGGCGTGACAGCGGACGATCAGATGGTGGATACTGCCGTGTTTTATGGTGGCGGTAGTATTCGTGGCGCGTTGCAGTATTTGGGTCAGTTGGCGGACGGTTTGCCTCTCGCGTTGCCGAAGTCGCTTGATTTGTTTGAGGCGATTTTGCGCGGCGACATGCTTTCTGCTGTGAACGTGTACGCTCAAGACGAGAGCGGTTTTGAGCTTGCTCGTCGCTTGTATTCACATTTCAGGCAGGCGCGCGACTTTTTCCTAGAGCTTAATGATCGCGTTCCGGCCCAGGAGCGTCGCTATAAGCCGCCGATTTACGACAAGGATCTCTTGCGTCATGGCCTGGTTGGTACTGAGCCGTTGTTGGATTGCATGTGCGTGTTGTCGTCTGCGCTACTGGATTACATGAAGACCGGGTGCAGTGAGGCGCTAGAGGCGAGCGTGACGGTTCGTCTTATCCGCTTGTTGGGTGAGGCGCGCAAGGCGGCTGCTCAGCGTCGCGCGAAGGCCGCCGAGGCAGGTTCTAGCCGCGAAACGGGTTCTCTCCCCGCGCCGGGCGAGCGATGAGCGGTCGCCTGTAGTTTGCCGTCCGTCAACGCTTCCCGCGTTTTCTACGGGAGTGTTGGCGGCGGTTTGCCTTCTGGGATGACGCGTGTTATTTTCGCTGTTAGGCGTGTATGTGACAGTTGAGGGTTTCGTTGATATTGGCTATATAGCTGGTGTTGAGTGTATTTTTGGGAGGGCGCGTTGGCTAAAAACCAGACGTACAAGGCTTTCGTCGCGCGCCCAACCCACATCCTAGACTTGAACGGTGAGCTACTAGATGGCGCTCATGTTTTGGCGTCTCTTGCGTCTGAGGTTCGAGACATCTCATCCTACGCAACCTACGTGGTCCGTAACGATGAGGCGCTAGGTGACGAGTTAGAGCGTGTTGCTGTCGCTCAACCTACGACGGCGGGCCGCAGGGCAGGCGTTACTATGCCCGATTTTCTAGTGTCTGGCAAGTCTGGTAGATCGCGTAAAGAGATGCTGGTTCAGCATCGTGTGGTCACTGAGTGCCGCTCCTATCAGGAGCGTGTTAAAGCCGCGAACGGCGAGAGTTCCAAGTACGTGAGCCAAGGTTGGAAGCGTACTGTAGATGCGTCCGCGCCGGGCTATGGCGAGGACTACGTGAACCTTGGAGCTGTTGACCGATGTTACGCCGCCATTGAAAATAACCCTTTTCTTGATGGTGAGATTGTCCTGAAAATGGTCATTCAAGGCGCGTGGTACCGTCTGATCTTCGACTTCAACAACGCGCGGTTCACTGAGGGGAAAGTCGCTCTACCCGTCATTAAGGTCGAGGATGGTCAGCCGGTTTTCATCTTCACGGTCGTAACAGATAACCCGGTTGTCCAGTTTTCGGGCGACTATACTATCGGCGTGGACGTGGGAATCAACAACTACGCCACTGTTGTGGTACGCAGTGTCGCGACGGGGCGTATAGTGTATGAGACGACACTCTCCCAGCGGGTCCACTCGCTCTGGAACAGTGTCCGCGCGTCGCAGCAGCAGGTACGCGACCTCAAAGCTAAAGCTGGAACGTTGCTTCATGACCGGCAGGAGCGCATGTCCGCGCTGGATGAGGCTCGGTTTCACCGTGAGGCGGCGTCCAGGAAGAAGCGTGAGCTTGCGATTCTCGCAGCGCAAGAAATAGCCAACCTATCCCACGCGTTCGACAACGCTGTGGTTGCTGTGGAAGATTTGAGCTGGGTCGTTAACACGATGCAGCATGGCAGGTGGAACCGTGGTGCGCTCGTCCGGTGGCTCGCTCACTACGTGTCACAGAACGGCGGCTGGGTAGTAGCGGTAAACCCCGCGCACACATCGCAACGGTGCAACGCGTGCGGCGCTAAAGTCTCGCACCCCACGCACGAGCTGTCCGTCTGCGCTGAGCACGGCACGATGGACAGGGACGTTAACGCTGCGGCAAATATTGCCGCACGTGCTGCTCCGAGGGTTGAGAAAGCTAGGAAAACACGGGCGAAAACCGGAAACTCCGGCCACAGGCCGCCCTTAAAACGCCTGTCGCTAGGCGTTCGTTGAAGTATCCTGGGCGCGACAGGACAAAGAGCGCGCCTACGCCCAAAAGGAAGAACCGACCCCGAGTTGTTAGGGAGGTGATTCTTCCTTTCAGCCCCGCTAGGGTCACTGTGACCAGGGTACTAGCGGACTGTGACGCGCAGGGCGCCACGGGGACTTGCCAAGCGGCTATCAAACAAGGTAACATGACTGACGAATGGAGGTTATGTAGCCTTATTTGATACTGTAAGAATCGTTGAGTGCAGCCGTGTTTTTGACTGGCTGCATGAGGGTGTGAGAGGTTTCCTGTATGGGTATGATCGTCGATAGCATCAGCTATCATAAGATTGGTTCGCCGCCGGACGTGGACACTGACTTCCCGGAGGCTGTGCGCGACGCCATTTACTACGATTACCTTGTGGGCGAGTGGGGGCGCGAGAACGTTGCCCACGTGACCACGTTGGGTACCATTCAGGCGAAGAAGGCCATTGACGCTGCGGCGAAAAACTATCGTATTAGTGTGGCTGAGGCGACTGCCGCGAAGAAGCTACTGCCCGATAAGATGGAGGGTGCGCTCGCCGATTTGCTTGCGTCTAACAGCGAGGTAAGCGCACAGTTTGACAGGCTGAAAGGGCGCAACCCGCGCTGGGAGGATGCGCTGAAAGCTGCCGTCCAGTTGGAGGGGCACGTCAACCAGTATGGCGTTCACGCGGGCGCTGTCATCATCTCCAACGACTCGCTTGTGAATCACTCTCCCGTGCGGTGGAACCGTCAGGGTGAGCGTATGGACATGGTTTTGCAGTACACGTACCAGGAGTGTGAGGCTCTGGGTCTCATCAAGTACGATTTCCTGGGGTTGGATACTCTCGGAATTTTGCAGGACGCGGTTCGTTACGTGCTGGACAGTAACGACGGTGAGGGTCCGAACCTTGTTGCGCTCGCTGAGGGTGATATGGATGACGAGCGTGTGTATCGTGAGATTTTCCAGCCTGCTCACACGATTGGCGTGTTCCAGTTTGGCACGTCGGACACGATGCGTGAACTGCTGCGCATGATTCAGCCTACGTCGTTTGGTGACTTGGCGGCGGCTACCGCTCTTGGTCGCCCTGGCCCTATGGAGATGGGTTCGCATATCATGTATGCGGATAGGAAGAATGGGCGCGCACCTATTGAGCCTATCCACAAGGATTTTGTGGGGTCTCCGTTGGATGAGATTTTGGGTCCGACGTTTGGTTTGCCCGTGTACCAGGAGCAGGCCATGCGCGCCGCGCGTGCCCTGTCTGGGTTCAGTGCGCGTGACGCTGACGTTCTGCGTAAGGCGATGGGCAAGAAGAAGGCCGACGTGATGGAGTCGCTGCGCGTCAAGTTCATTGACGGCGGCATTAACAACGGCTACAGCCGTGAGGCCATGAGCGCACTGTGGGAGTATTTGGCTGCGTTCTCTGGTTACAGTTTCAACTATTCTCACTCTGTCGCCTACACGATTAACAGCTATCAGTGCGCGTGGATGAAATGTTACCACCCTGTTGAGTTCATGAGCGCGCTACTTCATTCCGCGTTGAAAACAGGTAGCAAGAAGAGCGCCGACAAGGACAAGTTGCGCATTTACTTGGCTGAGTGCAAGCGTATGGGTATTCGTGTGCTCGCCCCTGACGTGAACAAGGCGGGCGTGACGGTGACGCCTGACGCGGCTAACCGCACGATCTACTACGGTCTCGCTGACGTTGGTAACGTTGGCGTTGATGAGGCTGAGGCGATTATCCGCGAGCGCGAGAACGGTGCGTTTACTGGCGATGATTTGGGGCAGACGATGTTGCGCGTGCGCGGCTGTGGCGTGAGGTCGCGCGCGGCTGTGGCGTTGGCGAGTGTTGGCGGTTTCGATAGCGTTCGCGCGAATCGCGGCGCAGCGTTGGCGGCGGTGGAGGCGGCGTGGTCCGCGTCTCGTCGCACAGTCGATAATGCTATGGCTTTCGGTGGCGGCGGTGACTTATTCAGCGAGTTCATGCCGGGCGAGAGGGTGGACCCTTACGCTGGTGTCGCTGACTTGTCGTACGTTGAGAGGCTGCGCGGCGAGTACGAGTACATGAACACGTTCGTGTCTGGTTTTCCGACTGATCGCGTGGGTGAGGGGTTTGCTACGCCTGGCGTGTTGGAGAGGCGTTCTGGCCGGTGGTTTGACGCGTTGTTTACTGTGACGAACATGGTGGAGAAGGGTTCTAAGGACTCTAAGTACATGTTGTACACGATCAGCGACGGCGTGAGCACGCTACCGGTGCGCGAGAGCGATGCCATGAAGCGTCAGGCGCGTAAGTTGGAGCTGATGTTGGGGTTCCGTGAGTCGTTTAAGGCTGGCGGGCCGCAGGGGTTTGTGCGTGCTCTCGACCATACTGATCGCTTGATTTTGGCGGACATGTTGTTGGTTCCGACGCCGCGTTTGGAGATTGGGCGCGTGTATTGGGGCAGGTTCAATGTTGTGCGCGGTTGGGGCGATAACGCTGAGCCGCGTGTGGTGTTGTCGTCGTATGATGAGGTGCCGTTGAGCGCTGATGGTTCGTATGCGCATCGCCTGGTGACTGTGCGTGGCGAGTCTGGTGTGCCGTCTCCGTTGCCGTCTGGTGGCGGTCATGATTTGTGGACGGCGAGCGTGGTTCGCGGGTCGCGGGCGGTAAATACTGTGGCTGGCGTGTCTTTCCGTGACTTGTCTGGTGGTGACGTGATGTTTGAGCTACTGTATTCGGCGTTGTTTGCGTGTGGGTTTGAGGCTGCGCGCGTGTTGAGCGAGCACGGTCAGTTGGCGTCGGCTCCGGTGAAGCGGCCTTTGAGTGTTCGAGTGCCGCGTGACGTGCAGGTGCCGTCGGTTGCTGAGTCGTTTTCGTCCTCGTCTGCTCGCGTGTTGCGCGAGGGGCTGGGTGTTGTTCCGGTGTCGTCGTTGATGGTTCCGGTTGGCGCGTCTATTCCTGACTTGCCGTCGGATGATTTCTTGGCTGGTTTTGAGCGGTCTGCTTTTGATCGTGGTAAGTATTCGCGTAAGCAGTGAGAGTGGAAGAAGGGGGTTAGCTGTGGGTCTTGTTCGCGGCCGTGTTGGTGTTGATGGTCGGAGTTTGGGGGATGCGCCTATTCCGGGTGTGCGCTCGCGGTCTGGTGATTCCGGTTCGTCTGCAAACAGCGACGGTGTTTCTACACGTGTAGACAATGCGGGCGTAGTGGGACCGACGGGCGCAGAAGGCGCGTTCGACGATTGGGCGGACGGGCCTTACGATGGCGACGCTGACCCGTGGGGCGAGAGCGCCCCCGTAGATGACACCTGGGATGAGCCTCCCGCCGACGACAACTCTTTCCATGTTGATGGAGAGCCGAGCGAGACCGCGCCCGCCCTTGGCGATGCAAACGGCGGCACCGCCGCCGACGCGGCTTCGTCTACAAGCGATGAGGCCGTGAGTGCGCCCGAGAACGCCTCAGATGAGCCTGTGGCGGGCAAACGCGGCCCGTTTGGCACATGGGTTCGCTCCGCCGCTTCTCGGGCCGCTACGGGGCGTTTGGGAGTGTTTTTTAATCCGGTGGCGCGATTCCGTGAGCTGTCGGCGAAGGATGCGGGCGGTGCTGCGCCCGCGTCTCCCGCTCGCGCGCCCGAGTCGTCCTCTCGCGCCGCTGTGCGTGACGGCGACGCGGGCGATAGTGAGTTCGATGCCGAGGGTGAGTTGTACGCCGTCGTCCGGGATGCTGCCGAGGGTGAGTTGCCTCTTGTGGGAGACGAGGCTAATGGCGGCATGGCGGGCGACACTGAGGGTGGCCCGCTGGACGACGGTGACGCGGAAAGTGCGGACGAAGCCGAGGATGCCAAGGACAGCGAGTCGCGTACCGCCTCGAAGCGCGGCTCGCGTTCTTCTGGTCGCGCGGAGCGCGTCGTTCGCGCTTTTGTGTCTCTTTGTCACCGCATCCTGGGTGTCTTGTTGTGGCCTCTGTCGTTCGTGTCTCGTTTCGTTTCGCGCCTGGTTGCGCGTCCGTTGTCGTTTGTGGTGCGCGTATTGTCTCGCGTGCCTGTCGCTTCCCGCGTGGTGCGTCTGGTTTCTTCTGTGCCGAGGCGCGTTCGCAGCCTGTTGCGCGTGGTCGCGTGGACTGTTTTGTTGTGTGGCGCGTTGTTTGCGTGTGGGTGGCGTCCGCCGTTTGTACCGGTTTCTTCCGGCGTGGCGGTCGTTGATTTGCCGGATAGTGGGCATTTGAGCGTATCTGCGTGGCGCGTTGACGATGAGACTGTGAACGTTCACGTGGTGAATGATGGCGAGACCGTGGTTGAGAGCGAGAGCGTGGAGGTGCGCGCGTCTGCGTGGGTTCCGTTGTCCCGCCTACCGTGGAGTCTCGTGACGCGCACCGACGGCGGGTCGTGCGTGGTGGATATTGATAGTGTAGATGTTGAGGATGCGGCTGATTTCATTGTTTCTTGCCCGGCTGTGGGCGGATTTGGCGAGTCGGTTGTTCCTGTTGGTTCGAGTTTTGACGAGTAGTGTTGTTGGGCGCGTGGGCGCTGGATTGGACGTGTTGAGTTGAGCGTGTTTGTGACGAACAGTGCGAAGGGTCATCGTGCTGCTGATGCGGTGGAGCGTTTGCTGCGTGCTTCTGACGGCGATAATGGTGGCCGTCGCGTGTTTGGCGCTGCCGGTGCTGCCGCGTCCCATTACCAGACTGGCGCGTTGAAGGCTGGCGCGGACCAGACGTACGTGTCGGCGTGGAGGGGCGCGTGTGAGGAGACGGGTGAGGCGCTGAGTAAGTGGGTGCGCTCGCGCGAGGACGCGTGCCTGGTGGAGAGCGTTCGGTTGAAGCCGGGCGTGGATGTGTCGTTCACTGGCGATTCCGATTTCTATGGTGTGGACCCGCATTGGGGTGTTGACCACGTGTTGATTGTTGGCTCTGCCGTGTTTTACATTGACTCGCGCCCGTGGGGTAAGAGGGCGGCGTACAAGTGGGTGGACGGCACTCTCATGGCCGGTAAGGACGAGGCTGAGGAGCCGATGCCTTTTGTCGTGGAGAACGCCGAGGCTTTCGGTAGTGTGATGCCTGGCGATTATGTGCGTACTCAGATTGTCCATTGTCCGAGTGGCAAGTTCAATGTGGTGGCGTATGAGCTCGCGTGGTTTGAGGCTCCTGTTCAGGTGTGCGATAGTGAGCGGTTCATTAAGCGTGTGACGATGCTTGTTGATGAGCAGTTGTCGGAGTATCAGAAGGGTTTCCTGGATGCGGCTGTTGTCGCTAAGTATGCTGTGCGCGCGACGAAGCCTTACGATAAGTTCGCGAAGTTGAGGCGGGGTCTGTGAGCGCCGCTCCCACCGTCGTAGTGGTTCCGCCGTCCGATTCGAGTAGCGCGTTGGGGCGTAAGATGCACGCTTTGTTGGCGGGTGGGCGCCGGTATTTTGGGAGTGCTGGCGCGTCGTTGACGCAGCTCCTTGATAACCCTGAGCATGTGAATGGGTTTGGTCGTAGCGCGGTTCAGGTGGGGTTGGATGCTGAGCGGTCTACGTCGCAGTTGATTCGCGGGTGGATGGCTGATAAGCCTGACGTGGTGTTGTGTGATAGTGTGCATGTTCGCGGCTATGGTGGAGGCGACGGCGAGGATGGGGACACGGACCATGTGTTACTGTGTGGCCGTAGTGTGTTGTTGGTGGATACGAAGCGGTGGAAGTCTCGCCGCAAGTATTCGTTTAGCGACTCTGGGGCGGTGTTGAGGTCTGGGCGGTCTTTTGCTGGCGGACGGTTGGGGATGCGTGGCGCGCTTGGTATTTGGCGCAAGCATATGCCTGGGTGCAGGGTTGATGGCGTGGTGTGCGTGAATAGTGAGCGCGTGTTTGTTGTGTATGATCGCGCGTGGAAGCGTCAGCCGTTCAGGCTTGTGACGGTGGAACGCCTTGCTGAGCAGTTAGATTACTGGTACGGGCGCGCTGATCGTGGCCGTATCGAGTGCGATGTGGTGGCGCGTGTGGCGGCTATGTGTGTGAAGCCGTATGACGCGGTGCGCGTGTTGTTTGGCGGGCCGCCTCGGGAGATTGGTCTCGTGTGAGTAGCGCGCGGAGTTGTTCGCGTTTTTGTCGGCGTCATGCGCGTGTTTTTGGTGTCGTGCGCTATTGGCGTGGTGTTATTGGGTTTGTTTCGGTGACGTGAAGGAGTCATTGTGAGTTTTATTGTTGCGGATCAGGCGAAGGCTGAGCTGATCGCGGAGCGTTTGCAGGCGGTTCAGCTTTTCGGCAGCTCGTTCCAGTTGACGGTTGAGCAGTATGTTGAGGGTGTGAACGCTCAGCAGATTGGTGGGGGTATTCTCCCTGATTTGCCGGAGCTGATTGATGCGGCGTATCGTGACGTGAAGTTTAATGCGCGTACGGGCGTGTTTGAGTTCGTGCCCGAGGGTGTTATTCTCGCGGAGGATGCCGAGCGCGGTGTGAAGGCTCTCATTGAGGAGCTGAATGTTCGCGCGGACATTATCATGCTACAGGGTATGGTTCGCGTCGCCGAGAGTGAGGGCCGTATTGAGCGTGACAGTCTGTTGGCTGTGAATGACGCGCTTGAGCTGGTGGATATTTACCAGGAGGATGGTTCTGACCAGATTAGCCTGGGGGAGAAGATTGTTCGCGGTAACCGACGGTTGAGTAAGTCTCAGACGAGTAAGGGCCGCCCGGTTGCGGAGGCTGCTCTCGTGAAGTTGTCGTCTGCGCCTGACCTGTTTGGCGATGGCACGATCACCCTGCGTGCTAGTGACCTTATGGATTATGACACGTCGTTCGTCGAGTTGGTTCGTGAGGCGTTGAGCGAGTGATCGCGCGGTTGCGTTGCCGGTAGGCGGCTGACGCGTGGGGCGTGTCCTGTTTCTGGTCTGGTGTGGACGGATTGCGGGGCGCGCCCCGTTTCGCTTATCGCGTGTTTTCGGCTATTTTGTTGCTGGTTCCTGTTTGTTTGTGTTCGTTTGCCGCGTTTTCTTTCGGTTGTGCGGTGGGCGGGTTGGGTGGTGTACTGTGAAGTTGTTGTCTGCGCGTCGTGTGGAGCCTGTTCCGTCGAGGTGTATTGAGGTCGATTCGCCTCGACGCTTGTTTACGGCTGGGCGCGGCGGTAACGCGTTTGTGTCTCATAATTCGGTGACTCAGCGTACTATCGTGTTTGCGACGATTCTGCGTTCCGATAAGTATCGTTTCCTTGGCGTGGACATGAAGCGCGTGGAGTTGAGTGCTTACAGGAAGTATTCGCATGCGGTTCTTGGTGTGGCGACTGATTTGCCGGATGCTGTGACGACTATCCAGTTTGGTGTGCGCACTATGATGGAGCGGTATGAGGAGATGGAGCATATCGGTGTTCAGGATTACTTTGCCACCGGTGATCATGGTCCGGCGCTGTTGATTATGGTGGACGAGTGGGCGCAGTTGACGGGTAAGGAAGCTGGCAGCAGTGATGAGGCGAAGGAGCGTCAGCAGCTCAAGGATGAGATTGTTGGTAACGTGCAGCAGATCACGCAGCTTGGCCGCGCGTCCGGTGTCATTATGATTATTGCGACGCAGGAGCCAAGGGGCGATATTTTGCCGAAGGTTATTACGGGTAACTTGGCTGCGCGCGTGCAGCAGGGGCGTGTTCGTCAGACGGTGACGCAGATGATTTTGGAGGATCAGGCGGTTGAGGGTGCGCGTGTTGCGTCGTATCCGAAGGGTCGCGCGTTCGTGTCTGCGCATAATCAGCGTATTGGTCATATGCAGTCGTTTTTTGCGGACTCGTCATGGTTGGACGAGGTGTTGGCTTCTATGGGCAAGAATCCTGATAACACTCCGTTGGATGGCTCACCGTCCGCTGCGGGCGAGGTGGCGGAGCCTCAGCCTATCCTCGGCGGCGGTGATCGTGAGGAGAAGTACGACCCGTTGAGTGATTTTGACGCGGATATGGATGCGTTGATCGGGTTGGGTGAGGATGAAGATTTTTAGCGCCCGCGCGCCTCGCTAGTGACTGAGCGGCGTGGGGTTAGTCGTGTCGTTTCTTCGCTGCTGCGCGCCCGCCGACCGTTTCGTTCGGGGTGGGCGCGTGGCGGCGCTTTCGTTTACTGCGCTGATGGGTTGACCGCACTGTTGCGCGCCTGTTATTCTTGTGCTATATAGGGAGTGTTTGTGTCGGTTCTCGCGTGCTCTTGTGGGCGTGCGGTGTTTGGGTGAGGAAGAGGTAAGAGGGTTGTATTCGGGTGAACCGCTCATTGAGGTGAGTCGCGATGGCGTGGGTATCTTGTCTGATAGCGCACTGCGGAAGATTGACTGCACGGGCGCGCGCGGCGAGAAGACGATTAGCGCGACTCTGATGAGCGCTCTAGAGGGGTGCCGAGCGAGTTGGGTAGTGGGTAATCTTGTGTTCCCGGAGGCTATCGAGGAGCCTGCGGATAACCCGAAGAGGCGCGGGTCACTGTTCCATAAGGTGATGGAGGATTTTTACCGGCTTGAACCGGGTGAGCGTAACGCGCAGTCGTTGCGCGAGACGGCCGTGAGCGTGTTGGATAGTGAGGAGTTCAAGGACTTTCAGGGGAACGAGGCTGTTCTCTTGTGGTTGGATGAGGCTGTGCGCGGCTACTTGAATGTTGACCGTGATCCTCGCCGTGTGAACATTGCTGAGTGGACGACGGATTGGGGGCGCACGGTTCCTGGATTGGAGGTGGCGGTGTCGTGGCAGCCGGAGGGCGTGAAGCGTAAGTGTTTCGGGTTCATTGATCGTTTGCAGGAGTGGCACGGTAGGCTGTTCATTGAGGATTATAAGACGAGCAGGAGCGCGAAGCGTTACAGGTTCAACCCGTCGCGCCCCGACGCTGATCCTGATCATGGGTTGGCGGGTTCGCGTCAGCAGGTATTTTACGCGATGATGGTGGAGCGTGCGGAGCGTGAGCGTGGTTCCAATCGTCCGGTTCATGCTGCTCGCTTGATTTTCCCGCTCGCTGACGGCGGGGTGAGTGTGAAGGTGGAGGATGTTCACGATCCGGGTTTCCGGGAGAAGGTGGAGCGTGATATTCGGGCGACTGACGCGCGTATGGATGAGTTGCATGATAGTGGGTTTGCGGGGTTTGAGCCTGGGCCGTTGTGTGCGTGGTGTCCGTTGGTGAAGTTGTGTCCGGCGGCTGCTGGCGTGGAGGCGCGTTTTTCTGCTGAGAAGTTTGTGAAGGCGCGTGAGGGTCAGCCTGAGTTCGCGGATTATGGGTCGGCAGTTGTTCGCGGGCGGTAGCGCGTTTTCTCTGCTCGTGGAGCGCCCCGCCTTTCACGCCCGGTTTGGTTTAGGTGCTATTTCCGGCGCATGGTGTGGGCGCTCTTTTTCGTGCGCTATTTTGCTTGTGTTATCCTGTGTTTTGTTGCGTGGGTGTGGTTGATTGTGAAGGGTGGTTGCGGTTGTGCGCGTGTTGAGTGTTGGTGAGGCTCGTGAGCGTTTCGGCGTGGAGTGTTTGGGGTTTATGGGTGTGACGCACGCGTTGAGTGCGGTCACTGTGGCTGGCGTGGCTATTGGGTTGTTTCCTCGCGTGGTTACTGGCTTGTGGGATGCGCCGACCCTGGCGTTGTTGGTGGGGTTTGTTGCGTCGGTGGCCGGGTGGAGTATGGTTCCTGATTTGGATAATACGAGTGCGCGTGCGATTAGTGACTTGGGTCCTGTGGGTCGCGTGTTGTCGTTTCTGTTTCGCGAGTCGTCGTCGTTTGTGCAGGGTGTGACGGCGACGAAGTATGATCGCCGGTCTAATAATTTTCCGGACCCTCACCGTGGGTTGTGGCATACGTTTGTTGGAGCGCTGACTGTTGGCGGCTTGGTGTGGCTGGCCGTGAGTGCGGCTGTTGGTTCTGTCACTGTTCGGGGGATGAGCGTCGGTGTTGGCGCGCTTGCTGCATCCCTGTTTGTTGGCGTGAGTTTTCATTTGGCGGTGTCGGCGCTGTTTAAGAAGGCGGCTGACAGGGTGAAGCGCGGCCTCGGTTTTCTGGGTGACGTGGTGGCTTTCTTGTTGTCGCTTGCTGCTGGTTTCGCTGTGGTGTGGGTTGGTTCTGGCCAGTCGCTTGTGTGGGTTCCTGTTGCTGCCGTGGTGGGCATGTTGATTCACGACTTGGGGGATACGTGTACGACGAGTGGCACGCCGTTGTTTGCGCCGTTGGTGAAGATTCGTGGTAAGCGGTGGTATTCGATTCGTCTTACGTCTATTAAGGCGGGCGGTGAGGTTGAGACGCATGGTATTGCCCCGTTGTTAGGGGGGTGTGCGCCTGCGGCGTTGGCGTTTGCTGTTTGGCGTGTGTGGCCGCTGCTTGCCTCTCTCACGTGAGCGTCTACCGTTTCGACCGCATGGGGCGTCGCTTCTCTTTATTTTTGAGGGGCGGCGCTCATGTTTTGCCCCTATTTTGTAGGGGTATCCGTGGTAGGTTTTCGGTCATACCACACACGATTGCGCGCCGCTTGTTTGGCGGGGTTTTGACCGTGTGGAGTTACGATGTTATTTTCTACGTATGGCTAAAACGATTAAGTACTGTACCGTTGATCCGTCGCATCAGATTCCGGCGTACGGGTTCGTCATTGAGTGCCCTGTTTGCGGTGGTGAGGTCGCCGAGGGCGACCGCAAGGAGCGTGATGCGGCTGTCAAGAAAATGCGGTCGCCCGCCAGTGAGGGGGCGAGCGTTGGTGTGAAAACGGGGGCGGTGAAGCCGCTAAAACCTGCGCGCCCGCTGTCGTCCGTGTCGTCGCGTCGCCCTGAGCGCATCCCCACGGGTATTGAGGAGTTTGACCGCGTTATCGGCGGCGGCTTCATCAAGGGGATGACGTGCTTGCTGGGTGCGCCTCCCGGAACGGGTAAGTCGTCGCTTCTCGCCCATGTGAGTAAGGCCATGTGCAAGTATGGGACTGTTTTGTACGTGTCGGGCGAGGAGAGCGAGGAGCAGGTGTATGATCGCGCTGCGCGCTTGAACTCGGTGGACGATAACATTCTGATCGCCCACGAGAATGATTTGAGCGTGATTCTGGGGCATTTGGAGTCGGTGCGCCCGTCGTTTTTCGTTCTTGATTCGTTGCAGATGGTCGCCTCGCCTGAGTCGAAGAGCCAGATGGGTAGCGTGGCGCAGTCTCGCGAGGCTACTATCGCGCTGAACAACGTGTGTAAAGACTTGGGTATTACCGCTGTTTTCATTAACCAGTTTACGAAGGCTGGCGAGTTGGCTGGGTCTGAGCATGCGAAGCACGCGACTGACTGTGTTCTGGTTCTCAGCTCGGATAAGAGTACGCCGTTGAAGTTTCTGAGCTCCGATAAGAATCGTTTTGGGGATACGGGCGAGGTTGGTATCTTCCGGCACACGGAGCACGCGTTTGAGGGCGTGAGTGACCCGTCTGGCGTGTTTATGGAGGACGATGGGGGTGCGCTTCCGGGGACCGGCGTGTCGTTTATGGCGGCTGGTAAGAGGATGATTCCTGTTGAAGTGCAGGCTCTCATGGTTGATACCGAGCAGGGGCGTCCTGTTCGTTCGTTCAACGGTATTCCTTTTGGTAGGGGGCAGGTTGCGTGCGCGGTTTTGGATAGCTTCTGTGATGCCAAGTTGAATAAGCGGGACGTGTTTTTGTCAACGATTGCCGGTATTCAGCTCCCGCAGTCCGAGACTTTGTGTGATTTGGGGGCCGCTGCCGCTATGCTGTCGTTCCTACATCGCAAGTCTGATGGTAAGCGTCGCGCGTATATCGGCGAGTTGGCTTTGTCTGGTCGCATACACGGTGTTCACATGATTGAGCGTCGTGTGCGTGAGGCGTTGCGTCTTGGTTTTGATGAGGTTGTTGTTCCTGCGGTTGCGGCGCGGTCTCTCCCGGACTCGTTGCGTGATGATAGGCGTGTGCGGGCTATTGGGTCGGTGAGTGAGTTGGCGGCGTTGTTCCGCTAACGTGGAGTGCGCGGGCTGGCTACTGTGAGGGGTGTTTGTTGTGGGTTTGAGGCGTGCTGCTGGCGGTGGGTTGCGTCCGCCGTTGCGTAAGGCGGGGTCTGTGCAGGCTCCCGCGCCTGTTGCGGGCGCTGGCGATAGCGAGCATGCGAGGCGTTCTCGTGCGCGTCCTGGCGAGCGGCTTGTAGATAGTCGCACGGGTGTTGAGTTTTATTCGATGGTTCATCTTTCGTCGGAGGAGGCGGCGCGTTTGGGGCGTGCTGGCGAGAAGGGTGTGTTGAGTCTTTCGCAACTTATGGCGTTGAAGCGCAACAGCCCTGATGATGGTTTCAGGGGGTTGTCTGGTGATGATCTTGTGGAGTCTGCGAAGCGTTTTCTTGGTCCTGCTCGCGTGCAGTTGTCGGAGCGTGAGATTCGCCAGTTGCAGCGTGAGCGTGAGGCTGCTGAGCGTGAGGCGGCGGCTGCTTACGCGGACGACCAGTCTCAGATGGATGCGGAGATTGAGAAGCTGGGCGCGTCGAGTACGTTTAAGGAGTTGTACGAGAATCCGTCGAATGGCGTGTGATCGGTTCTCCTGATATTGTGTTTTAGAGGGTGATACTCTCGTGTCCGGTGCTTGTTTTAGAGGGGTGTTTGGTGTTGCGTGTTTTGACTACCGCCGCCGGTAAGGTACTGTTGTCTGTTCTTTTTGCGGCGTTTGTTCTTGCGGCTTTGATGGTGAATGATTGGAATCCGGTTCAGGCCATCACGTCCGTGTGGAACGCTTTCTACAGTGCAGTGGTCGCTGTTGCTAACTGGTTCGTGTCGATGCAGTGGTTCCGTTCGCTGTTCGGAGGGTGATCTGGACGGCCTGCCGTTTTCCGTGTGGCCGCGTTGTTAACGCTTTCTATTTGTGGTGTTAGCGGCGCGGCGCGCCTCTTTTCTAGAAGAAGGGTTTTATTATGGGTCTTGGTGTTCCCCCGTCTTTTCGCCCCGTCAGTGACGCAGGCGGCGGCTTTGGCGATACCGAAGTGACCGCACCCGCGTCACTCGCCCAGTCGAGTAGGCGCGACGACATGCTGTCATTTCTTTCGGGCGAGGAAGTCGAGGAAAACCACACCCCCACCGTGTCTACACCTGTAGACCTTGACGTGTTGGTTGACCACGCTATCCGCGTCGGCGCATCCGACATTCTCATCCAAGCTGGCGACAACGTGGCGTTCAAGGTGCGCGGCGACATCGTTCGCGCGCCAGAATACGGGGCGCTCGGCAGCCTGGACGCGGAAAATTTGTTCGTGCAGGCAACATCGAACGTGGACCGCGACCGCTACTCCGACAACCTCGACTTGGACACGTCGTACCAGGTGAAGCGGGGCGAGCACGCGGGGCGCAGGCTCCGAGTCAACGTCGCACGCTCGCAAACCAACCCCATGCTGACGTGCCGTGTCATTAGCAGCTCGATCCCCGCGCCGGAAGAACTGGGCGTCAACCCAATCTTGTACGATTGGGCGAACAGTAACGTCGGTTTCACGCTCATCTGTGGGACGACCGGCTCAGGTAAGACAACGACGCTCGCTTCACTGCTGAACAAGGTGCGCCTCCATGCGCCGAAAAACATCGCGACTCTTGAAGACCCGATTGAATACCTGTACCCCAACCTGGACGGCGCGCCGGGGCGCGTGACGCAGCGTGAGATGGGTCAGGACTTCCGCACGTGGCAGACCGCGATTAACAGCGTCCTGCGTCAAAACCCTGACATTGCGTTGATCGCGGAGGTGAGGGATCACGAGGAAATCAAGACAGCTCTGCGCCTCGCGTCGTCGGGTCACAACATTTTGACGACTCTGCATGCGTCGTCCGCGAGCGCCGCCGTGTCCACGATCATTGCTCAGTTTGAGCCGCACGAACAGGCCGCCATCTTGGACTCGCTGGCATCGAATTTGACGGGAGTGTGCGTGCAGAACCTTGTCCGCAACCCCGACAAGACGCGGTATCATTTGGTGCAATCGATCTTCCCGAATACGCTCTCAGCGGCTGAGCTGATCGCGTCTGGCGACGTGCGCGGCATTGAGAGGATGGAGCGTGAGAGCGGCCAGTCGATGTGGCAGCTCCTCGCGGACGGGGTGCGGGAGGGCAGATTCAATGTGGATGACGCGCGTTCGCGTGTGCATCCGCGTGACATGAGGCTGTTCGACGACGCTACGACTAGCGCTTAGCACCGTTCTTGACGCCACGCCGCCTGGTTTCGCACCTCACACCTACCAGTGTCGCCAGCTTCTCTCCCTGCATGTAAAAGGCGTGCCCACGCGCCTGCCCGTTTCCTGGGGGTCGCGTGGGCGGGCTTCGCTGCGCACCACCGTCGCGGACGGGTGCGCCCTTCTCTTCGGGTGCCCCCGTCTTTTCGTTTAGCTGACCACTACTGCTTGTAGGTGTAGCAGTGCGCGTCCTCCGGGGTGATAGCGAGGATGATCCCTGTCGTGTAGTAGGGTGCCATCGTGTCGATGAGTTCGCCGACCGCGTGCGCTTCCTTCGACGTGAGCGCGTGTAGTGGCTTGCACGTCATGAGGTCGGCGCTTCCTCCCATGGCGCGTGTGTCGGCAAGCGCCGCGTACAGGTCGTCTGGCGCGGCGTTCGCGTCGAACTCGTTGAGTGGTACTGCGCCGTCCGCGTTCTCGTGTCCGGTCGCGTCGATGACGAGTAGTTCCGCGTCGTCTTCGGATGCGGGTTTTTCTGCCGTGGTGAGCGTCCGGTAGCCCAGCGGCGCGCCAGGCGCGGTGACCATGACCGTCACGTTGCCCGCGAGAGCCACTGTACGGCCCTGTGGCGCGTTTTCGCGGCCCGAACGCGCTCCGGCACTGTCGCCGCCCTGCGGTGGCGTCTGCGCGGCTCCTGTGGGCGCTGCGACGGTGCCTTGGAACGCTTGCGCGGCGTCCGCGAACGGTGTTCCCGTGAGGGCTTCCGCGTCCCGTTTGGCTTGTGCGATGATGGCGTGGGCGGAGGCGAGCGGGGATTGCGCGTTGAGGATGTAGTAGGGTGTTTCTGGGTCTGTTACGGCTCCGTCCTGCTTGTTTTGTTTTTCTTCTTCTGCGCGTGCTGCTGCGACTGCTTCGCCCAGCATCGTCTGGTTGAGGGTTCCGTCGTCTACGAGGATGACGAGTACTCCCCCACGGTAGTAGTTGACGGCTTCGCCTAGTTCACTCATGGTTGCGCCGATGATGGTGGGGTTTGCGTAGATGAGGAGGCCATCAACGTCGGGGTTGATGGTGCCGTCGGCGATTCCGCTTCCGAGGGCTTCCAGGGTGGGCGCGGTTGCAGTGATTTCCCACGCGGGGATGCGTGCGCCCATTTGTGTGCCGAGCCGCGTCGGCCCGACGACCGCTAGTTTAGCTGCGTTCATTTCTTTTGTGTCTCTTTCTTGCTGCTCTGCGACTGGCTGTTCCAGTGCGCCCGTTTTAGTGTTTCTTACTGCCGTTTGTGCGGCTTTGTAGGCGCTTTGCTGCTATTGGTTGAATATCGCTTGTTTTCTTACCTGATGGCGATTGTTGGAGGTTGATCGTGGCTGATAGTGTGGAGCGTGCGCGTCTGGTGTTTGACGTGCCGGTCAAGCGCATGTTGAACGCGAATCAGCGCCTTCACCATATGGCGAAGGCGGCGCGTTCTAAGTGGCTTCGTGGGCTTGCTCGCGAGCGCGGCGCGTCCTTGTTCCCAGATGGTGGGGATGGATCGTTTTTGTTTGACGGCCCGGTTGAGGTGCGCGTGACGGCGTGTCCGACGACGCGTAGTCGCATGGACCCTCCGAACGTGTACCCGTCTGTGAAGGCGCTGGTGGATGGGTTGACGGACGCGTATTGGTGGGAGGATGATCATTGGCGTTTTCTTCCTCTCATGTCGTTTACGTATGGTGGTAGGTCGCCGGTGAAGGGCTGTTATCGTCTGGTTCTTGACGTTCGCCGGGTGGATGAGGCGGCGGTTTTGGAGGAGTTGGAGGCGTTGTCTGCCGCCGCAGTAGACGGCGTTGAGTGAACTTGTTGCGGGGCATGTGTTGGCGGTTCGGCGTTTGGGTCACTTCGCGGCGGCTATTTTACTGTTGGATGTGGTTGGGGCTTTTGGTAGGAGTGTGGTGTAGTGGCTGGTTCTAGTCGGGGTGTCCCGGTTTACAATTTCACGAAAACGCTGAACAGGGGTAGCGTCGTGCGTACTCTGGGTAGCGATTTCGTGTTGCCGTTCGCTATTGCGTTTGAGGGTTTGGCGTACGGGTTTGTTGGGTTCCTCCTGTGGAGTCTTCCTATTCTCGCTGTTTTTGGCGTGAAGTTCAGCCTGTGGTATGCGGCCCTCGTGTTCGCTCCGCCTATCCTGCTTGGCTATGTTGGGACGCTGCGTCTCGGTATTTTCGGTGACCGCAGTATCGCGTCTTTCTTGTCGGCGATGGTAACGTTTTTCTTTGTGGAGCCTGCCGGGTGGCTGCAACTCAAGCCCGTGTCGAAAGAGATGACGCGAGGCGGAGAGAAAGCGAAAGTGCCACCGTCTCGCATGTGGGTGTCTCGTGAGCGTGACCTGGTTGGGTTGCAGGCGGCACGTGATCGCGCCCTCGTTGAGTACGTATCGTCTACCGCCGGTAAGCGTGAGGTTGACAAGATTTTGGGACGCAAGGTACGATAGTTGACGTAGCGACGAGCCACGCCACCGTAGGCAGGCGAGCGTGCGCGCGTAGTGAAAATTACAGAGGGGATGATCGGTTTCGACAGCGGCTGTTTCACGTCTTGGTGAAGCGAGTCGAGGGACTTGTGCGCGCGTCTCTCGTTAATCTATTGTGCGCACGCTTATAGGTGCCGACTTGAACAGCACCGACCTTGTTCTCGCTGCCTGACCCCACCGGGGTTTAGACAGGGCGGCTTGAACGCTTAAAGGGTCCGTCAAGGCGCGAGTGGACCCTGCTCGCGTCGTTTGGCGTGGTATGAAGGGTCTGGGGGAGTCTACTCATGTTAGCTGGGTGCTCCCGACATTTTAGCTGACTGTGCCCGTCTGGCGGCTGGTTCACGCGGCCGCCGGGGGCGAGAAACGTTTGCGTGGACTGCGCTCGGAGAAGAACAAGACGGCGACTGCTGGACGGGGGTTCGATTCCCCCCATCTCCACTATCGGGTGGGGTGAGCTGACGGGTGGCGCGTACCTACGTGTGTCGCGTGCGCCGGATGCTCACCCCGCCCCGTCTTTTCTTTCGTTATCGTACTCGGTTCATGGTCTCGCGTTTCATAGTCCACCGCGCATTTCCGGTCGCTTTCCATCACCGCCTGTGGCATCATCGATCTCGTGAGGCGCGCACGACACGCGCCAAAGACAGCATGGAAGAAACACGAGCAATGGCTAAGCCCAAGGACACAATCGCTTACACGTGATCGACGAGAACAGCCCGAACACACCCAGCGACGCGCTGATTGTCACGTCTTACGGTGGTGGCGACGCTGAGGAGGCGTGGCTGCGTGAGCGTTTCTCTGGCCTGTGGGACGACGAGGAAGGTCGCGAGTTCGCGGACGCTCTGCTACAGGGTATGAGTGACATCTACAAGGATGAGTGGACGACCGATTACGGTGTTCTTACGTCTGCTTTCGAGGTCCACGTCGCTGAGGTAACGTATGATGATGACGCGCTGGACGGCGTTGACGGCGGCGTGGAAGCCATGATGCGAGAGTGTGCCAAGATGAATCCGGCCGTTGGTGACGCGTCGGTTTGAGCAATACAGATGGCCGAAAGAAGGGGCGGCGTAGCATTGTAACGCTACGCCGCCCCCCTTTTGCGCGCTGTCTGCTATCTACAGGTTGCCCCATCCTGTCATTGTAAGCCACGGCCTAGCGGTTCGCTTGACTCTTGCGAGCGCCGCCCGTTGTCGCCTCGCGTCAAGTTCTCCCTCTGGGGCTAGGTAGTTGCGGGCGCGCCGGTTGCCGCGTTCCGCCATAATGCGGATGACGCATAGGGGCGTGTCGGTTGAGTTGATGAGGAAGTTCAGGACGATGGGTTCCGTGTCCTCTTGGGCGAGTTCTTTCTTCCGCCATACTGGCGTGTTCTTGTGCGCTCCGGCTCCGGCTCGCACCATGTTGTCCTCGTCGTAGGTGAGGGCGAGCGCTGTTTCTTCCGGCGTGGACTTGTTGAGCGCGACCATGCGGCGTACCCGCTCGTCGCTGTGTGTTGCGAGGTGTGCGAGGTCGCTGCCCACCGTGCTCTCGTTGATGGCGGCTGCGACCGCTACGTCTGGTTCCGTGTCGCGTGCGGCGATTGCGAGGACGCGCGACTGTGTGGCGTTTTCTGCGTTGATGACGCGCACGCGCGGGTCTGGGTCGTGCGTTAGAATCATGCGCACATCTTCCGTGAGCGTCTTGTTGCGGGCTACCGAGGCGCGCACGACCACGTGTGGGTCTCGCGCGAGGGCATGGAGCGCGCCGCTGGGCGCGTGTTCATTTTCTGCCGCCACTTGGCGCACCTCCCAACGTTCGTGTGTCGCGGCCTTTGCGAGGTTTACGCGATTAGCTGTGACGCGCGCGGCGGCTGCGACTACCCTGTAGTCTGTGTCGTTGATTGCCGTTTCCGTGTCCTCTAGTGGCGCGTTGGGGTGTGCGATGGCGTAGGCGCGCACCAGCGGGTTGGGGTCGCGCGTCAGCATGTGGATGGTGTGAGTCATTGTTTTGTGGCTCATGGCAACAAACATGCGGGTGTCGGCTCGCGTGCTGTGTGCGATGGTGTGGAGGGTGTTGCCGTTCTGGCCGAGGTAGGTCGGGTTGGTGGCTCTGCGTGCGCTGTTGTTACGTGAGCGTTCGTCCTCGTCAACGAGGGTGCTCCCTTCCATTTCCATAGGTGATGGTTCGCGGCCTACGGTGTCGCGCAGGGACTTGTGGGCTTTCCGTAGTGTTGTGAAGTGGGGAGCGTCTGGGATGTTGCAGCGCTCTTCTGGTTCGCGGTTGCGTTCGCCGTTGGGGTCGCTGGTGCAGGCTGCGATCATGCCGGTGCCGGGGCCTTCTTGGATGATGTGATAGATCATTGCTGTTGTTTCCATCTGTCTCTGTCGCGTGCTCTTTCCCCTCTTGTTTGAGGGGTTCCTCTATGCGTTCGATTGTATCACAGCGGGTGCCGTTTCTGCTATTGGTGTGCTATTTGCTTCTTGGTATTGTATGTTGCACCCCGTCTGGCTTATTGTCTTTCGGCGGGGCGTGAGTGTGAGGGTGTTTTCTGGTGGCTGATACTGTTCTGGTTGATTCTACGCTGATTGGCGTGTCGTTGGATGGGACGCAGACTCCCGTTTTCTACGACTCTCATTCGAGCCAGGCCAACAATGGCGGCAACGTGACGACGTTCACGGGCACTCAGGGTAGCGGTAAGACAATGGCTACCGAGGGTGTGATGGTCGCCGACGGGTACAAGCGTAAGACTGTTTTCGGTATTTGTCCGAAAGGTGACCTCGCGTCGATTGCCGAGCTGAACGTTCAGTTGGGTGGCCACTGGGTGAAAGATGATGCGGGCACAATCATGTCGAGGGGGCCGTTGGGCGTGGTGCGCGTGTGGGACTTGTCGGCATCCGAGAGCGTGGGCGCGTTGGACCCGATGCGACTGTCTGATAAGCGCGAGGACCAGATGGAGCTTCTTGTCGGCATGTTGCAGATCATTTTTGACGACGGGGCAACGCTCACCCGTAATGTGATGGCGACAGTTCTTGCTTACGCGCAGGACATGCTGGACCGTGAGCAGTATCCGTCGCTCACTACCCTGACACGCACTCTCGCGCACGCCCCGGACGAGAGCGTGCGAGTGATCGGCAAAACGCTATCAGTGATTTCGCAGACCTCTTTCGGGCGCGTCATGTTCGCCCCATTGGGTAGCACGGCGAAGCCCGCCGTGAGCGAGGCGAGCGGCACGATCATCGCCACAATGCGAGGGGTCGCTTTGCCTGCCGATAAGCCGAAGAATGATGAGGAGAGAGTGAGCGTTGCGCTCTTGTACGTGCTCGCATGGTACGTGCGCTACCTGATGTTCCGCCTGCCCGTCGAAGTAAAAAAGACGCTAGTGATTGATGAGGCGCACATGGTGACGAAAACCGAGCAGGGCCGCGACCTCATCCACAGTGTCGCCCGCATGGGGCGTTCCCGTAACGTCGCGTTGATTCTCGCATCCCAGCGTGCGAGCGACATTTCGTTGGCGGACAGTAACGGTGATGGTGGTATTGAGAACGCGTTCGCGTACAGGTTCCAGTTCCGCACTGACAAGAAAGAGGCCGCCCAGTTCGTCAAGAGCGCTGGCCTGCCCGAAGGCGAGGGCTACGATTCGGCTATCGCGTCGTTCCCTGGCGGCAGGGGCAGGTGCATTATGGTGGACCGTTTCGGTAAGCCCGCGATCATTGACGTGTTTGTCCCGCAGGCGTGGCTTGACGTGTTCGGGACGAACCCGGAGGAGATCAGGGCGAGGCGTAAGCGAGCGTCCGCGCGAACCGCATAATAATGCGCGCCCACATTGTCTCGCCCCCGTGTGAGGCGACACTTTATGCACTCAGTAAACAGTAGGCAGCATATTATGAGACCCCGCCGGTAGAGTAAACACAAACTACTCTACCGGCGTGTGGCTTCACCTTATGCGCAGCTCACGGCGCGCCCTCATGCCGCCTACGCGCCCGCGTGGAACGCTCACGGGGGCACATCCTCCTACTGCTCGCGGGTGAGCTTCCGCGTTATTCACTTTCGTAGCCGCTGACCCTCGCCGTGGGCAGCGGGCACTTGTATGGGCGCGCCATCGCGTCACGTAGTGTACGCGACAACTGAGGTTTTCGTTGTTATTGGCTATATAGCTGGTGTTGAGTGCATTTTTGGGAGGGCGCGTTGGCTAAAAACCAGACGTACAGGGCTTTTGCCGCGCGCCCCCACGAGCACAGCGCGCAGGCGCGGCAGACCCCACAGCGGCACAGTTCGCAGCGCCCGCACCAGCGCCGATTAGCAGCTCGCGGCAACCGCGCCACTGCGCCCGCCCGCTCGCGCCCCAACAAACAGGCACCTCCCATCGCATCCGCCCACGCCGCCCAGAGCCGCAAATAGTCGGGCCGCAGGGCGCCCCTCTCGCCGCATAAGCATGCCGCCACACGTTTAAAAACCGCATAAACTATCCCCAAACACGGGGTGAGACCAACAGGATACGCATAACCACCCACAACGCGTTTTCGTGGGTCCCCTACCCGCCAAGTACGCGTACACCATACCCCGCCCGATCACGCGCGCCCCGCGACCCGCGCGAACGCAAACAAAAGCCCGCCCACACTCGCCCGCGCCACCCCACCAGGCGCTAGGCCGCGCCCCCGCCCCGAGACGCACCCACCCACGCTCACGCACCCAGAAACCCGCCCGATCACGCGCCCCGGGGCGCCCAGGCGGGCGCAGCCCACAGGCCACAAGCCAGACACGCCACACGCCCGCCCTCCGCCCGACCCGAGAGCAACCCCAACCCCACGCGCAGGCACCGCCACCGAAGCAAAACGCGCGGCCAGGCAGGCGGCCAACCAATCGCCTAATACAGTGACGTGAACAAGCCTGACCTGTCCTCCCACGTCACCGGCAAACCATCCTCACCATGCGACCACACGGGCACCACCTTCACGTAATCGTCCAACCCCATCTCAAAGCAGATGCGTTCCAACGTGTTCATCGTGCGCCGCCTCAAGCACACCCACACGACGCTCTCAAACATGCTCCTACCCCCCGCATCCGAATAGGCGGCCAGACTCTCGCGGAACGACGCGGGCTTATGCCCCAACTCCACCTCCACCGCAATACTACGCGCGCTCCCGTCCTCGGCGCGCAAACGTGGCACCACAAGGTCAGGCAGGTGGAAAGAAATCGCATCCAACTGCGGGTCACGCAACGGAATAAACATATGCTCGTTACCAGCCCGCAACTCCGGAGACAACACGCCCGAAGCCGCGCCACCAGCAGCAGCCCACTCGCCAAAAGCGTCAACGCGCGCCGCGCCCAACACGCGCGCAACCTCCTCCCTCCTAGCAGTCGCCTTCCCCAACAAGTAATACTTACTACGGTTCATCTCACGCTCAGTCACAAACCCGCAACCAACACTCAAACCGCCACTAACAGGGTCCACGCGGCCACGCAGAGGCCACTCGTCCGCGCCCAGCACGTTCAACGTGCCGCCCCACACGCACGCCGCCACATGATTCACCACCATACTATGCATCAACATGTGCGTACTAAACTTCGCTGGCGTCACATGCTCATGCTTCAAGTCGCCGCCCATCATAAGAAGCGACGGCGCAGACAGCACCCAGCCGCCGCCATAAATCGCCTCCACGTGACCGGCCGCAGCCATCCTAGCAAGCCACCGCTCACCCGCCGCCACCCGGTCGGAACCCAGTATGTTTGCCACCACGCCAGGAGACACAACCCTCATCCGGCGGATAAGACGCAACACAACAGCGTCAGCGTCGGACACGGACTGTTTCTTACCGCCGCCCGTCTCAGCCCACCACGAGCCGCCACGACGCACCCTGCCGACAGCGCGACGACGACGCACCTTCTCGGCCTTACTCAACCCACCAGAAGCAGATGAGCCAGAACCACCAGCGCAAGAAGCAGAGGAGCCGCCCCCAGAAGAAGAACCCGAACCGGTGAGAGGCGCACCACCCCCAGCCAGCCCAGACGAGGAAGAGTCAACAGAACCGTCAACCACGCGGCCACCCTCAACAGCAACCACACCACTACCCGGCGCACCCTCACCCTCCGGGGCGACAGCAACCGCGTCACGCCACCCCCCAGAACCGCCACGCAACACATCCTCCACATTCAACCCACGCAAACGCTCCAACAACACGCCAGGACCACCAGCATCCCACCGCAACTCAGCCTCACCCTCAGCCCGAAGCTCACGCTCACGACGCAACGCAGCAAGAGCACGCTCACCACGAGGCTCACGATAAAACGACTCCGGCACACTCCACCCCCCGGCGGCAGGAACCTTACCCCTGTCACCCGTCACAACAGCCTCACCAAACGGCACCTCAACCTCCACACAATCACTCACCTGAGACGCAGCAACCCCAGCAAACAAGGGAGCGCCCTCACCAAGAACAAGAACACCATCACCATCAACGCCAACGCCCGTAGGGGCAGGACCACCACACTCCACCCACGACGCTCGCTCACGCCCACGCTTATCAACCCACCCCACAATCACACCACCATCACCAACACACGCGAACCCCAGACAGCCGCCAGCAAACACCGGCAACACCCCCACGCAACCAGAAACCCCCAAGCCACCAGCAACAGAACGCGAAGCCACCCCCGCAGGCAAACGCACCCCCGCACCCCACGCAGCTTTCACACCCACACACGCACACAAACCACCCAACACGCGCAACGTCAACCCAGCAGACAAACGCCCCTCCACAGCCGCATCAACCGACTGCGCGTCCACAACAGGCCACCACACGCCACCAACACGACGAACCCCAGGACAACCCACCGCCCACACAGGCGACACACACGTCCACGCCACCCCATCCCCATCACGCGCCACACCCTCAGCCGTAAACCCAGACTCAATCAAAGAATCAACAAACGGATTAGAACCACGAAAACGCTCAACACCACACACAACAAACCCCAACCAAAACGAACCAACACGAACCCAAAAAGCCCGCAACCACAACAACCCAAAAATATCAAAAAACCAGAAAACACACCAAACACCCCCAAAAAACACCCAAACACCCAAAACCCACCAGCCCAAAAAAGCCGACAAACACCGAGCAAACACGCCCACAAACACACTCAACCCACGCCGACACGCGTGGGCTAAGCGTGTCCGACCTTCTCTCGCGCTGTCCTCCCCTTGCGGGCGCAGGCGCACACGGCGCAAACCACGTTGTTTGCGCGCTTCTTGTGTGCTTGCTTCTGCGTGCCCGCGTCGTGTGTCTGCGCTTCGTTCTGGCCGGTCGCCCTGCTGCCACGGGTTCCCGCGCTCACACGTCTTGCTTGCCCACGCGCTGTGGCGTGGGCGCTCTTGTGTTTGCGTGGGGGTGGCAGCGGGGCTTGTTGTGGGCGTGTTTGCTCGGTGGGTGGCTGGGGTTTGGTGTGTTCGCTGTGGTGTTTGCGTTTCTTGGTGTTGGCGCTTGGGTGGGTGCGCGTGGTTCGCTTTGCTTTGGCCGCCCTGCCTTGTCGCTTGCTTGGCGCTCACATGCCGCGTGTGGGCGCGTTGGCGTGGGCGGTGGTTCTGTGTGCCGGGTGGGGCGGCAAGGTGGGGCGGGACAACGTTGTCCCGCCCCACACAGCGTGGTGGTGCTGTCCCCCCGTTGCGTGGCGTGGGGAGAGAAGGGTGAAGGGTGGGGTGCTCACGGGGTGGTGAACACACCTCTCTCTTGTGATCGCCTACATGGAAACGGGTAACCCGCCCTGTTGGTGCTGAACAAGGAGGGGGAGCCTCCGGCCGGGCAATTGTTGGCCTGGCTGGGGGCGGCGGGTGGCGGGTGGTGGCGCGCTCACCCTGTTTGGTGCATACGATCCCCGCCCTGTTGGTGTGAGGGGAGATAGCCTCGTCGTGCTGGCCTGGCTGGGCTGGCTCTCTGTCCGGGTGCTTGTTGGTTTGGGCGGGGGTGGTGGTTGCGATCTTGGTGGTGACGCTCCTTCCTTTGGGTGCGTGGGGTGATGCTGGGGGCGTGGCGCTTTCCCCTTGGTGGTGGGGTTGGGTTGGTGGTGGGGGTTTGGGTTGGTGGTGGGGGTTTGGGTTGGTGGTTTGGGTTGGTGGTGGTGGTTTGGGTTGGTGGTTTGGGTTGGTGGTGGTGGTTTGGGTTTGGGTTGGTTAGTGTGGTTGGTGGTGTGTGGTGGTGGTTGTTGGGGTTGGGTGTTTTTTGTTTTGTTTTGTTTGTTGTTTTTTGGTGTGTTTTTGTTGTGGTTTGTTTGTTTTGGGGTTGGTTGGTGGGTTGGTGGTGGGGTTGTTGGTTGTGTGGGGTTGTCCGTGGGTGCGTGTTGTTGTTTGGTGGGTGGTTGGTGTGTGGTTGGGTGTTTGGGTTGGGGTGTGGGTTGTTTGGGTGTTGGGTGGTGGTGTGGGTTGTGGTTTGCCGTTGGGTGTTCCGCAGGGTGTGTGTTGGTAGTGTTGGGGGAATGGCATGGGGTGGGGTGCTTGTTGCCAGGTGGTTTGTACGTGGTTGGTGCAGTTGTTGGTGGCGTTTCCGCCTCCGGTGCAGTGGGTGTGTGGGTGTGGGTGGGGTTGGTTTTGGTTGGGGTTGGTGTTGGTGCATGGTGGTGGGTCTTGTTGGAGGTTGTTTGGGTTTGCGTGTTTTTTGTTGAGGGCGGCTGCTGCTTGTGCGGCGGTTTGGGGTTTGCCGATTTGTAGCCATTCATGGTAGTTGAGGCCGCAGGCGGTGTGGAGTGTTCCGTTGATGGCTGTGGCTGTGCGGACGGTTGGCGTGTGGTTGGGGTTGGTTGTGAGTGTTGCGGCTGCGTGCATGTGGGTGTTTGTTTGTTGTTGGGGTGTTTGCTTGTGTGGGGGTGTGGTGTGGTGCCAGTGTTCGTAGGGGCCTTGGAGGAGGATGAGTGGTTGGGTGTGGGGTGTGGGGAGCCAGTTGTTGGGTGGTGTTGTTTCTGGTGGTGTGTGTTGTTGCCAGTTGGTGAGGTAGCCGATGGTGTCTGTTGGTGTGGTGAAGGGGGTTGTGAGTGTCCAGGGTGCGGCTAGTGTGAGGAGGGCGTGGAGTTGTGCTGGTGTGGTGTTGGTGTAGTTTCCGTAGATGATGGTGGGGGTTCCGGTGTTGCTGGTGGTGTGCGATAGTGTCCCGGTGCCGCCTGTGTGGGTGATGGCGGTTGGGGAAGGGTGTTCTGGGTGGTGTTGTTTCCAGTGGTGGGTGGCGGTGGTGTTTGCGAGTAGGCGTGTGCCTGGCGTGGGCGTGTGTGTTTCGTGGTTGGTGCCTGATGTGAGTGGCGCGTGTGTGGGTTGGTTGGTGTTGGTTGGTGTGGCTGGGGCGGGTGTTGGTGTGTTCTGGTTGGTGTGCGTGTTTTGGTGGTTTCGGATGCTCATGTGTTCTTGCCTCTTTCTTTTTCCTGGTTTTGCTTTCTTGTCTTGTATTGTTTGGTTAATAACGGGTTGTCTTGGGTTTTGGTGTGTGGGGTGGGTTTTGGGGTGTTTGTTTTCTTGTGCTGATCGTCCCACGGTTTTTGTGTTTGGTGTATTGTCTGTTGGCTCGGGTGGTTGCTGTTGGCCCGTGTGGTTGTTTGGTGATTTTGGGTGGTGGTTGGCTCGTGTTTGTTTTGTGTGCGCGTTCCTTGGTGGTTGTTGTGTGCGCGTTCCTTGGTGGTTGGTCTTGTTGCTGGGCGGGGTTGGTGGTGTGCCTCGGTGGGTTATTGGGTTGTTATTCTTTGTTTGTTGGCTCGTGCGTGTGTGCGAAAGTGTGTGGGGAGTGTGGTTGCGGGTGTCTGGTGAGCGTGGTTGTTTGGGTGGCGGGTTGCCTGTGTGGCTGGGTGACGTGGTTGCTTCGGGTGGCGCGAGCGTGGGGTTTGATGTGGGTGGGTGTGTGTTTACGTTTGGTGGTGTGAGTGTTCCTGGGTCTGGTTCTTCGCCTGACGTGCTTGTGTCTGGCGAGGCTGGGTCTTGTTCTGTGTCTGGTTCTGGCGTGTCCTCGGTTGTTGCTGTGTCGTCTGGTTCTTCTTCTTCTGGTGTGCGGGTGTGTGTTCCGTGTGCTGTTCGCGTGTTTGGTGATTCGTGGTGTTCTTTGGTGTTGCGGCGGTGGGTGCGGGCGGCTGGGGTTGATGGGGCGAAAGTTGATACGTTGCTCGGGTCCGGGCCTGGTTCTGGTTCTGTCCGGTCTGTAGCGTCTGGTGGCGCGGCTTCGTCGCGTGTGGGTGCGGTGTCGTCTGGTTTGGTCTCTTCCTCGCCCTCTCCTGTTTCCGGCGGTTCTGCGTCTTTGCGTTCGGCGTCTGCTGGTGGTGGGCGTGTTGGCGTGGGGTTTGGTGCGCGTGTGTGTGATTGGGGTGCGCGGGTTGGTGTTGGTGGTGGTGTGGTGTCTGGTGGTGGCGTGGTTGCGCGTCTGTGGGCGGGGGTTGTGGGGCGTGTGCGCGCTTTGGTTTCTGGTGTTGGCGCGTGGGGGTTGGTGTTGGCTGGCCTGGTTGGTGTGGTGGTGTTGGTGAGTGTGCTCGTGTTGGTGGGGTAGTGTGGGCTTCGTGTTCCTGGCGTGTGCGCGTGTGCGCGGGTTAGGTTGCCCCGCGTGTCTTGTTGTTTCGTGTGGGTGTAGAAAAAGCGGGGAGAGAACCTGCCTGGTTGGTTCTCTCCCCGCTTTTTCTTTTGTGGAGCGAATGACGGGACTCGAACCCGCTACCTTCACCTTGGGAGGGTGACGCTCAGCCTGTTGAGCTTCATTCGCAGTGCGCTCCCCGGCCGCTCGCTTGCGTTTGCTTCTTGCGCGCTGTTCGCTCGCGTTCGATTGTTTTGCTTGCGTTGGGGGTGGAGCGGATGACGGGGTTTGAACCCGCGACTTTCACCTTGGCAAGGTGACGCTCTAACCGACTGAGCTACATCCGCGTGTTGCGCCGCACCGTTTTGCTTGTGGCTTTTGTTTGCCTGGGCGCGCGAGGTTGGCGCTTGTCTCTATTCATCTCGCCTACGAGTGTACGCGTGGTGTGGTTGTTTTGTCAACACACGTTGTTGTAATATCGTCTCACTCGTTCTCGTCGTTGTCGGCGGTTGTGCGGCGTAAGAGGTCCGCGAGGTTGCTGACTGCGTATTGGAGAGACGTGGCGGTGTCGGGGATGTTGCGGTTGAAGTCGTAGATGGGGAAGTAGACGTATGTGCTGTCGGTGTCGGTGCCGTCCCAGAGGTTGCCGATTTGTTTTGGGTTGGCGTTTAGGCGCGTGAGGTTGGTTCCGATTTCTGCGAGGTACTGTTGGAGTGCTGGGTTTTCTTCGCCGTAGTCTTTGTCCCACCAGTCCTCGCTTGTGAGGTGTGGTGTGAGGGGGCCGTCGAGGGGGATGGCGACGGCCGCGTAATCTTCGCGCCCGTAGATGTCCAGGATGTCTTGCTGTTGGCTGGGGGTGAGGTTGTTCCATGCGGTTTCGATGACGGTCATGATGGTGAGTCCTGCCGCGCGTTCGGTGAGTTTTGTAGCGTATTCGATAGCCCAGTTGCGGTTGTCGCTGTTGTTCATGGTTTGTGCCTTTCTCTTTTTCTTCTCTCACGCTTGGTGGCTGGCTGCTGGTTTGGTTTGGCGTGAGCGCGCCACGCGCGGGGCTACTTGGTGGCGGTGTTGCTGCCTGCGCCCCGGCGTGCTGTGAGGGTGAAGCCGGTGCCGTATGCGCCGGGTCCGTCGTCTCCTCGCAGGGTGGCGAGGGGGAGCTGTGTCTGGTTGCCTTCTACCATGACGAAGATTGTGTATATCTCGTAGCCGTCCGCGTAGTTGTCGTCTCGGCTGTATTCGACGTGTGCGTTCATGATGCGTGCCGTGTGGTTGCCGCGTTTGTACGCGTTTTCGAGGTGATACCAGCCGTTCACGCATCCCATGCAGCCTTCGTTGCCTTTGATGGTGAGCGTGTCGCCGTTGTCGAGGGTGAGGGTGGTGGTGCGTATTTCGTCGTCGCTGATGGTGACGTTGGTGATGTAGCGGCCTTTGAGGATTGCGGTGTATTCTTCCGCCGCGCTGTTCTCGTCGAGGGCGATTTCGTTGGTGTTCATGATTGGTTTCTTCTTTTTCTCGTCTGTTGACTCTTATGTCCGCGCGTGGTGGGTGGGGTGCGCGTGGCGTTGGCGTTGTTAGTAGTTGTCAAAGTAGCAGCCGCAGGGTTTACAATCGCAGGCGCGGGAGCCGTCGCAGTAGGAGCACTCGCATCCTGTGTTGCAGCAGTCGCAGATTGTCTCGTTCATGGTTCTTATTGTACCATTTGCACCTTTGCGTGTCTACATGTGTGGATGCGTGGTTGGTTGGTTGGTTGGTTGGTTGGTTGGTTGGTTGGTTGTCCCCGCGCGGCTGGGTGTTTGTTTGTCCGCGAGCGCGGGGCGGGTGTTTGTGGGCGACTGGGTGGGGCGGTGTCGTGCTTGGTGCTTTGTGGGCGCGGGATAGGGATGGTGTGCCCCCTGGTGAGCGTGTGGGTCGTATCCCGCGAGCGCGCGTGTTTACGTGAGGTTTGCGGGTGGGTTTGGGATGTGGAGGGTGTGGCCTTCGCCCAGGAGTTGTTCGGCCTCGTTTGCGGTGATGATGCGACCACAGATGGGCGGCCACTGTCGCGCGTATTTTCCGCCCGCGCATACGGCAAGGAGTTGGGCGGCGAGCTGGGGTGCGGATACTGGCTGCGTGGTGTGTTCGCTGTCTGGGTTGGTGTATCCGAGTGTGGTGTCCTCGGCGGCGGGTCCGATAGCGACTGCGCAGCGGTGGGTTTCGAGCGCGAGTGTGGCGGCGATGTTGCTGACGGTGTGGTCGCCGAGGTATGGTTCTCCTGTGGCGGTGGGTTCGCCTTTGCCGTCACTGCGCTCGCCTACGCCGTCGCTCGCTCCTGCGCCTGCTTCTGTGTTCGCGCCTGTTCCTGTGTTCTGTTGCTTGTTCAGGTAGTGGGCGTATTGGTCCCAGGAGGCGAGTACGGCGTCGTATAGTTCTTCGGGTGCGGCGGTGTCGTGGAACGACAGTTTGCTTCCGGGGATGGGTGGCGTGTCTGCGCCCGCCCCCGTGGTGGTGTCGCTCACGCCGTGCATGATTGTCGCGCCTGTGGCGGTGGCGGTGTTGCCGTGGTGTGCGATGGTTTCGAGTGTTGCTTTCACGCCTGGGTTTCCCGTGAGTGGGGCGAGTGTTTCGCGTGCTGCGTGGAGCCTGTGGGCGTGGAGGGCAATATCTTCGCCGGTCTCAACGTAGAGGAGGTGGGTGCCGCCGACGGTGAATGTGCCGGTGGGTGTGGTGAACTCGATCATTGTTTGGGGCGTGTGGGTGGGGTAGCAGGCGGTGACGCGTGTGGGGTTGCCGTTTTCGTCGGGAATGTAGTCGCCTTCTTTCAGGTCGCCGAACTTGACTCGTTTCCAGGTGCGGCCCGCCCGGTCGGTGATGTACCTGCTGGTATCGCCCGCGTGGCGGCTGTCGGTGGTGTTGTTCGTGTTTGTGGTCACTTGTGTTCCCCTTTTCCCTCTCGTTTTTTCGTTTGCCTGCGTGCTGTGTCTGCTTGTTTTTCTGTCGCGTTCTGGGTGTTCCCTGTTTGGTGCGTGTTTTTCTTATCTGTGTGTGAATAGCAAAAAGCGGGGCACCTGCCAGGGGTTTGCGTTTCCTGGCAGGTGCCCTGCGTGTGCGCAGCGTTTTCTTCTGCGCGCCTTGGCAGTGTTAGTTGGTGGCGTCGATGGTTTCGGCCATGTGGTCCAGTGCGATCTGGTGCATGTTGCGGGCGGTGTCGAGGTCGCCCTTCGTGTAGTAGAGGGGACGGTAGGAGGTGCCTTCTTCGGGGTCTGCGCCGTCCCACAGTTCACCCATGTACTGTGCGTCACCGTCAATGTCGTCCAGGAGGGTTTCGAGACTATTCAGGTATTCGGCGGCAGCGGCGTTATCTTCGCCAATATCCTCGTGCCATTCGTCGGTGACGAGGCGGGCGCTGGTGCCGCCCATGCTGATGGCGACGGCCACGGTGCCGTAGTCGCCGACATTGGTGGTGAAGTCGGCCCGCTGCTCGTCCGTGAGGGCGCTCCACGCGTCGGTGAGCGCGGTCATTACCGCGAGGTTTGCGGCTCGGGAGGCGAGTAGCGAGGCGGCGTCTGCGATCTTGTTGATCTTGTTGGTGTTCATGGTTGGGTTTCCTTTTCTCTGGCGGTTGGCGTGTTTTCTTGTGTTGGTTTTAGTGTAGCACAACTGTGGGCGCGTGTGCTCGCTCAGTCGCGTGAAAGGCGGCGTTGAGCGCTGTGGGGTGTGTCACGCGTGCCCGGTGTTGCGTGGGCGGCGGGGCTTGTTGGTTGCCTGTGTGGGCGTGGGTGGCTTGCGTTTTCTTGGCGTTGCGGGCGGCTATTGGCGTGTTGTGGGTGAGGGGTTTCCTCCGCCACTTTTTTGTTTGCCGCGTGTTTCTGGTTTGTTTTCCGGGGGTGCGGCGGCGAGCGGGGTTTTGTTTGCCGTGTTTTTGCGTGAAGGGTGCGGTCGATTGTGGCTGTGAAGTGGCATGTGAATGGTGAGGGTAAGCCGGGGAAGTGTAGTGCGAGGAAGGGTCAGTGTCCGTTTGGTGCGGATGCGCCGCATTACGGGGCGCGGCGTGAGGCGCAGGCGGCTGCTGAGGAGTTGATTGCGCGCGAGGCGGCTGGTTTCGGCGGCGGCGTGGCGGGGTTGCGTGAGGCTTTTGGTGGCGTGGATGGTTTGCGCGTGGATGCTGCGGGCCGTTTTTACTGGTGTGACGGGGAGGCGGCTGAGTGCGTGAGCGGCGCTGATGTTGCCCGGTGGGATGGTGGCGGCGACAGTATGGTTGACATTATTGACGGCGGTGACAGTCATGCGTTGAACGCGGATGGTGGCCACGCTCGTGTGCTGTCTGGTGTGAATGGTGGTGTCGTTGGCGGCCGTTTCAGGGGTGTCAGCGTGTGTGGGTGCCGGTTGGATGAGGTGACGGGTGACGCGCGGCTGAATGATGTGGGCGACTACAGGTGCGAGGATGCTTCTGCTCCGGTGTCTCGCATCAATGTTATGTCCGGTAATGCTCGCGTGTTGCGTTTGGCGGCTGGCTGTCACGTTGGTTCGGTGACGGGCCGCAGTAAGGTTATGAAGGTTAATGGTAGTGTTGGCGTGGTGTCTGGTAGTGGTGTTGTCGCTTCTGTGCTCGCGGGTGGCCGCGTGGGGGCGGTCGTTGATGATGGTAGTATGAGTCATGTGGAGGGCGATGGCGCTACCGTCTGTGTGGTTGGTGGCGGCCAGAGTGGTGCGGCGCGTGACGGTGTTGTGCGCAGCGTTGCTGGTGGCGCCCTGGTGGAGACTGTGTTGGGGCGCGGCGAAGTTGTCGAGGTGGGTGATGGCGGCGTGGTTGACTCGGTTGACGGTGAGGGTAATGTGCGGCGCGTGTTGGCTGGCGGCCTGGTGGATGCGGTGGTTGGTCATGCTTCAGTTGACGATAATGGGGGTGTGATTGGGTTTCTTGGTTCGCCGGTGATGCCGCCCACCCGCGATGATGGTGTGCGGGGCGCGCGGCTGGTTCGCAATCGTGATGGCGGGCGCGTGGAGGTTGTGCGCTGCGGTGGGCGTGTGGAGGGTGCGGCTGCTCGTGTGGAGAATATGAGCGGGCGCGCTGATGCGTGGGCTGAGATTGGCGTGGTCGATTATTTCGCGACTGCGCGGCGTGAGAGAGGCAATCCGGTGGTGGGTCGCTTGGGGCCGTATTCGCGTGTACATTTTGAGTCTCATAATGCGCGTGAGGTGTTGGCGTGCATTGGGCGCGTGGACGTGGGCGCGCTTGAGGCTGGTTTGGTTGATGTGACGTATGGTTCTCGTCGTGAGAGCCTGTTGCCGTTGCTTCGTGAGCGCGGGGGCGTGGTGGAGTAGCGCACTCGCGGCGGCGCGGCGTGGGGTGGGCGCGGGAGTCGCTGCTTGCCTGCGAGCGCGGGGTAAGGTTGGATTGCTGGCGTGTGTGCGCCTGTGGTTTTTCTTGCCCCGACCCGCGCCGTGTTTTTGTTTACATTCTGCGTGCTACTGTTGCCGCGCGCGTGGCAGGGGCGGGTTGCTATTTGTGTGTGAGTGGGTGAACGGGTTTGTTCGCCCTCTTGTTCTTTTTTGTTTGTTTGCGCGCTTTTCGGTGGGGCGCGTGGGCGTTCTTTTTGTGTTTGTGTGGTGTTTTCTTGGTGGCTGGTTTTCATGTGGGCGTGCGTGGTCGGGCTGCTGGCCGGGTTGTGCGGTGTAGTGCGAAGGCGGGGGCGTGTCGGCTCACGGGTGCGGATGGTGAGCCAACCCCGCATTTCGCGTCCGTATCTGAGGGTGAACGGTGGCTTGCTGAGCGGGAGTCCGCGCAGCGTGGCGGGTTCACTGCTGCCGGTACCATTGCCCCCGGTTCAACCGGCGTTGTTTCCGGTGCAGTTGGTGATGGTCGCGGTATTGCGTGGGATGACGCTCGCGCGTGTGTGGGGACGGTGAGTGCGCCTAATGGCACGTTGGTTGTTGGTCCGTCGGCTGATTCTGGTGCGCCTGCGCGTCTTGTGCGTGGCCTTGTGGGGGCGGGGCCGTTTGGGAGCATGTGGCGTGTGCCTGCGGGTGGGCGCGCGTATGGTGATGATGTGAGTGTGCGTGGCCTGACGGTGGTGGAGGACGCGCGTGACGTGTTGTTCCAGCATGTGACTGGTGGCGCTCTGGCGGGTGAGGCGCGCGGGTGTAGGTTTGAGAGCGTGTATGCTGGCGGCATGGTGGGGGAAGCGAAACATTGTTTTATTGGGAGTGTTGGGGGTGGTGAGGTGTCGCCTGGCGTGCAGGGTGGCGGTAGCGTGAGCGTTGTGACGGACGGTAGTGCGGTGGGCCTCGTGGCTGGTGACGAGTATGGCAAGGCTCATGTGGGGCGCGTGGAGGGCGGGTCGCATGTGAGTGCCGTGTTGGCTTTCGGCAGCGTGGATTCGGTGTCTGGTGGTTCGCGTGTGGACCTTGTCGAGGGCGCGGACAGTGAAGGCGTGGCTGTTGTTGGCGTGGTGGACGTGGATAGTCGTGTGGGCGTGTTGGGTGAGTATGCTCGTGTTGGGTTCGCTGTGGAGGCGGATAGTGTGTCTGACTCGAAGGGTGCTGCGCGGCTTCTTGACGCCCGGTTGCGGCGTGAGAGTAGCGACGGTTACGGTGGCGGCGGGTTGCGTGTGAGTGAGGGCGTGCGGCGGTCACTGTATTCTGGTGAGGGCGTGAGTGTGGCGCTGTCGGTGGTGGCGCGTGATGGGTCGAGCGTGGTGTTGGATGATGAGGGTGTGCGTCGCGTGTTGCGTGGGCGGCCTGTCGCCTCTGAGTGGGATGTTGATTCGGTGTTGGGGTCGTTTGAGTCGTCGTTTGATCGTAGGGCTGGCGAGTGGATGGCGGGTGCTGGCGAGGTGGCGAACCCGCCGTCTGGTTGGGACGATGAGCTAACGCCTTTTGTGGGCGATGACGATGAGTGAGTGAATGGGCGGCGCGCGAACGCGCTGGTAGTTGCTCGCCTTGTGGGCGCGGGGTTGTGCGCCGTGGTGGCGAGTGTCCCGCCGCCGCTGGGTTTTTCCTTGTTGCGCTGTCTTGTGTTTGTGGCGTTGCGGGTGCCCGCATCGTCGCGTGGAGTGCGCCCCGGCCGCGAGCGCGGTGGGGCCGCGGGCTGTTTGCGCCAGCGGTGCGGTAGCGCACTGTGTGTATGTGTGAGCGGGTGGTAGTTGGGCGCGTCCCGCTGCGTCCGTGGGTTGGCGTGTCTTTTTGCGCGCCCCCTGTTTGCCGCGTGGCGTGGTTTTAGTGTGGGGTTGTGCCCCGGCGAACGGTGTTGCCGCGATATTTACGCGGTAACGTGTTTTTTATAGGAGAGGAGAGTTCCTTGGGTGTTGTGAAGAGTAGGCGCGCTGTGCGTACTGGTTTCGCGTTCTTGGCTGCTGCGGCGGCTGTGTCCGGTGTTGGCGCTGGCGCGTCGGTGGCTGCGCCTGGCGTGGCTCCGGCGTATGCTCAGGCGCAGGGCGCGGATGGTGCGGTGAGTTCGCCCGCGAGCGGCTACGAGGCGGCGGTGGCGCGTGAGCGTGGGCGCGTGGCTGACAAGATTGTCTCGTTGCTGGGGGATCGGTTTACGGGTGAGCAGGATACGCTTGTTGGCGACGTGTCGGTGTTGTTTCGTGGCGCGGCCGGGGGTGGCGCGGTGTTGACGTTTGGTAAGGGTATGGATCGCGCGGGGGTTCGCGCGTATATTGTGGGGTCTGATGTGACTCCTGTGGGGTATGTGGTCGAGTCTTTGACTGCTGCTCCAGGCTCGGGTGGGGGTGTGTTGACTGCTTCTTTGGTGCGCGATAAGAGCGTGACCGTGGGCGAGTTCACGTCGCTTGACTTTATTAAGGACGCTGCCCGGCGTGAGCGTGTGCGCCAGACAGTGTTTGGTAACGCGGACCTTGCGTCGCGCCTGGATGCGGGGTCGTTGTCTACGACTGGTTCGACGCAGTTTCTTCGCGTTGGTTTGTCTCCTGCGTCGGCTGTTGGTAGCGCGGCGTTGATGCCGGTGACTTCTGTTGCTGACGCTGTGCGCTCTATTATGGGTGACGGGTCTACTCAGGAGATTACGTCGCTGAAACTGGAAACAGTGGATGGGCGTGAGTATTTCCGTTTTGAGACTGTCGATGTGGCTCCAGACACGGGCAGTGTTGACGTGGAGGGTTTTGCGCCGCGTTTTTTGACTGCCGACCAGGTGGAGGCTATCAAGGGTGGCTTGGTGCGAGCTAAGGCGTTGGCGGCCGATAATAAGAGTCTGGCTGGCGCGTCCCAGGTGACGCTTATCGATGGTGGTCGCGCGCTGGCTAATGAGAACGTGGATGCGGGCACGAGTGTTCGCGCCTTGTTGGAGAAGGCTGACGAGTATGCGGGCGCGGCTGCTAAGACTGGCCGTCGGGTCAGTGGCGTGCAGGTCAGTGGTAGTGCTGTGCGCGTGGAGACGGTTTCTGACCCGGCGAGCGCGGCTGCTCCTAATAAGGCGTTCCGGGCTGAGGTGGAGCGTTTGTACAAGAACGTTCTACCGATTAAGGACGGGGTTGTTACCAAGCAGATTCCATACGATGTTGTGGACGCTGACACGCGTGAGGTTCTTCCCGGCGGCGCTGGCGTGATTGCGAAGTCTACGGACGGTAGCGGGAACGCGACGTTGGATAAGTTTGTGTGGTGGATGTCTGAGGCTCACCGCGTGGCGGCTAACCTGGATGGCGTGAAGTCTGTGGCGGGTATCGAGTATGATGCCGCGTCTGGCACGATGCACATTCTCGTGTCTAAGACGAAGGCTCCTGTGTTGGACGCGGACACGCCGGAGCCGTCCCCTGAGCCGTCTCCTAACCCGGAGCCGACACCGCAGCCTGAGCCTTCCCCTGAGCCGTCTCCTAACCCGGAGCCGCAGCCGGAACCACAGCCTGAGCCTCAGCCGGTCCCGGACCCGACACTGGACGAGAAGTACCAGAACGACCCGGCGGTGCGCGAGTTGTTCAACTTGTATGCGAAGGCGGTTGCTCGCGTCCAGGCTGCTAACGGTGGAGCGCTGCCGTCGCCTGCCGTGTCGCTTGTGAACCAGGCGGGTGCATCTGTTGCGCCCGCGCAGTCTGTGGTTGCGCCCGCCTCGTCTGTTGGCGAGTTTTTCGACCACCTGCGCTCTGCTGTGCCGGAGGGTTGGAAGATTGATTTCAGCAAGAACAACCCCGTGGAGCTTTCTGAGGACGGTAAGACTGTTCTTGTTCACGTGGTGCAGGGTGAGGGTGACGCGGACGACTATGATCAGGATATTAGTCAGGCTCACCAGTTGGAGGCGTCCACGGGTAACCGTGATGGTAAGGATGGTTCGACGGGCGTGGCTCCTGGTGAGGTGACGGCGGCTGGTGTGCGCGGCGGTGTTGCTGGCGGCGCTGGTTCTTTGCCGGTGACGGGGGCGAGCGTGTTGACGGGTGTTGGCGCGGGCGTGTTCCTCCTTGCTGGTGGTGTGGCTGCTGGCGCTGCGCGCCTGGCGTCTCGTAGGCGAGCGTGAGTTGGCTGGCTGCTAGTGGCGTAGCGTTGTGGCTGCTGGTTGGCGCATAGCTTGCTGGTGGCCGTCCGTGTGGGGCGCGTGGTCTGGGGTTTTCCAGGTGCCACGCGCCCCGCGTTTCTTTTGGTGCGTGTGGCGGTCTCGTCCGCGTAGCGGGCTGCCTACGATACGCGTGCGAGCGTTTTGCCTGCGCACGTTTTTCGTTTGTTCTGTTTGAGCGTGCGCCGCTCGCCGCCTGGGTGTATGATGGTGGCGTGCCTCGGGGAGGCGGGCTTCCCGTTGGGCTGGACTGTGAAGGAGTTAGTCATGAGTATTATTCCTGCGCTTGTAACGATGCAGGTTCTCAAACAGCAGGGGCGTTGGCCTGGCGCTGGCGGCGTTTATGGGGGTTACCCTGTTTCTTCTTGTTACGAGGCTCCTGCCCGGCCCGTGGTCGCAGGCGCGCGTATTGCGCCCGTCTCTTATGCGCCGTCGGCGCGTGGGGGCAGCTCGGCGTCTGGGCGCGACTATCAGCCGCTTGATGGACTTTCACTGTTGGCGCTGCTTTTTGGTCTCCTGTCTCTTGTTGCGGGTGTTGGGTTTCTCGCCGTGTGCATGTATGCTCACCTGTGGGCGCTGTGTGTCCTGCCTGGCGTTTTGCTTGCGAACGCGGTGTATTTGCTTTATTTTTCTTGTAGGAAATAACCTTCGGTTGCCGGCGCCTTGACTTGATCGTCCAGGTCGGCGCGCCAGTTCTCGCAGTTTTGGCGGGAGCGCGTATAATGGGCGCGTTGGGGATGGTAGGGTTATCTTCTCCTGTTCCGCGTAGTCTTTTGGAGGTTTCTTATGCACTACAATCCTTCTACTTACAACAGCGGCATTATTCCTGCCCTTGTAACGATGCAGGTACTCAAACAGCAGGGTCGCTGGCCTGGCGCTGGCGGAGTTTACGGCGGCTATCCTGTTTCACGGGTTGACGCTCGACGACGTTATGAGAGCGTGCGCGCCTCGCATGAGGATGAGTCTTATCGGCGCGTGGCTAAGGAGGACTGCTCGGATGAGGAGGTGCGCCACCTGGCGGTTCTCGCGGGCGTCACGGCTCTTATTCTGGGTGTGGGGACGTTCGCACTGTGTGCGTGCAGCCGCCACTGGGAAATTATTTTCATGCCGTGCGTGTTGGTCGCCGCTGGTGTTGCCGTGCTTTATGCTGCTTGGCGTATGGGACGCTCCTGACCGCTGAGATGTCGCGGGGCGCGTGGTGGGCTTGTGTTGTTGCCTGCTGTCGCGCGTCGCCTGTTTTGGTGTACAATGAGGGTGTTCGGGGAGGGGCGGCCCTCCTTGCCTGGTCGCGATTTGGAGTTGTTATCGTGAGTAAAAAGCTGTCATACCATCTTTTGCCTATTTCTTTGTCTGCTCAGGTGTTGGAGTGGAACGGGATGTGGCCGGGATCGCGGGTTACCAGCGTCGAGAGCGATGGTGACGATGTTAGTTGCGTCCCGATGGTCGTTCTGAGTGTTGTTGCGGCGATTTTGGGGGCGGTGGCTATTGTCGCTGGTATTCGTATCCGCAACTGGGCATTGTGCGCGACAGTTGGTGCCATCCTGGCCGTTAACGGCGGTCTTTTGTATTGGGGTTTCAAGAAGTAGGGGCGCGTGAGCGTCTTTTGTGGCTTGTTTGGTTGAGAGGTGAAGTGTTGTGGGCGTCGGTCCTGCGTTAGTGGCTCTTCGGATGTTGGGTTATCGTGGTCCTTGGCCGTATGGTCGTGGGTTTGATGCCGCTGAGGATGGCGAGGCCGATCTCGGTCTTGCGTATTTTATGGGCGTTGTTTCCTTGGTGTTGTGTGTGGTTGCCTTCGCTTTGGGTGTTTATGTTCGTAGTTGGGTTCTTTGCGCGTTTATTGGCGCTTTCATGGCCGTGACGGTGTTTTTGTTGTTTCTTGTCGGTAAAGGCGAGCGTTCTTAGCGGCTGTTGGTGGCTATCCTCGTTTGATCGCGAGCGCCATGCGCGTGGGTGGTGGGGTGCGACCGCTGGTAACTGTTGTGTGCTGCCACTCATCCTTGCGTGTTTTGACCTCCGCTTTGTCATGCCTACCCCTCTGATTCGCTGTACGCGCTTCTGACGCGTTTTCAGGCGCTTACCCTCCCCTGTGTGCGTTTCGTGCCTGTTTGGCTGTTAGAGAGCCGTATAGCGAGCGAGAGAGGGATGCGTGGCCGCGTGGCGACGTGTTAATGGCGTTAGTTGCACGTTTGGTGGTGTCACTTTTACCGCGCGCGAGCATATAGTGAACGCCCCGGCCAGTTGTAGGCTGGGCGTTCTTTCGTGCGCTATCCGCTCTTACGCGGGTTCGTTCACTCCTCCTACGGGCGGCGAAACGAGGGGATGATGCGCGTACTGTCGGCGGTGACGCTTACGTTGCCGCGCTTGAGACGGAAGTCCGGGTGTTCTGCTTTCCGACTGTAGCGTGTGGTGTTGTTGGTGAGGAGCGTGGGGCGCAGATCGTCCTCGAACATAATGTACAGCGAAATGGTTTCAGTTGTTTCCTCGTCGTCTCCGTAATAGGTGGGTTCCTGGTGCGTCTCGGTCTTTTCAGCCCATGCGGCGGTGGTCTTCTGGCTGTTGTCGATGGCGTCTCGTGCGCGTAGCGTGATGCCGCCGCCGGTTCCGGTTTTCTTGGCGCGAGTTTCGCCGAGGATGTCGTGTGTGCGGGTTTCGTGGCGGATTGTCACGGTGTCGCCATCCGCGATGGTGAGTGTGATGGTGCCGCCGCTTGCGGAGGTTTTCGCGATTGTGGTTCCGGCGAACATGCTGGCGAGCGTCTGTGCTGCCTCGTTGTTGGCGTCTCGGTTCATGGTGTTCATGGGGCGTGTTTCCTTTTCTGTGTGGGTGTGCGGTTTTGTTGTAGTACGCAGGCGCGTGTGTTGTCTACGCGCGTGAGGAGCTGCACGCTCATGTGGGAACGCCCCAGCTTTTGTTTGGCTGGGGCGTTCTTTTATGTTGGCGCGTCTTACGCCCGCTCTGGTGAGCTGCGCGCCTGTTTAGCGCCGGGGGCGCTCATATTCGGGGTCGATGTGCGCGCTGTCGGCGTGAACGGTGACCTCGCCGCGCGTGAGACGGAAGTCCGGGGACATTGATCGCCACGTGTATTCGGTTTCGTTGCTTGTGAGGCGCGTGGGGCGCAGGTCGCCCTCAAACATCACCCACAGCTCAATGGTTTCAGTTGTTTCACCGGGCGTTTCGTCGTACTCGTCGTAGGGGGTGTGCGGCTGGTATGACTCGCGCTTTTCGACCCATGCGGTGACGAGGCTCTGTCCGTTTTTGATCGCTTCTGCCGCTCGGGACGAGATACCACCGCTAACGTATTTGCGCTCTTCCCTGATGTAGCCGCGCGCCGACGCGAGGTCTAGTTCCTTGGTTTCGTGGCGGACGGCGATGGTGTCGCCGCCTGTGAGGGTGAGGGCGATGGTTCCGCCGTTGATCGAGTAGTCCTCGATGGTGGCTCCGGCGAACATGTTGGCGAGCGTCTGTGCTGCCTCGTTGTTTGCGTCGGTGTTCATGGTGTTGGCGTCGGCGTTCATGGTGTTTCCTCTTGTTTCTTTTTGTGGTGGGGTTTGTTCTGGTTGTAGCGTATCACGCGCAGCCCGCTCGTGTCTACACGTGTGGATGTGCGGGTTTGGTGCCGGAGTGTCACGTTGGGGGCGAGTATCGGTTTGCGAGGGTGACGTGAGCGCTGTCGTGTGGTATCATGTGGGTGATTGGTTCTACTGATGTAAAGAAAGGCTGAGCGATGTTTCAGGCGATTTTTTCTCTCGTTGCGACAACGTTGAACGCGTGGCTCGTTATCAATGAGGTTGGCAAGGGGAGGGAAAACTGGTCGAACACGTGGCTGGTCGTGTTTCTTTTCTCGCTGTCTGCCAGCGCGTCTGGTTTGGTTCGAGCGGTCATGTTGATGGGCTGACGCGCGCGTTCACCCACTCGCCTGCGCGTTGCCGCGTGGCCGTTTACCCTGAGCGCGCCCGTGGAGGGGTCTGTGCGCGCCTCTCGCAAACTTTCATGCTCCACATGCACTTGCGCCCCTCCTGCGGCTTGTGAGGCCGCGAGAGGGGCGTTTGCGCGCTTTCCTGTGTCTGCCTGTGTTTGTGGGCGCGCGTTAGAGTCCGAGTTGGGCGAGCGTTGGTTCTTCGTCGCCTTCCTCGTAGTAGCAGCAGTCGCTCAGGTAGCGCCCCTTCTTCGATTTTCTGCGGGGCCGCTCGCAGCTGCCTGGCGCGTCCACCTCGAAAACGAGTGATCCGTTATCCCCAAAGGACCATTCGTCGAACACGATCCGCCAAATGCGTCCGTTCCATTCGCGCCAACATCCTGTGGTGGCCTCGATAGCGCCGTTCTCCCATTCTTCAACGATGGTGCGCAGTACCGTATAATCGTAGAGCTTAATGGCTGTGTCGGCGCTCGCGTCATCATGGCGGGCGAGCCAGTTGCAGGCCGCATCGTAGTTGAACCATTTGTCGCTTCGGCCGGTGGCGAGGATGGCGCGGCATCACGCGGCTCTCAATATCCGGGGTGACGGTGGTGTAGGGGTCGGTGTAGTTGGTGTGGTCGATCATGGCGTTTTCTCTTTCTTGAATGTTTCGCGTCGCTTGTAGTATAGCACGAGCGTGTGGGGCGTGTCTACGATTGCCCGTGCCTTGGTTCTCCGGTGTGCCGCTTGTGTGTGGGGCGTATTTTGGCAGCTATTGTCGTGTTGCTGGGCGAGCGCGTGGAACCGTGTTGGCGGGGTCTTTCGCGTGCGCGTGTTTTGTTTTCTTATGGCGTTGTGGAGGTTTTCTGGTGGCTGTGAAGTGGCATGTGAATGGCGAGAATAAGCCGGGGAAGTGTGTTGCCCCGGCGGGCAGGTGTCCCTTTGGTGCGGAAACACCGCATTACGGGACGAAGCGTGAGGCGCAGGCGGCGGCTGAGGAGTTGATTTCGCGCGAGTCGGCTGGTTTTGGTGGGGAAGCGAAAGCGCGCTCGTTGACGTGCTGTCCCGGCGGGTCGGGGTTGGCTGTGGATGCGGCGGGTCGTTGGTATCGTGATGGCGTGTTGGTTGAGGATATGGTGGAGGCCGTGAACGACGAGGGTGAGCCGGTGATGTTCACGGACGAGGATTTCCGTGGGTCTGTGGTCAGTGACGCGCAGACGGATGTGCGTATTCACGCGGGTAAGATTGACGATCTTGTGAACGTCGGCTGTTACGGTGAGGACATGAACATGTCGATGATCGGTGGCGACGCGTCTGTGAATCGTGCGTTTGGTGTGAGTGTGAACTATGTGGGCGATAATGCTCATGTGTCGCTGATGGGTGATTATTGGGAGCCTGGGGATGAGAGTTCGTTTCCTACATCGTCTCAGGTGGAGGATGTGCGTGACCATGCTGTGATTGACGCGGTGGGTGGTGAGACGCGTATTTTTGGGATGATGGGTTACGGAAACATTGGCGTGTTGACCGGTAGTGCGTCTGTGGATGAGATGAGCGACAGGTCGCATATTCGCACGGTGGACTCAGGTAGTGTGGATTACATGATGGGTAATGCGAGCGTGAGTAACGTGTGTTCTCGTAGGCGAGCGGACGGGGCTATGGCGCATGGGCGTATTGGCGACATGAGTGGCGAGTCGAGTGCTGGCGCTGTGCGTGATTATGGTTTTGTTGGCGAGGTGCGCGAGAGTGCGACCGTTGACGGGGTGTTCTCGCATGGTCGCGTGATGGTGGCGCGCGATAATGCGCGCGTGAACCTGGTAACGTCTGGCGGTGTGGTGGAGCACGTGACAGATAACGCGCGCGTGGGCGAGGTGTGGAGCGGCGGCCGCGTCGATAAGGTGGATGGTAAGGGCGCTGCCGTGATGAACGTGGGGTCTGGTGGCAGCGTTGGCGTGGTATCTGATGGTGCGACGGTTGTTGATGTAGGTGCTTCTGACGCGTATGAGCCGTGCGTGGTGGAGTCGGTCGCGTCGTCTGGTAAGGTAGGTTTGATTGATTGCTACGCGGATGTGACGTATGAGTGCGACGAGGCGGGCGTGTCGCCCGCTCGTGCGCGCGAGTTCGTGGCGAAGCGTCTGCACGATGACGCGACGGGTATCGGTGGTGAGTGTTTGGCGCGGGCTAACGGCGACAATCCGTTTGCGCGGTCGAATGTGGTCTTGCGTGTGCGGGACGCTCAGGGGCGTGTGGTGGATGTTCCTGACGTGGATGGCGTGTTGCGTGGGTTGACGGAGGTTGACTATGATGAGCGGGAGATGATGTGGGAGCAGATGATGGGTTCCCCGAATAGCAACTAAGCGGGGCGACTTGTACCCGCCGCTAGTAGTGTGTTGCCTGTGTGCTTCGCGCGCGTGTGGTACGCTTGTGTCGTTAGTACAATGTGAATCGCCTGACCGCTATGTTTTGGGTGTACCTGCTGCTTGTCGCCGCCAGTGTCTCGTATATGTTCGGGGGCAAGGTGCGCTAAAGGCTCCCGCTGGCGTTGGGTTGTGAAGCGGACGCGTAGGGTGAGTTGTTCACCCATGCGCGTCCGCTCTTGTTTCTTGGCCTGTATGTGCTCGTCATTCACCATTGAGGTTCGAGAGCCGCGTCGGCTGCGCTGATGGTGGTTCCGTCGCCGGTTTCGAGGAGGAGGGTGGGGCGCTGGTCGGAGTGGGCCGCGTATTCGCCGCTGATTTCTGCGATCTTTTCGGGTCGCAGGTTGCGCTCGGCAAGCACCCACAGGGTGATAGTGCGGGTCACCTGGGGCACGTTCATGCCGTTTGTGTCGGTGAACTCGCTCGCGGTTTCGACCCAGGCGCGCACGACGCGGCCGCTGTCGTGCTTCTTGTAGTGCTCGTCGTCGCTGTTGGTGAAGTTGTCAGCATCAACGGCGAGCGCCTTGTTGTCGGCGGGAGCGGTGGCACCTCCTGGGAGGATGGTCGCAGCGTTGATGGTGACATGTGTGCCGTCGGTGAAGGCGACGGTGTTGCGGGGCGCGCCGGGGGTGTACGTGTCGGCGATCTGCTTGCCTGCGAACAGTGCGTTGAAGTTTCGGGCGCGTTCCTGGGTGGCGTCACTGTTAACGATGTCGAGCATGTGCGTTTTCTCCTGTGTGGGCTTGTTTTCTTGTCTGGCTCCATTGTAGCATGTTGCGGGGTCGTGTGCATGGTGTTTCGCGGTCTTGTGGGGCGCGTGTTGGGCGTGTTTTTGGTCATGTTGGTGGCGCGAGTGCGGGCGTGCGGGAGAGTGGTTGTACGTTGCTGGGGAAGCGAAACGGTGTGAGCATGGGGGAAACATGTGGAGGGGCGCAGACTCATAAACGGTCTGCGCCCCTTTCCTCGTGTTCGCCCGCGTGTTTACCCGCGTGCTCGTGGTTGTTTACTTGTGGGGTAGTCGGATGGTTGTGTGGGTGGCGGCTGCTTCGCCGTTGACGACGCGTCCGTCGCTGTGTTCGATGGTGAGGCCGTGGTGCGCGGTGCGTCCGCTGTAGACGCTGGTGTAGAGGGCGATGGGCGTGGGGTTGTCGGGTGTGGTGGCGTGGAGGGTGATGACGGTGGTTTCGCGGCGGTTTCGCCGGGTGGCACTGTCTGCGGTTGCGTTCACGCCTGCACTCTCGTTCTCGCCTGCGGCTGCTTGTTCGATCATGGGCTGTGGCGCGAGCGCGTATCCTGGTTGTTCGCGGGTGTCTTGTGCGCGAGTGTGGGTGACCCATGCGTGTGTGATGGGTCCGAGGGTTTGGCCGGTGCTCAGGGTGATGGTGGTGGCGTGTCCGCCCTCTGTGCCGGTATTTCCTCGCTTGTGGTTGTTGAGGGTTGCGTGGATGGTGACAGTGCGGTTGCTGTCCGCGTCGCCCGTGCTCTCGCTTTGGTCCGCGCTTGCGACTGCGCCCGCGAGCGCTCCTGTGCCCTCGTCCGCGAGTGTGCCTCCTGTGAGGGTGAGCACGCCGTTTGTGGCGGCAACGATGGTTTCGCCGACCAGCATGTCGGCGAGCGCCTGTTGTTCGCGGTTCACCCATTCGTTGATTTGGGTTTGTGTGAGTGCTACGCGGATGGTGGCGAGCGGCTTGTTCTTGTCGCGTGGGGTGGCGAAGGTGCCGGTTGTGATGTTGGCGTAGCCTGTGCGGATGGTGGCGGGTATGGTTTCGCCTTGGTAGAAGAGGATGAGGGCGAGGCTGGTGATGGTGCCTGCGTGGCCCACGTTGGTGTGGAGGTGTGCGCGCTCGATGATGCGCCTGTCGGCTTTCGCGCGCATCGGCTGAATACCTGCGTCTTGGTTGCTGTCGTTTGCGCTCGTCGTGTGGGCGGTTACACCAGCGGTGTCGCCGCCGAGTGTGATGGTGAGGTGGGTGCCGTCGCTGAGTGTGATGACGTGTCCGTTGTCGCTCTTCACGTAGCGGCCGTGGAAGAGCTTGTAGAGGGTGGCGGCGAGCTGGTCTGTGTCGCTGACGGTGTATTGTGTGGCGCGCGCTGGTCCAAAGCCGTGTTCGATGTCGTTCCACGTGTTCATTGTTGGTTTCTGTTCCTTTCGGTTGCTTCCTGTTTATTCTTTTTCGTGTACGCCGGTTGCGCGTTGTCCACTGCGCGCGTGTGGATGGCGTCTCTTTTCACGCGCGTTTTCCTGTTCGTCATGGTATCATGGCAGTGTTGTTGCTGGCAAAGCATGATTGTAGGAGGTTATTGTGGACGGTTTCGTGCTTGGTGAGAGCGTGAGCAGTAGCGAGGCTGATGTGGAGGCGTTTCATGGTATGCGCCCGTCGTTTATCGTCCAGATGAGCGACGAAGAGCATGAGGAGTTTATGCGCATTGTGGAGAGCGAGCCGGTGGCGGATGAGCGCTTGGCTCGCCTGTTTGAGCGCCCGTCGCCATTTGGGCAGCATATCGAACTGGACTCGTAGGCGGCTCGCGGCCTTACGTGCGCGCGATTGGTTTGTTCCCGACTGAGCGCGGCGAAGCTTGTTGCGCCTATTGTGAGTGCGTGTGGGTGGCGCGTGTGAGCGTGTGGCGGTTCTGTCACAGTGTTTGCGCGCGCCGCCCGTTTTTGTGTGCTAGAATGATGGTGTTCAGACGACAACGAAGCGCATAAGCGGCCTCTCATATGGCGGCGCGCGTGCGACTGAGGATAAGGAAGTGCAACATGGCTACCAACAGCAAGACGGAAGATACCGCCTGGTGGACTTTTGATGCAGGGTGGAATGTTCACGTCGCCAACAGGGAGGCGCTGCTGCGTGAGGCCGACCGACTACTGGACGGACGGGACTTGTCGCGCGAGTTCATGAACGAGTGTGTACACTTGTTTATGATGACACTCTGCTCTCATTGGGGGCGTGTGCCATCGGTTGAGTTGGGGAACACGCTGGAAGCGGCGGTGCGTGAACAGGCGCGTATGTTGTTCGCTGGTGAGCTGTCTGGTTCGACGCCTGACGGGTATGATCTGCGTAAGCGCGAGGATGCGCGCGTGTGGCTTTCGGGTGCGCTGACGCGTGTCGCCGGTTCGCTCATGGACCGTGCTCGCCTGATTGGGTCGGCAGTGGAGCCGGAGGCTGCTGCTATCGAGTGGGCTGTTGGACGGGTGATGGTGGCGCAGTTCGCTCGTGTTGCTCAGCGCGTGTGAAAGACTACGAAGAGATTAGCCCGTGGAAGATAATGAGAAGAAGCTCGCGTGGGTTGTTGACAAAGACGGCAACGCTCACGCAAGTAGTGAGACGCCGCTGCTGCGCGAGGCCGATAGCTTGATGAGAGATGAGGATGTGTCCAGTTCTTTGCTTTCGTCTTTCGAGAACGTGTTTGTTGATTCTCTCACTGAGGCTGGTTATTCTCCGAAGGATGAGTATCGGAACATATTGCGTCTAGCTGCGCGCTCTCATGTTTTGAGGCTGTTTGGGGACGAGACGCCGCCAGTGGATGCGCTTGGTGACGATGGGGTGATGCGTAGGTTCCTTGCTGACGCTTTGACGCGTAGTGTCCAGTCTCTTGTTGATGCCGCGCGCCGGATTGGCAGGAGTAGGGATTCGGAGGCTGCGGCTATCCGGTGGGTGAAGGGCAGGCTTGCGAAAACCCGGTATGCTCGGTTTGTGTCGCGCATGTGATGTGTTGCGTTTCTGTTTGATCGCTGGTTTGGAAGGGTAAGGTAGGCTTTATGCGGATGATTGATTGTCGCACTGGCGACGAGCGGGACGTTGACTTGGCCGATTTGGCGCAAGGTGACGTGTTCTACGATAAAGGTGGTACGTATATGCGTTCTCAAACGGTGAATGGTCACCCGCGTATCGTGTCTGATATGGGCCTTATGTGTACTATTGAGGAGATTGAGTACGCGTTCAAGGCGAACGGGCGCGTCCCGAAGTTGGTGCGTTGTCAGGGAGTGCGGGGGCATGTTGGCGTTTGACCCGTTGTTGAATGAGGTGCGGGACTTTGACTTGCACGCTGGTGACGTGTTTGAGGCCGGTAACGAGGTGTTTTTGGTCACGTTGTCTGGCGATTTTTCGTACCGTGTTGTGGATGAGTTGGGGCGTAAGCGTTCCATTGCCGAGTGCGAGTGGTATGTGATGAAGAAGCGTGTTGTTCCTGTGATGTTGCGTCGCCTGGGAGTGAGGTTGTGTCGATCATGATTGCATTGGACCCGTTTACGGACGAGATACACGAGTTTGACCTGTGTACGGGTGACGTGTTTCAGGTGAGTTCACACCCGTTTCTTGTGACGGGGCCGAGTGATGATGGCCCGTTGTCTGTTGTTGGCGAGGATGGTCGTGTGCGTTCGGTTGAAGAGTGCGAGGCGGAGTGGCGCACTCGTGGTGTTTTTCCTGAGATGGTGCGTCATATTGGCGCGTGGAGGTTTGAGTCATGATCGTAGGCTTTCGCGAGTACGAAGGCAAGCCTAGCCCTGAGTGGCTGGAGGTTGGGGCCGTGTTGGTTGGTCCCGATGGTGTTCAGTACGAGAAGGTCAAGGTTGGTAGCTATAGTTCGCGGTGGAAGGTTGTTGACGACCAGGATGAGAGCGTGTCTAGTGAGCGCATGTGTGAACTGGTGGGTGACGGTGCGGGGTGGATGATCGCTGAGAACATCCCGGATACACTGTACATTGTGGTCGATGCGTCATGCGGGGGTATCGAGGTGGGCAACGGTCAGGGTGCATCACGCGTGCGCGCGTTCTTTTCTCGCGAGCGCGCCGAGAAAGCAATCAAGAACATGGGCAGGTGGAACGATGTTAGTTCCTACCGTGTTATCAAGTACAAGATTAACGCTGAGTGAAAGGTAAGATTTATAAACATCAAGAAGATCGTTGCCCCTATCGTGGGGCTGGTTGTTGCTGGCCTGTTGGGCGCGTGTACGCCCGCCGAGGTTGCGTCAAGCAACATCTCGCAGGATAGCGAGTATCAAATAAGGCTGCATAACCCACTTTTGTAGGTAGCGTTTCCTTTTTTGAGCGCCGCCTTGCTGGTCCCGGCAACACGCACAGTGCCGCCGTCCGCTAGTACCCTGACCTCCAAACTGTGCGTTTGTGTCCTAGCGGGGCATACAGGAAGATTCACCTCCCTCGCAGCTCGACAGTGTTTCTTCCTTCTTGGAGTAGGCTTATTCTTCGTCCTGTCCCGTCCCGGATACTTCAACGAGTTTCTAGCTACGGGTGTCCTGAGCGGCGCTTGTGGCCGGAGTTTCCGGTTTTTAGCCCGTGTCACCCTTGCTTTAGTGACGCGCGGCACGGCTCTAGCGGCAATGTTCGCCGCAGCGTTTACATCCCGGTCCATCGCCCCATGCTCGGGGCAGACGGACGACTTATGAGTGGGGTGCGATACTTTAGCCCCGCATTTATGGCACAGTTGAGACGTGTTCGAGGGGTTTACAGCCACGACCCAACCGCCATTCTGCGACACGTAATGAGTGAGCCACTGGACGAACGCCCCTCGGTTCCACCTGCCGCTGCCCATTGTGTTTCTAATCCAGCTCAAATCTTCCACTGCGACGACGGCGTTACCCCACACGTGGGAGAGATCAGCTATCTCTTGTGCTGCGAGAATCGCCAGCTCCCTCTTTTTCCTGGATGCGGCCTCGCGGTGGAGCTGCGCCTCATCCAGGGCAGACATTCTGGCTTGCCGATCACAAAGCAATGTCGCAGCCTTAGCTTTGAGGTCTCGGACTTGTTGCTCAGACGCGCGGATGCTGTTCCACAGTGAATGAACCCGCTGAGAAAGCGTCGTCTCATGCACTATCCGCCCGGTCTCGACGCTGCGCACTACAACAGTAGCGTAAGCGTTGATCCCCACGTCCACGCCGATGGTATAGTCGCCCGAAAACTGGACGACGGGATTATCGGTCACGACCGTGAAGACGAAAACAGGCTGGCCGTCTTGAACCTTAATGACAGGTAGAGTAACCTTGCCCTCAGTGAACCTCTTGTTGTCAAAATCGAAGATCAGCCGGTACCATTGCCCCTGAATAACCATTTTCAGGACAATCTCGCCGTCAGCAAACGGATTATTCTCAATACGGGCATAAGCGCGGTCCACAGCGCCGAGGTTCACAGAATCCTCACCATAAGACGGCGCGGCGGCGTTAACCGTGCGTTTCCAGCCTTGACTCACATACTTGGAACTCTCCCCGTTCGCGGCGTTAACCCGCTCCTGGTAGGAACGGTAAGCAGTCACAACGTTGTGCTGGACTAGTTTCTCTTTACGCGACCTGCCAGACTTGCCAGTTGCCAGAAAATTAGGCATAGTCACGCCCGCCTGGCGTCCCGCCTCGGACGGTGCAGACGCAGTGACCCGCGCCAGCTCGCCCCCTAAAGTCTCGTCGTTACGAACCACGTAGGTCGCATAGGCCGAGATGTCGCGAACCTCAGACGCGAGCCATGCCAAAACAAGCGCACCATCTAGCAGCTCTCCATCCAAACCCAGAACATGAGAGGGACGCGCAACAAAAGCCTTATAGGTCTGATTTTTAGCCAACGCACCCCCAAAAAGAAATAAACCCAATACCAGCCACACAACCAATAGCAACGAAACCCCCGACTGCCGCAGAGACGTTGGTCCCGGACATTCAGATGCAGACCTCCTCGTCATCTTCGCAGTCGGGTAGCTGACGCGTCTTTGTCCGCGAGCGCCGCTGGCGAGAGGGGCGGGGCCGTTTGTTCCCACTCTCTCGCGCGAACGCTTCGCGTGCGTTGTTGTGTCCCCTCCTGGTGCGTATATGCGTGCCCGGCGGGGCGCTTTTGTGTGCGCGGCGTGGCTCTGGGCTATTTCGTGGGTGGAAAGGTGGTGTGTCTGTGTGGCTGGTACCCAGGGCTTGTGGAGCGTTGACGGCGACGGTTTGGTGAGTGTCGCTGACGATAGCGTGTTGCGTGGCGTGGTCCAGGATGCGGCGCGGCGTGGCGCGGTGTCTGACGTGTTTGTTGATTCGTGCGTTGAGTTGTTTTTTCGGGTGTTGCGCGCTCGCGGCTGCGTTGTGGATGATGATGCGGTGAGGTTGGCGCTTGCGGGTGCCGCCAGCGAGCTTGTGTGTGCGGTGTTGCCGGATGAGCGTGCGTTGGCGTCGCTGAGTGTTGACGCGGTGGCTGTTGGTTTGGCGCTCATGGGGGACATTGTGTGCGGCGCTGCTCTCTCGGTCGAGGCTAGTGATGACATGATGGGTGAAGCATTGCGTATTGCTGATGGTGCGCGGTTGATCGCTGCCGCGTCTTGTGACTTGCCCTGACGTGCGGGGGCATCCGTGAACACAACCCTGGTGTAGTGGCGTGCGCTTCGCCTCGCGTGATCGCGCGTCGCGGCTGCGCGCCTCCCCGATTCGCTGTATGGCGTTTTGAGGCGACGTGAGGGAACGGGCGGCTGTGGGCGCGCTCGCGGCGTGAAAGCGCGCGAGAGACGCGTCTGGACCGTGTATCGGAGGTGCTGCGAGACCGATTGCGCTCGCGGGGTGTGTTACTGGGCGTGTCGGGCGGTTGGCGGTTGTGCGACGCCGCTATTAAGTGTGGCGGGTGTCGCTCATGCCCCGTGGAATAAATGCGCGGCGGCCGGCGTTATGCGTGTAGGGCGCGTAGTGTTCACTCGTGGTGAGTTGACTTGTTGTTCGCGCGCACGTATGCTTGGTATTAAGTGTAGGTAGCGCCCCTGCGTGGGGCGCGTGATGATAAGATGAGGTTTGTATTGCCGAAGTCGGACATTGAGACGAGCGGTCATATGGAATGGAGTGATGAGTGGCCGTGTCCTAGCGAGAGAGTGGTTGATCGTGTAACGCCGATCATCGCGCCCTATTGTTCGATAGGCGGGCCGTCGAAAGTTGAGAAGGAGGCGGCGGCTATTGTGTGGGAGGGGGCCGGGTTTGAAATTTTCAATTGGACATTCAGCTATCTCATGGATGTTTGGTCGGCCGACCTTGACCGTCTGATTGAAGTAGAGGAAGACGGTGTTGTGAGGGGCTTTTTCAATGACGCTGCTTCCTTGTGTTCCGCCGACCGGTTCGTTGATGGGTGTGCGTTGGGGCGCTTTAATGTGTTAACGTTTGCTAAAAGCGTCGGTTTCTATGACGGGCGTATCCTTGAAGTGGATCGCGATAGCATCTTTTCTACGTGGAACAGTTACGTATGGCCTCGGCTTATTCGGACAGGTGTCGCCGGTAGCGACGGTTTGGGGCTACTGAAACGTGAGCCGGGGCAGCTGGTTTGGTGAGTTTTTGACGTGCGCTGTCTCTTGCGATATTGTTGTGTTGTGAGTGGCGGCGCGGGTCATATTGTGCGTGTGCGGTGTCGCCGGTTGTGGGTCGTTGAGGGAGTAGGCGAGGAGAGGTCATGTCGGAGCCGTTTGTGAACAACTCGTCCATGAGTGTGGGTGAGTCGCGCGATGTTGCGCCTTTCGCTTCCGGTGCTTTCACTGATTCTCTGCGTCGTGGCGTGGCGGCTGCTGGCTCTCGGGTGGTGTTGGGTTCGTTTGTTCCGTTGAACTTTGGCGAGAAAAAGCCGAAGTGGCGTGAAACGGGCGTGCGTGTGGACGCTGACGAGATGGTTATCCGCGAGGGTTTACCCTCGTGGCCAACCGTAGAGGCTGCGGCTGGTGACGGCGAGTTCCTTGTTACGTCGCATGGTCTCGTTGATCTTGACTTGGACTTCCATGACAATGTGAATGAGAACCAGCGCAAGGGCGACCGCATGGCTTTCCTGTCGCTCATGCGTGGCCTGACGGGCGCGGCGCGCGTGTATGTGTCGCGCACGGGTTCTGGCGGCTGCCACGCGCCTTTGCTTGTTCCTGAGCGTTTGTATGATGAGTTTCCGCTACTCTGGTTTGTGTTTGGCCGCGTATTGTATGCCAACAGCGCCCACAAGGCTGTTGGCGGTCGCGTGTTGCGTGCGTTCGCCGCCGAAGTCAACGATGCCGTTGGTACTGTAATGACTGAGCGCGTGGACGTGTCGGCTGGCGATAAGCGGACTGGCGTGCGCGCTGATGGCGCGCGTGATACTGTCGATGATGTTTCTGTGCATGACCCTCGTGTCCGGTACCGCGTGATCGTGCCCGATAACGTGCTGTGCGGTGTTGGTGAGGGTGCGGCGTACTCTGCGTTGTTGGATTACACGGCTGCTTACGCGCGCGGTGACGGTGAGGCTATGGCGCGCGCTGCTGGCGTGTTCCCGGCCGTGGGAGTGTTGTCTGACGTTGCGGCGCGTCGGTTGAGTGAGCTTGCGTTGCGTGAGCTGTTGGTTCCTGGCGTGGAGTTGAAGCCTGCCGATGCTGCGATTGCTGGTCGTGAGGGTGTGCTGGAAGCTCTGCCTGGCGCTGTTCGTGCGCTGGTGGTGTCCGGGCGCGCAACTACCAAGTGTGCGCCGTGGGGTTTGCCAGTGGTTGAAGATAACGTGTTGCGTCGTCGCATGTGTAGTGCGGTGGCCCGCGCGTATGCCCTCGTTAACGAGGGGGCGGTCGAGGGCCGCCCCAGTGATTTGGTTGACGCTGTGGAGGACGCGCGTTTCGCGTTGTGCGATGGTTTCTTGAATCCTCTCGTGTGGGGAGAGTATGCTGGCGACGCACTGTCGCCTGTTCAGCGCGCGGTGTTGGTGCGTGGCGAGCTGCGTTTGTCTGGTGTGGGTGAGTTATGGGAGCCTGTGCGCTCCGCTGTTGACCCTGCCGCCCCTTTCTTGTCGGATGAGGCGCTGGACGAGGCGTCGGCTGATAGTGTGGTTATGGCTGCGGCTGAGGCTGGTTTCCCGGTGTTGGGCGGTCAGCGCAGTGTAGACGCGGTGTCTGGTTCTGATGGCGTGTCGCGTGAAAAGACGCTCGCCTTGTCGTGTGCGGAGAGTGAGCGCCACGCAAGCAGGGGGAAGCGAGAGTCGTTTAAGTCTCGCCGGTACCGGGTTGCTGGGCGTGGCGTGGGCGTTGTGGATGCTCTGGGCGTTGTGCGCGTCGCGGAGTCTTTGGGTTTGTTTAATGACACGTCGGGCCGTGATTTGTTTACGTTCGGTAACAAGTGGGCGGATGCTGTTGGCTGCTTGACGCGCGCCGGCAGTAAGGATGATGTTGATTTCGCGCGTTCGTGGCGTTTTTGTACGGTGACGTTTGCTGAGGCGATGGCTGAGGGCTTGGTGCCGTTCGTTGATCGCGTGGTGTGGATGCTGTCGAACATGGGCACTAGCGGCGCTGTGATTTCTTATGAGGTGCCGGACGTGTTGGAGGCTCACCGTGTTCTCGCCGAAACGGCTGAGGGTCGTGGGGGTGACCCGGTGTTTGATGGTGACCCGACTCTGGTGGAGTCTGCGCATCGTCTGACGGCGGGTAAGGCTGCTCGCGTGTCTCGCGTGTTTCCTGGCGTTCGCGTTGAGGGCGCGGATGGTGTGGTTGTTGCCGTAGCCGACGAGGACGCGGCTGCTGGTAAGGGTGCGCAGGGTGTGCGTACTGTTCGCGTGTCTCAGCTTTCCCCGCGCGTGGTGGAGGCTGTGTATGAGCGCCTGTCGCGTGAGGGCGACGTTAACGCTGTTCACGCGCTTGTGGTTGGGTGGTCGCTTTCCCTGCGTCGCGTGTTGTCGCGCCTGTTCGCGTCTGACACCGAGCGTTCCGTGTCTGCTGCGTTTGCTGGCGCAGGTGCCGCTGATGATTCTGCTTCTTCTGCTGCCGGTAATCCGCGTAGTGGGTTTGCGGGGCTGGGCGCGCGAGGCGAAGCGGGCGTGTTGGACATTGAGCGCGCCGTGAAGCGAGCGTGGGCGTATTTGGAGGAGCGTGAACGTGGTTTGCAGCGTCGCTCGGCGCGCACGCGCGAGAACCTGGCGCGCGCGAAGCGTGATGTGGCTACTGTGCTCGCGTACCTGTGGATGCTCAGTGTGCAGGGGGCGACGGGGCGTTTGTCCGGTAGCCGTGAGCGTCTGCGCGCCCTGTTGCGTGACGCTTCCAAGGCTGCTGGTGACACGCGTGGCGCTTCTCAGGATGATAAGGCTGTGAATGAGCGTGTGAAGCAGACGATGCGGCTTTTGCGTGGTGTGGGCGTGTTGTCGTTTGATGAGAAGCAGCGCGCCCCCATTGCCGGGGCGGGTGGAAGGTCGAGCGTGTACTCGATCAGGGTCGAGTTTTTGCGTCGTGATGTGAATACTCTGCGAGCTGTGGAGGCGCTACGTACCATTGTGGTTCCCATGTTGTCGGGGAAGTTCGCGCAGGGGTGCGCGTTGAACCCGTCTGTGGGTGTTGACGCCTTGGTGCGTTTTGGTGGCCGCACGTTGGATGAGTGGGACACGTTGGGTGGTCCGTGGCGTGAGCGCGTGGCTGGTAATGAGGCTGCTGGTCGTGTGGCTGACGGTGAGCGAGTGTTTGCCGCACGCGACCGAGCGGTGTTGGATAGGCTGGTGGGCGAGTTTTCGCGCGCGGTTGGTATTGCCAATGCGGGTGGCGCATCCGCTGTGGGTGTGGCTCGCGCTGCCGCTCGGGCTGCGGCAGTGTCTGGTCGTGAGTTGTTCGCTAATCAGGTGGCGATTTGTGAGTTGGCTCGTTTGGCGGCTGAGGGTGTGGAGGGTGTTCGCGTGGTTGCGGGCATCCCTACACCGCATATGGTGATGTCGAGTCCGTCGAAGGCTGGCGCGCAGCGCCTGGTGGAGGTTGTGCGTCGCGGGGTGGCGCGCGAGGCGTGGGATGGCGCCACGCCTGGCACACCTGAGTACGCGAAGCGCACGGACGAGGTGTTCGGTAATCGCGCTATGACTCCCTCGCATTTGCTGCGTGATGGTGGTGTGAGCGCGAAAAAGCGTGAGTTGTTTATTCCCGTGTTTGTGCTGGTGGCTGAGGGTAGTCCTCTCCTGTTGGATGAGCGTTTTGCGCGTGTGATGTGTCAGTCGTTCCCTGAGAGCGGGGAGCGTGGTATTAGCTTGTTTGTGCCGGTGTCGCTGGTGGATGCTGGCGGCGCGGCCGCGTGGGTGACGTGTGGCGGCAGGGGCCGCTTGTGGTTTGAGGCTTTTGCTGGTGCGGCTGCTTGTGCGATCAATGGCGGCGTCGAGTCTGGCGTGTCTTTGATTCGTCAGGTGCGTGGCCTTTTGGCTGGGTTGTGTGAGGCGCATGACTATTTGCCTGCGTTTGATGGAGGTTACCTGCTGGCTGCTTCTGGCGGCGTGTTGGCTGACGCGTTGGCTGGTGTACGTGCCGACGTGGTGGGGGCCGCTGAGCGTGCGCTGTTGTTGGCTGCTGTGGGGTTTGGTGAGGCTCGTCCGGGCGCGGGCGTGTTCTTGACGGACTACGCGCGGGGGCGTCTTGCTGGTATGGGTGAGGGTGAGCTGGCTGTGTTTGCTGGTGAGCGTCTTGCGTCGCTGTCCGGTTTGGTTGATTCTATTGCTGCTGACGCTGCCGCTGTTCCTGCTGGTGTTGACGCGGGCGAGTGGGCTGCTCGTGTGGCGGCTGCGGTTCTTGCTGTGTGGGGTCATGTTGAGACTTCTCGCCGTGCGCGCGCGAATGGAGGCTTGGTGTGTGCTCTGGTGATGCGCGTTCTTGCTGGCGTGTCTGCTGCTTCCACTGGTGGTGGGGTTGGTGTGGTGCCGAAGCCTGATGGTTGGGTGCTGCGAGCGTAGCTGACCAGCTCAGCTGGCGAGTGAGAATTGGATAGGTTGTTGGTTTCCCTGGCACCTGTGTGGTGTGCGGGGTTTTCGTGTTTGTTGTTCGCGTGTTTTCGTCTGTTTTTGGGGTGTTTCGTGCGTGTTTTTGTCTACATGTGTGGACGCGTTGGGTGTGGTTGTGGCTGGTTTTTGGGTGGGGTGGGTTGGTGGTTGGGTGCCCTTGGGTGTGTTGTGTGCTTATTTTCCCTGTGTCATTATTGACTAGAGATAGAAGGTGGGGGTGCTGGGGCTTGCTGGGGTCGCCGTCGTAGTTGCCCGCTCAGCCGCGCGTTTTCACTTATCAATACTCGACCATGCGCTTGGGTCACCGTCGTAGTTTTAAGCGTGAGGGAGCTTTCCGCCCGGCAATACCCAGCCAACCGCTTGGCGCATCATCGTAGTTAGCTACAAAGCCGCGCGTTTTCGCCTTGCACGCTCAGTCATGTGCTTAGTGCATCATCGTAGTTAGCTACAAAGCCGTACCTTTTCGCCTGTTGAAAACCAGCCAACCGCTTGGCGCATCATCGTAGTTAGCTACAAAGCCGCGCGTTTTCGCCTTGCACGCTCAGTCATGTGCTTAGTGCATCATCGTAGTTAGCTACAAAGCCGTACCTTTTCGCCTGTTGAAAACCAGCCAACCGCTTGGCGCATCATCGTAGTTAGCTACAAAGCCGCGCGTTTATCGCCGTTAGCACCCAGCCACGCGCCTGACTTTCCGCTTGTTGACGCACGGTCCTTGCGGACAACCCGGTGCGCGAGGTACTTAAATTATTGAAATACCTGTTTTTGTGCTCGTAAGCAGAGTGCGGGGCGCAACCAATCGCGTGAAAGGTTGTGCCCCGCTGGTAGCGCCTTGCGCGCCTATGTCCGTTATGGGCGGGTGATGGTGTGGCGTGTGCATGTGCCGTACCATTTGAAGATGAAGTCGAGCGCGTCCTCAGCGTCGTATGGTGCGCCGGAATAGTCTGTTTCGTACCCGTTGATGTTGTATGAGCGTTCGTCGATGCGGCGCACGGTGACGGTCGTGTACCTGTCGCGCATGGTGAGGGTGGCACCTACGGTGAGGTTGTCCTCGATGTCGTCGCTGTTGATGGGGACCTGTTCGCCGGTCTCTTCGTCAACGAAAACGGTGTCCTCGTCTGCGTAGAAGTGGTAGCGGGAACCAACCCACATCTCACCCACCTGCGTGAGCGCGGCGCTCTCGGGCGTGGCGTAGGGTGTTTTGGTGAGCGCCACGCTCTTGCCAGTGGTGGTGGCGGCGTAGACGGTGCCGTTCTTGTCGATGGTGACGGCTGTGTATTCGGTGTCGTCGGTAGCGCAGACGATGCGGGGCGCGTAGGGTTCCACGTCGATGCGCACGAGCGTCTTGGTGGTGCTGTCGTAGCGCTTCTGGAACTCGATGACGCTCGCACTCTGATAGATGCTGTTAATCGCCATGGGCGTCTTGAAGAGAATGGTGGTCTGCATGGTGTTTTCTCCTGTGGGGGTGTTTTCTGTTGGTGCCTACAGTCTATCACGGCAGGGGCGTTCATGTCTACACGTGTAGAGGCTTTATGTTGCGACATGTGGATATAGTGAAGCCCCGCTAGGCGGCGGTTGGCTCTAGCGGGGCTTGCGGGGGTTTTCTTCTACTGGCCGATCTGGTAGATGTCGCCCCGCAGGTCCGTGTACACGCCTTTGCGGATGCACAGACTCGCATCGTAGAGGACCCGGCACTGTTTGAGGGGAACGTCCGTGCGCGTCATGTCGGGCACCGGCTTGCCTTCCGTGTCGGTGACGAGGCGGCGCATCCACACGGTTTTCTCGGTGCGGCGTTCGACCTTCCAATATTCGTCCTCGCGCAGGTGCGTGGGCCACCTCATGTGACTGAGCCGGTAGATGGTTCCAACCGGCGGGGCAACGAGGTCGTGCATCGTGATGTTCATAGTCCTTTTCCTTGGTGGTATTCCTTGTTGGTAGCTCTAGTGTACCACGTTTCCGCGCCACGTGAGCGCTTAGTTGCGACCACGGATACGCTTGCATATTGCCTCAGTGGCAATGTAACCGAGGAGTGCTGATAGCGTGAATGTTGCGGCTGACATGGCGGTGTAGTGCCATGCGTGTGCTGCGACGGTGGGTGTGCGCTGGGTGCTGTTGGCGGTGGCGGGCGCATCCTCATTGTTGTTGTTGGCGGCGGCGGGGGTGTCGTTGGAGGTTGTGACGACGACGGGAGTGTACACTGTCTTGCATTTGGTTGAACACTGTTCTTCCAGGTTTTTCGGGTCTTGCATTAGTTTGATTGCTGCGTGCATGAGTGCGGCGTTCACTTGTGCTGCCTTTCTATCGTTGTTGTCCGTTGGTGGTGTGGGTGTGGCGCGGCCTCGGAAGTGTGCGTGCTGCTTTCTTCTGGGGCCGGGTGCTCTTATGGAGCTTGTTGCCCGGCAGGGCGTTTGCGTGCTTCTTTGTTATCGGCGGCGCGCGAGCTGGGTGAGGCGTGCGCGGACGCGGCCAAGCGGCCCGGTGGCGCGCTTCGCCGTGGGAGTAATGCTGGTGGTTTCCCCTGTCTCCCGGTTGACGAGGCGCACGGTAATGTTCTTGCCATTGTCGAGGTCGCCGCCTCGCATAGCGTTTCGGATGGTGGCCGCGTTGTCGGCGCTCAAATGCGAGAGCCACCCGTTGAACGCGTCCATGTCGTACACGTCAATGGTGCCGCCCCATTCATAGAGGCTGTTCAGCCCTTCCGTGTCGTCGGCGAAGCGCGGGAGGAGGCTGCTTGAACCGATTGCCGGGGAATAAATGTACCCGTAGGGGCTGCCAGGGTTGCCGTTGTCGTCGCTTGCCTCCCAGGGTGAATTATAGAGCACCTGTAGCGCGTATTCGCCGCCGAAAAGCGTGCTCACCATGTAGTTGTACAGGTAGTCGCCAACGATGATCTTGAAGGCGTTGGCAGACACATGCTCGTCGGGGGCAGTCAGAAACTCTAGGGTGGCATCTGGCCCGTTCATGTAACAGAGCGTGCTGTCGGGGATGCAGACGGAGCTTGTGACGGTGGCGCGTACCATGCGGGGGTCGCTGTCGAGTGCTTGGTATGCGGTGGCGTTGCTCACTGTGGATGTCTTTCTTCTCGTGTGTGGGGTCGTTTGGTTTATCGGCGGCGTGCGAGCTGGGTGCGCGCCTTACGGATGAGCTTACGTAGCGGGTTGCCGGACTTCTTCTTGCCCTTGTTGTTCTTATTGGGGAGCGTCAGGACGATGACGGAGTTCCCGTCGTCGTCAATGCGCGTGGAGCGCGTGGCGGCGTTGACGGCTTCGCGCAGGTCGGCGGGCAGGTTATTCAGCCATGTTTCCAGGGTATCCTCGTCGCGGCACTCGATGGTGCCGCCACAGTCGTATTCGATGCAGTCGCGGAACGGGTAGCTTTCACCACAGTAGTTAATGTGGTAGATGACACGGTTGGGGAACGTCACGTACCCGTGTGTGCGAACGGCATCCGGGTTGTCGAGGTCGTCGTACTGGACCTGCCAGGGGTAGTCAATGAACCCTGCAATCTCTAGCTCGTACTTGCCGCCGAGGAGGTACAAGCGCTCAGCGCTGCGGTAGTCGCCGGGGTTGAAAATGATGGGGCGTCGGCGATGTCATTAGGGTCTGCCTGCGGGAATGAGGCGGTCGCCTTGTCGCCGCTCCACGTGGTTACGCTGTCGTAGTTGGTGAGGTGGTCGGTGATCTCGATGTCGCCCTTGTAGAGGTCAGATGCCTTGAAGTCGTCCCATGCGCTCATTGCTGTTCTCCTTGGTGGTGTTTGTTTCTTGCCTCGGTTACAACTGTAGCATATTTTGACGTGGTTTGCCACCGTTTTGTGTGTGAGTGCGGTATCTGCGGGTGTGGTGAAGCCCCGACAGGCGTTGTGTTTCTGGTGGGGCTTAGTTGTTCGCGTTAGGTGCGCATATCACTCGCTGTGGTATTTGATGGTGGACACGCGGCGTGTGTCTTTGTGGCTTTCGACGATGATGCGCGTGGGGAGCGGCGTGCCGCGCTTGTGTCGCCGTTTCTCACCCGGCTGTGGATTGTTAACGAGGAAGCGTATTTGCTCGGGGTAAATGGTGGTTGTGGATTCTTGGAATCGTCGGCGCGACCATGCGCCCGAGGGCGTGGTGTGCTCGGTCCAGCGCCGGTAGGTGGCGCTTGTGATGCCTGCGAGGGCGTCGTCAATAGTGAGCATTGTGAGTGGCCTTTCCTGTGTGGGAGAGCGTATTTGCGCTTGGCTGGTTGTATTGTATCACGTTCCCTCGTTGTTCGCTGACGCGGGCGTGACTGTCTCATGGGTGCTACTTGTTGCTTGCTCCGTCGTGAATCTCGCTCATCATCAGGGTGACGAGGAGTGCGTCAACGCCGGAAACGGTGCCGCCGTCTGTGGTGCTTCTGGTGATGGTGATGGTCGTTTGTAGGGCGAACATGGCGCGCTCGGTTTCCCATGCGACGGCCCCGGCGTTGTCTGTGATAGTGGTCTGGTGCGTGAGGGGAGCGAAAGCGGTTGTCACTGTCCCGGTGATGTTGTCGCTGCCGTTCGCGTCGGTGTGGTGGATGTCCACAGTGGGTGTGAGCGCGACGAAGCGTTCTTCCAACCGTCCGGTTTCCTGGTTGTTCCAGTCGTAGAGGGTGGCCGCGTGCGTGATCGGCTGGAAGTTCTCACTCTCAGAGGCGACAAGATTGCCGCTCGTGGTGACCAGGGAGTAAACGTCGCCGATAGTATAGATGGCTTGTCCGGTGACGGTGCCGACCTTGTTTCCGTCTGCTTCGATCACCCATTCGTCGCCCCACGAGAACAGGCTCTTGGTGGCGGCGATTTCGTTCGCGTTGTTGATTGCGTCCAAGGCTGCTTGTGAGTCGGCTACGTTGGTGGTGGGTGTGGCGGTTGGCGTGTTTGCGCATCCGGCGGCGGTGGCCGCGAGCGCGAGGGTCGCGACCAGGGTGGCGAGGCGGCGCGCGATGGTGTTCATGGTGTTTCTCCTATTGGTGGCGTTGTGTTGTCTGGTGTTAGTGTATCATGTTTCCGCGTTTTGCGTCTGCGTGTGTGGAAAGTCCCGGACCAGAGATGAAACTGGTCCGGGACTTTTGTGTTGTTCACGTTGGGGTTTAGAGCTGCAATGGTGCGTCGATGATGAGGGGTGCGTCCCATTGTGGCGCTGGCGGGTCTTGTTCGGTGTTTGTACCCGTGGTGTTGCTTGCGTGGGTTTCTTCCGGTTCGGTGACTGTCTCGCTTTGTGGTTCTTCTGGTGTTTCCCAGGGTGCTAGTTTGCGTGTGGTGCCGTTTGCGCGTCGTGTGGTGGGGTGTGCTGTGACTGTCGTGCGACTGGTGGGGGTTGGTGCATTAGCGGTTGGTGTGTTGTTGGGGTTTGTGGCTGGGGGTGCTGGTGGTATTACGTCCGTGCTGTGGGTGTTCGCGTTGTTTGGGCTGGTGTTGTTGGCGGTGTCTGTTTTGTTGGTGTCCGTATTGGTACCGGTGTCTGCGTCGCTGCTGCCTGCGTTATCGTCGTCCGCGCTGCCGTTTGTGTCGCCGCTGTTGTCGCGTGGCGTGGTTTCGTGCCCGGTGAGTCCGAGGGCGAGGGTGTGGAGTGCGGCGGCGTGTTCTTGGATGGCGAGGCTTGCGCGTTCCATGTCGCCCTTGGCGCGAGCGTCTGCTTGCGCGTCGGCGATAATGGTGTCTGCTTGCGTGCGCGCTTCGTTGATGATGGTGTCTGCTTGTTCGCGCGCTTCGTTGATGATGGTGTCTGCTTGTTCGCGCGCGTCGTTGATGGTTTGTTCGGCTTGTTGACTGGCTTGGTGGAGGGCTTTTTCGAGGGCGGCGGTGATGTCGTCAAGCGGGTTGGCGGCGTGTGTCGTTTCGTTGCTTTTCATGATTGTTTGTTTCCTTTTCTTTCTTTTGTCCGCGTTTTATGTGTAATGTTCGTGCGGTTTTGTCGCGTGGGTGCGAGAAGCGCCGCCACCGGGGGTTTGCGTGTGCGTGTCCGGTGGCGGCGCGTGGCGTTGCCCTATTGTGTTACAGGAACTTTTCTGGATGCCCGTCGCTCGCGGTCAGGTTCGCGATTGTCTTACCTTCGCGTTTGGCGATCATTTCGCGCGCGATAGCGGTCGCGAACTTCCAGGTCTTGTTGGTGAAGTCCTGTTCTTCTTGGGGCTTGTTTTCGTCGAGGAAGATCGTGTAGGCTCCACGGGGACCGTTGCTGGTGCTGTCGCCGCGCTTGATGACGGTTTCTGTGTACGGCCACCCGTATGCGCGCTCTTCCACGCCCGGGTTGAGGGCTGTGTCTTCTAGGGAGAGGCTGGTTTGCGTGTACACGTCGAACGCGCGCTCGTAGCCGAGTTCACAGGCCGTGATCTGGTTGCCCCACGGCTTGGCGAGGTGCTTGCCCAGTTCCAGGAGAACGATTGGCTGTACCATGTCGCGCGTGAAGTAGAACGAGGTGAGGCTGTTTCGCCGCATCGCCTCGTACTCCCATGCGATCTGTTCGGCTGCCGCGTTGCCGTCCTTTTCGAGGCCGTGCGCGCGCCTGGGACTTGCGATAGTGAACGGCTTGTTGGCCAGTTCCCAACCGACCGGGAGGAGCCTGTCGAGGCGGTAGGCGACGGCCTGGTAGAGGGCGTCCTGCCAGTTCCAACAGCCGGAGATTCCGCCCGCCATGAAGAGGTCGATGTGTTGGGGGAGCTGTTCGCGGTTGATGGTGTCAGGCGTGAAGAGAATGGATGTCCTGCTGCGCTGCGTGTCGTTCACCGTTTTCTCTGTATTGCCGGTCATTGCTTTCGCTTTCTTTCTGTTAATGACTGTTGTTTAGATGAGGTCCGAGAGGGTGACCTTCTGGATGGTGACGGTTTCGTCGTCCATGTCTGTGTCGTTGGCGGTCGCCTGAGCCGTTTCGTCGCCGCTGGTGTTCGCTTGGTCGAGACCGTCATGATCGTCCGCGTCTGTGGCGGGCGGCGGGGGTGGCGGCATGAGTAGGGTGTTGTCCGCGAGCGCCGGACTGGTTTCCTCGCTGACTGCCGCACTGGTGTAGCCGTCCTCGTCGCTGCTGTTCGCCGTGTCGGTGTCGTGTTCTGTGTTCTCGCGGCGCACGCGCATGGCGGTACCCATTGGGGTGAGCTTGGTGACGATGATAGTGTCGCCCTCGTCGCTGACTGCCGCGTCCCACGTGTTGTTGATGTGGTCGCCGACGGCGATCATGATGTTTGCGGCTGCTTTGGTTGCGAGCGCGGCTGCTAGTGCGATGAACGCGAACGGCCACGCGAGGGCTAGTGTTGCTGCGGTGGAGAAGAGCTTGCGCCTGCGCGCCGTGCTCGCGCGGGCTGCGGCATAGTTGAAGCCCGCCCACCACATGACGACGCTAATAACGTAGAGGAAGATAATTATAGTGTTCATGGTGCAATAATAGCAGGTGTGGGGCGTGTTTGGCACGCGTGGTGGAGTTTTCTGTCGCGGTGGGTGGTTGGCGATTTCTCGCGTGTGTGCTGTTTGCCTTTGCCGCTTGTTTGTTTCTTTCTGCGTGGGGTTTTGGAGTTTCGCGGGCGTTTGTGTATATTATTTGTGAGTATATAAAATTGACATGCTGCTGCGCGTGTGCGCTCTTGGTTGCGTGCGCGTGTGAGTGCCGCTGGATTCCCTGTGTGGGTGGTTTAGGAGAGTGCGGTGCCGGGCGACGTGAGAGAGGGGTTTGTAGACGATGACGGTAGCTGACGGCGGTAGCGCGGGTTCCTGGTCTCAGGGGCGCGCGTGGGCGTTTCTTGGTGAGTTTGTGGATGGGGTGGGGGCTGCGCGTGAGCGCGTATCTGCTCCCGCTGGCGACGTGACGGGTGGTAGCGATTATGAGGCTGCTGTTCTCGCGGATACGCTGCTTCGTGATAGTGGCGTGGCGCATATGGCGAACACGGCTTTGGGGCGCGTGTTTGGTGTGAGTGAGCGGTCTGTGCGTGACAGGCGTAAGAGCGTGGCGCGCAGGTACCCGGAGTTTTTTGAGGCTGCTGCGCGCGTGCCGGGGCGCGTGGTCGCTGACGTGTGGGAGAGCGTTTCCGGGGCTGATAGTGCTCATGGCGTGGCCGGCGTGTCTGATGCTCGCGGATCTGAGTCCGCTATCCAGGGTGTTGTGCCCGCTGGTTCACCTGCTGTTTCGCCCGCCGTTTCGGCACCTAACGCTGCTTCTCCCACACCCTCGTCTCCTGTTGTTGTGTCTGGTTCGTTTGAGGTTGGCGAGTCGCATGTTGATGCGGGTTCGTCGTGGTTTACGGATGGGGCGGGTAACACGGTCACGACGGTTGGCGTAGCTGTTGAGGGTGTCGCCTCGGACGCGGACTCAAATCTGGTGGGCGTTCACGATGACGCGAACACGGATGTCACTGTTACTAATGGCGGCTCGGATGTTGAGGTGTTGGCTGACAGGGCTAGGCGCGCGCTGAAAGAGGCTCATGATGCGGCTACCGAGTTGGCTGCATCCCGTTTGGGTGTGTCCCCGGATGCTGTGACACCGTATCGTGCGTCGCTGCGTATCCCGGAGATGGATGGTTCGTGGCTGAAAGTCAACATCGACCAGACGAAAGCCGCGTTGGATGAGGGTGAGCGTGTCGCGTTCGAGTCTTTGCGCGCCGACATGGACAAGTACGCCGCCAACTACGTGAAGCACCACAATACTCGTAGCGCTGCCGGTGCGGGCGAGTACGCGGATGGGACGCTGGTTGTTGCGCTCGCGGACTTCCAGACCGGCAAGACCGACGTTCACGGTGGCACGGTGAACCTGTATAAGAGGGTTCGTAGCGTGTACGCGCAAATGGAAGCCGAACTGCCCCACTACCGGACAATTATTGCCGCCGACCTGGGTGACATTATCGAAAACTTCATGAATGTGGGGTCGCAGCGCCAGTCCAACGACCTGAACCTCACTGACCAGCTAGAGGCCGCGATCAGCCTCATCTGGGAAGGGCTGCGTGTCCTCCACTCCAAGTGCGACAACCTCATTTACGTGGCCGTCCCCTCCAACCATTGCGAGGTGCGCACGGGCGTCGGAAACAAAAACCGCGCATCTAGCGTCCTATCGGACGACTACGGTATTCATGTGCAGCGTCAGATTAGGCGCATGGCAGAAATGCGGCCAGACGTGTACGGTAACATGTCGTTCGTGTGCCCATCCGACTACGACGCGGCCTGCACGGTCAAGCCCAGTGCGGACGATAAGAGTGCCCTGTTTTTTGAGCACGGACACGTTGGCGGCGGCGCGAGCCAGGCGAAAATGCGTCAGCACGTGAAAAACATGCAAGCGGGGCGCATCGCCTACGCGCACATAGCTAATATTTTCGTCCACGGGCATTATCACACGCCGGAAATGTACCTGGTGGGAGATAAGACGTGGGTGGTGGGCGTGTCCTCCATTGACGCGGGTTCCTCCTGGTTCACCAACATGTCGGGTGAGAGCGCGCCGAGCGCCGTCACGTCGTTCGTCGCTAAAGACGGGATGGTGCGCGACATGCGCCTATGGACCCCGGCTGACGGCGTGGGGTTGGATGACGTGGCGGATGGTGCGCGCACGAGCCTGTTTGTGCCCGGTGAGGGCGGTATGATGGTGAACGCGTCCGCGTCCGTGGAGGTTGACGCGCGCTCCCTGGTGCCCGCCCGCGTGGACGAGATGTTGGATGGTGGGTTGCGCGGCCAGTAAACGCGCGCGTCTCACGCTGGCGGTAGGAGAACGCTCGCTGTCGGCGTGGAACGCTGGTGTGAGTGCAGTGAAGCCCCGGAACCTTTTACCCCACGATGGGGCGGTTCCGGGGCTTTTGTTGTTTCGTCGCCGCCGCGTTGTGCGGGGGTTAGTTCGCGGCTGTCATGGCGTTGATTGGCATTACGTTGATGAGGCCGTTGATTTCGTCAACGATACTCTCGTAGCGCGCTTTCTCCGCCCAGTCGAGGCCACTCATTGCCTCCTCGTATGCGCCGCTCTCAACGAGGATTGCGTATGCAGACGAGAGGCGAAACTTGATTTCCTCGCGCGCCTCGGTGTTCTTGTAAACGTTCTCGTTGTCGTCGTTCATGATCATGTTCCTTTCTTTCACGCGCTGGTCTCTTGCGATGCCTCTAGTATAGCATATGGGTTAGCCGCTTGTCTACGCGAACGGGGACCATATGTCGTAAAGCCATTCGATCATGCTTGCCTTGGTGCCGACGCGCATCTCATTGTCGTCGCAGTGCAACTCGTAGTTAGAGTCAACTGCGTGAAGCGCGTACCATTCGCACAGTGCAATAACTGCGCCGCGCTTGTCCTTGGGAAGCGTCAGGTGTTCGATAGTCTCCCGGTAGGTGACGCGCCCCTCGCTGTCTGTTTGGTACACACCTTGGTCGGATGGCATGTAGGGGAGTGGCCCGCCGGTGCGGATGGGTGGCAGGTCGAACGTCCACGTGCCGTTCTTTGTCTTGGTGAGCTGGAACATGGTTGCGAGTTCGCGGATGCGCTGATTCGTGTCCATCGCGTGTTTCTCTCTTTCTTACGTACGCGGGCGGCGCTTAGCGGCTACCTGTTGGGCCATTCGCCGTTCAGGTGGCGCACGACGTTCACCATGTATCCGTCTGCTATTGCCCGGTGCAGGGCGATCATCCAGTTTTCCGGGATGATCGGCAACAGGTACGCCCACTGGGTTCCAAAGTTCATGAACGCGAGGGCGCTCAGAATCTCCGGGCGGTTGACGGGAACAACCTCACCGTGTTCTTCTACCTCGTCAAGGATGAGGGGTTTAACAGCGTTGAACCAGTCGCCTACGCCCGCTTCCTCGGGGTCGATGTAGTTCCCAGAGAGCGCGTGCAGAATCAGGACTGGTTCGCCCATGTACCCGTCCGGGTCGTAGTACAGGTGCGCGCCGTCCTCGCTCAGGCGTTTGAGGGCTTCTCGCTCTGTGTTGCTGGCGTGCTTGTATGCGCGTGCCAGGTCAACGAGGAGGGTGAACGCGTGGCGGGACACGCCAGCGTGGTAGAGGTCGCGGGTGAGTTCGTTGTTGAGTGTGGCCATGGTGTGTCCTACCCCGTTTCTTGCGAGTTTTGCTTGTTGTCCGTTACCTGCTTAACTTATCACGGTTTCTCACCCGCTGCCAAGCGATGCGGAGCATGGTGTTATTCGCCGATTGCGGTGCCGTCGTTGACTGGCATGACCTTGATGAGGCTTGCGATTTCTGCGACCGCCGTCTCGTAGCAGGCGACCTCGTTCCAGTCGAGAGCGTTGCCTGACATCGCTTCTTCGTATGCGCCGTTTTCGACGAGAGCAGCGTACGCTGTTTGTAGTGCTTCTCGGATGGCGGTGCGCGCCTCCGTGTTCGCATATGCGCGGCTGTTCGCCGCCTTCTCGCGGTCAATGATCGTGTTTGCGTTGTTCATGCGTGTTTCCTTCACTTCGTGTTCGTCCGTGGTGTCATCGCTCTTGTAGGTAGCGCGTAGATTGTTGAGGTCTTGTTCGATGTCAACGGCGACAATGCCCGTGTCTCTGCTCGTGGCTTCGATAACGGCTGCGAGTCGCGTCATGTTTGCCGCCGCCGATTTACTCACACCGCCTCTCAGGTGACGGGTGTTCCCGTGTACGCCGGTACGCTGTGGTTTCCACCGGCGAGGAGCGCGGCGGCTTTCTTCGTGTACCGCTCTGCCTTTTCGCGCGCCTCTGCCAGTTGCTTGTCCGTGGGATTGAGCGGATAGAACGTTTCGTACGCGATGGGGCCGTTAAAGTGACAAGCGCCTGCGAAACCCCTCGTGGAAACGTGGTCGTCCTCGATGAAGATTTCCCGGATGGCGTAACCCCAGTCGCCCAGGCCGCGCTTATCCAGGTCGATTCCTTGCCAGAAGATAGCTACGTACACTTCGGGAAGGTCACTATTGAACACTATCTGTGCACCCTGTTTAATGAGGCTGTTAATGGCCTCTTGCTCGTGGGGTGACGCGAGGTTGTATTCGCGTCGTAGTAGCGCTAGTGTTTGTACGCGTATTGTGCGGTGGCGGCGTCGTACATCGCGTCCGCCGCGTTCTCACTGATGTTGATACTGTTGTTCACTTGTGCTCCCTTTCGTCTTGTTGCGGGGCTTTGCTGATGCGATTGTATCACGATTACACGTGTTTGCGTGGAACCTCGTGTGTTCCTGATGCGGGTAAGCCCCGGCAGCTTCACGCTTACCGGGGGCTTACTGTGCGCCGCAAACTCTCAGACGTGGAGGGTGACGGAAGGCGCGCCCTTGAGGGCGGGCACAAAGTTGGGGGACACCACGTCGCCCCGTTCGATTCCGGCCGCAAGCATCGCCTGAGCCGTAATCATCGAGGCCACGTAAACGCGGCCCGGAACGGCGGGCATGTCAATGGCTTCACCCGTCTCCTCGTCAACGACGCGGCCCGTGTAGGACAGGTCGTAAACGGGCACTCCGTCCACAAACTCAACAGGCTCCTCGGAGAAAACCTCCTCGGCGCGAGCGGAGCCGGACGGCTCGATAACGAGGTCGTTCATCCCCTCTCGCTTAAAGGTGACGGGGTGCGGCGTGAGGTTGACGATTTCGGTAATCTCGTTGAAGTCGGGAATGGCGATGTCGGCAATGTCGCCGCCGAACGACATGTTCCCATCACCCTTAAACTTTGCGAGGCCGCCAAGAATGAGGGCCGGTCCTTCACGGCGGGCGATGGGGCCGGGAACGAGCACCTTGTCGCGCAGCTCGGGGAGCGCCCATGCCGTGACGGCCGGGATGAGGGCGCGCTCGCCCTCGCCGACCGAAATGTCTCGGGTCGGGACGTTCGTCGTGTGCTTGGTGATGACCTTAACGCCTGTGAGCGCACCCGTGGTGGGCGTAGCCTCGGAGATGATGTTGGACTGGAGGAAGGCGGGTCCGCCGTCCTCGTTGGCGATGGTCTCGCCGTTGGCAAAACGGGTCGGGAAGCTCATGAAGCCCTTGATGGAGGTGTTCGACATGGTGTTTCTTCTTTCTCTCCGCCCGGCGGTCTTGTTTCCCCACCGGGCTGGTGGTTTGGTTTTTGGTGGCGGTTTTCTGTCCCGCCGACAACATGTAGTCTACACGTGTAGATGCGCTCGCGAAAGTTGGAAACAACGTTTTGTGTCTCAGGGCACATGTTAGTGTGGCAGTTTGGGTGAACGACCGTCAAAAAGCCCCGTCACCGTGCCCGTGAGACAGGGAGGTGGCGGGGCGACGCGTCCGTCAGCGCTCGTCAGATGAGCGGCGCGAATCCGTCAATCATCCTCTGAACGTAGGGGGCGATTCCGCGACCCTCGTTCTCGAAGTACCACGCTGCGTACTCGTCAACGATGTCGCTGATGAGGGTGTCGATGGCGGCCTGTTCCGCCTTGGCGCGGTCGCTTGGGTACATCAAGCAGACTGCGACGCGGTTCTCGTCGTTGTTCTTTTCGGCGTTCTCGTATTCCTCGTCGTACTCGTCAAAGAACGCCATGTCGGGGAACGTGGCGGCTTGGATGTCGCGCGTGAACTGGTCAACGTCGTTGATCGGGTTCCCGAGCCACCCGCTTTCGTGGTAGTCGTCGCATCCGTTGACGGTGTGCGTCGTCTCGTAGATGCGGCCGTCACTCATTTCAGCACGGAAAGTGAGCTTGTGGCGCTTGTAGGTGACGTGGTGGAAGATGGCTGAGAGTTCTTCCTCGCCGCCAATGGTGTCGTACCACTCTTTGATCTTGCGGCACTTTGTGACTGTGATCTTCACGGTTGTCCTCTCTCCCTCGCTTGTGTGGTTCGCGTATCCCGCTTTGTCTCTTGCCTGTTCACATTGTATCACAAGTTGGGGCGGTTGGGGCGACGCTTTTGTGACGCTGCGCGGCGCGGTGCTGTATACAAATGGCGGACGCGCATGTTATGATGGTTGTGTTGGTTCGCCGGGGTGGTGAGCTGGAAGCCAATGGAAGGAAACGGTAGTAATGGCTCTCGTGAACGCGCAGTGGGATGGCAAGAATTTTGTCCTGTCGGAGGATGATCTTGTTCGTCTCCTCGAAAGCGATATGGAACTGACCGCGCTAGAGTGCGGCGGTGTCGATAATTGGGATTATCGCGGTGAAGCGTGTTGCGATTACCTCGAAGAGGCGGGCTTTAGTGACTTTGAGGACGCTGCCCGTGACGAGGTTGCCAAGCTAAAGGGTGGCGCAGCCGCCGAGTGAGCGCACCGCGTTGGGCGGCTTTGTTGGGCCGGTGGTGGCGCGATGTTGATGGTCGCGCCACCACCGGCACCTTATTTGCGTGTTTGTTGCGCGCCGTTCCTACTGCGTGTGGTATTATTGTGATGTTTGCGCGGTGAAAACATCTTGTTGTCCGCGCGACCGGAGAAGGAAACAGGGGCGCGCGTAGGCGCGTAGAGAGGGCATTGAGCGTATGAGCGCCACGGTGGTAGAGGAGTTGCATCGCGTGTGGGGGTGGCGTGCGCGTGGATGACGTGCGCTCTGTTGACCGCGCGCTGCGTACCGGCGCGGAGCTTAACCGCTCTCCCGTGGAGAGTATCAAGTAAGGCTGCATAACCTACATTTGTAGGCCATGCAACCTTATTTGATACTCTGAGTCGTTTACGATGGATGGCCTGCGCGAACTGCTGACCCGGTTCGTTGATGGTCTGAACGAGGTTGCGGGCTACGAGGCATACGCCCTGACGATGCCCGATAGCGAGTCGGAGTGTGCTGAGATTTCTGTCGCCTGATCTGTGAGCCGCATAGTTTGCGGTTTTTCTCCCCCTCTCGTGGGTGTTGTTGGGATTGTTACCGCGCTCCTGCGAGAGGGGGTTTGTTTCGTGGTGGGTTGTGGTGTAGTGCGTTTTTGTCTCGCGCACGCGGGGAATATGTGCTAGTATAGTGATTGTTACAAGCCGCCGTTGAAAAAGGAGAATTGCTACGATGGACGTTTCGACTAAGCGCTACCGAGAATGGGAACTGTGGGGCATTCTTCCCGAGGGGTCGCCGTACCGTGAGCTTGTTCTTGACGATGAGGGTGATAACAGTCCTGAGCTTCTTCTGGCGGTCGCGTCGATGGACGTTGAGGACATGCTGGTGTCTGCTGCGGTGGCTGCTGGTGCTCTTTGGGAGGAAGGTGCGGAAGGCGAGGATGCTGAGAACCTAGAGCGTACTCTGGTGTTGTTTGCTGCGAGCGACATGTCGAAGGTTCGCGAGGCGGTGGGGCGCGTGCGTGGTTTGCCGGTGTCTGCTTTTGCTGCACTGGTGCATGGTAGTAGGCGTGTGCGTGATAATGCGCTGGCGTATGTGGCTATGCAGCCGGACGTTGATGCTGACGTTCTTCACCTCGCGGCCATGTGGGGTAACGATCTTGCAAAGGACGAAGCTATCCGGCACCCGAACGTTATCGAGGATACGCTCGCGATGGTTGCGCGCGGTGATGGTCCTGTGGGAGAGAACGCGCGTCGGGAGCTTGAACGTCGCCGCGCGCTGGGTTTCGGCGTGGAGTGATCGTTTGCGTGTTTCTCGCGTTGTGAGCGGGGGGTTGGCGGGCGTGTCTGGCTTGTTGTTGGCTGGGTGCGCCCGCCGCTTGTGTTTTCTCCCCGTTTCTCTCCAAGATGACGCCGCCGCTTTGTGTTTTCTTCTAGTTGCTTCAAATTCGATCAAAATTAGAAGTAATTAGAAGTTTTAGGTGTGTGCCGCTATTGCGGTGGCGTGAATGTTGTTCGCGTCACCGCAATGTTATCTGAGCGTGTTTTCGCTGAGGCTTCGCGTAGGGTGGTGCATGAGTTGAGGGGGCTTGAATGTCTCGCACGTACAAGGATAGGAAGTGGACGTTGAAGATGCGTGATGGTGGGGAGTTTGTTCCTCGTCCGCGCGTGTATGGTCGCCGTGTGAGTGCCGCTGAGGTGTTGGCTGCGCTTGGTGGCGGGCGTGTGCGTGAGGTCACGTCGGCGGTTGGCGAGGTGGAGCGTGACAGTGAGGTCGCGCGCCTAGAGGCTGCTGGTTTTGACGTGGAGGTGCGTGTGCGTGCGCCGCGTACTCTGGTCGGGTACCGGTGGGTGGATCGTTCGGGGCGCATGTGGGATACGACGAAGGGTGAGCGTGAGGGGTTGCTTGGTTTTGAGCTGGCTCGTGCTCGCGGTAGTGTTGTCGGGTTTGAGAAGGTGTTTTCGCTCCCGGTGTTTGAGGTTGTGGGCGTGAAGGGTGTGTCCGCCGCCGAAGACGCTTATGAGGGAAGCGAAAATGAGGCGGCAGAGGGTGTTTCAGCTTGCGGCCTTGACTTTGGCTGTGGCTTTGGCGCTGGTGCTTGCGGCTATGCTGGTGGGTGCCCGTTGGATGACGGTTGTCTGGTAGATGATGGCGGTTGTCCGGTTGATGGCAGCGCTGGTTGCGGTGATATGTCTGCGTGTGGTGGGTGCCCGGCGGCGTTCCCCGTGCCCTCGGATGGGGTTGACGGTGACTATGTTGATGGTGCCGGTTGCTGCGCTGCCGGTGACGGTTCGTTGTCGGTTGGTGAAGCTGCTCGCCTGCTAGATGATAGTGTTGTTCGCGCGGCGCGTGAGCGTGGCGGTGAGCTGCGTGCGGCGCATGACGCGTTGTCTGGCCCTGATTTCGCTGCTGGGTTGGATTGGCGGACGTTGCAGGACCGTGAGACGGGGCGTGTGCGTCGTAACATCCGTTGGGAGCGTGCGGGGTCGCGTCGCCGGGTGGAGCCTGCGCGCGAGCCGGTTCCGCGTTCGTCGTGGGACGGTGTGGAGGCGCGAGCTGCTGTGCGTCGAGTGCGCCATGAGGCGGCTCGCACGTTGGCGTCGTTGGCTCGCGCGGTAAACAGTGGCGTGGATTCGTCGGATGACGAGCGCATGTGAGCGCCCATGTTGGTGGAGTTTTGCGTTCGCATGACTCTGCTTGTATGTTTGTGATATTGGTTTTTCGTGAACCAACTGGCCTGTTGGTTTGTCCTGTTGCTGTCCGCGCGTGTCTCTGGCGCGTTCTGTTGGCCGCGTGCGCGGCTGGCTGCGTGCGGGGTGATGGCTGGCAGCGGGATGGTTTTTGTCGTTCCCGCCGGTTTGTGGCGGGTTGTTGAGAAGGAGAATCGCCTTTTGGGCAAGAATGTGAAGAATATTCGTGGCGTTGGTCGCGCGGCTGGTGCGGCGTTGGCTGCTTTCGCTGTTGGCGCGCCGCTCGCGGCTGCTGGCGTGAACGCCGTCCAGCCGTCTAGCCACGTCGGCGAGATTGGGGCCGCGTATGCGGAGCGGAAGCCGGACACGATCCCGGTTGCCGCGTCGAACGAGTTTAACGCGTATGTGAAGGCTGGTGAGCAGTTGTGGATTGACCCCGCTCTCAGCAGCGGCGTGCAGGGGGTCACTGACCAGGGCAGCAGGGCTGTTACTGCGGGCGCGGACGGCTACTACCCTGCCGCGACGGCGGACGGCGTGTGGAAGATCGCGTATCGGCCCGTCACGGACGTGTCGGGCGAGATTAACGGAGGCGGCGACAAGGGCGACCAGGACTGGCATATGGGCGTGTATTCCGGTAACAACCGGCATCCGGGCCGCCTGTGGGTCAAGCGCCTGCACATGTCGCAGCGCTTCGACGGCGGTTTCAGCGAGAGCACGCTCGGCACTAACGCTGGGACGCTCACCATGTACCCCGTGTCCTCTTCCGGCTACGTGTACAAGCTAGAATTAAAGGGCATTAACGGTATCGAGTCCGTGATCGCCGCCACGTCCAGCGGTATTAACAAGGTGTCTACGGTGGACGGTCAGACCGTGTACACGCCCACCAACAAGTCTCTTGACACGTGGTACGTGGATAAGGCGTCCGGATATGACGCGTACGCGCCCACGTCCCGCGACCTCAACACCAACAACTGGCTGCTCGGAGAAAACTACAACGAGGCTCCCTCCTCGAACGTGTACAACATGTTCTTCGAGGAGCCGAGCAAGGATCTGCCTGAGAGCATCGTACCGAAGGTGAAGACCATCGCCGACGCGACCGTCACGTGGACGGGCGATACGCCCACATCCGGCAACGGGTACGCGACGATCACCGGCCTGGACCCGGAAGTCACCTACGCGTTCGAGGCGGCAGGTAAGAGCCAGGAGTTCACCGGCTCCGACAGCGCGAAAGTCCGCGTAGAAGCCGGTGACAGCATCGAGAAGGTGAAGTGGAAGCTCACTGCGAAGAGCAGTTCTAAGCTCCACATCATGCTGGATGACGTGGAACGACTGGGCGGCATCACGATCACGCAGGTGAACGGCGGCACGGCCGGGGATGCGACCGTGTACTGGGATGACTCGAACCTGAGCCGCCCGACGTTCGATTCGCGTCCCACGGGCGCGGCCAGCGCCCTGGACGGCGTGAACAGTGCGACGGAGGCGGGCGTGCACGGCTGGTATGGTGTCACCGACGCTCGCGCCAACAAGGTTGACGAGCGCGACTTCGGAGGCGGCAACGCCGCAACCTATGGCGACGGTCGTATCATTGATACATGGGCGAACAGTGGAGAGGAGCGCGAGTGGGAGGGTGAGTTTGAGATCAAGCAGCCCAACCCCCACATCTCCATCGTGAAGACCGTGGACGAACCGCAGTATGCTGAGGGTGACACGCTGCACTGGCGGTTCAAGGTCACGAACGACGGTGAGACAATCCTCAATGATGTGAAGGTTGTTGAGGACGAGTACACGGGTACTAGCCCGCTCACGGACGTGTCGTGCCCAGTCGCAACGCTCGCTATCGGCGAGTCCATGGACTGCTCTGCAACGTCGGTCGCATCCGCGCAGGATGTGGACGCCGACAAGATTGAGAACACCGCTCACCCGGAGGGCAATGACCCGTCCGGTAAGCGCGTGAAGGGTGATCCGTCTAAGGCTGTGACTAACCCGAAGCCGAAGCCTCAGACTCCGCCGACGACTCCTCCAACCACTCCTCCGGCTACCCCGCCCACTCCGGTGACTCATCCGGCCACTCCGCCTGCTCCGCAGGAGAGTAAGCCTGCTGTGAGTCTTCCGGTGACGGGCGCGAGCGCGGCGGCTCTTGTGGGCGGCGTTGGTCTGCTTGCTGGCGGCGGTGCGGCTGGTGTGGCCGCAGCTCGTCGTCGCGGCAAGTGACCCGGTGATGGCCTCGCGCTAGTTGGTTGGCGCGTGATTGTGGGGCGAGACGCTTCCCAAGGTTTCTTGGTGGTGTCTCGCCCCACTTCGTTTTGTGGACGGGGCGGCTCGGGTTGCCGCCTGCGCGGGCGCGTGCCCGCCGCCGCGTCCGCTCTGTTGCCGTGGGCGTGTCCGTGGCGTGGGCGCGGGTTTGCGTTGCGTGGTGACCGCGAGTCGTGGTATGTTTAACTTGTTGGGAAGATTGTTATGCCGTGAGTGTTTAGGTTGCGGCGGTTGAATGTTATGGAGGCTCTTGTGGGGTCATTTTCTTTCATGTACGCGGACGGCGGTAAGAAGAACCAGGCAAATATGCTGCCGGGTGACAGGGTTCGCGTCCTGGTTCCCATGCTGATGGGCGGCGGCTCGCTGAACGGGGTGTACGCCGACTATGGCGTCGTTGAGTTCTCGGATGGAACTTCCGTGGACCTGTACGAGCTGCTGGCGTTGTGGAACAGTACGGCTGTTCGTGCCGCCGCCTCTCGGGTGACGGGTGTTCCCGCGCTTGACGCCGCGTGTAAGAGGGCGGACGGTGAGTTCACGTCGTTTGCGCGGGGTGTGGGTATCCGACTTGCTTGTTACGATAGTGATATGGTGTTGTTGCAGTATCCGTTGCGCGTGGTGCCTGCCGGGAATACAGCCGTCTCTTATGAGACTGTTGGAGGTATTAGCGTCGTGGACCCGAATCAGGGGTTTGAGGCGTGCGCGTGGAGCGACCTCGGCTGGGGTGAGTCGCTGGCCGCGTATCTGGATGAGTTGCGCGCTAAGAACCGCGCTGCTGGGCGATGGCCGATGGGTGACGCCTCGTTGACGGATGATGAGCGTGCGCGCGTGGAGGGGTTTCTGCGCATGTCGTGACAGTTAGGCTAGGCGTTTCGCCGTTTAGCGCCGCTCCTCCCCTCTTTCGTGTGGGGTGGGGTGGCGTCTTTCTTTTGTGTGTAGTGCTGTGAGCTTGCCTGCGTGCGGGTGTGAGCGTGGCCGCTCTTGTGGGTGGAGTGTCACTGCGCCGATCACGCGAGCTGGTAGCGGACGGTGCATGGTGGGGCGGGGAAGCTGGCCGCCGTTCGGCCAACCGTCCGCGATGGCGAGTGTTGCGGATAAGAGCGCGCGTTCGCGTGCGGGCCCCACGTCTTTTCCGCTGTGCGGAAATCGTTTGTTTTCGGCGGTTTTCCGGTGTTTTGTGGGGTTTTGTTGGTTGCGTTGTCGCGCGCTATTGCGGAGGGTAAGTTTTGACCCCTAGGTAAAGGATGCTGGGTTTTATATGACAGCAAGTGGCAACAACGTACCACATCGTCCGCGTTCTCGTCGCGGGCTTTCCCGTGCTCTGTTTGCGTTCGCGGCGACCGCGACCATTGCAGGCAGTATCGTCGGAGCGGGCGGTGCGTCCCCCGTGTGGGCGGACGGCGCTGGCGCGTCCCCCCTGCCGGAAGCGGTGCGCGCGCAAGGATACAACAAGATCAGCTTCCAAGACGAGTTCGACGGCGCAGCGCTGGACACCTCCAAATGGGGGTATAGCTACTCGTGCTTCGACCCCGGAGCTCGCACGCAAGCCCAGTACACGGACAGCCCCGAGAACGTGAACGTGTCCGGCGGCAACCTGCACCTGATCGCCCGCTACTCCCCAACCCGGGAAAAGTGGAACAAGGAAACCAAGCGCATGGAGACCGTGGACCGCACGTGCACGCGCACAGAGAACGGCAAGAAAATCGAGTACGCGGCCCCGTTCACGTCCGCGATGATCCAAACGAGGGACAGTAACGGGAACGTCAAGTACGCGGCGCAAGGCGACTTCTACGCTGAGGCGCGCATCAAGCTGCCCAAGGGCCGATCCTCGTGGGCGAGCTTCTGGATGACGGGCAGTAAGGGGAGCTGGCCCGGCAACGGTGAGATCGACGCGTTCGAGTCCAAGGGGTGGGACCCGCATTATTTGCAGGCGAACACGCACACGCCCCGCGCATCCAACCCGCTCAAGAGTGAGCGGCATCGCGGCCAGCTCGGCGGCGACGGGACCAGCCAGTCTGAGTTCCACACGTACGGCGTAGAAAAGGACGGCGACAAGATCACGTTCTACCTGGACGGCGTGGCCGGTCACACAGTCAAGTACGCTGACCTCGGCGGCGCTAACCCGTTCACTGTGGACGGCAACGGCATGGTGCTGCGCCTCAACCAGATGGTTGGCGGAACGTTCCTGGCAAGCGACGACGGCAAGAACACTGAGTACGTGGACGCCACCAAATACGTGCACGACTATGAGGGCGCGGGTTCCGACATGCTCGTCGATTACGTGCGCGTCTGGGAGAAAGACCCCAGCGCCCCTGTGCCGCCATCACCAACAGAGCTAGTAACTCCGGCGACACCGGCCAACCCCGAGCCAACGCCAGCGCCCCCGCCGCCCGCCCCGGCACCCACACCGGAGCCGACACAGCCAACCGACAGCGACAATAAGCCCGCTCAGCCAGGAAACCCCGGCACAAGCGGCGACACTACACCCGGCGCAGACGCGAACAACGGCAACTCTGCTCCCGCGCCAAGTGCTCCGCACACGCCGGGCGACCAGGCAGGCAACACAGGCAACCAAGGGGACCAGGCGAGTGACGCGAACAAGCCAGCGCAGCCAGGAAACCCCGGTGCGGGCGCAGGCGCCAACAAGCCCGCCCCATCCCAGCCTGACACCCAGCCGGTGGCACCCGGAACGGCCGGGGAGAACGGCGTGGGCGGCAACACTAACACCGAGCCTGGGGCAGCCACCCAGGGGAAAGGTGAGGGCCACGAGCAGCCCTTTCGCACAACCCAGCAGGGCGCAGGCGAAACCAGTGCCCCCAGTCATCAGGTGGGCGCAGCCGGTGGCGCGCAGGGTGTGGGAGTACATTCCACGTCCGCGCTTCCATCGACCGGCGGAAACGCAATGGTCCTGGTGGCGGCAGCCGGTACGCTGGTTGCAGCCGCAGCAGTGGGGGTGGCCGCGCTGGTGGTGAGCCGCAAGGGCAAGCGTAGCTAAACGCCTAGCGTTTCCTCAACGATAACAGGGTCGGGATGGCCTCTATTCTCTTGTGTGAGGGTAGTGGAGTTTCCCGACCCTGTTCGTGTCTCCTTCCGCTCGCGTACCTCACCGCCTGCGCGTGGGGGTGCGCCAGTGGCTCGGCGACATTATTTTGTTCACGTTCCTTTCCTGTTCGTGTTGCTTGTTTCTTATCCATTGCTGGTTGTGGGGGGTTGGTTCCTGTGAGTAGTGTTGTGTTGGGTCGTACTGGTGGCCCGAAGGGGCCGTTGTCGGTGTGTCGCGCGAAGCCTGAGAATCGTGGGCGTGGCTTGTGTCAGCATTTTGAGCACGTGACGGTCCCAGCGGGCGAGGCGGAGAAGATAATGGAGGAGGATAACGCGGCGAACACCAGTGGGTTCTCGCGTGCGCGTGCGATGCGCGTGATGCCAGGAAGTGTACTGACCGCCCTTAACCCAGAGAGCCTGGGTATCACCGACATGAGCGTGTACGGAAAGAGCGGCAAACCTCTCACGCCAGTGGTGGCAGGCACGAGGTTCGACGCGACGGAGAGTGCAGAAAAAGCGGCGAGTAAGTACGGTGTCACCATTGATGGGGCGATCCAAGACGCGAAAACGCGGAACCGTATTATGCGCGAGGTGTTAAAAAATGCTGTTGCAGAAAAGTTCCTGCCTCGTAAGGTCAAGTACAAGGTGTCGGGCGCAAAGTATGGTCAGATGAAGATTGCGATTAGTGTTCCTGGCGACTACGATAACCCTCAGTTCAATACGTGGAGAGTGTCGTGCCGCGACATTGCAGGAAAGAACGGGGCGCATGATCCTGGTTACGTGAGTGTGGAGCGTGTGCCGTCTGCGACGGGCTTGGAGTTGCGTGAGCGTGTACGCGACGTTGCGTTAAGTGTTTTCGGTTCATACGAAGCGGGTGAGGGCGACGGCCAATGGCATCCGTACTGTGATGTTGACGTTGAGATTGTGGGCGCTGACGCGAAAGATGACCCGTCGGAGTGCTACGAGTATCAACGTTTTACGGACGATGAGCGGCGTGAGTTGTCGCGCATTTGGGAGCTGGTGGAGCCGGAGCCTGTACGCGGTGTGATCGCACATTGTGAGACTGCGCACCCTGGTAAGCGTCGTAAGCGCCCCTATAATCGGTATATTCGCGGCCGCGTAGTGGAGCGTGAGCCATTCACATGGTTTGAGAACTAGGCGCGCGATCCGCTGTAAGCGCATGTGACGCGATTTCACGTCGCGGATGCTCGCGAGTACGCGCGGGTGCGCGAAAGCCCCGCAGACGCTCGTACAGGCCCCTTCTCGTGGGTGCTGGGCGCGTCTGCGGGGCATTATTCTTTCGCTTGCGTTTCGTCGCCTGTTACTGCGGGGGCGGCGGGGGAACCGGCGGGATGGGAGGCGCGGGCGGCGGGGGAACGCTACTACTGGCGGTCGCTGGCGGTGGCGTGGGTGCGGATGCCGCCTCTAGTGTCGCCCGTAGTAGGCTGCTTTTCTCCCAGTCGGGTGGGAGTGATCGTTTGCGTCCCTCCCACACGGCGAACAGTTTCCCGCTGTCCGTGCCAGGCTTACGCATGTGTTCTGGCGGCTTCACACCCGGGGTCTTGTGCGGCTGGCCGGGCGTGCGGCCCGCGTGGCTGCCGCTGAAACGCGGGTGCCCCGTGTAGAGGCTCTTATTGTCCATGTGGACGCGCTCGTACTCGCCCTCCCCGTCATTCTTCGTTGCCCCACCGTACCCGCCCCAGCCGAGGGCGGCTTGACGCCACTGTAGGTGCTGTTCGCGTTCCTTGTAGGCGCGCGCGTGCGTCTCGTACGCTTTGAGCGCGGGCTTGCGCCCGTTGACGATCTGGCCGAACTTGTAGCCGGGCGCGCTCTCAGCGCCGACACCGCTCACCATGCCGGTGTCGGCCACGATCTTGCCGATACGGTAGAAGTCGCCTTCCAAGGGCGTGTCTTCTTTCACCACAATGGTTTTCCCATTGTGGGTGAGCTGCGTGCCGATCTCCACAGTGGACGCTGTGAGGAACCCTTTTTCGCCGGTCCCCGGATCGTCCGAGACGGTCACCCACGAGCACCCGTCCACTGTTTCGATGGCGGATGCGCCTTCCGCTTCCACCATCGCCCCGTTTGTCGCGTGCCGGATCGCGCTACCGTGGTAGGAACGCACGTTCCCGCCGTCCAGGTGCTCGATGGTGCCGCACCTGACGCTATCGAAATCGCAGTCGAGAGCGACATTGACGTGTCCTTTGCTGCCCAGGGACCGGAAGCCGCTGTTGCGTGCGACGTGGACGACGCCGCTGCACCGCTCGAAGCCTGTCTGGTCGGCCTCGTACACGCGCCCCTCGCGCCCGACTGTGACACCCCAGTTGCCGGACAGGTTCACGTTTCCGCGCCTGATGTCAATGCTCTCGCAGAGCCGGTGTTGGGGGATGGTGGGCACGGTCGCGTACGTGGACGGCCCGAAACCGAGGTCGTACTCAGTCAGCTCTGGTCTGCCCATCTTGGCGACGAGCGTCGCCTTATCCAAGTCAGGTCCTTCCGGTCCCAGCGACACGAACGGGGTCTCAGCGTCGTACACGAACCTCTCTAGCCACTGCCGCCCGTCGTAGGCTTCCTGCTTGTGGCGCATGAACTCCGGGGACTTCTCGTCCCACCACTTCACGCCCGACGCGTTCTCCGCAATTGTCGTGTACATGGTGGGAGCGTTCGGGTTATCGCGCGGCGGGGGAGTACGGATAATGGCGCTCCCGGGGGCGTTAGGGAGGTTGAAATGACTCTCCACGCCCGTGTCCGGGTCGCGGCGACTGAAATACCCGCCATGGACGCCCTCGTGCAGCCCCCGCCTCATGGCTTCGGCGACGAGCCTGTTCACCTGCTCCTGGGTGGCGTCGGGTGGTAGGTTCTCGGACGCGTAGTAGAGGAGCCAGTTCGGGGAACCGATCACGGGACCAGGCATCCAATCAGGGTTCCCCGTTTTTTCACGCATGTTAAAAATGTAGGCGCGCATCACGCTGCCAGCCAACGGGTCACCGGCGTTATCGCGCATGAAAAACTGTACGTTACGGTCGTCCGGCGGGAGCGTAAACCCGCGCTCGAACGCCTCCGCGTTACGCTGGTGCGCCTCCTCCTGGGTGAGCTTTTCGTGCGCAACGTGGTTACAGCCGCGCACCCCGAACCGCTTAGCCGTGCACGGCGTCCACGCGCCATCGCTTTTGCGCTGCCCATACTTCGTTTTTTGGGGGCTACTATTCTTCCTGCCCATAATCCCGGCGTCTCCTCAGATATTCCACTCGTAACGTCTCTATCGTCAATAGCGTCGCCGTTCGTGCGTTTACGTTCGCTTCAGCGCGCTCGATTCCTCTTCGCTTCGTAGGATGCTGGTTTGGGTTCCTTTTCTGCTTTTCTTCACCGTTTCCGCCTGTTCGCCGCTAGTGTTAACGCGCGCCTGTGTCGCGCGTCTGCTCGTATGGTTCTCTCGTGCGCTGCTGTAGCGTCGCTGGCGGTCGTGGGTGCGTGCGCTTACGGCGTGTCCTCCCAGTATCATCGCGCGCGCGTGAGCGTGAGTTCTGCGCTCGGGAGCGTGGAAGCGGATACAGTGGTGTCGTCGTGGGGGCAAACCGTCGGTGATCTTCTCGCCGATAGTGGGGTGGTGTTGCGCGGCTGCGACCAGGTGACGCCCGGTGTGGGCACGCCCCTGGGTGGCGTGGACTCTGTGAGCGTGGTGAGGTGTCGGAGCGCTCTTGTTCACGACGGCGCGGGTGGAGTGGTTGCTGTGGGGACTGTTCGGCCTGACACGGTGGGCGTGTTGCGTGACGTGGCGGACGCTCGCGGCGCGGCGTCCTCGTCTCGCGGATCTCGCGCGGGCGATGATGGCGCTCTGCTGTCGGGCGCTGAGGGCGATGCGCCTGCTCTCGCGGACGCGATCACCGGCGTGGCGGCGTCTGCGCCCTCTCAGGAGGGCGTGCCCGTCAACAGCGGCGATACGCCTGTTCCGGTGACGGTTGTCGTTGACGGTAAGTCTGTGGACGCTGTTGCTGATTGTGGCGTGTCGGCGCGTGATGTGGCCGTGTCCACTGGCGTGACTGTTGGCCCGCTAGACGAGGTGACTGTGGGTTTGGACACTGACGGTGGCGTGGTGGTGCGCGTGGTGCGTGTGTGGCGCGGCGAAGAAACTGTTTCCACGGCGGACAAGGCCGTGGAGGAGAAGCGCGACACGGATAGCCTGTTGGTGGGTGAGTGGACGCTCACACCCGGCTCTGACGGCTCACGCGACGTAGAGTTGTTCTCAGTCAAGCGCGACGGTGAGCGCGTCCATAGTGTCGTGTTGGGCGAGAATACGGTTGCTGCGCGCCCCGCCGTGCGCGAGGTCGGCGTAAAGCCCGTGTCGCCGGAGGCGCTTGTTGCTGCCGGCGTGGACCCGGCGTCGCCAGTAAGCGAGGAGACCGACAGTGCGGGCGTGGTGACGGCCAGGTACCGTGCGCCCCTGTATTCGCTGACGAGCCGCGAGGACGTGGACCGTATGCTCGGCAAGACTGTTGGTAACGACGCAGGCGCGGGCGACGCTGCGCCCACTGCTTCGGGAGCCGCCGGGGATGGCGGCGCGGTCGGTGACAGTGGAACTGCGCAAGCGCCCGCGCCCGCATTTAACCCGTCAGGGTCGAAAGCGGATTGGATGCGCGCAGCTGGTATCGGCGACGCTGATTTCGGGTACGTGGACTACATTATCTCCCACGAGAGCGGCTGGGATTACCATGCGGTGAATCGTTCGAGCGGCGCGTATGGGCTTCCTCAGTCGCTTCCTGCCGGTAAGCTCGCGTCCGCTGGCGCTGACTGGCGCGATAACCCAGTGACTCAACTACGGTGGGCAAACAATTACGCGGTGGGTCGTTACGGGTCGTGGGGTGGCGCGTACCGTTTTTGGGTGACTAATCATTGGTGGTGACGTTCGTGGCTGCGGCTGTTGATTGAGTGTGGTTATTGGGGCGTTGGTTGCTATTGTGTGTTATGGTTTGCCGACAAGCGAGAAGGGAAGGGGTGAGCGCGATTGCTGGAAGGCGTGAAGGTTGCGCTTGACCCTACCCCGTCGCAGGAGAGGCGGCTGCTGTCGCACGCCGGTGCAGCCCGGTTTGCGTATAACGCGATGCTTGCGCACATTAAAGACGCGCTTGATGTGGGCGAGAAGCCGGAGTGGTCTTTCTGGTCGATACGCAAACGGTGGAACGCCGACAAGGATACTTTGGCTGTCGGCGAGGACGGCGTAATTTGGTGGGCCGAGAACTCCAAGGAAGCCTATTCTAGTGGCATTGAGGCGCTGGCGAAGGGCTTGTCTAACTGGGCGAAAAGCCGAAAGGGCGACCGGAAGGGTCGTCGCGTGGGCTTCCCTAAGTTCAAGTCTAAGAGCAAGACGACACCTCGGTTCGCGTACACGGCTGGCGGTTTTGGTCTGATTGAGGGTGACCCTAAAACATTGCGCCTACCGAAGATCGGCAGAGTGCACTGCATGGAGAACGTCGCCAATAGGGTGGGCGACGGCCGGGTTCTGCGCATGACCATTTCGCAGCACGCGGGGCGTTGGTATGCGTCCTTGACGGTTGAACGCGACGACAAGCCAGTGACGAATCCGCCGAAGGGCGGGGCTGTCGGCGTGGATTTGGGCGTCAAGACTCTCGCTACACTCTCGGATGGTACAGTTGTGGAGAATCCGCGCTATCTGCGGAAGTCTGAGCGGAAGCTAAAGCGAGCGCAACGGGAGTTGAGCCGGAAAACCAAAGGCTCAAACCGGCGCGCCAAAGCGAAAGCCAAGGTGGCCCGTATTCACGCCCGCGTGGCGAACCAGCGCAGCGACACAATGCACAAGCTCACCACGTGGCTCACTAACAAGTACTCGGACATCAGTATCGAGGACCTACACGTGGCTGGCATGGTGAAGAACCGCCACCTCGCCAAATCCATTTCCGACGCTGCTTTTGGTGAGTTCCGCCGCCAACTAGAATACAAGGCCGCCAGGACCGGCGTGCGGCTGCACGTGGTGAACCGCTGGTACGCAAGTAGTAAGACGTGTTCGCGGTGTGGGAGTGTGAAAGCCAAACTCTCCCTGTCCGAGCGAACATACCGTTGTGACAGTTGCGGTCTTGTTTTGGACCGTGATCTGAACGCGGCAATAAACATTTGTGTCGCCGGGAGTGCCCCGGAGACGTTAAACGCGCATGGAGAGACAGTAAGACGGAGTGACCAGACTGGTCGTGCAACGCTAGTTTCTGTGAAGTGTGAACCAAGCAGCGGCGGAAGCCGTGTGAGTCTTGGAGCGGGCGACCGTAAGGGCGCCCTGCAAGCTACATCAAAGTAGTTTGCAACGGAGGCCGCGTACCGTTTTTGGACGGTCAACTACTGGTGGTGATGCACACGTTCCTTGTGCGCTTTGATTGTTGACACGGAAGCGGTGGGCGTGCTATTGTGTGTTTATTGAACCGTTCCGCGCGTGGCGAGCGTCCAGGGCGGTTTGTTAAAATCTCATAGTGAAACGCGGGACGCCCGTGCCGGGGCGTGGAGCTGCGTCGCGTATAGGATGCTGTGGAGGCTTGTCGTGGGCTGAGCGGCTGCGTGGCGCGGAAGTATAAGAGGGACGCCTCTTTTAGCGGTCAAGCGCGAGTACGATGAGGCCGGGGATGGCGCGACTGTGCCCCGGCCTTTATTGTACCCACAAAAAGGGGCGGCACTCGCTGGCACACCTTCGTTTCGCTAACTGTGGTACGCTTATTGTTATGAGTTATGAAGAAAAAGCTGTCCGCGTTCTGGCGGATGAGTGCGCTGGCTTGCCGTCCGCGTCAATGTCGTATGTGTTGGCGCGCGCTGACGCGTATGATGCTATCCGAGCTGATGAGGCGTTTGCTGCGTGGGCTAAGAATGTTGGTGGCGTAGATGGCGTGTGTTTGCGCGGCTCCTGGCTCCACGGGCTGAACCATCAGGATAGTGATTGTGACTTGTTGGTTGTGGGTGCGAGCGTTGACGATAAGGTGCGGGCGGTGAACGTTCATGCGGGTGGCGTTGACGCGTTGTGTGTGACGGCTGGCCGGTTTGCTCGCCTGCTCGCGTCTGCTGACCAGGTGTGTGTTGAGGCGCGCGCCTACAATGGCGTACTATGGCGTGATGGTGCTGTGGGGCGCGCCCTGGTGGAGTCGGTGCGCGTGCCGTTGCCGCTACTGGTTGCGCATTACCGGGGGCAGGCGGCGCGTGATCGTGCTGCGCTCGCGTCTGGGCGCGGCGATGTGGGGCGGCGCGTTAAGTTGGCGCGTAATGTCGTGCGTCAAGAGGCGTGCGCGGATAGCCTCGCTGAGCGTGGCGTTCTTCCTGTGGTGTCGTGGGAGCGCGTGGTGGAGGGCGTGCGCTCTTTGGCTGCTGGCGGTGTTGTGGTCGCTGATGTGTTGGCTGGCGTGGAGCGTATGGCTGGCTTGTCCCGGTAGTGGGGCGCGTTTGTTTCTCAGCTGTTGTTGTGGTAAGATAAGTGTCATGCGGGTAAGTGAGCGGGAAATGCTTTGGAGGTGATTGCCAGATGGGTTCTTATGAGGCTGTGAAGGTTCGTCTTGACCCCACGCCAAGGCAGTTGCGCCTCATGGCGAGTCATGCCGGGGCCGCCCGTTTCGCCTACAACGCGGGACTCGCCCACGTGAAAGAAGCGCTGGATAGCGGTGAACCTGCTGACTGGTCGCACTATGGGTTGCTCCGTTGGTGGAACGCGAATAAAGACGCTCTTGCGGTCAACCGGGATACTGGCGTTGTGTGGTGGAGCCAGAACAGTAAGGAAGCCTATAGCATGGGGCTGCGTAGCCTGGCGCAGGGTTTCTCGAACTGGTCTAAGTCTCGCAAGGGACAGCGTAAGGGTAAGAGGGTTGGGTTCCCCAAGTTCAAGTCCAAGAATACTACTATGCGGTTCGCATATTCCACAAACTTCACAGCTCCCAAGGCTAGTGGCCCTTACGGGTTGAAGCTGCCGCGTATCGGCCGTGTTCATTGCATGGAGAACGTGTACAAACTGGTGAATGGCGCGCACCTCATCCGCATAAGTGTGTCGCGTCGGGCTGGGAACTGGTATGCGAGCTTGATGGTGGAACGCGAGTCAACCGCTAAACCATCGCCGAAAGGCGGCGCAGTCGGCATTGACCTCGGCGTGAAAAACCTCGCTACCCTCTCGGACGGTACTGTTATCTCTAACCCGCGCGCCCTGGGTGCGAGGTTGAAAGCCTTGCGTAAGGCCCAGCAGGCGCTGAGCCGTAGGGTTAAGGGTAGCGCGAGGCGCGAGAAGGCGCGGGAGCGTGTCGCCAGGCTGCACGAACGCGTGGCGGACGTGCGAGCCGACGCCATCCATAAGGTTACGACCATGATCTCCCGAAACTACAGCACCGTGTGCATCGAGGACCTACATGTTGCGGGTATGGTGAAAACCCATCATCTCGCACGTAGTGTGTCGGACGCTGCGCTCGGCGAGTTTCGCCGCCAGCTAGAGTATAAAACCGCGCGCAGTGGTGCCGTGCTGCGTGTGGTTGACAGATGGTATCCGTCCAGTAAAACATGCTCAGACTGTGGGACAGTGAAAGCCAAACTATCCCTATCCGAGCGGGTGTACAACTGTGACGCGTGCGGTCTGTCTATGGACCGTGATCTGAACGCGGCAATTAACATTAGGGTCGCCGGGAGTGCCCCGGAGACGCTAAACGCGCGTGGAGAGGATGTAAGACGTTCCGACCTAGTGTCTGGTAACGCTGACCCCTGTGAAGCGCGAACCAAGCAGGTGCAGAAAATCGCCGTGAGACTTGGAGCTGGCCTTGGTAACGAGGCCATACAGCCTAGAATAAACTAGGTTTGCAACGAAACGAAACGGAAAGAGGTAGCCTCGTGATTCTTATTCCTAACACCCTGTTTGTTGCCCTGTTCATCGTGTTGGCGGCGCTGGCTGTGCTGATGCTGCGTCGCGTCGTGGTTGCCGAGGCTGTGTGCGCGGCTGTTGCGGCCGTGGGGTGTGCGCTGCCGCTGGTCGCCATCGGCCTGGCTCCTGCTGCTCGTGAGGGGAACATGGTTGCTGAGGCTGTTGTTGTGGCCGCGTACATTCTCTCCTATGTGTTTACGTTTGGTGGCGCGGCGGGCATGTTTGTGTTTTCGCGCGCCCGCGTCCAGTCTGCGCTCGCTGATGTGGCGGGTGAGGGTAAGTGACGATGCGAAACGATCACGCCGAGGTGTCGGAACAGGTGGCGCGCCTCGCGGATAAGCGGCGCACTCTAGCTGGTCAGCGTCTTGTTGGCGGGGCGCTGCCCGGTATCGGCCTTGCTGGCCCTATGGGGGCGGGGAAGGACACGACGGGCGAGGCGATTGCTGACGTGTTGCGTCACCCGTCTATGACTCGTGTTGCCGGTGGGCGCGCACCGCGTCGTGTGGCGTTCGCTGACGTATTGAAGCGTGAGGCGTATCGCCAAGCGCTGGCGGTGAAAAATATTCTCACGCTACGTCGCGGCGTAGAGTCGGCGCTGGACGTGGAGCGAGCCATTGTCGAGGATGAAGCGTTGTGCGCGGCGTTTATGCCCGCTGGCGCTCCCCTCCCCGGCGGCCTCGTCGGCTTGTACTGTCAGATTGTCGCGGACACGGAGCGCGAGGGCGACACTGGCGCGTGGGATGAGGATGTGTTCATTTCGGTGAAAACGCCTGCGAAGCGCGTCGCCTACCAGCTTCTCGGCCAGGCTGTCCGTCGCGTGGACCCTGGGTATTGGGTGCGCGCCGCCGTCGAGGGCATAGACTGGGAGCGTGAGTTCCCTGTTTTCACGGACGTTCGTATGCCTAACGAAGTGTCGGCGCTATATGATGCGGGCGCGCCGGTCGTGTACTTGCGCGTGTCGCCCCAGGTGCAACGTGAGCGCCTGCTGTCTCGCGACGGCTCCCTGCCGAGCGAGAGCGCGTTGTCGCATGAGACGGAGACGGCTCTTGATGAGGCTGTCCGGTGTGGCGCGGTCCCGGTTGTTGACGCGTCGCATGGGAGCGCTCACCGGGTGGCGTTGCGTGTGTTGGAGGCGGCGACCGCACTGTAGGCTGATCGTTGACATAGTGTTTTATCGAGTGGAAGGTGATGGTTAAGGTGTTCGCTGTTGCTCTTATTGTGACCGTTCTCGTTGGCGCGGCGCTGGTTGCTGGCGGCGCTTACGTGGTTTTGCTCTCGTTTGCTGCTCTTGTTTTTAACTCGATGCTGGGTGGTAATACGCTGAGGTGTTGGGTGTTGTTGATTGCCTCCGTTGTTGTGACTCTATTCACGTCTGTTGGTCTGGGGTACGTCATATTTCAAGGCGTTATGGCACTCGCGTCGTAGCCGTGCCGCTCAGTGACGGCGTGCCCCTGGCCGCGCTGTGAGCGGCTGTGAGTACTGTCTGCTAGCGTGACACGTGTCTCGTTGCCGGTGTGTTGCGCACCTGGTGGTAGGCGTGCTATTGTAATGTTGATAGACCTCCTTCCGGGCCTCTCTCGTATGTCACATGTGATGTATGGTGATCGCACAAATGGTTGGAGCCGTGAGGAGGGGCGCTTGTGCGCCTCCGCCCCGTAGTCAGTAAGCGCTTGCTGACTACGGGGTTTCTCTTTTGTGTGCGTCGCCTGTCCATGTGGTGTATAATGACATATGTTAGAAGGCGGCGGGCGCGGTTCCGTTCTCGCCAGTCGTGTTACTGTTGGAAGAAAGAGTAGGAGCGTTCCTGAGATGCCGGTTACTGCTAGTGTTATCGTGTTCCTCGTGTCGGCGCTTTTTGCGATTCCGGGCGCTATCGCTGCCGCTTTGTTTGTGCGTGAGCGTGAGGTTCCCACTTTTGGTCGGGTGTTGGCGGGCGTGCTGATGGTGATTCTGGTTGCTTTGCCGTTCGCTTTGGCGGTGGGTGCCGGTCAGCTCGTGGCGTGGATTATGTCTCTCGTCGGCTAAGGTACGGTGCGCCCTGTTGCGCGCATGACCTGGGTGTGCTATTGTAGTGGTAACAGATCCCCCGCCGGGCCTCTCCTACACATCCGTTATGGGCGTGTGGTGATTGCATAAATGGTGGGGGCCATGCACAAGTGAAGCAAGCCTGATGGTTTGCTTCCGCCCGCAGCCGGAGGTGGTACCGCTTCCGGTTGCGGGTTTTTCTTACCCCGTAAGGGAAGCGAAACAGTGTTATTGCAACGAAAAACAAGCGTTCAGAAGCGTAAACAAGAAGGGGGCGGTCCCGGTGGGGCTGACTAATGTTGTCGATTTGGAGTTGCCGGAGGCGGCGTACACGACGGGTAAGTCGCCGTCGCACGCGCGCGTTGAGAACCTGCATGACTGCTATCGTGGTGTGGGGCGCGGTGACGTGTTGGCGTTGTTGTCGGCGGGAGACATGTTGCGTGAGCGGGTGAACGGTGGCCGCGTGCAGCGCATGATTCCGACGCAGGATGCGGTGGATGCTGGGCTGGTGTTTCGCTGCGGCTGGGTGGCGTTATGGAGTGTGGATGCGGTGGCGGCGTGGGCGCGCCGAAACGCGGGCATTAACCTTGTGCGCGGATATGCGAACCAGCGTGTGAAACAGCCCGGCGTGGGCAGTGACGGTTTCGTGTCTGCGACGGACTTGGGGAAACTCTTTAACGTGGGTGGTTCCACTATCGGTAAGTGGCTGGATGCTCTGGGTGTGCGTGAGAATGGTTTGCCGACGAAGAAGGCGGTGAAAGGCGGGTTGGCGCGCGTCGCCGAAATGAACAGTGTCGGCGATTCCGGTAAGAAGGTGGCGCGTCGTTTCGGCCTGTGGGCGCTGGTGCCGGTGCAGGAGATGCTTATGCAGGCGGGGCATCCGCTAGATTTTGATTGGAAGGCGGCGCAGAAGGGTAAGGGTCGTAATGGTGACGTGGAGACGGTGAGCGTGAAGAACATGCTGGATGCTCATGTGGCGGCTGTGCGCGCTGCTGTGAAGGCTGGTGACGGTGCTGGGTTGGCGCGGGCTGTGGATGCGGTTCCCGCTCGTTTTCGTCGCCCGGTGGAGGCGCGCCTGGGCGTGCCGGGGTTTATCACGTCCGGTCGTTGGCGTGCTGCGTGCGCGTCGATGCGCGGGCGGTGAGCGCTCTTTGGCGGCGCGTTGTTGACTATCGTGTGGTAGAATGAGTGCTATCGGGCGTTAATGAGTTGGAGAAACGGGGGCGCGTGTGGAGCGAGAGATTCGCGCGCGATACGCGGAGCTAATGAGTGTCTACGATGGCGGGTATGTTTTCCCGTTCTCTCATTTCTGTGTTTTTTGGGAAGAAGGCGCTGTCGTTGAGGTCGGAGACGTGACCTACATGTCTGTTCGCGTAGGCGCGTTGGGTGACAATGTGCGCTGGGTCGGTAGTGACGGCACTATGTGGTCTGATGACGGTTTGACTGAGTATGTTTTCGCTTCGGGTGAGCGCGTGTCGGTGCTGAAGGATCTGTAGCAGATTACGCTGAGTGTAAGAGCGTGGCGCTAGAGTATGACCGTGGTGTGGTCTTTCTCTAGCGCCGTTCTCTATTCGTGTGCTCACTTGCTGTGGCGACCGCTTTGCTGCCTCCGGTTAAGCGCTGGCGTTCCGGTGCTCGGTGAGGAGCTGGGAGACGGCGAGCGCGGTTTGTGCGCGCCCGTACTCGGGGTGCTCATCCTGCACCTGCTCCCATAGCTGCTTGGTGAGGGCGAGGGCTGCTTTGCCGTCGTCGCTCGCCCACTGTTCGCGTTCGGACGCTTTGAGTCGGCGCTCGATGGTGCGCGCGGCTTTCGCTTCCGCTTTGCGGCGCATGACGTTAGGTGCCTTGTCTACGGGCGCGGCCCACGCCCACACGCTGACGACGTAGGAAGCGTGGTGCATGGTCGCGAGGCTTCGCCGGTTGAGGCGTGGGAGTACTTGCCTGAGCTGGCTGGTGGTCCACCCGGCCTGTAGGCGCTCTGCTGCCATTGCCTGCACGTGCGGGCTTGTGGCCGCCGCCGCGTAGTGGTAAGGGAGGCACTTACGCGCCGTCTCGTAAGCGGTGTCGTTGGTGTCGAGGTTGACGAACATGGCGCGTCTCCTACTGCTTGCGTGTTGGCGTTTTTCTTGCTGGTTATAGTGTAGCACGCGTGGGTGCGCCACGCTTGCTGTTTTTGTTGTGGCGTGGCGGGTCGCGGTGTGGTTGTGTAAAAGGGCGGCGCGCAGATTGTCGCCTCTTGAACGATTTGCTAGAAAGGTTGTTTATCATGCTCATGTACGGATATGTTGCGAAGTGGAAGAGTAGGTTCGTTGGGTGGGTTGCCTTACTCTCTATCATTGGGGAGTTTGTTGCGTTGAGCGGTGTCGTCGGCGGCTCTTATGTGAGGCTGTCCGCATTTTTCATCTTTGGGGTGATTGGTTTCGTAGCCTGGGCGCTCATGCTTAACTCTGACATGATGGAGGAGGTGCGCCCGGTGCCTGACGAGTTCTATAAGCCGCTGGGCGCGTTTAACGCGACGGTGCGGGGCGTTGCGCCGCATGTCATAGAGGTTGAAACGGATTCGGGTGCTGTCCTGTTCGCTGACACTGACAGGGCGCCGGAGGTCGCGTGTTTCCGTGGGTCTCGCGTTCAGGTTGACGCGGCTGTTGTCGTCTCTCCCGCTGGGCAGGGTGAGGTGCGCGCTGATGGCGTGGGTGGTTTCGTGGACGCCCGCGAGTGCAAGTGTACGGCTGGATATGGCGCGGATGTTGCTATGGGCGACGAGTCGCGCAGCAAGTGGGGCGGTAAGGCGCGTTTTTACGCGGTCACGTCCGTTCGAGCAGCCGACTGACGGCCCGAAAAAGAGAGGTGTTTATTATGGGTAGCGTCCTGTGGGGTACAATGGCCTCGGACTTGGCTGTTTGGGCGGCCTTCGGTGTGACGGTAGTTGTTCTCGCGTCTGCCATCATGTTTTTCGTGAAGCGAGGCGTGGGCGTTTCGCGAGCGGTTGCGTGGGCGTCGGTCGTGGCGCTCATCGTCGAGCGAGTATACAGTCGCTGTTTCCGACTTGCCTTTCATTGGCGAATACGCTGCTGTGGTGGTGGATGACGTTGATGCTGCGGCGGGTGTTAAAGAGCGCGGCGGAGAGCTTGTTGTTTCGTCTCAGGGCGCGTCGGGCGTCGCTAACGCGGGTGATCGCGTGGCACTGAGCGTTCGACGCTTGCCAGACGGTTCCAGGCTCCCCTGGTACGCTGAGAGGAACACTAAAACTGGCGGCGGCTGGAAGGCCGGGTACAAAGCTTGATGGCGTTGACGGTTTTGTCGTGTATTCTGGCGCGTGCGCGTCGGTTGGGCCGGACGGCTGTAAGGTGACGTACCGTGATGTTTTCGGCGGCTGAGAGGGGTTTTACCTGGTCCAGGTGCAGCCGGTGAGCGGTGACGCTGAATCTCAGTAGCTGCGTGTCCCCGCGCTGCCTTGCGCGGCCGGGCGCGTCTATTTCTCGTCGCGGGGCTATTGAGTGTGGGAACGTCGGGCGGCTGGGTTTATAGTTTGTCGCCTGCGCGGTGCGGGTTGTACCCGGCTCCCGCCCCGCGTTTTCGTGCGCGGCTGCGGTGTGCGCGTTCTTAGGTTCGTGGCGCGGGCGTTGACGCTGTTTCTTGTGTGAAAGGGGAATGCGGTTACTGTGGCTGTTGATTCTCGCGTGTCGGAGTGTGAGCGCGTCGCGGGCGCGCTGCTGGCGCTCAGGGGTGAACCGAAGGTGAGCGGTAAGGCGGCGGTGCTGGACGAATACGCTGGCGACGGCGCTGTTCGCCGCGTGCTGCGCTTTCTCGCCGACGAGAACAAGGTGACGGGCTTGTCCACGAAGAAGCTGGCGCGCACCGTCCCTCCCGTCCCACACAATATGGGGCTTGCTGACCTTGCGGAGTACCTGTGTGAGCACAATAATGGCGGTGACCGTGAGGTGGGGATGGTCCTGTTCTTCCTATCGCTCATCGGCGACGAGCGCGGCCGCGACGTGGCGGCGCAGGTGCTCGCGAAGAAGTGGCCGCTGACGGTGGGCGCTTCGCTGCTGAACCGCGTATACGGGCCGGGGTTCGTTCCCGAGTTTAACGCGCAGTTAGCGTTCCCGTGGGAGAAGAAGATCAGCGCGTACGGTGACGACGCCGTGTTTATTGTCACGCAAAAGCTTGACGGCGTGCGGGCACTCATCGAAGTGGACCGTGGCCGCGTCGTCGCAGTGCGCTCCCGTAAGGGGAAGCCAATACGCGGCCTGGTCGAAGTCGAGGTGGCGGCTGCCGCTGTTGTCCCCAGCGAGTGGGGGCGCGTGATGTTGGACGGTGAGCTGATCGCTGACGGGTGCGAGTCGATGACAACGGGCGAAGGATTCCGTGCAACCAGTAGCATTGTTCGCTCGGGAGGCGACAAGAGTGGCGTGTCCTTCCACGTGTTCGATGTGGTCCCGGCGACCGTGTTCGACGACGGGACAGGCAACAAGACGTACCGCGAGCGGCGACGCATGGTGGACGCGCTACCAGACGAAGGCCGCGTTCGTAAAGTCCCCGTGCTGGGGGAAGCGACTATAAGCGATATAGGCGGATGGAGCGAGTACGCGCACAGTCGAGGATGGGAGGGTGTGATGCTGAACAACCCGGACAGCGTGTACGAGCGCAAACGGACAAGCGCCCTCCTGAAAGTCAAACGCATGAAAACAGCTGATCTTCCCATCGTCGGGTTCGAGGAAGCCATTGACGGCGAAAACAAGGGTGGGCTGCGATCCCTCACGTTGGCGCTAGGGGATGGCGGTGACACGGTGAACGTGTCGTCGGGACTGACGGATGAGGAGAAGCGCGAGATTTGGGGCAGCCGCGACGCCTACGTGGGACGGATGGTTGAGGTCCGTTTCTTTGAGGAAACCAGTAACCGCGTGGGCGGCCGGTCGCTGCGCTTCCCGGTGTTCGTCGGTTTCCGTGACGACAAGACGCCCGACGACGCGAACGTCGAGTGAAACGCCAGGAGCGTTTCTGAGCGCGCGAGAAAAAGCGGCCACGTTCTCGTACTGGCGAGACGTGTTTGCTCGCGAAACGCACATCTAACACGTGTTAGTTATCGTGTTTGCCGTCCGGTTCGCGCTCTTGGCGCGCGTAGCAGTTCGCTCCGGGGCGTTGCGTGCGGCTCGCTGTCATGCTGGCTACTGTTCCTGGCGGCGGTGTGAGCCGAGCGTGGGGCGTTGCTGCTTTGGTGGCGATGGGCGCTGATGGGCTGCTATGTGAGGTGTTGAGCGTTATCATGCGGGCGCGAATGTTCGCGAGTTTTGCGCAGCGCCACGCTGACAGGGGTGGCGTATCGTGATGCTGTTGGCTGGTGCTTCTCGCCGTAGCCGCGTGCGCCGCATCGTTCTGTTGGCTCACACGTTCGGGTATGCCGTGCTGCTGGGTGTTGTCGCGTGGGCTGGGTGTCGTGTTGAGGTTTTTCTTTCGCAGCCAGCGCGGTTGAGCGCCGCCGCGCGTCGCCCTCTTTATGTGTGTTATCTGTCATGTGCGCGTGTTCGTCGCGCAGGTTGTGCCTCTCTCGCGCTATGATTGTTCTTGTTGGAAAGATGTAACGATGTCGGGCGTCGCCTGTGAGTGTTCGCGCGTGAAGGAATGAGGTAGAACATGATCGCTGTTGCCGCTAAGGTCGCCAGGTATTTCACGGTGGCCGCGTATGGTCTCGCGTGTTTCTGGTTCGTGTTCGGGACGGCTCAGGTGAGCGCCGCTGGCGGTTTCTTCGCTGCTGTCGTGGCTGTGGTGATGCTGTTGCGCGTGATGGGGCGGTGGAATAACCTTGTTGCTGCGGCCGAGTACGAGCTTCCTCTCGGTAGTGGCGTTGAGCGATTCATGTCTGTTGTCGTGTGCGCGCTGATTGATGGTGCGATTGCTTACGGTCTTTATAATCTCTCGCAGTGGGTTGGTGAAGCGTCGCCGTGGTGGTACGCCGCCAGGTTCTTCATGGCGCACGTCATGTTCAGCGCGGGTGCGACGTTGTTTGCGGCCACGTGTGATCTTGACCCTACTGAGGGCGGGAAGATGCGCAAGGCTCTGCGGTAGAGCGCGCCTTGCGCGCGGCTGAGCGATAAATGAGCGACCGACCGGGCTGTCGCGCCAAAAGTGTGGCGTTTCAGTTTCCGGTCGGCCGCTTTGCTGTGCCCGCTCGTTGTGCTACTTTTCTGCGCTCGCGCGCCTTATGGCTATTGTCACGGTGGACATAGGGGGTTGCGTGAAGCCGACGGACAGTTCACTCATCGGCTTGTATGGCATGTCGCGCCAGTATTGTGCGCGGCGTTCCCATTCTTCCTCGGATACGTTGTCGTCCTTGTCTGTGTTGTTCCAGTAGGAAAATTCGCTACACCAGTCCTGCGCGTTGAGGGCTTCCGTGTACGCGGGATTCTCGGAGAACACCTTGAAAACGACCGTGCCACTGTCTGGTCCGCGCATGATGGTTACATCGTAGAAGATGTCCACGGGCGTGAGCGTGCGCCTTGCGCACTTTTTGAGTTCGCTCATGCGCTGGTAGAGCGCGTCGATTTTGTCGAAGGCGCTGCACTGGTTAATGTCGGTAATGCGTGCGGGGAGGATGCGCTGGTTGTCGGAGGGGAGGTCCGCGAGGAACGTTTCGTCCCATGTAGCGTTGACGTTTTTCTGTAGGAGCTCGTCAAGTAAGTCTAGCTGCTCGCGGAACGCGTCGAAGAATACGGGGTTGATGGTTTCTCGGATATGGTCTGCTGCGTCAAACACGCTGAGGCCGGTAATGAAATAATCGTAGGCTTTGGTGCTCACGGTCGTGTGCTCGCTTCCTCCCCCCGAATCACTGTGTGGGGTCATAGTGGTGGCGCGCTCGTTTTGCGCGCTATCTTTCGTTTCTCATGGTATAATAGCAATTGTTTGATAGGCAAAAGTCCACGCGCACATGTTTGTTGCGTGTGTGATGTTTTTTCAGGAAGGTGTGGAGTCGTGGAGATTCTTGTGGAGACGGTGCCGTTCTCTCTCATTGTGGCGCTGGGGAACGTGGTGCTGGCCGCTATGATTGTGGCGTTCGTTGCTGCTGGCGCTTACGCGTGGACACATAGGGGTAAGGAGCGTGGTGAGCATGATCTGGCCGCCGCTGACATCTGGGTCGGAGCGGTGTTCCTGTTGTCTCTGGTTTCTGTACCCGTGGTGTGTGGCGTTTACATGTCGAACACTGATCGTCATGTTGTCGCTGAGGGTGATTACACATCCTACGGCGTGTATGAGGCGACGGTGGAGCGCGTGACTCTCAACGATTACACGGTGCGAACGGACTATGGGGCCGTTCTGACCGTCCCCTACAGTATGGGGTGGGTTGACGGTCATGTGGATAAGGGTGATCGTGTTGCGTTAGATGTGTCGAGGATGTCCCTTAACGAGAATCAGAGTATCATCATGCGGGTCGGTGACGATATGGACGTGATGTTCCTGCGTGATGACGCTTGTATTAGCCGTTTTGATTCTCGTGGCGCTCGCGTACCTAACGGCGTGGAGTGTCATCGAGCTTTCGGTGACACCGAGTATAAGGGTAGTATCTTGCTCGGGGGCGGTGGCACTTACTATGTGCTGACGGGGGTATCTCGCCTGTAGCCTGTTGTTTTGTCGCTGTGGTTGGCGGCGTTGGCGTGTGTTGTGCGCGTCAACGCCGCTTTCGTGTATGCTGCGTGCTGTCGTGTGGTGGCGGTTCGCGCGACTGGGTGGGTGCCCTTGCGCGGCGGTGTTGCGGCGCGATTGGTGAGGTTTTGACGTGTACGCTTGCGCTCGCATATATTTTGACGTGTAGAGTATTTTGTGCGCTGACGCGCTAGTAAGGGCGCATGATGTGTGTCGGGTGGCGCGCGTGAGAAGGGGAGGGGCCGGAGTAGGTGGCTGTTAAAAAGAGTGCGGGCGGCAAGAACGCTGTCGGCAAGCGGGGCGGTTTCCGTGAGGAAAAGCTGCAAGTCCTGTCCGACCGCGAGCACTTGTTGAAGCGGTTGTCGTTGACGTTCGGCGTCCAGGAGGACGACGGGGAAACGATGAGTCGTCAGAAGCAGAAGGCCGTCATGGAGACGGTCGAGAACGCTTTTGACCAGGTGCTTAAAGGGTATGCATCGCGTGTGCGCGTCGAGTTCAACAAGGACAGGTCGTTCACCGTTCAGGATAACGGTATTGGTTTGCCGGTGTCGGAGCAGACGGACGAGCACGGCGTGGTGGGTTCGGGCGTGTATTATGCGATTGGCCGCACGAAAACATCCAGCAACTACGGTGATAACCACTCGGCGGTGGGCACGAACGGCGTGGGTTTCTCGTCTGTCGTGTTGATTGCTGCGCGCGTGGACGCGGTGACGTGGAAGAGCGGCCGCGAGTTCCGCCTCTCGTTCAAGGATGGCCAGCCGGGGTATTTCGACGCGGATAACGGTCCTGGTGACGCGTTTACGCCGGTTGACCCGCGCGTGCTGCACGAGACGGCAGACACGCGCCCCAAGGCGGAGCGCGCCGGGTGGGAGGAAGGCACCAGGTTCACCGTGTGGCTGGACGACACAGTGTTCCAGTCGGATAACCCGTATTCGGATGTGGACGCGGCGCAGAGGGTGAAGCGCACGTGCGCACTCACCCCCGGCATGGAGGCAACCGTCACCAGCTACCAGGAGCTTGCAAGTGGCGCGGGCGAGGCCGCGAACCTCGGCGGCACCATCGACAGTGGGACTGGCGCGTGGACTGCCACCTACAAGTTTGAGGGCGACGAGGGCGTGCAAACCCTGTTGGAGGATGCCGCACCCCGCAAGCTCGCGACAGACCCGTTCCACGTGAGCGCGTCCAGTACCGTGTGGCTGAAAACGTCAATGCCGTCGGATGGGCGGCAGGGTGCCGCTAGTGTGTCTGCGGGTGAGCGTGAGGTGCCCATGTCGGCGGACCTGTGGTTTACGTGGTGTGACGCGCCATCGGAGCATGTGGAGACGTTCAGTAACACGGTGTTCACTCGCTTGGGTGGTAAGCATTATGTGGCGTTCCAGAAGGCGTTGACGGCGGCGGTCAACAAGCGCCTGCGGTCCATGAAAAAGGGTTTGAGTGTCAAAGACCCGGACGTGACGTATGAGGATGTGGCGCACGGCCTCGTCGCCGTCGTGAGCGTGCGGATGCCGGGCGCGACGTATTCTAACCAGGCGAAAGACCAGTTGGACGGTTCGCGCGCCGTGTCGAACGCGCTGGCGAAAATGATGAGCGGCCCGTTGGAAGAGTGGGCGATGGGGCGCGACAAGAATGTTCCGGCGGTGTGTGAGCGCGTGTTGAAAGCCGCTCGCGCCCGGTTGAGCGCGCAGAAGAAGGTGGACGCGTCGCTCGCGTCCGCGAAGATCGCGAAAGCCGCGTTGCCTGCGAAGCTCGTAGAAGCTGAGGGCGCGGGTACGGGTGCGACGACGTTCCTGATGGTGTGTGAGGGTGATTCGGCTGTGTCTGGCTTGAAGCGCGCCCGCACACTGGACTGCGCCCTGCTCGGTGTGCGCGGTAAGGGTATTAACGCGTTGAAAGCGTCCACGGAGAAGGTGCTCGCTAATGGTGAGGTGAAAGACCTGATTAACGCGGTGGGTGCGGGTTTTGGCGCGTCGTTTGACCTGGGTGCGATGCGGTATCCGGGGGGTATTGTGATTGCGACGGACGCTGACCCTGACGGCTCGCACATTGCGACGCTCCTGTACGTGATCGTGGACAAGCTATTCCCCGGTCTCATTGACGCTGGCCTGTTGTTTCAGGTGAAAACCCCTTTGGCGGTCGTGTCTGTGAAGAACGGTGACGGTGCTGGTGGCGTGGTGGAGTTGCCCGCGTTCACGCTTTCGGAGGCGCACGACATGATGCGGCAGTTGGCTGACGCTGGGCTCTCGTATTCGACGGACTACATGAAGGGGTTGGGTGAGTCCACGAGTGAGCGACTGCACCAGTATGCGTTCAGTTCGGAGAAGTGTTGGCAGCGGGTGGAGCGCCGCGACGTGGAGGAAACGGAGCGCGTGTTGGACGTGATTTTTGGCGGCGACACGGAGAAGCGTAAAGAGTGGATAATGGGCTTGGATGAGGATGTTGAGGCGGCGGACTGACACGAACGGCAAGTAACTAGCATCATACGGTAGTAAGAGGGAAGAAAGAGCAGCAAGAGCATGGCAGCAGGTAAAACAAGTAAGCTCACAAAAGCGCAGCAAAAACTCATCGAACAGCTACAGGAGAGCGTCGGCCAGAGGACAGGTGTCGTCGCCGCCGACAGCGCGAAGTGGCTAGAGGACAACTACGGCGAGTACGCGATTTCCACGGTCGCCTCGCGCGCTATCCCCAGCGTGTACAGTGGCTTCAAGCCGGTCCACGCGCGCATCCTATGGACGGCCCTCACGAGCGGCCTCACGCCGTCCGCGAAGCATAAGAAAACCGCGTCGTTCGCGGGTCTGGTGCTCGCCTACCACCCGCACGGCGACGCGAGCGTCCAGGATGCCGTGTACACGGTGGCGCAGCCGTTCCGCATGAGGGTTCCCCTCATTGACGTGAAGGGCAGTGTGGGCTTGCATTTTGGTGACAAGCCTGCGGCTGCGAGGTACACGGAGTCCCGCCTGTCCGACGCGGGTTTGGCGTGCGTCGTGGAAGCGAAGAGTGGGGCGTGCGAGTTCAAGCCGAACTATGATGAGACGACGACGGAGCCGGTGGACCTGCCCGTCAAGTTCAACAATGCTGTGGTGAATGGCACGCCGAACAGTATGGCTGTTGGTTTCGCCGTGAACACGCCAAGCCACAACCCAGACGAAGTGCTGGCCGCGAACCTGTTGCTCCTGCGCCGCCCGGACGCGACCGTGGACGAAGTGCTCTCTGTCATGCCCGGCCCCGACTTTCCGACCGGCGCGCACGTGTACGACAAGGACCAGACGGGGGCGCGCGACTACTACACGACCGGCAAAGGCCGCTTCGTCATGCGCGCCACCGTGAGCGTGGAGCCGCTACCCAGAGGCGCGTCCAAGATCGTCGTCACTGAACTGCCCTACGGCGTGAGTGTCGGCGACGTTCTCGCACAGATCAACGAGAAGAGCGAAGAGCAGCCGCCGAAAACAAAGAAGGGCAAGCCAGTTCCGGCGGTGGAGGCGTTCGAGAAGGGCATTACCAGCGCGTCCAACAAGAGCAACAAGGACCAGCGCCTAGAGATTGTCGTACACCGACAGTGGCAGGCTAGTCGCGTGTTGGACGCGTTGTGGAAGTACACGAGTATGGAGGCCGCGTTCAACGTCAACAACACGTTCCTCGTGGACGGCCGTCCCCGCCAGTTGGGTACCATCGAGTGTATGAGGCTGTTCCTGGATTACCGGCGCGCGTGTGTTGCCAGGCGTAGCCGCGCGCGTGTGGATGCGATTGACGCTCGCCTCTCCCAGCTCGCAGCCCTGTTGACGGTGATTGGTGACGTGGATAGGGCCATCAGCCTTATTAGGGAAGCGAAAACGCCCGGTGACGCGCAAAAAGCGCTCACGCGAGAGTTCAACATCAGTGACTTTCAAGCCTCGTACATTCTGTCCATGCAGTTGCGTCGTCTCACGAAAGCTGACGGCGACCAAATTAGGGCAGAAGATAAGGCGCTGCGCGAGGAAAAGAGGCAGCTAGAGCTGGTGCTCTCTGACGCGGATGCGATGAATGACCTCATTGAAAGTGAGCTGGTGGACACGCACAAGCTCATTTCTAGTCCGCGCCTCACGGTCCTGCATGACGCGGACCCGGCTGAGGATGCCGCGCCGGGCGCGGACGGTGGGGCTGTTGCTGGCGTCGGCAGCGACCTCGCGTCCGGCGACCTACACGTGAGCTTTCTCAGTGGAGGCGCCGTCGTGTGTTCCACAAGCCCGTGGAAGTACCAGCCCAGGACGCGCGCATACAAGCACGGTGTCATCACGTCGAAGTTTACGGTTCCGGCAGCCGCGCGCACGGACGGCGGCGGTGAACTGTTGCTCGTGTGCGATAACGGTGAGGGCGTGAAGGTTCCCGTGTCGTTCTTCCATGACGGTGTGCCTGCGACCGCGAAAACCCTGGGTGTCACCCTCCCCGGCGCTCTCGTTGGCGTGAGCGTGGTTGACGGTGGCGGCGATAACGCTTACGGCCTTGTTGTCGCGTCCGAGATGGGTGTGGTGAAGCGCGTGAAGGCGGATTATCCTTTGCGCGCGGACACGGTTCCCGTGTGCGCTCTCGCCGACGGTGACCGCCTGGTGTCTGCTGTTCACGTGAGCGAGTCGGAGAGCGCGGGCGTGGACATGGTGTTCATCACAAGGGCCGGTAAGGTGTTGCGCGCTGACGCGGGTAAGGTGCGCGCCGCCGGGTGCCGCGCGGGCGGCGTCGCTGGCATTGGATTGGCCGATGGCGACAGTGTGATCGCTTTCAACGCCATCCCTTCGTCTCAGGTTGGTGACGCTCTGGTCGTGTCTTTGTCGGATGCGGGCGGCGGTCTCATCCGTGAGGGCGCGTGGAAGGCAACAGGCCTGGCCGAGTTTAACGTGAAGGGCAGGGGCACGGGCGGTATGGCTGTGCGCGTGAACCGCAAGCGCGAGAGCGACCTACTGTTTGCAGGTGTCGCGGTCGGGGAGCCTGAGAGTGTGGCTGTTGCTGACGGTGACAGTGGCGTGACCGTTGGCCTGCCTGTCGCCGTGTCTACGCGCTCGTCTAGTGGCGGCGAGTTCGCGTCGGTGGCGGCTGTGCCGGTGGCGGTCGGACGCGTGTGACGGTGTGCGCGGGGCGGCGGAGGTGTGGTTTCCTCCGCCGCCCCACTTTTGTCGCGTCAGCCGCCTTTCGCGTGGTCTCGTTGTTTGCGCGCGTTTCGCGTACGAACAGCGGCCGTGTTGTGGTATGATGTGGGCATGAGCGAAAACAAGAACACAGCGCATCGTCCCGCCGCCCCGTCGCCGTCGGCCGTTGCGGCCAGCATGAACGCGGGCCGCCGCAAGAACGCGAACGGCCGTGGAAACAACTCGAACGGTGGCGGTCGCCGAAACAGTGGCAAGCGTCGTCCGCTGGCGCTGCGCCCGTTCGATGAGCTGGCCGCGCGTTATTCGCAGGATGCGCTGGCAGCAGGCCGTGACCTGTTCGTCACTTTTCTCCGGGAGGCGTGGGCTGACCGCCGTACCGGCAACCGGGTCTACTACTCTCGCGAGACGACACTTGACGGTAAGACGTTCATCCCGTTCATGCACGCGTACCGCCAGTGGTGGGCGGGTGACGGCGAGTTCGCTGATGGCGGCGATCTGGCCGACACGCGGGCAGGCTGGCGTGCTGGCGACAATGCGCGCACGAAGGTGTCTCGCGCCGTCTACCAGAAGTTACGTAACGCGCGCGGACTCACAGGCGAGGAGGACATGTACCGCGTCGCTTACGCGTGGTGCGGCAACTACCCGGAAAAGCCCAGCATTGGCACCCATGTCCTCTACAATGATGGCGACACCGCGTACACGCTGTGCCGCGTGCTGACCGGCCCGAACGCGCGTGAGGTTGCGCAGGCTATCGTCAGGGATACGACCGGGGAGAACGGCGAGTCCTGGTTTATCCCGGTCATGCAGCGCCTGTACGACGCGGGGAAGCACGGCATTGCGAAGAGCGGCGTGTTTCGTTCTATCGCACGCTCCTATGGTGTGAGCACAAGCCAGGAAGCCGAAAAGGCGATCACCTCCTATGAGTCGTTCATCGAGGATTGCGAGAATAACGACGGTAAGAACGTGAAGCGTCTGCTCGGCTCTGGCCGCCTGACCCCGCGTGTTGCGGCTATGGCGCGCGCAGCCCACGAACAGCTCGGCTGCTCCGGCTACTACGGGAAGAGCCTGTGGCTGGAAATCGAGGCGCGCCGCGACACATGGTGTGACACGGACAAGAAGCGGGCTGAGTTCGCGTCTCACCTGTTCGAGTTCGCCACGCCGGAGCAGGTGCTCTCCTGGTGGTGGCACGCAAACAAGTACGACGCGGGCTACAGCCATCACGGTTACGACGCTTACCGAGAGAACCAAGGGCATTATGAGATGCGCTGGTATGCGGAGGATTACGATAGGGAGGCGCGCCGCCGCTACCCGGTTGGCAGCGCCGCGTTCGCGCGACTCTACAATGCTGGCGGCGCGAAAAAGGATAGGTACAAGGCGGAGGGGCTGTTGGCGCTCGGCTGCACGCTAAGCGACGACGACCTGTACGACCTCTTTAAGAGCGTGGGCGGCACCACGTGGCATTGCGGAGACGCGCCGTTCTCTGAGCGCCTATGGATGGAGCACGTCACCAACGGCGGCGAGCTGACGCGCCTGCGCGACGTGGCAGAAAACGATGGTGCTATGCGCGTAGTGACGCGCGGCGGGCACGTGAGCGGCCACGACTGGGCGTTCCTCGTCCGCCACATGGAACAGTTTGACTCGTCTGACGAGGACGTGCAATGGCTTTTCAATCGTGGCAACGTTGACATGGATGGCGTCTCGTGGAGTGGTGCAGTTCTTGGCGCACTGTGGGCGCGCTACGACACGCAGGGACGCGAAGGGATGCGCCACCTGTTCGCACTCCTGGGGTTGGGCGACGAGGACGGCCTGATCGACCTTGGAGAACTCCCTTACGGCATGTGGCGCGGCTCTGGGAAGCGCCCCACGCTCGACCTCGCGTACCGGGATGCGCCGGAAGCAGCGAACCTGTGGCTCGGCGTGTTCCCCTACGACAAGTTTGGGTTCTCCCACCGTGGCAGCAGCGTTCGCACGTGGGCGAACACGCTCACCGACGACGAGAAGAGCCTCCTGAACAGTCTGCCCGCCGAGCTGCGTGAAGCGTGGGACCACCTGGCGGCGGGCGACGGCGAGGACGGCTACATTTTCCAGTGGGAGCAGGGCTACGGTGACGATTTCCTGAACGCGAGCGCCGCGTTCGCGGTCGCAATGACAACCGGACACGTTGGCGCTGACATGCTGTCGTGGCTGGGAGGCAATGACGGGGTTCGCGCGTTCATGCTCACTCATGCGTCCAGCATGTTCAGCCCGGAGTTCCCGTGGGCCGCCGACTGGGGGCGCGGCGTTCACTCGGTCCCCTGGTGGGCTGTCAAAGGCTTGAACGGTATGGCGCGCGCCGCGCTCCTCCACGACGTGAAGGATTCCGCATACGCGATTGGCGCATACCGCGACAAGTGGCCTACCAGCATCGAGGACGCGGCGGACGCGGACGCGCGTATGGGTATCATCCGAAGCCACGCCGGGGGACGCGACATGAAGGCGACTGTTGAGATTGGTGTCGGCCCTTACTATGCGTGTCGCGATAAGGAGGAGGAACGGTACAAGATGTGCAAGGCGAGCGCACTGTCGGTTCCTGCGGGCTGGATGTGGGCTGAACTGGCTGGCTACTGGGGGCGTATGGACGGTTTGGATGCTCGCACGGTGTTCGCTCGCGATTTCTTGAACACGCTGCGCGCCGACCTCGCAAGCGACGTGAGCGACGAGGCGCGGTTCCCCGACGTGTTCTTCACCCTGTGCGTGCCAGAAGCGCGCAAGGCGGTGGAAGCCGACATGGCGCGGGGCGCGCTGAGCGAAGGCGACGGCAAGGTTATGTTGGAAGAGCTGGATGAGGTTCTGGAACTGAACCTGTGAACGCCCGGCGCGATGTGTGTACGCGTGTTATAATCTGGTTGTAGACGGAAACAATGCGGCCGGGGGTGCGCCACGGCCAGGACGGGAAGGTGGGAGCCGATGGCTTCGTTCGCGGAACTATTGGGCGGACAGTCTCTTGGCCGACTAGAGGACGCCGGTTACAAATCTCCAAAGAGCGAACGCGAGGGCGGTGGCATGTCTTTCGTCCCGGCGCGGCGCGGCCACACCGCTCACTCCACGGGCGGCGCGGCGCGGCAAGCAAGCGCCGGGAGCCGCGAGTCCGCCTCGCAGTCTCCCGCGCCCGTCGCCGAGTCTGCGCCGCGTCGGGTGCGCGGTGTGCGCCCGCAAGCGTGGAGGGTCACTAGCGGCTACTCGTCACACAGTCGCGTAGGCGAGGTCGTCGCGAAAAAGCAGCGCAACGATCTCGGCTACGCTGCTGTGGCTGAGATTAACTGCCGCCGCTACTGTGAAGGCGGTGAAAACTGGTACCGGCTCACGCAGATCGCGCTCGATGGTGACGTGTCGCCTCTCGTGGAGCGCGGCTACCTTTCGCAGGCTGACGCTGACAACTGTGAGCCGTTGGAGGCTGCTGCGCGTGCGTTCGCTAACGCGCATTTCACGCCAGACATGCGCGGCGGGCGCGCGGTTGAAGAGCTTGGTGAGGACGCGCCGACGTGGGAGAAGCTACGTCTCGCTTACCTTATCGCGTGCGCCCCGGTTGGCGGCTGGCGTTTGGCCGCGCCGGAGGAGGCGCGTGCGTGCATCCACTACAGCGCGTACCGTTCTTCGTCGTTTAGGACGATTGCTAACAAGAAGTTCCGCGACGAGTCAGAGGCGTACGTGTCATGGCTGTGCGAGCGGCGCTACGTGCCGTCGGGTGTTGACGGCGTTGTCGTTGACCGGCTCCTATACCAGGTGGACGCGTGCGTGGAAACCGCGTGGTCTGCGGGCGGAGGTATTTTTGGCCGCGTCGTAACGCCCGCTGGCGGGTTCGCTCTTAGTACGAGAAGCGACATTTTGGGGGTGGCGCAGGCGACGTTCTCTCTGCACCTGATTATCTCGAAAGCGTCTATCCACGGCGGGTACACCGTTGGGGGCGGCGACGATGATAGTGACACGTGGAAGGTGTTTAAGCACCCGTACGCGCCGACCAGCGTGTACGAGAAGGGTGTGGACGGGCAGGATGCGCCGATTCGCGCCGCCGGTAGCGCTGACGAGGCTGTTGCTCTGGCGGTCGCGGGTTTCCCGGAGCGCGGTCTTGGCGTGTTCGCTCCCGAGGTCATGAACGCTGACGGCGATTTCGTGATGGTCTATCATAAGCCCCTTGAACTTGACGATAAGTTCCTGTCCGTGAACCGTGTGGGCGAGTAAGCTCCTGGTGTCCACTGGTCTGCGCGGCCAGCGTGCGCCGATTGTGGTAGAATAAGAGTGTCGCCGCAGCGTGCGCGACCGTACAGGAAGGAAATAAGCCATGCCTTTGCTCCCGTCTCCCCTCACCGTTCTGGACAGCGTGTACGACGGCGCGGTGAAGAGCGTTAAGTACACGAATGGCGAGCCTATGACTCGTGCGCGGGAGATGCGTCTCCTCCAAGAGTTGCGCGAGTCTATTGACATCGCGCGCTTTGCGTCGGTCTTTGACGGTAAGTTTAACCCCTCTTTGTGGGTGTGGTACGACGTTACCGTGATCCCCACGCGCCGCGAAGAAAATAATGGACGCGTCGTGTACACGCTCCAGCACCCGGACAAGCAGACGGTCAAGACGGTTGACCCCGACAAGGACCGGAAAACCTATTACAAGAACGAGGTAAAGTCTCTCATCGTCACCGGCGACGAGGTGATTCTCCCTATTAGCCGCGTGGGCGACAAGGTTATGCGCTGGGACTCCCACGAGGAATCTAACGAGTGGGAGGACGAGCATGGCTTTAGGCACACGTCAGGTGCCGTGACCGTGTACGACCCTGTGTGGCGGTACATGGGCGTTGTCGTGACCCTGGACCGCAACGACGCCGTGAACGCGGCGCTGACTGATCTGGACCAGCGCATCAAGGAAGCAGACGAGGGGAATATCGAGCGTGCGAAGCATGTGGAGCGGTAGCATCTCTCTACGGTGCGCGCTAGAGGCCCGTCCCGGGCTTCTGAACGCGTTTTAACCCGCGCGCGTGCGCTGATCATTTCCGTCGCGAAAGCCCCTTAAAACAGCGTACAGTGGCTACTGGCGGCGACGTGGGTGTGGGCTACTTTGAACAGTGACTGTGGAGAGCAAGCGGACAAACAGAAGGGCAACTAACAGTGAGCGATTTTGATGATGTGCGCGCCGCGTGGCCGTACAGGTCACGCTGGTGGATGGGAGACGCCATGGTGACGATCCGCAGTGGACGGCTGGGCGTTGTTGTCTCGTCCCGCGAATGGTTGACGGTGCGCGCCGTCGGGAAAGCGCACGTCGAGTGCGAGAGGGCGCTCGGCTTGTTCGAGGCCGCTGATTCGCCGTCCGCCGCCGATTACGGGCGCATGGTGGAGGTCGTAGAGTCGCTGGCGGGCGTGTATCGGTGTGCCGCCAGGCGGCCTTTAGGCGCAGGCGGCGGCGATGGGGTGGCGGTTGAGCTGCTGTGGGTGGCGCGCCTGCAAGCGTTCTCGTGCATGTGGCTTGCTGAAATGGCAGTGAGGTTCCCCGGCGATGACGGTGGTTCTCGCGTGGCGGGTGCGCTGTTGAAGCGGGCGGTCAGGCGAGGCGAGCGTGAGGGGAGGTCCGCGTGGATTGTGTTGTGCGGTGAGGCTGAGCGGTGGGCGCTCACTTTCCGTGTCGCGGCGGCCACGTGCGAGCAGTGGGCGACGCCTCCCATGTCATGTATTATGGACGCGTGCTCGAAAACGCGCGTCGTTGATGCCGGTGGCGCGCTCGTGTGGGAGCTGACTGACAGAAAAGAGCTGTGCGACGCGTAGAGCACACATACGGCGTCGGCGTCACCGCTGCCAGCATCGTTTGCTTGTAGGCTAAGAAAAAGTGGGAGTGTGAGTCCGGTTGTTTTTCCAGTACCGTTACCAGGGGTACGCCGTGTCGTTTGGTGGCGCTCTTGGCGACGCGTTCGCTGAGAGTGTGCGTCGCACGGCGTGGCTGCCGCGTTTTCGCGGGTGGCGAGTAGAGCGCGCGTCCGTGAGTGTGGAGCCGGTGGATGGTTCCGATCTTGTAGACGTGTATGTGTCCGCTGAGGTTGGAGTGGAGTCGGCGGCCACTGGTGAGCGCGCGTTTGAGGCGCTTGTTCGCGAGTCGGCGGCGTCCGTTGGTGTGCGCGTGTACGGGTTTGATGCGCCGGAGGATTGCGCGCTCGGTGTGCATGATCTGGCGGTGGCGTCGTCCGCATGTTATGGGTAACGCGTTGTCGTCCTGCTCTGGATGCGCCTCGTTTGCTCCTTTTCTTGTTACTTGCTATTGTTTGTCGTTGTTTTGACCGTTTTCTGGCGGTTGGTTTCTTTTCTTGTTTCTTTCTGTGAGAGGTTGGTTGATCGTGTCGATTCAGACGGGCCGCATGTACGCGGTCGTCCCGTTGTCTGCTGTTCCAGGTGTTAACGCCGGTAGTGGCGCTCGTGTGTCGAGCATGTTCCCATGGGCGCAAGGATGCCCGGCGACCGTATATGAGGGCGAGGGTGTGGTGGGTATTGACGTGACGGACCTTGTGTGCCGCCGCGATTACGCGAACATGGATTGGTTGCAAGCGGACATGCTGCCAGCCGTGCGTGACCTGATGAATCGCGTGTTTGACGAGACACCGGAGCTGTTTTCGCGCGTGGCGTTCGAGGGCGTGTTCTTCGAGGTAGGGGAGCGCTCAGGAGCATGGCGCGTGAGTATTCCCGCGTCATCGAACGGTGACCGTGAGGCCATTGTGGTGCGCGCGTGGAATGGTGGGGTCATCGCCGTGTCTGGTGGCGTGGTTGCTCCCGTCGCCGAGTGAGCCGCGTGTAGCGCAGTTGGCTTGCGTGTTGTCGGGTTGCGCTGACGCGTGATTGCGTGCTATTATTGGATTGTCGTACCCCACCAGGTGTGGGTGGCGCATCTGAGGGCGTGCCTGCCTGATCTTTTTCAGGGGGCGCGCCCTCTGCCTTTTGTGTGACGAGTTTTACCGTGTTGTCGCCTTTGACGTGGTTGAGCATAAGGGGGTTTGTGCGCTATTGTTGGGTTTGTCGGCGTCGCGTGCGCGTCCTCTTGTGGGGTGTGCGCGCTGTTGAGTTGGTTTGGTTTCTTTACTGACATTGTGTTACGATAAGTGTCATGTTGGTAAGCGAGCGGGAGGGTTTTGGGGGTGATGTCGCCAAATGGGTTCGTATGAGGCTGTGGAGGTTCGTCTTGACCCTACGCCGAGGCAGGAGCGGCTGATGGCGAGTCACGCCGGGGCCGCCCGTTTCGCCTACAACGCGGGACTCGCCCACGTGAAAGAAGCGTTAGAAAGCGGTGAACATGACGACTGGTCGCATTATGCTCTTCGCCGCTGGTGGAACGCGAATAAGGATGAGCTTGCTGTTAACCAGACCACGGGCGTTGTGTGGTGGAGCCAGAACAGTAAGGAAGCATACAGCGGGGGCTTGCGTAGCTTGGCTCAGGGCTTGTCGAACTGGTCGAAGTCCCGTAAAGGCCAGCATAAAGGCAAGAGGGGCGGGTTCCCTAAGTCCAAGTCGAAGAATACCGCTATGCGTTTCGCATATTCCACTGGGTTCACCGCACCCAAGGCAAGCGACCCTTACGGGTTGAAACTGCCCCGTATTGGTCGTGTGCATTGTATGGAGAGTGTGTATGAGCGGGTGGCCGGTGCGCGCGTTATTCGCATAAGTGTGTCGCGTCGTGCGGGCCACTGGTATGCGAGTTTGACGGTGGAGCGCGAGCCGACCGCGCCCGCTACGGCTCCAAAACTAGGCGCAGTCGGCGTTGATCTCGGGGTGAAACATCTTGCCACGCTGTCGGATGGGACTGTTATCCCTAATCCGCGCGCGCTCGGCACAAAACTGAAAGCCTTGCGGAAGGCTCAGCAAGCGCTGAGCCGCAAGGTTAAGGGGAGCGCGCGGCGTGGGAAAGCTAAAGTCCGGGTCGCCAAGCTGCACGCCCGCGTAGCTGATGTGAGGGCCGACGCCATTCATAAGGCAACGACCATGATTGCCAGTAACTACAGCGTCGTGTGCATCGAGGACTTGAATGTTACGGGCATGGTGAAGAATCGCAGTCTTGCTCGTAGCGTGAGCGACGCTGCTCTGGGTGAGTTTCGTCGCCAACTAGAGTATAAGACCGCTCGCACTGGTGCCGCGCTGCGTGTGGTGGACCGTTGGTATCCGTCCAGTAAAACATGCTCAAACTGTGGGACAGTGAAAGCCAAGCTGTCCCTATCTGAGCGGGTGTTTAACTGCGACGCGTGCGGTCTATCTTTGGACCGTGACTTGAACGCGGCCATTAACATTAGGGTCGCCGGGAGTGCACCGGAGACGTTAAACGCGCGTGGAGAGGACGTAAGACGTACCGGCCTAGTGTCGGGCGACGCTGGCCTCGGTGAAGCGCGAACCAAGCGGGCGCAGAAAAGCGCCGTGAGGCTTGGAGCTGGCCTTGGTAACGAGGCCATGCAGCCTAGAGTGAACTAGGTTGTAACGGCGTGCCGGATTGGGTTGCGTGTGGCGTTGCCGATCAGGGGCAGCGTGCGAATGTCGCGCATTTGGAGGCTGCGGCTGTTGCGTTGAACGCTCGCCGCTGATGCGCATGTGTTACTGATTTGTGTGTGGGCGCACCCCTGACTGTTGGGGTGCGCCTTTTGCATGCCCGCGTTGTCATTGCAACGGTGCAATGTTGGTGTGGCACGTGAGCGGTGACGCCTGTTCCTGTAGGTGTTGCGTTTTGCTGCGATGCTTTTCTCGCCGCATTTTGTTGCGCCCGCCGTGCCTGCGCCCGTTTCGCGCGCGCTAGTCGTTTTCCCGCGTTTCTAACACGTGTTAGTCGCCTGGTTTTGCGCGACTAGCTTCCACGGCCGGTTGTGCCGCGCTCGTTTGCGGGCGCGAGTAAGAGGTGCACCACGCGCAGTTTCGCGTAAGGCGCACCCCTATTTCCCGTGTCTGGTTGCTGTTCTGGTTTGTCGGCTAGTTCGTGGACTGACTGTCCAGGGGCGCCCAGGCGAGGTTTTTGTTGAGTTCCTGCTCGGTGTCGCAGTAGGCCGTCGATGTCGGATAATTCGGCGACTTCCTTTGGCCGATTGAACTCTACGCTGTGGAGCCAGTGGGTGAACACTGGTAGGTTAACGTCGATGACAATGTGGTCTCCCCAGTCGGAGTACCAGCCTTCGACGACGTGTATGCCGCCGCCGCTGTCCGCGAACGTGTAGGTGGGGTAGTTGAGCATCACCGTGCGCATGCATCGTTTGCATGTGCCTTCTACGCCTTCGCGCGTGTTAGACTGGAAGTCGGTGAGCCGCAGTCGCACGGTGTTCCTCCTCTTGCTGCTGGTTGTCTTTTGTGTGCGTGCACTACGGTGCTTGGCGTATCATATGTGCGTCGTGTTTGCGCGGCGCGTGTCGCGGTTGCCGCGCGGATTTTCCATGTGGTATGGTGGGTGGCATGAGTATGACGCAAAACAATATGCCGATTGGGCGGGCTGTTCCCGCCTCTTGTAGTCTTGATGACACGTACGGCGATGTCGCTGTCCACGACGGCGGCGTGTTTCACTGTTACACGATGCGTTGCCCGGATGAGGGTGACGCGTATGACGGTGACCGCGTGCATGTGGATGTGACGCGTGGCACTGGCTACCATACCGGCATGACGCGCTTCCTGTCTGCGACGGCCTACTACGAGGCAGATAAGGACACGCCGCACGGTCAGCGTTTGAGCGCCACCGTGCATGAGCTTGGCACGCATTACGGTGTGCGCATGGAAGTCGTGATGCCCGCGCACGTCGCGTCTCTCCTCGCGTCCACCTGCCATGTGACCCCTACGGGTGAGGCGGGTATTGCGCGCGTGCTAGATAGCGGTAATGCGCTCCTGACGGCGTTTGAGGACGCGATGGAGCGAACGTATGTGCCATCTTTGGCGAATGCGGGTGCGTGGCTGAACACTCGCAACCGCGCGGTCATGGGCGCCCTGTCGATGCTCGGCCAGTTTGATGCCGCGCAGCCGCGCGATGTGCTCGTTCAGTGGCGTGAGCGCGTAGAGGCGGCTGTCGCGTCCGCCGGGCGTGATGGCGTGCCGCTCGCTCCCGTGGTGGAGGCGGTGTTGGGTGTTCTCGCCCCGTACAGGTGGTTCACGTACACGGTCACGGTAGAGGGGGATGCGGAGACCGTGTGGGGCGCGGCGCAGAGCGACGAGAACGGGTGCGGTGAGTTGTGGGCTGTGCATCGTCTGATCGCTGAGGCGTGGAGCGCGCGACCGTCCGACGAAATCTAAACCGACACCCGCCCCGCCCGCGAGAAGGAAATGTTGCAGGTGGAGTGTTCGCGTTTGTGTGACTTGTGCTGCTGAACACGGTTAATTGATACTTGTTTGTGCGCGCTCGCGTTGCGTGCGCGGTTCCGTTCGTGGTAACGTGTAGGGAAAGATAGTGCCCCACATAATAGGGGGCGGCCACGCAAAAAGGGGCGTGAGAATATGATGGGAGATAACCATTTTGGCGAACGATAATAAGACCAACGACGATGGCGGTCAGACGGGGCGCAAGGCTACAGGTGGCGGCGTGGTGTCTGCCCCAGTGTTGGGGTGGGGCGAGCGCGCGAGCATGTTCGTGGATGAGACGGGGTACACGCCCGTCCCCGAAGGTGGGGAGGCGACCGCGCTCGTGTCCGCCGGGCTTGGCGTGGACGCGTATGAGCGTTTCAAGGAGCTGCTTGGCCGCGACGTGGTACGCTGCGTGAGCACGGAGTCGTTTTCTACCGAGTCGATGAATGGTGCGGCGTTGTGTGCGTATGCGTTGTCGGTGGCGGGCAGTCATGCGACGGGCGGCACCGGGTGGGGTGCCCTGGTCGTTCCCGTTACTGGCGCTGGTGGCGATGAGATGGTGGCGCGTCTCCTCGGTTTTGATGAGACTATCGGCGAGGGGCTTGTGGTGCTGGTGCCTGATGTTTCGCCTGGCGGTATCGCGCAGGAGGGGGCGCGAGCTGGCGAGGTGTGGGCGCGCCGCGTGATCGCGTTGTGTGGGCGTGTCGTGGCTGCTGGCGGCGTGGTTGTGTCGATGCCTGCCGGGTGGCAGGAGTGGCGTATTCACCTGGCGGGTTACGTGGCTGCCGGTCAGGGTGTGGTGGGCTACCATGGTGAGCGTTCGGGCGTGTATGAGGCTCTGCAGTACGCGACGCGCGGCCTGGGTGTGCCGGTGTTTGCAGTGAAGTCGTATGCGGATAGGGGCCGCGCGGGTGTTGATGTGTTGTGTCGCTGGTATGAGGGCGCGAACGTTCGGTCTTTCACGCAGAGCGTGTGCGTGTCGCGCGCTGGCGTGGATGACGTGGTGGAGGGTTTGCGTTGTGAGGATGATGGGGCGCTGTATCATGAGTCGATTTTGTTGCGCCTGCGGCGTAATGAGTGTCGTCGAGCTGCGAAAAAGTATAAGGGCCTACCTGTAGAGGAGCGCGCGTCTGCGGGGTTTGGTGTGCCGCGTCCTGGTGAGGAGCGTGAGTGGCGTTTGAGTGGTGAGTTCTTTTCCGTGAAGTAGCTGTTTCTTTCTTTCTGGTTGGGGTGCGGACTGCCTTGTGTGGGCGGCCCGCACCCCGCTTTTTGTTTCTCTTTCGCTTCTCTTTTGTTCGTGTTTCTTTCTTTTTCTCGTTGTTGTCTTTCGTTTGCCTCGCGTGTTTTCGTTTGCTTTTGCGTGCTTCTGTTGTTTCTTGTGTATGCTATTTCGTTTCTGTTGTTGCTGTTTGTTGCGCCTCTTTTCTTTTTGTTGCGACTGTTGTCGCTGTGGCTGGGGCGCGTTGTGTGGAAGGGGTGTGGCTGCTGTGGTTGGTAGCTTTCCTGTTGACGGCGTAGGGGCGGACGCGTCTGGCGTTGTTGATGTTGTGTTGTGGGCGGATGTGGAGGCGACGGGCGTTGACGCGGACTGCGCGCGCTTGCTGGAGGTCGCGGGCGTTGTGACTGACATGTCGGGGCGCACGCTGGGATTGGAGTCGTTTAGTCGCGTCGTGGACCAGGGGAGCGCGGCCGGGGCTGAGCGCGTGGTGGATGGTTTGCGCGGTAATGTGGCGGTGATGCACGCGCGTAGCGGCCTATCCGAACAGGTGCGTGCTGTTGGCGGGTCTGGCATGGTGGCTGGCCTTGTTGACATGGAGATGTGTGCCTGGTTGGAGGAGTGCGCGGACGCTTTCGTGGGGTTGCATGGCGGGGTGTCGTACCGGGTGTGGCTGGGCGGGAACAGTGTTCACGCTGACCGTGGGTTTGTGAAGCGTTTTCTGCCGTGCGTGTACGAGTCATTGGACCACCGGGTGTTGGATGCGTCGAGTGTCGCCCGTTTCCTGCACGCGGGCGGCGTGAGCGTAGAGTGGGTGGCTGATAGCCCGGCTGCGCATCGGGCGTTGCCGGACGTGTTGGGATGCGTGCGCCAGTATAAGGAGATGTTGCGCGCTGTTTCTGAGCTTGGTGCGTGATAGGCGAGTGGCGGGCACTTGGGTGTTGACTTCTTTGCCGAGATTGTGTTACGATGTTTGCGATTTCAGTAAGAGAGCGTGAGAAGGTTTGGGGGTGATTCGCCGGATGGGTTCTTATGAGGCTGTGAGGGTTCGTCTTGACCCTACGCCGAGGCAGGAGCGCCTAATGGCGAGTCACGCCGGAGCCGCGCGGTTCGCTTATAACGCCGGTCTCGCCCACGTGAAAGAGGCACTGGATAGTGGTGAGCTTGCCGACTGGTCGCACTACTCTCTACGCCGCTGGTGGAACGCGAATAAAGATGAGCTTGCTGTCAACCAGGCCACGGGTGAGGTGTGGTGGGATCAGAACAGTAAAGAAGCCTACAGCGGGGCGTTGCGTGACCTAGCTCGCGGTTTCTCGAACTGGGCGAAGTCCCGTAAAGGGCAGCGTAAGGGCAAGCGGGTCGGGTTCCCTAAGTTCAAGTCCAAGAATACCACTATGAGGTTCGCTTATTCCACGGCGTTTACCGCGCCCACGGCTAGTGACCCTTATGGGTTGAAGCTACCCCGTATTGGTCGTGTGCATTGCATGGAGAATGTGCATGAGCGCATTTCTGGCGCTCGTCTCATCCGCATAAGCGTGTCTCGTCGTGCTGGGTGCTGGTATGCGAGCTTGACGGTAGAGCGCGAGCCAAGTGTCACCACAGCGCCGAAGGTCGGCGCGGTTGGCGTTGATCTTGGTGTGAAAAGCCTTGCCACGCTATCGGACGGGTCTGTTATCCCTAATCCTCGCGCCCTAAACACGGGTCTGAGAGCGTTGCGGAAGGCTCAGCAAGCGTTGAGCCGCAAGGTTAAGGGTAGCGCTCGGCGCGAGAAGGCTAAAGAGCGTGTGGCTCGATTGCACGCTCGCGTGGCGGACGTGAGGGCTGATGCAATTAACAAAGCCACAACCATGATCGCCAATACCTACAGCGTTGTGTGCGTTGAGGGCCTACATGTTGCGGGTATGGTGAAGAATCACAGTCTCGCTCGTAGCCTGTCGGATGCTGCGCTCGGTGAGTTTCGCCGTCAACTAGAGTATAAGACCGCGCGCTCAGGTGCCGCGCTGCGTGTGGTTGACCGCTGGTTTCCGTCCAGTAAAACATGCTCAAATTGTGGGACGGTGAAAGCCAAGCTATCCCTATCTGAGCGAGTGTTTAACTGCAACGCGTGCGGTCTGTCCATTGACCGTGACCTAAACGCGGCAATCAATATTGAGGTCGCCGGGAGTGCCCCGGAGACGTTAAACGCGCGTGGAGAGGACGTAAGACGTGCCGACCTAGTGTCTGGCGACGCTGACCTCGGTGAAGCGCGAACCAAGCAGGCGAAGAAAAGCGCTGTGAGACTTGGAGCTGGCCTTGGTAACGAGGCCATGCAGCCTAGAATAAACTAGGCTGTAACGGCGTGTTGGTGTTCTTCTGCTGATTGCGTCCTCTATGAGGTGCGGGCGTGACCCAGCGTGCGCGTTTCCCCGTTGAGGTGGCGCGCCCCGTCGTGCGGTGTGGGAGGTGGTTTCGCACACCGTCCACATTGTGGCGTGGTTCACTTGTTTTCGCGTTGACATGGCGTTCGTCTGTGCGCTATGATTATTCATGTCAGCGGGGGAAGCCGATGAAAACGGCCGTAACTTGCGGCGTGAAAAGTGGACGCCCAGCATAGGGCTTCCGACATTGGCTGTGGAAGTCAGCGTCTGGGAGGAACCGCAGGGCAGTATCTTTTGACACGCGCAGCGACAGCTGATACAATAGAGAAACAACAGAAGAAACGGAGTATAGCTCAGCTTGGTGGAGCGCCCGCTTTGGGAGTGGGAGGCCGCAGGTTCAAGTCCTGCTACTCCGACAGGTGCCAACCTTAACCAAGTTGGTATCGCGGGGGTTAGCGTCCTCGCGGCTGGTGGTTTCGGCTAAAAGCTCTGCGGCATACGTCAACGGTAGACCAGCGGGTATTTGCCTGATGCGACCCCGGTTCGACTCCGGGATGCAGAGCTGAACAACATAAAAGAATACAATGTGTGGCGCTTCGCGCGTCACGTATGGACCTCTAGCTTAATCGGAGCGACGCGTAGCTCCTCGGGTAAAGCGACCGGCCGGAGTGCCGGAGAGATAATGGTTCGATCCCATTGAGGCCCACAGGTGCCAGCCTTAACCAAGTTGGCATTGTGGGGGGGCGGATGTTCCCCACGGCTGGTGGTTTCGGCTATCGGCGTTAGGTCGCCGGGAGTGCCTCGGAGACGTTAAACGCGCATGGAGGGACCGTAAGACGTGGCAGCCCGTCAGGGCGTGTTGTGCTAGTCCCCGTGAAGTGCGAACCAAGCGGGCGCGTAAAAGCGTCGTGAGACTTGGAGCTGGCCTTGGTAACGAGGTCATGTAGCCTAGAGTAAGCTAGGTTGCAACGGAGAGCGCCTGTTTTGCGCGCAAAAAGTCGCAGGTTCAAGTCCTGCGCGGGACCATAACAGAATAACGGTCTTGGGCCGTTAGCTCAGCTGGTGGAGCGCCTGTTTTGCACACAGGAGGTCGCAGGTTCGATTCCTGTACGGTCCACTGAGGTTAGCTTACGGTAAAGCGCACGACAATTAAGGCCCGATGGCTTATTCTGTTCGTGAGAGCGGGTCCACTCCCGCAACCTCTGGTAGCGCCCGTCATTTTCGAGCGCACACCGACAGGTGGCTAGATCACCACGAGTCGGCGGGTGCGCGGCGGGCGCGGGAGGAACGGTGATGACCGTCTCCTAAGTAGCGCCACTGGTGTGGTTGCTTGCGCAGACATGCGCATGTGAGCGGGTTCGATTCCCGCCGCTACACAATGCGCCCGATACCGCCGGTTAAGGCCCACACGATGTGAGTGGGTACTCCCGGCGGGGTAGGGAGGCAGAGCGCGGGCCAGCCCCGAAGCTCCCGTGGGGGTGTCTGACTCCACGGGGCGGCTAAGGGGTCCGCGTGGGCCAGTCCAGACAGGCTGGCTTTTCTGGACCGTTAGCTCAGATGGTAGAGCGCCTGGTTTACACCCAGTAGGTCGTAGGTTCAATTCCTACACGGTCCACAGGTGTCAACCTTAATCAAGTTGGCATCGTTGGGAATGGACGTTTCCCACAGCTGGTGGTTTCGGCTATCGGCATTTAGGAGTGCAATGGAGGTAATCGGCATCACACGCCGAAGGGCGTAGGTTCACGGTGTTGTGGTGAGGATACCCCCTCTCGTGGGCGGGTGATCGTCGTTCGACCTAAACCTTTTCGTTGCACATTCATAAGACCTTGTGATAGCATGAGAGTTATGTCCATTATGAAAAGCAAGACAGCGCAGCGCAGGGAAAGCATCGCAGATGCTACCCCTCAGCGTACCCTTGTGCTCCTGTTGGACATTACACCTGAACAGTATGGGGTTTTTGCCGGTTTGGCCGACTCTTACAATCGCGTGTGGGGGTCGCTCGTCTCATGGTGCAACCGTAACCGATGCGTTAACCGCACCAGGGTACAGAAAGAGAATTACGCGAGACTACGCGCCAAGTACCCTGAGCTTCCCGCCCAGTTCGTCTGCATCGCAATACGCGACGCGGCGGGAGCCGTGCGCTCATGGAACTCAAACCACCCGAAACGCCGATGGAACCTCAAAGCGTCGCGCAGGAAAAAGACCATCAACTACGACCTGAGAGTCATGTCCCTACGCGGCAGCCTGTTATCGTTGAGCACCACGCTCGGGCAGAAGCGACAGCGGATACTATTGCCAGACGCTCCTGACTGGTTCGACCGCAGGTATCCCGAGCGCAGTCTGAACGCGGCGAAACTCGTGCTGGACCCGGACGGTCACAGCGCGAGCATCATGCTCATCTACCGACTGCCACAGTCCACGCCCGTCGAACAAGGCGACGTGCTGGGCGTGGACCTGGGGCAGCACGCTCTCGCCACTGATTCGAGAGGAGGTGAAATCTCCTACTCTCACATGCGAGGGGTGAAACGCCGATACGCGCACAACAGGAAAACGTTGCAGGAAAAAGGCACCCGAAGCGCCCACCGCCGCCTACAGGCGATGGGGCAACGGGAAAAGCGGTTCATCCGCGACACCAACCATTGCGCGTCAAAACAATTGGCGAACACCCCAAACATCAGTACCATCGCATTCGAGGACTTAACGCACATCCGCCGCCAGGCAGTAAAAGGCACCAAGACCAGCAAAACGCGACGTAACATGCTCAATCAGTGGCCGTTCTCGCAATTGCAAGAGTTCACGGCATACAAAGCCGCGCGCAATGGTGTCAGGATAGTGATGGTCAACCCGGCATACACGAGCCAGCAATGCAACCATTGTGGGCACGTGGACGCGGGGAACCGCGACCACGCACGATTCGACTGTCTGACATGTGGGCACAGCGACAACGCCGACCACAACGCGGCACTGAACATACGCGACAGAGCAATACAAAACCTTGGATAGGCCCAAGGTCAGGGTGCAGTCAACCACCCATGATGGATGGGGTACCCGCGATAGCCTCCCGATAAGGGAGAGTCGCGGGAGCAAAGCCCACGTCCAAGTCGCGACGCGAGTCGTGGTAGTTGACGTCCTGTACGGTCCACGGAGCGCAGTGTTGCTGACGCTAGCCGTGTGGCGTTCGTCTCTTATGGCGTTGTCCGGCGGTTTATGGCTTGCGCGCGAGCTGGTGGGCGTGCTATTGTGTTCTCATAGTTCCCAGTCGTCCTCCGGGACTGGCTGGGTGTATAGTGCCTGTGGCGGAATGTTGGTAGACGCGCCGGATTGAGAGTCCGGTGCCCCGTTTGTTGGGGTGTGTGGGTTCGAGTCCCGCTGGGCGCACTGGCTGGCCTTTCGGGGGTGGCCTTGCGAAAATTGAATACGTTAATGTGTCCGTGGCGGAACTGGCAGACGCACTGGATTTAGGTTCCAGCGCCTTCGGGCGTGTGGGTTCGACTCCCACCGGGCGCACTAGCGGCAGAGGTTTTCGGAGTTTCCTCTTGCCGCTCACGCTCCACTCGTGCTATAGTGTGAGTGAGCGTGGCTCGCCGGATTGGCTCAATTGGTAGAGCACCAGTCTTGTAAACTGGTCGTGTGGGTTCGAGTCCCCCATCCGGCTCTGGTGTTGACTGTGGCGCGTGAGCGTGCTACGGTTGGAACCAACAGAGAGAAAACAATAACTTGATAGTGGAAAAGAGAAGTTTGTTTCCCTGTTTTCGGCGTGTGGCGCAGTTTGGTAGCGCGCTTCGTTCGGGACGAAGAGGCCGCAGGTTCAAGTCCTGCTACGCCGACCGGGGAGCGGAAACAACACGGGGATGCTCGCGGCTGCTGGTGCTGTCACGCAGGGGGTGTGTGGCGGCATTGGTGGTGCGCTGGGTGTGTGCGGGTGGCGCTTGGGTGTTTGCGCCAGGATGCTCTCGGTGTTGGTGAGTAAGTTGGGCCGGTCTGGGTGGGCCGGTTGAGAGTGTCCGCGCACGCGGGTTGGGCCAGCCGGTGGTGTGGCTGGTGTGCGTGTGTCCCGCTGGTTGGGCGCACTGTGGTCGCGTGGTTGTTGCTCGTGTTTGTTTCCGCTCCCCTTTTTTGCCAGTGTGGCGGAATTGGTAGACGCGCCCGCCTCAAAAGCGGGTGCCCGGTTGGGCGTGCGGGTTCGAGTCACACTGGAGGTACTGGTTGGCTTTTCGGAGTTGGCTTGTTGATAATTGAAGATCATGTGCCCGTGGTGGAATTGGTAGACACGCCTGACTCAAAATCAGGTATCCGTTGGGGTGTGTGGGTTCGAGTCCCACCGGGCGCACTAGCGGCAGAGGTTTTCGGAGTTTCCTCTTGCCGCTCACGCTCTGACCCTACTATGGTAGGGGAGCGGTAGGCGATAAAGTTCATTAGCGGTTGGTTGGTGAGGAGGTGAATCGAGATGACTGTTCGTAAGGTGGCGCAGCGTATCCCGTTTACGCCGTCTAAGACTCAGGCCGCACTGTTGGAGCAGTGTTTTGGCGCTAGGCGTTTCGCGTACAATCAGCAGGTTGAGGCGTTCAACACGTATGACAAGGAAACTAACCCTCACCCCAGGTATCCGAACGTGACTGATATGAAGAACGAGAATGAGTGGCTGCGGGATAGTCCTATTCCGTCGAACGCGTTGAGTAACGCCATTCAGGACTTCCGCAAGTCGCGGGCTGCGTACTTCCGCAAGGGTGAGTATGGAAAGAATCGTCCACGTTTTGCGTCCAAGGGCGACGCTGTTCAGTCGTTTCGTAACTGCTCACCGATGCGCCACATGGAGGGAAAACGTTATCCGCTGTCTAGGAAGCTGGGGTCGGTGCGCATCCGTAGGCGAGACCGCATCCGTTACCCGTTGGAATCGTTGTCTAGTTGGACGGTGAAGCGCGAGAACGGGGTGTACTACCTGGTGCTCCTGTTTGGTGTGGATGTTCAGCCTAAGCCGCCGGTAGATGGACAAGTCGGTATTGACCTGGGTGTCAAAGACTTTCTGACTCTATCTACGGGTGAGAAGATTAACTACCCTGACAAGATTCACCAATTGGAGGATCGTGTTCGTTGTGAGCAGCGTAAGCTGTCTCGCAGGAGGAAGGGTTCGAGCAACTACCGCAAGCAGAAAGCGGTTGTAGCCAAAGCGAACGCGAAGCTGCGCCACTACCGCGAGAACTTCCAGCAAGAACTGTCTCGTAGGCTGATCGAAGATAACCAATTCATTGGCATGGAGACTCTGGCGGTGCAGAATATGACGCGGCGGGCGAAGAAGAAGCTGGACGAGAGCGATATGCCCACGCGTAACGGTCAGTCGGCCAAGCGCACGATGAACCGTAGCATCCTCCGAAACGGGTGGAGTAGCCTTGTGGATAAGCTCGCCTATAAGTCGCAGTGGTGCGGTCGCACGTTCGTCCAGGTGGATAGGTTCTATCCGAGTTCGAGACTCTGCCATAGCTGTGGACATAAGTACGATGGTCTGATATTATCGGAGCGTGAGTGGATGTGCGAGAGTTGCGGCACATCTCATGATCGTGATGTGAACGCTGCACTGAATATTTTGGGTGAGGCGCTGCGTCTCAGCCAAGTAACTCAATAGTGTCAAGTTGAACCGACCGACAATCGGGGATAGCCTGCTTAATATGGGAAGCCGCTGGACTCTGGCTTGATGCCGGGGTTTAAGCAAGCCTAGTTCGCAGGAATCTCGTAGTGGAAGCTATGGGAGTGTCAATCCCGCGACTGGTACTGAGGTGGGAAGCGAAAACGTGAATAGTGGTGTGTTTGTGTGGCGCGCGTTTTGCCGACATTGGGGGCGTGTAGCCTGATGGTTGGTGCCACGGCGGTTGTTGGTTCGCTTGTGGCTGGTGCGCGGGTTGTGTTGCGCACAGTGTCACTGTCGCCTGGTTTGTTTGTGTTGCTTTTCTCCCCCTTGTTTGGGACAGTAATCCTGCGAGGTGTAGGGTCCGACTGCTAATCGGTTCGCTCGAATTGTTCGGGTGAGGTTCGAGTCCTCTGCTGTCCGCTAGAGTCCCGCACGTGTTGTGTTGGTGGCGTTTTCACCTCCTTTGGCGCTTCCAAACAGCGTTTGTGGGACTCTTGACTTTTATTTGTCTGGGCCGTGTTCGCGTGGTTGTCGCGCCGCGTGGGCGGATGCTCCCTCTAGGGGGTGTTCGGGTATTTCCCGTTTATCTACGGTCTGGCCGCTGCCGGTGTTGCTGCGTGCGGGTCGGGAACATGCTCCCTTTGTGGGGCGTGGTTGTCGGGTGTGGTGGCGTTGGTTGCGTATGCGGTGTCGGGATGCCCCGTGACTGTGCCTGTTGGGTGCGGTTGCGGGGTTTCCTTGTTTTTGGCGCATGGCGCTGTTTACCGGGGCTGCGCGTGTGCGCTTGTCTGTATTCGACTTGCCTTGTGCGTGGCCTGTGTCGGCGCGTGTTGCTGCGCGTCTATGCGGCACTGTTTGTCGGCTGTGTCCTGCTCTGTCGCATGTTGCTGGTTTGTTGCGGTTTGTTTTGCTTGTCGGCTATTGTATGGTGTGCGTTTCGTGAGTGCTCCCGCGCCGACTGTGACATGGTTCATGCTGGTTGGTGCGTGCGCGCATTTGACGGCGGCCGTGGTTGTCGCCTATTGTTTACTGTGTAAGGGGGCGTTTCTGGTGGCTTGTGCTGCCGGGTGCGCAAGAATCGACAATGAAGGAGAAGAATCTCTTGAAGTTCCCTGTTACTGTTGTGGGTCGTGCTGGTAAGGCGACGCGTGCTCTGGTTGCTGGCGCTGCGTTTGCTGTTGCTGCTGGCGGCTTTGGCGTGTCCGCTGTTTATGCTGCGCCCGTTGAGGGTCCGGCGCCTGCGGCTGACGCGCCAGCGGCCGGTATTGATAGTGTTACCGGGTCTACTCCGGGTGCGTCTACTGCGACCGGTGGCCTGGTGATTAAGAGCGTCAAGGTCACTCGCCCGTATGATACGGTGTCTGCTGGCACTGACTTGTCCGTGCGTATTGATTACACGGGTAAGAACGTGAAGCCGGGTGCCTCTTTTGAGATGGCTATCGGTGAGGGTCTACAGTTCCCGCCCGGGCTGGATGGTATTAAGTTGAAGGCTACCGCTCTTGACGGATCGGTCAAGGAGATTGGTTCCGCGAAGATGGTGGACGGTAAGTTCGTGTTCACCGTCGACGAGGGCGTGAACGCTCTTGGTGGCAATGGCGCACTCAACAACGCGTACGTTGAATACAACGTGTCCGTCAACAAGAGTGCGGTGGGTAAGACATCCACCACGATCACCGTTGACGGTACCACCTACGACATTTCCCTCGGTAAGGGCGTTATCGGTGAGGCTTTCCACGAAGGCTACGACAAGTACCTGTACTCTGCCGGTAAGACCGCCGACGGAAAGTATGTGGAGAAGGGCTATGTTCAGGCGACCGTCGCCCCCGGTGCTGCTCTCAAGGCTATCGAGAAGGGCGATGGCGCGACGTTCGGTAGCGCTTTCTACTGCACGAACACCGCGAATTGGGCGGAGACCACGAAGGCTTCCGCGAACAAGTTGTCTGCGGATAAGCGTGAGATCACGTCTGTTGCTCCCGCCGATGGCGATGGCAACTGGACGTGCCGCGTCTCCATTACCCAGGTTGGTGACTCCAAGAAGTTCACCAACGTCGCGGTGATTAACGAGCACGAGGTGTCGGCCACGGCCACGTGGCGCGCCAAGGGCGACTCTGGCGCTGACACTGAGGCCGACCCGGAGCCGGAGAAGCCTGTCACGCCGACACCGGAGCCGACTCCTACCCCGGAGCCGACCCCGGACAAGCCGGTTGTTCCCACGCCGGATAAGCCGGTCACCCCGGATGAGCCGAAGCCAACTCCGGATAAGCCGGTCACCCCGGATGAGCCGAAGCCAACTCCGGATAAGCCGGTCACCCCGGA